TTTACCTCTGTACCTACCGCCTTGCCTGCTGTGGCCAACCTACTACCGATCTTCTTTAATGTACTCATGCTATTCCTTTCTCCTTTCTATATTGTTTTACATGTGCTGTATTGGCAGTTCATACAACATATCGAACTCACTGATACGTCCTCCTACTTCAGTACCGTCCTTCATCTTTACCTTGAAGAAAATCATGTTGTACTTTCTTTGTCCTGCCATTTCTCTTATTCCTCCTTTTGCTCTTAGATACAACCCTACGTACTAGCTCTGCACACATATTGTCCATTTCTAAGGTGTCCTCTAATACACTAGCTCCTCTACTGATAGATACTACCATGATACCACTCTCCTCTGCTTATTTAGTTTATTTAACCTCTTCCCAACCTGTACTGGTCAGAACATATACACCTTCATACTCTAGGTCTACTACGTCACCTAGCAAGCTATGCTCTGATACCATGATCTCTGTAAGCATGTGTCCTTTAGTACCTTGTACGATAACAAACCCTTTACTTACTCTTCTATACTGTGCTGCTGCTAGCTCAGTTAGTGTTACATGTTGTAGATTAGATAGTTTAATTTTAATACTTTCATCCTTGGGTCTGTACACCACATAGTCTCTTGATTGGAATACCATAGTAATCCCTCCTTGTTATTTTGTTATTACAGGTCTAGTTGCGTGTAATACACCATTGATATACACATGCTTAATACCATTTACTGTGATCTCTTTCTTCAATGGTCTTACAATCTTTCTTTTGTCCATTGGTATCACTCCTCTCATAATAGTTAATATTGGACCCAGTGGGGCACGTAAACATTCGGACTTTTTCTTGTATATGTACATTACCACCAGGCCAAAATATGTATTTTTTGACTTTCTAAAGGCCCCGATCACTATCGAAAGAAATCATATAATAATTATTGAGGTGATAGAAATGGCTAAAGCCATTAATACAAATTTCTTTGATTCTTGGACAGAAGAATCTGCGTACACCCTCGGCTTTATATACGCCGATGGGTACTTAACAAAAGACAGAAATTCGGCTGTCTTCGGTCTTTCCAACAACGACCGAGACATCATTGAACAGATTCGCATAGCGATGGGATCTGAACACAAAATTCATTGTGACACAAGAGGAAATCCAAACTATAAACTAATGATCTGTAATAAACATATGACTGATCGTCTCCAAAAATTAGGACTCAGTTTTAACAAAAGTAAAAACAAAACTTTCCCTGATATTCCTGACGAGTACGTAATGCATTTTATACGAGGATACTTTGATGGGAATGGTTCTTTTGTTCAAGAACATAGCAAAAAACAGAAGTTACGACGTATTATTTCTGAATTCTCAACTGGTAGCGAAGAATTTGCAAAAGGTATTATATCTAATCTTCATAGATTAGGTCTTAGGGAATCTACTCTATTTCATCGCACGAACCATGGTTGGGGGGAATACTATCAGTTCAAATACTATACTATAGACACAAGGAAGTTGTATCACTTGATGTACGACAATGCAACAATCTATATGAAGCGCAAGAAAAATATTTTTGTAGACAACAATTAGTCCTATTAAAATAAATATAATAATAGTATAAAACACTAACCGAAATCGAGGAGATCCAAATGAGTCACGACAACATCGATACCTACTGGGGAGAAACCTACGCACTTTGTCAGCAAGTTTCGAATGAATCGAAACCAGCTGCCTGCATTGCTGTACGCTATGAGTTCTTGGCAGAACTCATAGAACTAGTAGAAAACTTCGGACTGCGCTTCTGCGTAAAATCCTGCGTGCAATCTGGAAAAGTTCTCCTGTGGATCTTTAAGTTTTTCCATATGACCCATGTTGTCGATCAAGTCAGCGACTTGATCGAAAACGGTATCACAGGAACTGTGCAACACTGGATGTTATTCAAAGCGCTAGGTTTTTCTGAACAATACATCGAGGAATACTTTATGAAACTAGCGGAGGAAGAATAATGACTTATCTCGTAGCCATTGGGCCACCAGCTGAAAGAATCGGAGCGGAGACCCACCGACTCTTTGTGGCCCGCACTGAAAATCTTAAAGAGTTAATTCAAGATCAGGAGTTTCAAGGAGAGCTAGAAAGAATGCTGCGCAAAAGTCCAGATCCACTAACAGTGGCGTTACATATTGCTCCATATCCAGATCTCGAAGGACTTAAGGTCGATGAAGGAATGAATCGCATCGATGTAATGGAAGAATCAGAGGAGAGATTGTAATGAATTCAAGATTAGAAGATTTAATAGTATATCTTAACGAACTAACAAAACTAGACAGGGACGCTATCACTGATCTTTGTAATGCTCGGGTTAAAGTAAACAATAATGGACTACTAGAGCATCCCACGGTTCAATGCGGTATGCACGACGGAGAATATCGTGTAGGACTGATAGGTATTCTTAATGGTTTCATCGGAGTCCGTCAAGACCAGAAGGGCTATCTTTGTGCGAATTATGACTTGGTTTGCCCGAATGGCCATTCAGAAGTAGAAGATGAACACTGCTTGATTTGTGGATCAGAGCTAGTGCTGGGCAAGGTCATAGATTTCGGGGTGACGCCTGGATGAGTTATCTAGACCAGTGCCAGCATCAGTGGGAAAACAAGACAACCTGGGCAGATGCTGTAGTAGGATTGGATCCAGGTTGGATAGATAGAAAAGCAAAAGCATATCGTGTTTGTAAAAACTGTGGCAAAATCCAGTGGCTAGAACACGGAGCGTGGGTAGAAAAATAAGGAGGGAAAGACTTTGGGAGTAAAACCAGGATCGAATAAAAACAAAGGCCAGCAAGGGCCATCAAAATACGTATCTTCGGAAGCATGTGAAGCTTGCAGCTCTAAATGTCATAGAGGGCTAAAATTCTTAAATACACTATTAGCGAAAGGAAAGGCCAACTGTCCGTTGTGCCCATTGAAATAAGATGAAAGATTTCTTTACTAAGCTTGCAACAATAGTAATTATACCTAATCTGTGCTATGCTGCCATACTATACACCTTGGTTTTTATTGCGCTTAAAAGAGAAGGACGTGTGGCCAGTTTTAAAGAATATGCTCAAGATATGCCGTTCACTAGTTGGATATGGAAGATAAAACTGCGGATGAAGTAATGGATTCATCAAAGGAGAAGATGAATGATTTTACGATACAATCACCATGGCACTGAAGTATCAGTACAAGATAACCTCAAAGGTAAACATAAGGAGTTTTGCCTGTGCTATACAGCATGCGAGCACTTCCGACCAGGAAGCTCTGATAACTGTGAGATCGCCCAGGCTGTGTTCGAAAACTGTATAAAGTACGGTATCACAACCCCTGTGTGGGAGTGTCCGAAATACAAGAACGGTTTATAATCTAAAACAAGGAGAACAAAATGAGTATTAGCAATACAACAACAGTAACATGTGATATCTGCGGGTATTCTGCATCAGGCGAGTCTCCAACTGGTATGTATGCACAATTCGCCAAACTAATGTGGTTTGACGACAAGATCACCAAAGGAACATACATAGGACGCGGGCAGCTTATCAATCAAGAGTTAGATATCTGCGCAGCATGTCTTGTAACAATAATAGGTCTCAAAAACGAAAAGACAAAAGAAAAATAAAGGTGGAGGAACCGATAAATGTCAAAACGTTATTTAATTTCAGCAGTATGCGATGTATGCGGTAAGGAATATACAGGAAACTACTTGCCAGAGGAATGGGTAGATTCTCCTGTAGGCGAGGATGTAACATTCTGTTGCAAGGACTGCATGAAACTAGCATATGATAGAATCATGAATACTTATAACCAAGTGTTCGGTAGATACTTAACAGATAAAGAGGTTGCAAAACTCGCCAATGCTGTTAAGCCAGAGGTAACAAAATGACAAATAAAACCGCATCTGCTGTTGGAACTGAAATCAGATATACAACGAATACCCTGTTAGTGTTGTTTATTATCTTTAAGCTTACAGGGGATATCGACTGGAGTTGGTGGTGGATTTTCTCGCCATTCTGGATTCCTGCAGTAGTAACACTCCTGGGTTGGGTTATTCTTAGAGCTATGGGTGTCGCCGTTTGGAAAAGTCTTTGTAAGAAGAAAGCCGATGGTACTCTTACAGATTCAGAACGGAAGTTCGTAGCAGATGTTGTGGCCAAGATCAGAGAAATGAAACAAAAAGAGGAACAAAATGAGCGTATGTATTAACGAAACAGATCTCTTAAGAGCAGTCAGAAAGTTTCTAAATGCAGCTGAGATCCCCAGTATGGGATACAACATGGATAACTACGTTGTCCGAGAGAGGGTTATTCCTGCTTTTCTTAAGTCTCTCTACGAGATTGCGGATATCCAACTTTGTTATGGATTTGATATAGAACAAGTAAAGAGAGATTATATGGAGGGTAATGACTTAAAATGAGTGACAAGTGTTGTGGATCATGTGCAGAAAACTTCGATCCGTATGGAGTAATCAAGAGAAATGTTAAAGTCCTAGAAGGACTACGCGATAGTGCCGCAGACGACGAGAAGCGAGTTATGTATTGCCGCGAAATTGCCAATCAAGTTCATCTGTTATTCCAGATGTAGTATGCTCGTGTAGAAGCTTATGATGAATTAGTTAACAGCGTAAAGGAGAAGTAAAGTGAAAATCGATATCATCAGTGGAGATAAGATTCAGATTTACACAGATGGAATTCTTTTCTATGAGAGCCGAGAGTTTACTCTCCGTGCTCTCCAGACGTTATTATTATTTTTAGGTCATAAGACCTCGCTAAAGGAGAAAGAACGTGTCTAGTTGTCGCAATTATCCCAAATCTTTACCAGATTGGGTCTGTTCAGATGCTGAGATCTTAGTCGGCGGATTTGAGCGCGGAAAGGGAAAAACTAAAGCAGCCATAGAGAAGGCTAGTAAGTATGTTGGTAAAACCCTATACTTGTGCCCTTCTGTTTCACAGCGCAAACTCACCGAAGAGGCCATTAAGCAATACGCCAACGTCAGTTATGGAGCAGATATTACCTGTGCTGGTGTTGATAAGGTTTCAAAAATAAAACAACAATATGATCTTGTTATCATAGACGAGCCAGACGGGATACCCAGAGAAAAACTAAATGAGTTTCTTATTGAGATCCTGAAGTGGGCAAAGCAAGTCGCCGTAATAGGAACTGCTATAACAGCAGAGGCAGATTGCAAAGTTAAAGTGGACGAGAATGGTCTCCCTTCTGTGGTATGTACACCTAAAAGTAACCTTCTGTATTTGATGCTAATATCTTCCTACGAAGATATCGGTGTTGAGATTATCGGTGAGGAGAAGATGATTGAAGATATTCTTGCCATCAATGCCGAGGCTATCAAAACAGGACTCACCCTTAACGAAGGCAATACAATACCTTGGCGCGAAGTACAAAGAACGAATAACAACGATACACCGATGTGGGTTGATCCACCAGAGCCAACCTCTACATGGATTGCACAAAGACCTGTGTTGACTCAGGGGGAGTAGCTACTACCGAAGACGGCATCCAAGGCGTTATCACTGAAGATCAGTTCATGGATATCATGAGACAAGATGCTGTTGCTCGACTCGACCGTCATGTCTTTGAAGAGTTACAACCGTTACAGTATCAGGTAACCAGGGAGAGACCGCCGCTGTACACTCTTCGTGGCCCAGTTGAAGCAGAAGAGCCAGAGCCAAACTCTAGAGTGCAGCAGATCATGCACGGTGTCCAAAACAGTATATCGCAAGCAACATCGGGACTACTCGGTAGATCAGGCCCCGTATCATAACAACACAAGGAGAAACACTATGAAATTTATAGATAAACTAGAATTAGCACAAAAACTTAAGAACACAGTACATATTGTTCCGTTTTCGATGCAAGTGCCCAGTGTGACACAGCCGCATAGCACGATTCATGTTTGCAACGAATCGGACTCATTACAAAAACAAAAGGAACACATCGATAGTATGATTGATGATGTTGATTTTCGAAAAGACACTCTAAGCTTTCAAGACCTTACCCAAGAGATAGAGAGGCTTAAAGAAGAAAAGACAACGGAAAAAGAAAGCCAAGAAAAACTGATGGACGACTTCCGTAAAAAACAAGAAGCATATACTGAAATGGCAGAATACTTAAAGCAAGCAGCTGGAAAAGGCCCTGTGCGCATCCCTGGGATTGTTGAAAGTTATTGCCCTCCTGCTCCATCGGATACTAAGATCCTCTTGGACGGAAACCTCGCAGACAACGTATACTCTGTTGACTATGCATATCTTTATAATGTGGACGACCGCACTCCTGAAGAAGTAGTGCACAGCGTCCCTGCCGATCCCTACCACGTAGTAGGCTGGATCACTCTGATGTTTTTCTCCCCACTTGACGCAGCAACTTTCAACGTCGATAGTATCAGAATGATCAACACTAATGACTACGGTCAGACCTTTGACATCTCCATTGCGGGCATTCATACTGTTGCCGAAACAGGTGGTGTAACAATGAACGATGTCTTGATGACCAAGACCGTATTCTTTGAAGCCAAAGACATCATCGGGAGGGCTAACGGCTAATGGAAACCATCTTCGTCAAAGACCTTAAGCAAGACATCTTTGTTATTTTCAGGGTTAAGAACGAGGAGGCCGTAGAACAGCTCGCTAGGGATCTCTCTGGCGAGCTTCCTTTTAGGTCTATTATCTTATCTGAAAACCAAGATATTACTTTGATAGTCCAAGAAAAAGAGTGATTTGAAGTGACAGGTATTTATTGCATAAGAAATACTATTGACAATAAAGTATATGTGGGGAGTTCTTGTGACATCGAGAATAGGTGGAAGAACCATATTTGGTTGCTTAAAAACGGCTTTCACCATTCTTCACATTTACAAAATGCATGGAATAAGTATGATTCAAACAGTTTCTCTTTTGAAATATTAGAAGAACTTTCTGACAATAAAGAAGTGTTAATTTCCAGAGAGCAATACTGGATTGATAAGTTTGCATCATATAATCCAGAAAATGGATATAACATTATGCAACGCGCTGGAGGAAATCACAAGCCTCCAAAACGACAGCTCTTATCAAAAGATCAATTGATTGACTTGCTTATATATCAACATCTTACGTGCAAAGCTGTATCAAATATCCTAATGGTTACAGAAAAAACAGTGCGTAGATATGCAAGAAGGTACGATATTAATCCATTTGATTGGTGGAAATATCAACAAATTTGTTGTTCCCGTTGTGGTAAAGAAATGGATCCTAAAATATCACTAGACAAGAAAAACAGAATCCAACTTATCAACAAAACAAATAGGTTGTGTGACAATTGTAAATTAGATATTAGACGAGAAAAGGATAGAAATAGAAAGCGAAAGGAAAGAGCAAAAAACAGAGAATCATACAATGAATACCAAAGGAATCTTATGAGAGATTTGCGCAAGAAGAAAATTTAGTCACGGTCTACATTCGATTAAAGGTCAAATAAGTTTCTATTATGCAAAATGACATGTATACGTGGTTATGTACTATTAGGGAGATAAATAATTTGAAATTTTTATTGTCAAATTTTGTTAGTCCAAAAAAGGAAAGGAGAGTCTAGTATGGGTAGAGAGTTCCTTGTGGGCAGAAATGAGCTCACCGATCTCTTGCTTAACCAACACTTAACGATTAAGCAGGCTGCACAAAAACTTGAAGTTACCGAGAAAACGCTACGTAAATACGCCAATATCTACGCCATTGATGCTAGGCTCTGGTGGAAATACCAACAGATCGTTTGTCTCGAATGTAACAACGTGGTTGATCCTGATTGTGAACTTGATGAGCAGACTAGGAAGCGCCTTTTGAAGAAAGGGCACGTAGTCTGCGAAGATTGCAAAAAACGGATACGGCGCGAAAAAGATGCGGCTAGAAAGCGAGAGAAGAGAGCCGAGAACCGCGAAGAGTACAACGCCTATCAAAGAGATTTGATGCGTAAGATTCGTGCGGATAAAAAGAAGGGAGAGGCTTCCGATGAGTGAGGAAGAAAAAGCTCAGGTTCCAGCCGTTCCCGAAGAAACCGCTCTTACGAAGGAGCCAGAGTACCCCTGGCTCAAGATGTCAGAAAAGGCCAAGCAAGGCCTACAGGTTTCTCAAAAAGTACAAAAGACCAAGCACGGTCTTTTTGCTAATATACCAATTATATGCAAAGCTTCTCAATGTCCTTACTGCGATACATGTGCTGCTTATATGTCAGACATGGCACCAGAAGGCGAACCGTGTGTGGTAGAGATTGCTTTGCTGCTTAAGTTGTACGACGACTATACAAAAGAGTTGCAGATCGATACAACGCAAATTATCAATCTGGGACTGATCAAATCTCTTATTGATGCAGAGATTACTATTAATAGATGCAATGCTATACTTGCAAGAGATGCGGACATTCTTAAGGATACACCGATAGGGATGACACCTCAAGGAAGAGTCATAACAAAGTTAGATGCGCATCCTGCCCTTGCTATTCGTGATAAGGCATATACTCAACGAAATAATGCCTATTCGTTGCTCAATTCAACCCCTAAAGATAAAGCCAAGACTGATCAGGCTATCATTATCGATCCTAGTACTTATGCAACTAGGATTCTACGTAAATCAGAGCAACTCAGAAGAGAGCAGGAAGAGCTTGAAAGGAAGACAATCAATGTCGAAGCAAAACCTGCCAGGGATGATAGTTAGAATTTCCCATCAACCAATTGATATATGTCCTCTATGTAAAAAAAGAATAGACGGGAGCGAAACCAAAGCAGTCACTAGAGTGGTTGCTGGAGGCAAGCTTTTATTTTATGCCCACAGAAAATGTGTCGGCATGTTCAATGATTTTATAGAATATGTTCATAAGGGGCGGTAAGACATGGTACAACCTGGTCAGACACCGTATGTTAATAAGTTCCTTGCCAGGTTGGGTGGTGTCACCAAGCAAGGAACCAAAGATCTTCCAGGGACTGTTTCTCACTATCTAAGAGGAGCGGACAGAGTGATGTTCAACAGAACATATCATGATATGTCCAATATCTTGGGTAGAAAGCCCAAGCCTTGGATGGCTGGGTCTCTTGCGTTTGCTGCTCTTATTTCTGGATGGAGCATGGGAGACGAAATGGCTAACGGTATGAGAGTTCAGCCTCAAGAAGAAGGCAACACAGGAATTCTTGGAGATGAGACAGCTCCTGTCCCGACATTCACAACTCCTCTTGCACCAAATCTTCCGAGTTCAATGACATTCGACGGAATGCAAAACATGGCGAGTGACTTGAACTCTACTGGTATTGTACAAGCATTACATAAAAATAGACATGGGTGATGATAAATGCCAGCAATAGGTAAAATGGTCGGCGGGAAACGCAACTTTGGCGTTGGAAACTTCATGACAGATGCTACGATGGCCTTTGCTGGCTATTCTTTAATGGACGGCAATGATCCAGTTACAGCAATGGTTAAAGGTCTTGGAGAAGCTGTCATGTGGAACGCTGTTGGCCCTGTTGGAAACATCTTTTTCCTAGGTCAATTAGGCGTTATGGGCGTAAGCACTATGTACAATCTTGCCGAGAGCAAGTGGGATAGAGTGCTTGCACGGAATTACGGTCAAAAACAGATCGGTGGCGGATATCGCGATACACATCAAGCATTAACTCAAAGACAAGCTGCGGTTCAAGCTATCCAACAATCTAGAATAAATGGTAGACAGGTTTTAGGAAACGAAGCAAGTTTCTTACATCGGTAATAGAGAGGTGAGGTACTGTGAATATTCCGTTCAATGGGGCAATTACAAAAGTGATTAACAAGATCGACGGTCTCGGAAGCATCAAAGGAATGGGAAGAGATCTCATGTATGCTGGAAAAATGGCACATGGCGAAGTTATGGGAGTTATCAGAGGAGTCCAAGATATTGGGCTAGATCGATGGAAATCCATAGGTATGAATGCGGCCCGCAGAGCAGGAATTGGTGCTGCATGGGGAGCAGGAGTAGGAGCTTCGTATAGCGCTCTTTCTGGCGATGGAGCTATGGGTAGAGATACCGTTAGAGGAGCTATGCTTGGCGCAATTGGTTATGGAGGCTACACTGGAGGGCGAAGTGTCTACAACGAAGCGCGATATAATCATTTCCTAAGAGGTCGATCAGTATTCAATACAAGTCGATATCTATAAGGAGTGAGTTTAGTGGCAGGTTTTCTAAATAGTGGTCTCACAAAGATCATGAACGAGATAAAGTCTATAAATCCCAAACCTGTGCTTGAACTTGCTCGAAGCAAGGCGATCCTGGGAGCAGGTGTCGGAGCCGCTGGTGGCGCAGGACTAGCTGCACTCCAGAGAGAAGATATGGGAGGTATCCTAAAAGGCGGAATCAAAGGCGCTGCATATGGCGGTGCTATTGGTGGCGCTTATGGTGCCTATAAAGGAGTAAGGCCACAACTTGGAGCTGGTGCAGCAGTCGCTAATGCAGCAGAAACAGCTAGCCAAGTAGCCTCAGCTCCTGCAGTTAAAAAACAATGACTGGAAACTTTGCTTCCACTGCGGTACCAACTGTTGGAGCTGAGCGCGGAGGTAGAGGAATAAACCCTACAATAGACAGACTCAAAGTCGCTGGTGCTTTAACTCCTGAGCAAGCAGCTGCTAACATCATCGGAGAAGGTAAACCTTTGTCTGATGCTGGCAGAAGAGCAGTTGAGAAACTCAGCATTAAGTCTAGCGGCCCATCATATATAAGTCCAGTTGAAAAAGCGCGTGCATCAAATCCAGGTTTTAGACCTTCAGATTATAAAACTCCATACTTCACATCAGAGTCTGAAGTGGCGGCCAGAGAGGCTTCCGAAAGGATTATTAAACAAGAAATGCTTGTAAAGATGAGAACTATGGGACACGTATAAAAAGAGGATGATATTAATGGCGCTATATACACAACCTATTAACTTTATTCAGGGAATTCAAGGATCAACAGGATTAGTTAAAGTTGCATCTGAAGTATTTGAGAACTCGATGCCTACTATTACAAAAGTAAACAACGCGCTTAGGAGTCAAAGAGCTCTTAAAGCCGCAGGTCTGTCTGTCGGGCCGCAGTTTGAACCAGGACAGATTATGAACAGTCTACAACAGATGCTAAAAAATAGAAAATAGACAACACTAGGGGAGTGGTAATTATGGATGAAACTTTTTCTTTTGAAGAAAAAGAGCTTCTAGAAGTATTATCCGACCCTGTTAAGTTTGCACAACATCACTTTGGATGGGAGGCATATCCTTACCAAGCAGAAGCGCTGCGAGACATGTATTATAGAAAAGTGCTTAGGTGGGGCAGACGTACAGGCAAATCGGATATGTTGGCTGTATTTGTTCTATGGTTTGCCTTTACTCACGGTGAAGATCCAGATGATCCAAAAGTCAGACCTTCCGTGTGTCTGGTTGCAACCCCATATGAAAGTCAAGTAAAGTTAATTTTTAAACGGATTCGAGAGCTTATCGCTAAGAGTCCAGAACTGCAACAAAGTATTGCAGTTAATAGAAAAAATCCTGAATATATTGAGTTTAAGAACAAAGCAACTATAGCAGGTTTTACTGCTGGCACCAAATCTGGCGCTGGCGCAGGAAACATGCGTGGTCAGTATGCTGACTGGATCATCGTCGATGAGATGGATTACATGACTGACGATGATATTACAGCTATCTTTGCCATCGCGTCTGATAAAAACAGACCGAAGTACTTACCACCAATTGGATTGATGATCTCCTCAACTCCAAACGGAAGACGTGGAAAATTCTACGAATTCTGTATGGATGCTCAAGACAACATTCTTGAGGTGCCTCCTGGCAGATATCATGGTACAGGTAGAAGCGCTATGTGGACTGAGTATTATTATCCATCACTAGCTAACCCTGGATGGATGGATATGACAGAAGATGAGCGAGAACAGGAAATTTACCAATGGAAAGTTACGCTTGGTGAAGCGGGCTACGTTCACGAAATACTTGCCGAATTCGGCGTTGAGGCTGTCGGTGTTTTTAACAAAAGTCACATTGATAGATCAAAGCGCGATTATCAATATATAGAAAAAGCTATCGAAGGCCCAGTCAGAGTAATCGGAGTTGACTGGGATAAGATACAAGCCACTCCAACTTTATGCTGCTTAGAGTGGTGTCCAGACGAAGAAAACGAATCTGGACAAAAAGGCATGTTTAAAGTAATCAATCGTATATCAATCCCTGCCGAAGAGTTCACTTTGGATGCAGGAGTTCGCAAAGTCGTAGAATGGAATATGATTTATCAGCCAGAATGGATCTATGTAGACCGCGGCGCTGGTGAATACCAAGTTGAAATGCTCCACAAGATGGGCAAAGATGCAGGCAGCAATCCACATGATCCAGCCTATCTTCTACACAAACGAGTAAAAGGGATTCATTTTGGAGAATCCAGAGAGATCAGAGACCCAGGAACTGGAGAAATGGTTAAAAAACCTATAAAACCATGGATGGTTACTCAGACTGTAATTCTCTTAGAGCGTGATCGACTCGTTCTTAATAAGAATGACGATGAGATGTGGAAACAAATGGAGAACTACCGTGTCGAGAAAGTCTCTGTTGATGGTAGACCCACTTACACTTCGGTAAATGAACATTCTGTTGATGCACTCATGCTTTGCGCATTAGCTATTGCTGAACAATTGCCAGACCACATCAAGTTCGTACAAAAGTACGAGCCAACCAGGAAGATGACAGTTGCTCCTCCTATAGTTGCTCCTGTGATCCCTATCACAAGAGGGCCTCGCGATATTAATGTTGATGATGCATACGCCAAAGCAAGTAGAGCCCGAGGGCAGTATCAATATACAACCAAGGGTGAACATCCTAAAGATTATCAAACATGGTTTAGAGTGGATGATATTAGGGACACAAACAAAAACAGGAACGTAGATCAGACTACAGTCAACCTGTTTACGAACTCTCCGTTTGTACCAAGAGGTACTCAACGAAGACATAACTCGAGGGGTTCTTTTTAATCCCTCGCATAAGGTAGGACTCAGTCCTGCCATTTGTCCTCTGCATCGTTGTACAAATCCTTCTACACAACGATCAACAAACCTCCACCTTATTATCCTTTAGAGTACGGGGTTTTGATAGCCCTCAAACCCCTACTCACCTTTTTAAGGAGGTTAGATATGGACGAGCTAGACATTCTATATAATTACGGGTTTCGAGGTATTGATACTCAGATTGAACGAGATATCATTAACTACAATCCCGCACTTAGTTATATTAAACGAGAGAAGATAGACCAGCAACAGAAGCTTCATGAGAACTTTATGCCTTCGGCTGAACTGTCGTATCTTGTTACATACAACCTAGCCAATACCGAAAAAGCTTTAACTGGAGCTAAAGCAGCGACTACTAGGCTCTTAGCTGAGTTAAAGGAAAAGCTGAAAGATATTAAGGTTCTTATTGATGAGCCATTTGAAGAAAAAGCATTAATTCTTAAAGCATATGTTCTCGGTTCAACTGTAGGAGATTTAATCGAGAATCCTATTGAGAGTGATGTTTACATCACGTTTGACGTATTCGACAGAGCATGCCGCGATACTGCGCCAGAGGCAAGATCAGTCATGTATCTCTATATGGAGAAGGCAGACTGTGTTCCAGCTCTCCTATACCCAGATGCAGTGCTTTTGGATATGGACATGGACATTAACATCGATTTTGTTAATGGTGACTGCAGAAATCTGGCAACCGCTTATGGATATGACAGCGAGCTTGATTTGGAAGGATCCACCAAAAAGAGGATCGAGGATAGAATATCCCTTGAGAATCGTAAAACCCAGTTAGAAGCAAGCATTCAATCTGGCAATACAGATCCAGATATGTTCTTGGAATTATCTCAGATAGAAGGCAAGTTGTCTGAGATGGATGAAGACACCACTCCTCTCATAGGAAGAGTTGTAGAAGATCGGGCTGTCAACACAGAAGAGAGTGCCAAAAAACTGTACGGATTAACTGTACAGGATATTACAACTGCCCTTGGCGGCGGAGGAAACATCGACGGTCTTGTTAGCGCTGTTTTAACCGTAAACGCCCAAGATGATCCTAATGCCAATATCAGAGAGATAAGAGAAAACATAACAAAGATTAAGAAGATAGTATCTGTAGCAAATTCTCTGTCAACTATGAGATCTATAAAGCTAACAGATCTTATATTAACCATTATCTCTCCAGTTATTAAACAAATCACAAATCAGTTAATTTCGTTCTTTGCCGAAATGAAAGTCAATATGATAGCGCCACCTCTAAAGTGGCTTGACAAACTAAGCGAGAGTACAAAGCTTATCCCGTATAAAGTTGTCGATGATAGCTACACAAATGATAGAGGCAAAGTAATAAAAAGAAAAAAATATATTCCTATTTCACAAGCTGTTGACCGTCTTGCGAATACAATAATTGATGTAGCAAATAACATCGAAGATAAATTTCAAGACTTTATTTTAGATTATTACAAAATCACCAAGTCTAGGACAGATGCAGTCAACGAGAAGTTGTCCAATGCAGAGAAAAAAGCTTGGGCCGAAGCCATCTATAGAGCATTAGATATTATCGAAATAGGCTTAGCGGCAGTTCAAGATCAAACATTCTTTAATTCGTTGGATAACATCCAGTCATATGTAGATCGAGTGAAAGAAAAACTCGATTGGGATGATGACAATACTGGTCTTCTCGATGCTTCAGAGGTTATTGCTGAAGAGTCCGAACAAGCCCTAGAACCTGTGGTCGATTCACTAAACTGGAGGCAATACGGTGAAATCAGCGAAGATTGAAGAAAAGATTGATAAGGTTCTTGCTGAACTTGCAAAGTTTGAAGTATTGGCCAAGAATGAAAGATTCGCAAAAATTGCATCACAAAGCGTTGAAACAAAAAGCGCTTTAGTTTACAACTTTACGCCACAATCAGGATTCATTACCATAGTTCCGCTATACGATATCCATCACGGTCTCAAGGGCAGCGATACACAACTCCTGGATTCGTACCTTGAGTACATACTTGACACAGAAGACTGCTATACATTTCTAGGCGGAGACTCCTGTGAAGTTGCCACAAGAGATTCTGTTGGTAAGGCAGCCTATGAAGAAAAGGAGCACGTTGGGCAACAACGTCGTTCACTAACAAATAAACTAAGACCACTTGCTTGTGCAGGTAAAATCTTAGGTGGGATATCTGGTAATCATGAGGCACGGCTTGCCCGATTTGCCGATGATGATCCGATGAAAGAAATTTGTTATGATCTCGACATTCCATATTGTGGATATTCAGGATTTCTTAGTATCAATGTAAATGACATTGAATATCATGTAATGTTTCACCACGGAGTAGGAGGAGGATCCACTCCAGGTGGAGCGGCCAATGCAGCATCTAAAGCTGGTAAGGTAGCAGTTGCCGATCTGTACTTCTCTGGTCATACTCATAGAAGGATGAGCTACGATGAGAGTATTTGCGAACTAGAAGGCGACAAAGTTGTTAAAAGACGAAGACTTTACGTAGTAGGAGGCTCATTGGTTAACTACTTTGATATGTATGCTGAAGAAAAATTGCTTACACCTAGTGTTACGGGGCTAGTAAAAGTATCACTAGATGGAACAATTAAAAATATGTCAGCAACAGTATAAATGGAGGTATCATGGAGGTTTATTTAGCGGGGCCGATTGGCTCCATGACAATTGCAGAGGCAAACGTATGGCGGGAAGCCGCTACCCAATTTTTAGCACAACGCGGTATTAAAGCATTGAATCCTCTTAGGGGAAAGCTTGAAAAAGACCGTGGGACGTACACACCAGCCGAGATTGTTCTAAGAGATAAAAATGATATAGCTTGTGCTGAGGTTACTTTGGTTTATTGGCCTGAAAAATGCACATCTAACGGCACTGCGATGGAAATCGAGTATGCCCATGCAAGAGAAAAGATTATCTTGTTTGTAGGCGAGTGGGGCAAAAACGATATCTGGATTAATTATCATGTTACAAAATTCATGAACAGTATCGAAGAGGCCCTGGATTATATCGCCGCTATGTTTAACTAACATGGATAGACACGGCAGAGGAAACTATAAGCGTTTTCCTAGAAAAAAGAATTCTGAAGGACAACACCTGTGTAGGGTGTGCGGAAAGGTCTTGGTAGGAAGAAGGACTTCCTTCTGTGACCAGCGCTGTGTTCGAGACTTCTTTATGCAAACTGACTGGCAAAGAGTTCGCCGCGTTATCTTTGAGCGCGACGGTGGAATATGTATGAAGTGCGGCAAGCCAGTACCGTTGAATAGTTTTCATGTTGATCACATTATTCCTATTGCAGCTGGAGGAGACGAGTGGGATTTAAACAATCTAGAATTATCTTGTCCAGAATGTAATTTAAAAAAAGGCGCACGCATTGAAAACAAATAGAATATAATTATAAGGGGAAGACGTGGATGTTTGAGAGATTGCGAAAGCAAATATTTGACCTCTTCTTCGTTAAGGTTGAAGAACCAAAACAAGAAGCAACGTCTAGAGACCCCGAACGGACAGCAATAAAAAGAGTAGGTTATGCATTTGTTAAGAGTGGAAGCGGGGGAAGCGCTCGAAAGAACTTCGAGTCTCCCTCCTTTAACCTCGAAACAATCGAAACTGCCTATGATACAGAATCCTATATCAGACAGGCAATTGACAAATACCTCGACTTAATCTTCAAGGCAGGATGGCAACTCAAGGGTAAAAACGAAAACAGCTTACAGTATATTAAAACACGCCTCGCCGTAATGGAAGAAGCCACAGATGTTACAACCAATGCCTTCTTAAAAGAGATAGCCGACAATCTCCTCAAGTTTGCCAACACATTTATTATCAAGGCCCGTTTAAAACAAGCAGTAAATATCCCAGGCTTGAATGTTCAAGGCATTGCAGGAGCACAACCTGTAGGTGGTTACTTCTGCTTAGCACCAAAGACAATTCAAATTGCCAGAAATGCTAATGGTACAGTGCTTCAGTATCAACAAAAGGTTGCTGGATCCAATAAACCTTTACTGATTAAGCCTGAAGATATGGTACATATGGCATGGAAGAAGCCAACAGGTTACGGATTTGGCGTTCCGTTTCTTCTTCCAGTTCTTGATGATATTAGGCTACTTAGAGAAATTGAAGATAACGTAGCAAACCTCCTCTATAAATACCTACATCCGCTGTATAAGTTCATTGTAGGTCTCCAAGAGAATGGAAAAGAATCCACTCCAGAAGAAATAGAGTATGTTAGACAGATGATTCAAGAGATGCCGATGGATGGAACTCTTGTAATTCCTGAACGGTACAACGTTGAAGTAGTTGGAGCAGAAGGTGCAGCAATTGATGCAAGCTGGGCTCTAAACTACTTTAGACAAAGAGTATTTTCAGGTTTAGGTATTCCTGAAACGGTTTTCGGTATTGCTGGTACTGCCAATAAAGCTACCGCAGAGAATCTTACTGTTGAAATGCACGACAGAATTCGTGCGATACAATCACTAATTGAAGATGAAATCAACCTTCGCATAATTAAAGAACTACTCATGGAAGGCGGATTTGACCCTGTTATCAATCCCGACGATATGGTATATTTCGATTTCCAAGAAATAGCCGTAGACGAAATGATTAAAGTCCGCAACCAAGCAATTTACGAGTACGAGCATAACGCCATTTCATTCTCAGAAATGCGCTTAAAACTTGGTATGGATCCAATGGTTGATGAGTCACAAATGTTCTTAGATAGAGTTACTAAGCAAACAGCAATTGCCCAAGCAGATGCTAAAGCAAGCGCAGAACCTGGTGACCCTGCTACCAACAATAAACAAAAACCAACAAACCAACACGGAACCAAGACAAGTCCCAAGAAAGTAGCTTCAGCTGACGATCCTCTATTCTCAGAATCGATCAGCAATATAAAAACCCGAGAATATTACAACAAACTCATCAACAACTTTAAGTCACTCCGAAACGACGTCGTCAGTGCAGTTGCATCTGATAAAGAAGATCAAGTTGAACTGTATATGTCACTTGCTAAAGACAGGATTACAAAGCAAGCTTCCGTATATATCGCAGAGGCGTTTAATTTAGGAGCACTTAATTGTCAAAGAGACTGTGGAGTTTCAAGACAGCCCGATGTTGATAACTCAGTCAAGAAGACGCTGGAATACAGAGCTTTACAAAATGTAGAGCGTATTTTAGATGATCTTAGAAAAATCGTTGATGTTGCAAAAACAAAAGAGCAAAAAGAAAAAACAATCTTTGTATCATCTGCTTTTGATGCAACCGAATACAGATTAAATCTTATGGCTGAGTATCAGTCTCGCTTTGCTTATAACTACGGCTATGCTCTGTCTGCACTAGGATATGATCGCGAAGAGCTAACATCTACAGGTGGAAGCTGTGAGATCTGTTCTAAGCTTAATGGTCAAACTATTAGACTTATTAAGGGCAAAGGCGTGATGAGCGTAATTCCTCCATGGCACCACGGATGTGAATGTTACGTAACAATAAAGAGGTGATTCCGAAAAGATGAAATTGATTCACTTAACCGAGAGCGTAGATGTAACTCTCGGCGCAAATCAAGAAGAGATTGCGTATAAGGCGAAGAAACTCGTCGAGTCCAAAGGTGGTGTGGTGATTCCAACCATCGAAGCAATTCACTCGAAGGTTACCAGGAATCGCACTTTCTATGGCCCAAGTAGACTTAAAGGCAAACCCGATTACATCCAAAAGGAAACTGGAGAAAAAAGACCTTCTGGTGTATACTCCTGGACTGATCCTTTTAATAGACCAATGCTGATTAATCACGATATCTTGGTTGATCCGCTTGGAAGGATAGTTAAAGCCGAATACAAGCAAAGAACGTCCGCAGGTATACCAGGCATTATAATCTATCCAGAGATTACAGATCCAGATGCCGCTATAAAAGTCTTAGATGGTAGATATTCTACCGTAAGTATTGGAGCTGATACAGATGCTGCCTATTGTAGTATCTGTAAGAAAAATCAAGTTATAGAGTGGTGCGATCACCGAAGAGGCCAAGTTTACGATGGAAAACTGTGTTACTGGTCTATGGGTGAGTTATGGTTCGGTGAATGTTCATTCGTTAACGCTCCATCTGATGAGTTTGCGGGAGTTAAAGAAATTCCTGATGCAAAAGAATCTACTCTAGTAGATATGAGCTTGCTCATTCAAGATTTGCGTGAACACAAGATGTATGACTTATCTAAAGATGAGTTGTACGCGATAACAAATAAAGGTTTAGTATTGATCCCGAGAACCGAGTACATGCAAGAATACTTCTATGTACCTTTCAATATAAAAATTGACGAGGAATCGGTTCAAGAAGATACGCAAAGGAGGATTACAGACTTGACTGTTAAAGACGAAAAAGTATTAGGCACACAGGAAGCAACAGAAGAAGTTGTTGAGATGGCTGAAGACATCACTGTTGAGTCCGAAGAAGCTGTCGAAGATACTAATACATCCGAAGAGGCCGAGGTTGCTGAGGAAACTCAAGAAGTTGAAGAGTCCGAAAGCGGAACCGAGGCTCCAGTAGGAGAGGCAAATGTCGAAGAACCCAATGCTTTCGCAGAAAAGGTTATTGCAATTGCCAAAGAACTAGGAATTTTAAGTGAGACTTCTGACAGATCAGAAGATATCAAGGCGCTAGAAGATAAGATTGTCGAACTCCAGGGCGCAATCGACGCTCTCACTACTGAGAACCAAGCTCTCACGGCGCAAATCACAGAACTAAAAGCGGCCAATCTCCATGGTCTAGTGGAACAAGTCGTTAAGCGCAAAGTTGAATTAGGAGATATCTCCGAAGCTGACGTTGAAGCTGAAACTGCAAGGCTTGTATCACGATCTGAAGAATCGCTGCGTGATACTCTCGATGATTTAGCTCATCGGAAACCCGCTCTTCCTCGACACATAGAGAGAGTTGAAAACCCAGGCTTAGTTGAAAATGACGAAGAAGGAATTATCACAAACATCTCTCAAGAAGCCGAAGAAGAAGCCCCAGAATTAAACCTTACCCCCAATGAAGTCTTTAAACGCTTACTTACAAAGAAAGACATTCCACAAACTAAAAGAGGAGGAAAATAAGTAAATGGCACTTTATGATCAAGGCGGAGCTAAAGTCAATGCCACAATTCGCTCCCATACTAATCTTATCAAGTCTCCTGGAGATGCCCCTGGCGGTCAGTGGATAATCGACAATACCCTTAAGGGATTGTTCAGCTATCCTTATGCCGTAGGACGGAGACTTAGCAAGGTTGTTGTTCCGAAAGGTACTATTGTTGCTGTTAAAGGTAAAGCCAAAGATTACCTCACAGGCAAATACCGCAACATCATCACTGTGGCTGACGGCGCTAACAACAACTCAATCGGTGTTGCCCCTTACAACTACTTCAACAGATTCGATACAGAGGGCAAAGTATATCACGATATGTTTGGTGCTGACGATTTTCAGCCAGCTATCATCACTCGTGAATATGTTGAGGTTCCTTATATCGCAAATCCTGCAGATGTATTTGGTGACGGTATCACCGACGGTGTTGTAACAACCTCTGGTGTAGGCATGCCAACCATGGAAGACCTCAAAATGATGTGGGGTTGTGCCACCAACGTTAGAACTGACTACGTTAACACCGCTAACGAATTAGCAGCTGGCGATTACGTCAAAGCTGGCCCTTGCGGCAAATTCGTTCGCTGGGTTCCTGGCACTGACTCTGCTCACCTCATTGTCGGTCAATGCTTAGAGCTTGACACCGATATGCCACCGCTCGGATGGCTCCAATACATCGAGCAAGTTTACGAAGGCCGCATGAGCAACCGCGAGGAGTTTACTCCAGAGCCAGCTCCAGAAGACGGCGGAACCGTATACGATCCAGATTACACATATCCCTACACCGATGACTACATGAGACCAAACGCTCCTGGCGCTTGGAAAACCATCGGCGGCGGACAACCTGGATTAACCGACGGTAAACTTGCTGCTCAAACAGTTCGCATTCAAAGATTTACTATTGCGGCTGGCGCAGAAGTAGCTAACTGCGCACTTGACCCAGTGGCCAAGGTCGATCCTGAGTCAATCACAGTCACCCTTGATGGAACAGAAGTAGACAGCATTCAAGCTACTCCATCTGCTCCGTACTACCAATACAACGCCGCTACCCAAATTCTTACAGTTACTGCTGAAGAGGAAACAACTCCAACTGTCCGCAACATCGTTGTGACATACAGAGTTGACCCTAACTCTTTAGTTGGTATGCCAGCTTCTTGGGATTACCTAGGCGCTGTAGGCGTAGCAAGAATCTTACTTAAATACTAATAGATAAAAGTTAACAAGGAGGAAAATAAGCTAATGAATGAACTAGGCCTCGTTGAGAGATATATTGCGCAGATTGAGGCCGAAGGACGGGGAGAGAAGGTCAAAGACCGTATCGCCTTAAGAGAGGCTCTCTCCACCCCCGATCTTTCTCAATTTCTGCAAACCACAATCATCGATGTAATCAAAGACACTGCAGAGCCGATGTACATTGCAACTAAAATGTTCAGACCTGTTCGGATTACCGAAGGCCGTAGCATTTTATTCCCTGCTATGAGCGACATTAAAGCCTCTGAAGTGCCCGAAATGGGCGTCTACCCTCAAGAGACTGTAGACGTGAACTGGAAAGAAAGCACAACCGAAGTGTCCGTTAAGAAAGTCGGTCTCATCGTTCGGGTAACCGACGAAATGGTATCCGACTCTCAGTGGGACGTTATCGGCGTAATGCTTCAAAAAGCTGGTCGCGCTATGGCTCGTTACAAAGAGGAATGGTGCTTCCGTGAATTTACTCGTCACGGCCATTGCATCAAAGACCCTGTTAAAGCTTTAGACGCTAGTGATCCTGACAATGCTCTTCTTGCCGTTCACGGCTTAGGTGAAGATTATCAACCGAATGACACTTTAAGTGTCGAAGACTTCATCGATCTTATGATCGGTAATATCGCTAATGGCTACACTACAACTGACATTCTTATGCATCCGTTGGTATGGCCGATTTTCGCGAAAAATCCGCTCTTAGACCGTATGACAGTTGCCGCTTTCGGTGGACAAAATAACACTGTCAGCATTACTCCTGACCAAGTTCAGGGCAAACTTCCGTTTGCTGTTAACGTTACATTATCTCCGTTTATTCCTTTCAGTCTTGCTGAAAAACGGTTCGATATGTACGTATTAGACCGCAACGAAATCGGTATCATGCTGGTTAAAGAGGATATCAGCACCGAGCAATGGGATAACCCAGAAAGAGACATCCGTGCCCTCAAGATTAAAGAGCGCTATGCGCCTGGTATCTTGAACAACGGTCGTGCTATTTCTGTAGCTAAGAATATTGCTTATGCTCAAACCTACAAGAAACCAGAAGTTATCCGTATGATCGACGAGTAATCCAAGCCAATCAAAACTGGAGGCAGGGGTTTCCTCTGCCTCCTTATATAAAAATAAAGAGGTGTGCGTCGAGTGGCTTACTTAAACTCTTTAGGTAATATTATTAGAAGCGTATCGCCAGCAAACGGCACATCCAATGTTTCTGTTGATACCGACATCGTGGTGACTTTCACCTTCGATATGGCGAAAGATTCGCTTGGATCAAATATTGTACTGCTGGACGATTCGTCAACCAGAATACCTACAACAATTACGTATGATACTTCTGTAGATACTCCATCAGCTAAGATCGCTACGGTTAAACCTGTAGATAAGCTAGACCCTACCACAAGGTATAAGGTAATAATCAACGGTGGCACTAGAGGTATTAAGTCTATAACTGGCACTATGCTGGGAACAGACTGGAATATGAACTTTACTACTGCTGACGTTATCCCTCCTGATAAAGTTTCCCTTGTTTCTCCTGTCGATAAGTCTGTTCTAACAGTTCTCACCGAATTCTCATGGAATCCTGTAGAGGATGTCCAGACTTACGAACTCCAAATAAGTGTCGAAAACACTTTTGGAACCACTCTTTATTCTTCAATCATAACTGGCAGTTTCGTTGTTCCAGACGTTACTTTTGCTCATGATAATATCTACTATTGGCGAGTTAGAGCAATCTCTGATAGCACAACTCCCACAATAGGTGCGTGGAGCGATCCGCGTCAATTCAGATATGTGATTCCAGTCTCGTCAGCTGATCCTAATCCGACTACGCCTGAGATTGCACCTCTTGATGTGATGGAAGTAATGCCTGGGCCAGAAGAACTGTTTGTTGTAAACCCGTCACCGATTACGGTTAGGTTTACAGATGATGTTGATCCATCAACTGTAACATCTGAAACTTTTCAAGTAAAAGTAGATTACCTAGACGGTTTGGGAGAGCCAACTCAGATTGGTGGCTACTTCGAAGTTAATGGCAGCATAATCCAATTCTTCTTTTCTGAATCAGCTACCCCTGTTGCAACTCCTACCTATAGCCAAAATACAATTATCATTGTTGAACTTAGGAAAGAGATATTATCCTTAAGCGGAGCCCCACTTGTTGATGATATCACTTGGATATTCGCCACACCTTTTACCCCTTATTATTCAAAGATAAAAGAAGTACGCGAGGCTACAGGAGACCTAATAGCTGACAAGACAGATCTTGATATAGCTAGGATGATTCACGCAACAAGTCAATGGGCAGATCAGATAGCTGCTTTACCATATGGCAGCGTGAACGAAGATTACCTAGGAGAAACCCAAGCCGAGACCACTAACAATATTTTTTATCATAATTATGTTAAATACGAAACATCATTGCGTTTGCTTCATACCAAAACGCTTGAGAACAATAAGCTTCAAGCAGGTATGAGACAAATTGGTGACTTAATTGTTAAAGGCCCAATGAATCTGTCGCCAGATTACAGGATGATGATCGAAAGAATCGAAGCTCTTAGAAATAGGGCACAGCTCTACTTGACAATGGGCAGAAACACTTATCCGCTACCAAAGTCTGCAGTTAAAGGCGAAACTCTTTATCCTTATCCATTAGCAAAAAGAAATAGCTTCTAAGAGGTAGATTGAATTGAAACACTTGAGACCGAGAAAGAAACAGCCAGAGCTATTATCTCCACTTTTAAAAGAAGTAAGAGATTTATTTTCAGGCTTTCGTTTCGTATTATTAATCAGGAACACCCAAAAGATAAAGTGCACTTGCTACAACGACCTGGAGCGTTCGTATGACAGCGGGCACGATGTCTGCCTTGGTACTGGTTGGATACCAACCATTGAAAAACACAGATCTTGGTATCAAATGGCATCAGTTCCTCAGTCTCTACCTAGAGTTATAGAAGTTCTGGAACCAGCAGCTACAGCAATTAATGCTAAGTTTTTCTACTTTTTCCGAAGTGCTCATGTTGAAGTAGGAGATGAAATAGTAATAACAGAATTTGGTGAAGACGGATTGCCCGTGTTTCAGACAGCTGAGTTTTATACTGCTAATCATCCAGAACCAAAGTATGATGAAACTGGAGAACTAATATTTTGGAAAGTTGCCTGTGAAAGAAGTATAGCCGAAAGCGAAAGCAGATCAATGGCTCTATATCAAATAAGAGATTCTATAAAAGAGATTCCACTAATATAGGAGGTACACTAAATGGCAGCATCATATGTTCCAACTTTCAATACAATATATGACAAGCCGATTGCAAAACCTCCTAAAGTTCCGTACGGCAAAAATATAGTATTCATCGGATTAGCAGATGATGGCCCATACCACAGCCTGACCTATGTAACATCTTTGGCTGAAGCCAAGAAGATGTTTGTTAGCGGAGATATAGTTGACGCTTACGAAGAGGCCTATGCTGCTGGGGCAAGATATATTTACTTAATTAGACTAGAAGAGCTTGATATTGATAATCTTCTCAAGGCATTAGAAATAATTCTTGATTATGATATCCACATTATAGCTCCGATAGGAATGTATTTCGATGACGAAACAAACTATGCTTCAGTGCTAGTAAGTTTTTGTTCATTGAAAAAGGATTATGGTGAAGCAATTGCTGTGATGGGTGTTAGACCCATCGATGTTCCTTCTACTCCAACAGTTTTCGATGATCTTGTTGACGCAAGGATAACTGAGCTTTGGCAAAATCAACGAGCTCGGATTGGATGGGAAGAAGGATACTATCTCAGTGTGATCGCAACCGAACTCTTACTTTTTGAAGGAACAACAAAACAGAGATACTCAGATGGAGTTGCAACATACTCCGCTCTTCTATCACTGGTATTACCTGGTCACAGTCCAGTTAATAAAAAGATTGCCTCTGCTCCTCAATTAAGGTACTCATTAAAAAGTACCTCGCGGACAGAGATAATTGATCTAAGCATTAACCCTCAATTGCTTGAAAGACGTCCAATTGAAGGCTCTGTCTCTGCCGTAAGACTTGATGGCAGTTCTTCTACAGAGTATGTTGATTTTTTAATAGATTATCAAACTAGCACTATTGTTGCTCACGATTACTCTGGAACCATTGAACTTGCTTATAAATACGATGAGTGTGATACTCTTGCGAGTGTTGGGTTTGTTACAATGGTTAATTTTGTAAAGAATGGGCCAGCTATAGCAACGTCAGTAACTATGTCGAAGAACACAATCTCTCTCGTTCAAGATATAAGGGTTATGCAATCTGTCTCATCTCATATCAGAGATATAGGATTAGAGAACATGATTGGAAATGTATCAGTAAGTATTGACCATCTGGATAGTTATATAAACGGATACATCAATGAACTGATCGATACGTATCAAATTTCCGCTGGAACATACACCATCCTCAGATCAGTAGACGGCAAAGATCTTAATGTAGAAATTGAAGTTCAGCCCAGAGATGCGGTCAGAGCCCAAACGTTTAACATTAGATTGCCTCTTGTATTGACCAGCTAAGGAGGAAGCCTATGACCGAGAGAAGAACACTACAACAAATTCTAACACCTCCAGTAAAAACGAGAACCATTTTTACTTTTGCAGATTTTGCCGATACTGTGAAAAGAACTTGGAAGCTTGTATATCCTCACGATGCTGAAATACTTCACGCCTATCCCCTTCAAGATGAGTCATTCAAAGATATTAAATCGCCTATAATAGACTATTTGTATCTAAGAAAATTTCCTACCGAGATGGGTAGCGAACAAGAGATCAAGCCGAGACCGAGAGCGGTAATTTCCGATCCCCTAAATCCTCAACAGACAAGTACTATATTTGCTCAGAGGTTTACTTATCTAGTAGATTTCGGAATATGGGATGTCAACTGGCCTAAAGTTGAAAGGCTCCAAGAAAAATTTGAAGATTTCATGCTCACTTATACGGGAGTTTTTAAGGAATTAGGAGTAAGTGAGTTGATATATCAGGAAGCAACCGAGGATGTTCCTCGTGCTTCTGTACAGAGGGCAGACCTGGCGTCCTCACATGTCATCTACAGAGTTGACATAGAAAAGACCGTAGAAGTCTTTAACCAGGTTGTTGAAACAATCAAAGTTAAACTAAAAAAACAGGAGGAGAATTAATAAATGGCTAATCTTCCAGGTGTTTATACCCTGTATAAAGAGAAGAAACCTGCCGTAGCCGTTTCCAACGAGCCTACCACAGACGAAATTCTAGTTTTTGGTACAGCTACTGATGGCCCTGTCCTTACTCCAGTGACTATTACTCGTCCAGCAGACGGTATCGCTACTTTCGGCGGATTCCCTGTTGACGGTAATGGCAACCCAACTGTTCCAGTAATCGACGACTGTGGGTCACCGTTAATAACAGCTGCTGTCAACGAAGCTTATTATGCTGGTGCTAGACGCATTACCTGTGTTCGGGTGAGCGGTGTTGATGCTTCTTTGGAAGTTAAAACCGCTGGCGGAGTTACATTATTTACTGCCTATGGAAAATTCCCTGGCGCTAAGTACAATAATGTAAGAATGCTCGTTGAGAGCAACAAACTCAAAGTTTGGAATGTGGCAGATGCTCTCTTGCTCCAAACAAATTCTGCTAAGCTCCCAACATTCGAGTATGACCTTACGGTAATCACTACTCTTAGAGACTTGGCAACAGCTATCAACGCTAATCAAGCCCTTGGAGACTTAAGAATTGTAGTTGCTACTGGCCAAGAAAACACTGCTACTTTAGGCTTAACAACTGCTGTTGCTACTGATGGAGCAGCAACCCCAGCTGACGTTGCTTTAACTGAAGGAGTTACACTTCTTGGTGGAGACGACGAGCTTACCCCTGAGTTAGGTACATATCTTAACACAGAAGGTACTGGCTACGGTGATGGCTACCGCGGCATGCTTGCAAGAGCATACGACCTATTCTTTGAATATGACGCAGAGTTAGTAATCCCGCTAGGAGTTTGCATAGGATTCAGAGGGGCTACTCCAACATATGACAAAACAGACGCGCTAGAATTAGCAAAATTCTGTTTTGAAGCAGCAATGCGCAATAACGATATTATCGGAGTCATCGGCGTCGCACCGTTATCTGATACAACTCTCTCAGGTATTAGCGCTTTTTGCGCTGATCTTGTAGCTGCAGATAACACATACGTCGTGGACGGCGTAGATCTCGGTCGTTACATCAACATTGTTGTTGGCGAACCAGTTTTCAACGATACTGCTTTCGGTGGAAACTACATCAACCTCAGTCCTGCTTGTTACTTTGGTCTAGCAAGTAGCCTACCAGTACAGTCTGGTACTACAAATAAAGTTATTGCTAACGCAGTTAACCTCCGTTACAATTTCTCACCAGCTCAGACTGAAGCTCTCAAAGACAATAAATTCACCGTTCTACGGTACAAAGTCGGTCGAGGAGTCGTTGTTATCGAAGGTCTATTGGCCTCCCTTGCGAGCTCTGACTTCCAAGCTCTATCTACCGTTAGAATTATCCACGGTATGATGAAATCAGTTCGTTCCGCAACTGACCCATTCATTGGCGAACCGCTTGACATCCCGCATGTCAACTCGATTGAAACAGCAATTAGAGATGTCATCGCAACATTCGCTAAAAATGGCGCTGTAACAAATGGAACATTCCAGTTGTTCTTCGGCGGAAATAACAGCATCGTTGGAGACATCGATGTAGAACTTGAGCTCGAAATTCCGTCAGAGTTACGGAGAATCCTGGTCACTGTTTCCAGAAAGTTCCCGAACTTAACCCGACAACAGTAATCTAAAAATACGAGGAGGAATAGACTCTAATGAATACTGAAGTTAGAACATACTCTAACTTCGCTGGAGCCGATATCATTGTAATGATCAATGATGTTGTGTTCGGCGAATTACAAGCAATAACATATGCTGTTCATAGAGAAGTCGCTCCGTTGTACTCCCTCGGTTCTGCTAACCCTCGTGGTTTTGCTAAGAACAAACGGGGTATCTCTGGAACTATGGTCTTCCTAGTCTTCGATAAGGACGCTCTGCTTGATGCAGTTAAGAGTTCTAAGTTAAAATTCAAAGACTGGGGCTATAGCGCGAGCGCTAACCTATATAAGGCTAGCGGCGAGACAGCTGGATGGTCAAACTATAACAACTTGTACAATCCATCCAACTGGAACCAGTACTATGCTCAAACACTCCAAAACAAAGACACCATCAAGGTTACTGATTTGTTCAGCAGATTAACAGCCGAGAACATTCGCTACGCTGACCAAATCCCTCCATTCGCTTTGACCATTTCGATGGCCAACGAATACGGTGCCGCTGCAAGTATGGGCATGTACGGCGTCCAAATCTTGAACGAAGGTTCAGGTCTCAGTATCGACGACCTCGTACAAGAAAAAGCCTGCACATTTGTTGCTACTGACATTAAACCGCTTGCTCCTCTTGGAGACAACGGCGTCATCAGCAACCGTCAATAATCCCAAGTAATACCAAGGGGAGAGGACAAGATTTCCTCTCCCCTTTTTTTCTATGTTAAGGAGGTCTCGTAATGGCACTATACAATGGCAATCCGAGAATTGAGCTACCTATGCAAGGGGTCTTTGCTGGAGCCGATATGGTTGCTGGCATTTATATTCCTGCTCTTGGAAGTTATAAAATTTTTGGTGAGTTAGCTACAATATCATACAGTACCCATAGAGAGATTGTACCTGTCAGAGGTCTGGGTACAATCAACCCGAAGGGATTTGCCAGAGGGCCAAGATCAATTGCAGGATCTCTGGTATTTACTGTTTTTGATCGCCATGTCTTGTATGACATCCAAAGAGATCTAACACAGCGATACATTAATATGCTTAATGAGAATCAATACAGCAACATATCCCGTTTTTCCAATATTCAATTTGTAACAGATGAGATTCCTCCGTTTGACATTGTTATTTCGATGATGAATGAGAGAGATCCAATCGGAGCCAAGCTCAGAATATATGGAGTCAGGGTTCTCAATGAGGGACAAGTAATGAGTATTGATGATCTTATAACAGAAAACACAATGCAATACGTTGCGACTGGTATTGATCTAATGGAACCAGATTTTGCTTACTATGCTGGCGAAGTTGCAAATGATTATGCTAGGCAATTAGAAAAAGACAAAGCAGATCTTAAGCGTAAGAAGGATCTTGAGAAACTATGGAGCTGGAGAGCTCTATTCAGTAAGGAGTGATAGTTTTGGCAGGCGCACTTGAGTACCAAGTTTATCCAGAGGAATATTTTTCTGGTTGCGATGTCTCTATTTATTTCGGAGATGCCTGGATTGATGAGATTGTATCAATTAATTTTGCCGTAATTGAACAAGTGCAGCCAGTTTTTGGCTACAACAGTTTCGTTTACGATGCAGCAGCTAGGGGATCAAGACTTGTTTCAGGAACTTTTAGAATAAATTTTAGGGAATCATTTTATTTGCATAAAATAATAAGAGATAAAAATATAATGAGTGGTACTAAAGACTCCTGGAGTAAATATGCCGCTGATCGTATCACAGCTGATAATGAGTATCTTCAAAATAACTATTTAGAAGAAACGTTAGCAAAAGAAGATATAGATTCTCAAATGCAAGATAAGAGTCTAGAAGATATGCTCAAGATAGCGAAAGCTTATCAGAATCAAGCATGGGATAAGAAAACAAGCGGGGGAGCCAATGGTAGCATGCCCTTCTTTGTTCAGCCAGCTAGAGGTTTTGAAGTTGTTATTATGTACGGTTCAAAAATAAGCTCAGTAGCTGGACACCCCGATTACAACCGCAAGTTTGATGTTCCGCCAACCACAAGTTATACAATCACAGGAGTGCAGTTATCTTCTTTGCAAAACATCATCACCCCAGATGGTGTTCCTGTATACGAAGATTACACATTTATAGCAAGGGACTTAGTCCCTAGAAGTTAATAAGGAGGAAGTTTTTAAATGGCAGCAAGAAAATCAGCAGCCCAAGTTAAGAAAGAGCAAGAAGGAATGAATATTCCTGGAGCTCTAAATATCGGAGGACAAGTGATGGTGCCTGTAGATTCTAACGATTTTGTAGGTATTCCTGGGGGAGATCCTGGGGATCCAAATTTAATCCCGCAAATTCCTCAAGTGCCTATGATGCCTATGGGGATGTCACAAACACAAATGCCTATCCAGAGATCTGACGTTGGCTATGCCCCTATGTCTCCAGAAGACGAGGAAGAAATTTTCCCTGGCGGCCCACCACAAGGATTAGTTGAAATGTGGAAGCAACAATTCGGTGAAGTCTATTCATCATCGTTCGGCGACGAGACATTCATCTGGCGTTGTCTGAGACGGAACGAGTATAAAGAGGTATTACGGATCCAAGTTAAGAATGGCGACACAATGTTCCGAGAAGAAAATATCTGTCAACGTTGCGTACTATGGCCAATCGGATATAGTATTACAGCCATGATTTCTGGAAAAGCAGGTACTCCTACTTTACTAGCAGAGCAAATTATGGACAAATCAGGATTCGTTCCAACATCAGAACCAGAGCGCCTATAAGATGGCGTGGTGAACTAAGTGACCTTAGAAGAAGCATTTGCTACGTATGACGAAGTATATAGTATAAACGTTGATAATACAGATTGTTACTTCAGGCCACTCACCCGAAAAGAATTCAGAGTCTTGCTTCAATCTAGTCCAGACGGGTTTGATTTTGAAGAAAATGTAGTTTACTTATGTTTAATACAGCCAGAAGGCCTTGACTTGGGTAACTGCAAAGCAGGATTTCCAGCAATGCTTTGTCTTTCAATTCTCAACACATCTGGTTTCTGTAATGCTAGTACTTCTTTAACCCTAATAGAACAAGCAAAACAAGAACTTGAACTTGATTTAGACAGACAAATGGAATGTGTCATAATGACTGCATTTCCTCAATATCGACAAGAAGAGATAGAAACCTGGACAAGGAAGAAGCTATTCGAAAGATATGCTCAGGCTGAGTGGTCTCTAAACTTGAGAGGTTTACAAATCGGATTTCAAGATCCCCAACAAACACCTCAAGTTCCGCCCCTCCCCCCACCTCCAGCGTTCCCAAGGAGGCCTTAATCAATGGCAGAAAACAGATTTAGCAAATACCTGGATGAGCGTACCTCATCCAGGTATTCTGAACGCTTACAATCAGCTCAGGACAGAATAGAATGGTCGCCGATAGCGAAGGTCGCGGCTGCTGCTGGCCTGGGCTTTTTGCTTGGTAAGGCCGCCATGTCTCGTCCTGGTCAGAAGGTAATGGCCAGAATGGCCAAGCATCTTCCAAGGACAGCAGACACAACAGATTTAGAACACATTATCTTACAGCGTCACTATGATTTACATAAACTCAATCAAAGCGTTTTATCTCAGACAAGGATGAATGCTGCCCTTGAATACTTTGGAGGGCATGCGGATATCAGAGATGCTATGCTTGATATAATTAAAGGATCGAACAAAGAGCGAACTTTATCCTTATTTAGCAATGCCGTCTATGAACCTGGCAGACTTGCCGATATGATAATTTCTAATGCTGGCAAGCTTGATATGGATCGTACAGAACTAATATCAGGTATTAGAAAGTCTGTTATGTTGAATCAAGCTCAGCGAAAAGCGGCTGGAGCACAAATGCGATTCTTTCGTGAGAGATATGACGATCTTTTAGTTAGTAAATACACAGACAGATCTCCTTTAAAACATGCAACAGCAGGAGACATTCTGTCTAAAAGAATGAAAGACTTCAAGTTCGGACAAGAACGACTATTTGTAAGAGGAAAGCCCGTAAGCCTACAAACTCCCTTCCAAGAAAGCGTTCTAAGAGGACTTGTTCGTAAAGATAAAAGATTTGAGAATTTAATTGTCAATAAGGGCCTTTTCAAAACGGCAGATGGGGACTTCATTGATCTACGTTCAATATGGAAAGGCGTAGACAAAGCGATTGAAGCATCTTCAGAGTTTCATATTCCATTCGTGGGCATTGGGCCTTATCATCTGTTTGGTCTTGGTAAATACCAAGAACGTAGAATGATGCCGTTTATGCATATTTTTAGACAAGGTGAAAACCAATTTATCTTCCCTCTCGGCAAGGGTATCCAGAACTCGCAAGTAGTTGGAAACCTTGGACTATGGAAACTGCCAGAAGATATGGCATATATTGGCGGTAAAGTTTATTCCATGACCTCTGGTAAGGTCATGGCCCAAAATATAGGGCTTGCTCCTAGCCAACGGGGTCAGGCTGCTAGGATATTCGGTCAGGTTTCTGGTTCTGTTGGAGATCTCGCCGCGTACCAGCAAAGAAGAGGAAGCCGAGAAGGCTGGCGCAAAGTACTTGACTGGCTTGACATAGGAGAACAAGAATCAAACAGCATTCTTGACAAACTAACTAACCTGTTCAGAAAGCATAAAAATCCTAGCTGGGAAGGCAATTTGTTGTCAAGAATTTCTGAGCCCGTTGATCAGAGAGATCTTATTGATGCAACAAATAGATTAAAAAAGTTTATTCACTTCGATTCGCGCCCTGTTCCAGATCATGTCTTCAATCGGGCATTTGGAAAAGATCTCGAAAACCTTTATCCAGGTATTAAGTTTAGTCTAGATACCGACGAGGGTATTCTTAGCGCTTTCGAGACTTTAGCTGTTCACAACAAAGATAAGATATCCCGTTCGTTTGGCGAGGAGTTCCTTACAAACTGGAACGCTTATAGTAGAGACCCTTATTCTTTTATGAAGAATATGAAGACCTATTCCAATAAGTGGCCAGATATTGGGCAATTCGGTGAATTTTTTGCCGAGCGAGATATGATTACAAAGCAAGAGAGTATCAAGCGCTTAGTTCAACAAGAGTTAATTGAGCAGGTACGCGAAAACTCTGGCAGAGATTTCCGTGATATTGCGTCTAATCTCATACAAACAGGAGACATCAACGCAAAAGGCATGGCCCTTGATGTGTTCATGAGTCATGCATCAGTTGATGATATAAAAAATGAATTAGATAATAGCATCAGTATCATTAGCGCTGGCGCTACAGACTATATGAGCAATCGTGCTCCGTGGTATTCTTACGGCCCAATGCCGTTGACGGCAGAAAAAGAAATCGCCAGAGGTACTGAGTTCTTTATGGTTAGAGATTCAGTAAAAGTAACTGGTAAAGATCTCATCGCTGCTCTTAACGGTGCCGAGAAAGAACGTTCTGCTGCTCAGGACAAAATGCTCGACTGGGCCAGACAATTTACTGCGGGCAGATATAACATGGATAAGTTTACTAGAACTTCTATGTTTGCTTATCACATGCCGTTTGGACGTATTCAAGAAGCTCTATCCTACTTAGGTGTCGGACTTGGCCCAGAAAGCACAAGCTCTGCAGCTTCACTTTTTGGGAATATGATAACTAAACGATACTTACCAGCATTATTGGGTGTCGGCGCTCTTGGTTATCTATCCTGGGAATTCGGAAATATCACAGGCAAGACTGGCCAGCAATGGCTGGCAGATGTCAAAGAAGGTGCCAGAGAAGGACTTGCTTCTGTGCGTGACGCCACTGGTATCACCGATTTCTTTAAACGTTCCGCGAGGCTAACTCCTGGTTCCGAACTAATATGGGAGTTACCAGGGTTCCATTTCCTCGATCCCACTAAGAGCTTAGAAGAAGTCCGTGAAGAAGACGCAGGCGTGCGCCCAATGCGCAAAGGTAGATGGTGGTTCCTTGGAAACTGTGTCACACCAGATACCCTTATTCTGGTTAATTTTGCCGAATCAAAGCGCGCTGAACAAGTTGCAATCGGAGATCTTCTTCTTACTCACACTGGAGAGTTAAAACCTGTCAAAGATGTAATTGTAAGAAACATGCGTGACGACGAATGGGCTCCAGAAGTTCAACTTCACACATTTCCTATTGCAACGACTACGACCGATAACCATCCGTATCTTGCAGTTAAAAAGAAAAAGTGTCCATCAAACACCGTTGTTGATTGCAGACCCGATAGGCAGAATAAGATGTGCGATAAGTGTCCATATCCCAGGTTTTGTAATGAACGTTTTGTTTGGACTCCAAAATGGACAATGGCAAGGGACTTGGAAGCAGGAGACTATTTAGCATTCCCAAGGCCAAAGGTTGGTACATGTACAGAGCCCATATATGATATTTCTTCTAATAAAGAAGTAGGCTATTTCTTAGGACTGTATCTTGCAGAAGGTTCTATTAAGAAAAAAGTAAAGGGTAAAGGATATTCTATAGAGATTTATCTGAATTCTGAAGAATCACACTTGGCAAACTTTGTTGCATATTTTGTCAATAAATATTTTGGTTGCAAAACTAGATTAGAACAAACTTCAGACAATGGAATAAAAATTATTGCATGTTCTAGAAAATTAGTTAAATGGATTGAAAAAGTCCTGTACTGCGCTGGAAAAAAGAGTCCTTCTCGTATACTTATGACCAAGTGCAAGGACTTCATGTTGGGATTCATTGCAGGAATGTTCGACGGGGATGGACACTGTGTTGTCGTGGGAAATTCCTGCCAACTTAATATAACTTCTGCAACTTTAGAGCATCTGTTATTTGTAAGAAACGTATTGTTCTCTTTTGGAATTCCCAATAGCGTTATAAAACACAATACATTGCTAGACGGCAAAGAATTCGTAGGTTGGAGACTCATTGTTGATGGCAAAGGAGCAGTAGATTTAGCATTACAACTAGAATCTTATAAAATAGACCAAAAGATTATTCCGCAAAAAAGCAACTCAACTCACAAATATATATACATTGATGATGAATATGTTTATATTAAGATTCGCGAGGTTGTTGATAGTGGCTATCGTGGTATAGTTTATGACTATGAGGTTGACGAAAACCATAGTTTTTGTTCTTTGTCAGTAATTCTTCATAATACCCCTTACGTCGGAGGAAAGATAGAATACTATCTTCCAAGTGAACGAAGAATGGCATACGCTGACTATAAGATGACGGACGTTATGTACGGTTCTAGGGAAGAGTATTATAGAAATGCATGGTTTCCTACTCCAAGATATCCGCTGGCTCCTATTAGACATTTTATCACAGATCCGTATCATTGGGAGCGTAAACATTACTACGACAGGCCCTACCCTACAACAGGGCCTATTTCAGAGTTTTCAGATATACCTGTTGCTGGAGCTACGTTGTCAGCTGCTGTTGGGCACATGCTCAAACCTCCAAAACGGATGCATGAAGAGGAAATGCGACGATATGCCGCGGAAGTTTCCCAAGAACATATTTCTACTCTTAATCAGAGAGAAAAAGATAAAGCAGATCGTAACTTTGCCTACATCACACCTTCTGGCGACATCTCTATTGTTGGAGACATTGGCCCAGCAAGAAACTTCCAAGAAGTTGCCAGAGGTAGCGAAAAAGGGTTAGGATACCGCGTTGCTGGTTCTACTGGCTCTGGGAGAGCTGCTGTGGCGTCAATCAATGAGGGGGAATTTGCCAGAGCCTACAGTGGTAAGCCCAAATCCTTAAGAGAAAGAATTTTTGTTCCGTCGCGGTGGGATACTTCACAACAACCTCCATCTCTTGAAGGAGCTATTCAGACAAATAGCTTGCAATATGTTGGTGCCAAAACATACTACGGCCTGACTGAAATGGGCGGTATTTACGGCTTTATGGCTCAAGGTCTTACTGGACAACCAATTGATTCGATGAAAGTTCTCCAAGATTCTTCTAGGATGACTAGTTACTCTAGGGCGTTCTGGGATCAAAACCTTGGCGGTTTTGGTGGGGAGTTTTCGGAAATTGGACGTCGGTTCTTACCAAGAGACCGAAGATACCAACAAGATTTAGATATAAATCTGATCCCCAATACTATGCCAAGCTGGATGCCTGGAGAGAACTATTTCTTAGACTTCAAGCGAGGCGATCCTTATGTTAAGATTCCCCGCGGCGAAGCAAGACTTCCTGGTGGCGGATATGAAGCTCTCTGGAATTATCATCCAGAAAATATGGTTATCCGTGCTTCGTTAGCTGGTCAAGACGAAGAGACGATTATTAATAAGCTTTTAAACATTGAAGACGCCCCAATTTTTGATAGTGCAGAAAATGCCATGGCGGAAGGTACAAAAATCCACAAAGCATATCAGCGGATGTGGCAAGAAAAAGGTATTCTGATGTCAATGGAAGAACTTGTGTATGATGAAAAAGCTCGATCTACAGGGCACTACGATGCTATTCTCAACTTACACGGGACTCCAACTGTAGTAGATGTTAAAACAGTAAATCAAAGACGCTGGGACATCATGATGAAAGAAGGAGCTTTTGAAGAGCATCTTGATCAGATAACAATTTATCAACACGCTTTGGGCATCAAAAAAGGCGGAATACAATATGTCAATCGAGATGATTTGTCACAGACAAAATACATAGGCTTTGATTTTGACAACAGAAGATATGAAAGACTGGTTGACAAACTAGAAGGCATAAGAGCAACAATCAAAGCATTAATAGATGAAGGCAAAGTATCCAAGTTTGAACTTTATGATCCACTACATCGATTTGCTATTCTGGCTGATGTTGCTCCATATTCTGATGAATATAGATACTATGCTAAATATGTAAGCCAAGAATATTCAGATCTTACAGGAATTACTGGTTCTGAACGACAAGAGAAAGAACAGATTAAAAAATTCATAGTCGATACCAAAGATAGAGTAGCTGACATGAAGAAGAAGCACAGGTTCTTTCCATATCGCTTTAAGTATACTGATATTGTCAGAGAGAAGGTTCATGTTACCGAGGTCTTAGATAATCAAACCTTCTTAACGCGCGAGCATCCGACAACTCCAATCAGGATGGCAGGTATCACTGTCTCTAGTGCCCAAGGTGCAGACCAAACCAGAGAATTCATCAACAAGTTTATCTATCCTGGGGCTGCATTGACTATCGGCGTCGATGTCAACGAAAGCGAGCGACGCACTAATGATTCGATGGGAAGTATGGCAGCGGTCGTATTTGCTCGAGGCAAAAATCTTAACTACGCAATGATGCGTGCAGGTCTAGCTACTGAGAAAGAGACAGATTGGTCTTCAGCAGGAGTTCACGCCAGGTTTAGTGGCCCAGAAATTATGTTGGGTTCGTTATGGGAGAGCTTTGCTCATGCAGACACTCCTTTCCATACCAAATTCCTACATGTTGCTTCTCCCTTAGAAGAATACAAAAGAAGGGAAGTTTTCGGTAAGTCATTCCAGTCATGGTCTATTAGAGACCAGCTCGAACCTGCTATATCTGGTATTGCTTCTAAAGACATGTTTAGTGCTGCTATCAGTGGAGGTATTCTGGGCGGCTTGGTTTATGGAACTTCAATGCCAAGAAGAATTAAAGGCGCTAAGTATGGAGCGTTGTTATTTGCCGCTCTATCTGGTGCAAGAAGTCTTCATGATGTGTTTAGCGACGAAAGATGGATTCCTGAGAGACGTCGTAAAGAGCGTGAGATAAATGAGTATTTTGATATTCTTGATTATATCAAGTATCAAGGAATGTATGAATACGCAAAACGCAGAGCCGAAGAAGAAGGCTTTAACGTCGAAAAACTCTACGACGAACTTAGGAAGAAGCGCAACATAACCAAGCAATTAAGAAGAGATCTTGAAAACGAAAAATTACAACTAAAATTAGAGCAGCTACCAAAAAAGCGCAAGGCGACAGAGACATACAAACGCGACATTGAGCGTATGAGAGCTAAAAGGGATCGGGAAATCGACAATATCATCAAAGACAAGTGGTCGGCTGTTAAAGAAGCAGAAGACAAATGGAGTGGCATCAGAGAGCGCACTCCAAAATGGCTGCGAAAATCAATTGATCGAGCTCAAGACAAAGAGATAGAGAGAATTAAAGGACAGTTTGATGAGAAGGAAGCCAAAAGAAGAGCTTATTATCAAACCAAAACTAAGTTCAGCGAATATTTTAAAGAAGATCCTCGATTAAGAGAAATCAATGCACAGCTAGATATTATCTCAAAAAATAAAGAACTTCTAGATATTCCAAACTGGGCAAGGATCGCTATCGAATATAAAAATGCTGCTGAATCGACTCTCTATGGTGCTGATGCTGAAGGCGGCATTCGCAAAATAATGAGCGCCATGCCCTCAAAAGAACGCGAATACTTTGCTGAGTTTATCAAAGCTAAGCCAGAAGAGCGCAAAGAAATCCTCGAACTTGTTCCTCAGAATGAGCGGAGATTCTTGCAGGCAGCCTGGGGAATGCGACCAGACGCAAGACCTGATCTTGAAGAGTATTTCAAAAACCATTATCTTCCGCAGGCAGGATGGGAAGGCTGGTCTGGAACAAAAGATCTAGCCGATGTTAAAGTTCGCGTAGTGCGCAATGAAGGACTTGACCTTTCTGAGTTCGGTTTCTGGAGACAGGATGTTGAGAAGTCAGAAACCAATGAAGCACCAGGGATGCCAATCAATAAATCAACATTTAAGGGCGAAGACCTGCGTCGAAATCTAATAGAGATCATGCAAGGCATAGGGCTCGAAGATGTAGACGTAATAGTAGAGTCTTCACCTAATGCTGGGGTTCAAATGGATGTACACATTGACAAGGATCGCAGGCAAGAGATAATAGAGTTCGTTAACAACAATATGGACACTTTACTCTAAGGAGAGAACAAAATGGGCAAATACGATGAGATGCTTAGAAATGCAGGAATCAAAGTTGTTTCTAATAATACTTCGCATTTCTATTCATCATTAGGTTTTAAAAATGTTAATGCTGGCGCAGGACGATCTGAGCGATTTGGCATTGACAATACCCAGAAGAGTTGGACAAATAAAGCCCTTAATCCAATTCCACATGCTGCTCCTTGGAGTTATATAAGTGCTCCAGGTATGGGTCATTTTGATGCGCAGCAGACGATTGAATCATTTCAGAATTTTAGACAGAGAATTGGAAGGGATCCTTTTCTTATGTTCGACCTTGAAACAACAGGTTTGAAACTAGATAGCGATCTCTTCCATGCAACTGAAATAGCCATGGCAAAATACGCAAACTTCGGAAGACAAGAAGGCATGCTAAATATTGCTGTGGCACCAAATGAAATCAAGACTGAAAGATTTAAATCGTTAATAACAAAAGCAAGATCTGGAGCTGCTCTCACTAAAGAGGAGCGCTTTGCCATTGCCAGCTTTATGAGATATGCCGAAGAAGGAACAATTGATCCAGCTACCAATATGGTAAAATATCATAGCGATTTTAATCTCAAAAAAGCGACAGGAAATCTTAATTTTACCAACGCGGAATATGATCTTATGGAGCGAGGTCTTACAAATATAACTAGACACGGTGTTCCAGAACATCAGGTTCATACCAAGGTTAGAGATTTCTTTGAGTCCCACAGATTATTAGGAAGCCAATTTACTCTGGTTGGATTTAACTCAGATGCATTCGACTTCCCAGCAATGCAGAAGATTGTAGATGCTGGAGGAGGCAAAGGGAAATGGGCTGAATTGATAGGGATTGCCAATGGTCAGCAAAATCATCCTATTGATGTTCTCAACCTATTCAGAATTACGCATAACGATCCGACAATATTATATCGCAGAATGTTGCTTAACAAGGCTTTGCAAGAGAGAGGTTTTACCGACATCTCTCAAGCCAACAGAAAAGTTAGAAGACAAATAGGAAGAGAAGTAAGCGGTCAACTAAGAACATTTCTTCGCACAAACCAAGAAGGGCTTTTGACCATGGATGCCATGAGGGGGCTTATGGGTATTAAAGGTTCAGCCCACATGGGTGCCTTTGACATAGCTTCCCAAGAACAAATCTTCGGCTTTGCTTTTGACCCAATTGCTAGAATGTTTGACAAAGGTGTAGTTTCTACTCCTTCTATCAAACCAGGTGTTCGTAACATGCTTCGCTATTCTACGGCTCCTATGGAACCTGGTCAGATGTTTATGTCGATGCAAGGCGTAAGAGGGACAGGCAGAGACTTTTCAATAGACGATGATGGACGCAATGTATACAACTGGGTATTTAACAGAAGAGCGGTTTATCGTTATGAAGGAATGTTTCAAGATAATGATGTCTTCATTGCTAAGTTCTATTCGACAGACTTAGGGAGATCTGCATTTTTAACTGGATCAAGTATTGATGAGGTAAGAAAAAAGATCCAAGGAGGAGCTCTGCAATATATCAATCCAGAGAGTGCCGTGCTTGGACAAGAGGGCCTAGAAGATCTTGCCAGACAAGCTATCCATAGGTGGGGTAGCGTAGACAGCAAAGGCTACTCATCAATGAGACGGATGGTTAAGGCTTTTGGTGGAGATCTTGATGAGTACAATAGACTTTCATTTACTGAAAAACGAGACCTTGGTACAATGTATGGTAGGATATCAGCAGAGTCTGGAGCCTTAACTAGATTTATTGAAGCTGCTGATCAGTCTGATTTGTCTCCGCACGAAAAAACCTTAGCGTTTAAAAATTTCTATAGCAGACTCAAAGAAGAATTCCCAGTCGATACTGAGGTCGTTAACCGCGCCTGGGATCCAACAGTTGAAATTCTTGGCAATAGAATATCAATAAGATCAGAGGGATTTGCTGGTGCCTTAAAAAGTAATCTTGACAGTCGCGTCAAGGCTGGATCTTTAGAGGCAGATGTATCCAGAAACACTTTATTTAATGAAGCCCTGTTTGATCTACGGGAAAGAGGATATCTTACTCAATCGCACGTTGACCAAATTGCAGGCATGGAATCACCATTTTTTTATCGTGCCCAGAAGCTGCAAAATATCCTACAACATTCAGATTTAGTCTTGAAAGAAAATATCAATGTTCCAGTAGAAAGCGTTAAAAATAGAATGGTGCAAATTGACATGGCCAGAGCAGCGGAGATTGCCACCGATTCTATTGCGGCTGCGAAGAGACAATCAAGAGCTTTTGAATATCCCGACTATGTGTCGTCTTTGTTTGACGGATTAACCACATCACAAACTAACAGGGGAAAAATGAGTAAGGCTCTAGAAAGCATTATCAAGTCTTACGAAGATCGCAATCTTGGTGTACATGTAGCGAGAGCTGGCAACAGAATAAATCTTTATGTTCATGGCGGTGACAGAAGTACATTAGAAAGTGTACTAAATGCAGCCAGGACAGGTGCAATTCCTCGAAATGCAGTTGTAATGGAATTCCCAATGCTGACCGACGCAGGGAATATAATATTAGGAGGAGAATCAAAAGTCAATCAATTTCGTTTAGGTAAAGGGTTCGTACTTACTGACCTATACGATGAATTGACTAAAACTCTTGGCAGACGTGCAGGTACAGTAGCCAAGTATCTTGCTCCTTTATCTGGTGCCCCTGATGTGGAAGCAGCTCAAAGAAGAGTTAGTAGAGCAGTCCGAGGTATATTTGAAAAAGCCTCTGGAGCTTCGAGAGCATCAACTAGAGATTCGTTTGAAGAGGCATTTCGTCTTAATGTTAGAGGTAACGATGCCGATATCTTACGACGTCATGAAGTTGATATAAGAGCTTTAGTTCCTGAATTTGCAGCTGATAGACTTAACAGGCAAGCAAAAGGCCTAGACGATCTTAAATTACATGAGCAAAGAAGATTTCTCATGGAGTTCAAAGAATGGGCTACAGAGAAATATGGAGACGATCCAGTCAAAGCAAAAATAATTAATAGATTGACAGGAGAAGGTGTTAAGGCAGAAAAGCTATCCAGAGGCTTCTATGGTATGATGACAGAAAGAGACTTTTCTCCATTTGGGGCCATGCAAAGTGCTGCTCGTCCAAATCTCCGTCAGTGGTTAAATTACTATCCATACACAGTCAAAGAGTTAGAAGATAAATTACAAAATATTGCACACAGGAGAGGTATAGGATTAAATCCGTTCATACTTTCACGAACTGAGTTGAAGTCTTATACCGAACTTTCTAAAGCAGTAGCTCCAGAATTTGCTCTTGCCAAAGGTGTTTCAATTGGAGCAATTCAGTTATCTTCACAAGAGTACATGGATGTTATCAGATCAGACGAAGCACAGAAAGTGTTTGCGAAATACGGTTTAACGAGTGATGACTTTATTACTCCTGGTACGTGGAAGCAAGGCTCTATTGGTTCACCAGAACTAAGAGGATTGTTGCAAGGAAGACAACCTAAGTCGTTTGAGGTCGCCTTAGACGATCTAGATAAAGGAGTTGCCAGGCTTACGGAAGATGTTAGTTCGTGGATTGAGTCTGGAGCTAAAACACCTCTTGAGATAGCTAGAAACCAAGCATTATTTGAAGAGGATATCTTGAACCGCAAAGGTCGAGAAACATTTAAAACAATGTTTGAAGATGACCGCGGAGTCCTTAGAAGTGCAGAGGTGTATACAAATACCGAAGGCAGAAGAATGCTTCGCTTGAATGCAGAGGCTATATACGAAGCTGAAGAGTCTGTAAAAGTAATGCATGATACCAGGAAAAGCACAATGAGCTTTCTTGGTGCTCCAGATAAATCTGATGCGGTGAGCAAAGCAATGCATGAGATCTTTGGACAAGATACTCATCTTATACATCTTGGAAATCCAAAAAAATATCAAGACTTATCTGCTACTCTAAAAGGTAGGCTTGCTTTGTTGGCAGAACAATACCAAAATAATCCGTTGAAGCTTGAAGAAATTCGTAAAGAAATGTCGAGTATGTTTGGAGCAACAGAACTAGTACAATTGCCAGGCAGAACAGGACTGAGTTTTGTTGTACCAGATGCCACACAAATGTTGGCCGATAAAAATCTAAGTTTACAGCCAGAAGCCTTTGAGTCTAAAATGAATAGTCTCATGGCAAAGTTTGGCAATGACTTGTCTGTTGTTCTTCCAGGAGGAAGAGAAGTAGATAAGGAACTAGTTGAGCTTCGCCGTATGAATATCAACGAAACTTTTAGATTCTCTAACTATCTGGGCTCGGACAGAACGGTAGGAGCAGGTCTCAGAATTGGCCCAAGAGAGATTCGCTCATTGAAAGCCAAGGGCGCAATCATTGGAGCTGACATGGATGCCATTCTTAATTACATGACAGATGAGGCTCGCGATATGCCTGGTCTTGGTAAGCATCGCCAAGCTGCTAGTGAGATGTCAAGGGCAATTGGATACTTGGTTGACCCTAGCAGAATGGGTGAACTTGCTCAGCTTGACGCTGGAGATTTCGACAAAGGGTTTGGCGAGATACTTGGTCGTTCATGGTTTTCGCGAGGACAACTCGAAGATACTATTTTAGACACCGAAAAAGGAATGTTTGCCCTAAAACTTCCAACTGAAATCGCTGTAGATCTTGGAAGTGCCAGAAGAGCAATTTCTACATTACCAGTGGCTAGAGCTCCTATCGGTAGAGATTCCCAAGGTAGAATTTTTCTTGAGAACCAAAACAGAGCGCTTATGAACATATTTGAAGATATCAAAGCGGTTGAGTCATTTAATACTGTAGATGCTGCCCATGGCGCTTTCAGAACTAGAGAAGAAGCCATTGGTGCCATGAAGACTCATGTTAAACAATACATCGATGAACTTGGATATAATATCAGTTCTTCTGGTGGCGCTGTAATGGAAAGAGCAATGAAAACTAGGATGCCTACCTCAGCTCGACTTAAGGCACAAAATATTTCAGCTAATCTCGAAGTTGCTGCCAACTTAAGTGGAACTATGGAAATCGGCGAAGACTTTGCAAGAGAGCTCTTTGAGGGAGCAGACGAGAATATCATGAGAGCTCTTAGAAGCGATAAAGGCTTTTATGGTATTATGATGCGTGACCCAAATGAATGGGCTGGCAACTTTGCTATCATGAATATCAGGGTCAAAGAAGGACTCCAAGGCAGGGTCGCTAGAATGTCAGCAGTAGATGCAGCACTTGCCAACGCAGACTTCGATGGTGACCAAGTTGCAATGCTATCTCCGTTCTCTAAGAGAATGCTAGATATGGACAACGAATCATTTGCTAGAATGCAAATGAACCTGGCGAGTGTTCATCGTAAACAAACTGAATACAACAATCGGTTGGCCAATCATCTGAGATATAAATACCTGAACGAACAGAGTATTCAGGCTGGAACCTCGTGGGAAAAGTACCTCGGTAATAGTTTGCAAGATCCTAATCTTTTCAGCGGCCATTCTTATGTTGAAAGAGTAATGAATGCTCATCTCTCAAAGACAGCTGCAGGCCCAATGTACAATCTTGCCCAAAGATATGGAGACGTAGGAATGGCTGTTTTTGAAGGTATTGATGACCCAGCCGAAAGAATGCGTCGTATAGAACTACTTAATGCTTTTACCGAAACCACAACAGAACAAGTTACCCTCAAGGGTAAGCGTGGTGGAAACCCTCTTTCGTTCGAAGCATTAGATGCTCTTAAAGGATCTCTTAAGCGTGGTAAGGGGCTAGTGCGTGACTGGGGTGAAGCCTATGCTTCGGCCATTAGTGACGAAGTAGCATTGAGCTGGAGTGGAGCTGGAGAAGTACTTTCATCGCTAGGTGTCGCCGAGGGCGATTTAATTAACGACACTGCCATGTCAAGAATTAAAACTACTATGGCAGATCAAATGTTGCAGAACATTGAACAAGTACGAGATACCGTAGATCGTGTATCACCAGAATACTTTGGTGGCGCAGCTTCCAAGATGTTTTTTAGTGATACAGCATATTCCCGCAAGCGCGGCGGCGATCTTGCCAATATGTTTTCTCAGTACCTGGCTATCGATCCTAACAGTGAAGCATACATGAAAAGCTTTGTACCTACTGATGTGGTCGAATCTTTTGCCAAAGCTACTTCACAAGGTGGACAATACGCAATAGCCAAAGAGATGTTCTACGATAAGCTAAAACATATGCATATGAATAACTTAGAAGATATTGCTGCTACAATGACCAGAGCAGGAGGCGCAGCCACTGTTGTAGCTGATGCTGTACAAGACACTATGGCAGAAACTGCAGCGAACGTTGTTCAGGAAGCAAGTCTGTGGAAGAAAATCCCCAAGTGGGCTAAGATAGGTGCTGCCATTGGAGCTGGAGCTATTGTTGCCAATACCGCAGCCAGAAAAGAACCAAAACCCGAAATGCTTCCGAATGAAGTGGGATACGGTACTCCTGTTGCCAGAGTCGAAATGAACAGCGGAGTAGAAGCCCAGGTCAATGGACAAATAATTACAGCCAAGGCTAAAAACCGCAAGAATATCGATGTGAGTACTTTATCTGATGCTGTTCAGAAACAAGTCAAAGAAGGTACGGTAAACATATTCCAAAAAGACGATACCAGCACTATTGATCATAATTTTGCCCAAAATCTTTTAGGTCAAGCTCTAAATTATGGGAGAGTTAACCAAGATCCAAACAGCTATTAAGGAGAATCAAGATGGCACAAAAAGAAGTAATTGTATATGCTAAGATAAGTTTTGTTGGCCCAGACCATGTAGCCTTTGCTACAATAGCTGATAAAGGTCAAGGGACAAAAAATGTTACTGTTACACGGGATAAGTTCTCGAGCGTCTTTGATGTTGACAACGGACGAGGTGTGCTTTGTTACAAAGGCACCAATAGGACTATTACCAGCGGCGATAAAGTAACTCTTTACTTCCCTAGTCTAAAGGATAACTCTATTACCAAAATCTTGTATGTGGAGGAGAGACAGGATCAAATATCCTCTCTCCTCAAACAAGAGGATTACTATCATAAGTTACAGCTGGGTTCAAGCGTATTTTATGTTCCTCCTACTTCGATTAAAGTGGACAAGATAAGTACAACCAAAAGAGTTCCAACCATAAGATCAAAGGGTAGTATTAAATCGCAGAGTGGACATACCGATACTAGAATTTCTTTAACCTTGTTTTTTCCTGATTTATATTCTATTAACGGGCCTTCATCTGGTAACGACAACAGTCTTATGTCTTTAATTTCTCAGTTTATGAGAACTCCTTTCGTTCCAGTCTTAAACCACTACTTAAATTATGTTCATAAAATAGATGCAGTGTGCTTGCATGATTTAACTGTGCAAACAGTAGAAGGATTCCCAAGATCGTTACAGGCGACAATAACTCTATTTGCGTTTGAGTATATGGCCTTTATGCCTCAAGAACCTTCTTTTGTAGATACCATAGATGGAGACCTCTACAGGTGGTATTACAAGAGAGGGCTTATGGATAACACCGTTGGTCAGAAACTCAAACCGATGACTCGTTCTGATAGTGGAATAGCGTTCTTTACAATGGATGAGACGTTTTTACATGAACGAAAAGCGGAAAGGCAACTTGCCGCAAAGAGTGGGATGACGGTCGGTGACGCAGTTAGAAACAGATTTGAACGTGCCGAAGCTGATGTTAGAACTTTCGAAAAGGCTTTCGAAGAATTTGACAAAGCTACCCGCGGAGAGCGTTGTACGAGAAATTCTGACTACTGGAAAATAGATTATACTCGTGCAGAGGCTGGCTATGGTGGCGCAACATTAAGCAGATATGGCTGGATTGCAATCAAAGTTCAGCACTTTAGTAATCTTAACAAGCTCAAATGCGACGAGAAACCGCCTCTGGTCTTTCCGTTTCTAGGAGAAGGTTGGCTTACTTTTAGATATTCCGAAGGCAAATGGAGCACTAAAAAGGAAGAGTTCTATCAGCATCTTAAGAATACTCTATCAATAGAACAGGCCTTTGTAGAGCAAAAGAAAACCGAAGAAGAGGGTAACCTCGATACCAGCCGATACCTTAAAATTCATGATATCAACTACTCTAGTATCATAGTTACAGATGTAGCTGTGTCGTATCAGAACACTTTTGCTAGATTACCTTTGCTTGGATATGAGGCTCCAGCGTATCAATTTTTGGGCACCCAAGATGTTTACGGCAAGATTTCAATGGAAGTGTTTGGTGATGAGGCACTTAAGGGATTACAAGATCTATATGAGTACTGTCAAAGAGTGGCGCGCGAATATAAATATGACATGGTAGCTAATTATGTTAGATTGAAGAACGATCTTCTACAGCTGTTCGGTATTAACTACGTGTTCATTGATACGCTGAGCTGTTCTACAGTCCCTAACTTCCCTGGTAGGTACTATGTAGAGATGACCTTTATGGATTTTGATATAACACAGAAGAAGAGAGAATACGGCGAAATTATCTCTCATGATGGAGAGAATCCGATAATTAATACTTCGCCTTCTATCTTTAATTCCAAAACATTTAAGCCTGGATATGTTATCTTTCCTAAAGGGATTAAGCCAAACACTGTAAATGAAACAATAGAGTGGGCACGTCTTGAATCGCTATTCAAAAATATCAATCTCTATCCAGACTTAGATTTGCCAACTTATGACGAGGTCGATAAGTTTCTAAAGAGCATCGGTCGCAAAGAAGGTTATCCACGTCCAGAAAATGCAGGAGTATATGTTGATCCCGATTTTTATTTTAGGCCCCATTTTGATATGAGACATTTGACTAAAGAAGTTATTGCCCGCCAACCAGAGATGACTATCTACGAGACAGATACTTCCACTTCCAGAGTTTACGAATACGACTTCAAGATCGGTGATAAAACTTCGGATAGGATAAACTCAAGGTCGAAAAGTCTTATTTCGGAAAGTGCCAAAGAACAACACGATAACTACATGAAGAGTGTAGAGTTCTATGTCCAGGAGGCTATTGAGCTATCAAAACACCCCGAAAAGGTTATCGAAAAACATCTTGGTAGCATCCAAAACGCTGCTGAAGCTGGTCAATTCAGAGACGCTCGTAAATTAAGCGTCCAAGAATATAACGAAAAATATTCCAAAACTGCCATAGAAGAACGAGCCAAGCAAGAAGGCTATAGAATAGCAGCTGAGATGGGATACAAAGTTTTGCCATATGATGAAGCAGTAAAAAGAAATATGCTGACAGAATTATATGATGTCGAATATATTCCAGACGATGGTAAGCCTAGACCGATAGGATATGGCCCCGAAGGGAGAGCAGCGGAACCAGAGTGGAGCAGTGAATGGCACGACGCTAAGACATACGACAAAACAGGAACTATGGCTAGGGCTTTTCCGACTTGTCATGTTTTTCTTGTAGATGAAGGTGTAAGAATAGGTTGGTACAAACTCTGGGACAACTTCTATGGGCTCAACGCAATAAGCAGCATCGATGTTGTTAAGAGCAGAAAGATTGCTGCCGATACTGTTTTTATGTCGGTAGCCAATACCTATCAAAGATTTGTAGATAGAAAATTCAAGATAGGAAAAGTAGAGTTCAACCTAAACCGATTCTTTCAGCTTTCTATCGATGAAGAAATGAAACAACGACACGCAGCTATTCAAGAGCATATGGGTCTGTTGCCTGGAGCAAGATTGCATGTCAGAATGGGTTATGGCAACAACTTAACTGAGTTGCCGATAATGTTTAACGGCACAGTTACTGAAGTCAGCTGTGGAGAGATATTGAATGTTATTGCGCAGAGCGACGCTTTAGAGTTATGTAGTGTTCTAAACTACCGAAACGGGTGGGTTGCTGGTAATCTCAAGCAAGGCGAAGAGCCTAGCAACATGCTCGCTAGACTGCTCATCAGAGGAGACAAGCAAGGCTTCAGCCGTTTTTGGTCTGCGATCAAAACAAACTGGATGCTAGATGACAGTCACGGAATAACCCACTTTGGAACTCCGAACTTTTTAATGGGCCTATATGAAGATGCGGGCGAACTCGGACAAAACATCTATCCTGGAAACGGAACAGGCATTCGCGAAAACGGCGAGCTGGGGCTGGATGCAAATGACGAGCCTAATATCCATCTGATGATGGAAGGCAAGACCACCTGGGATGTCGCACAGCTACTATCGATGTACGTTCCAAATTACACAGCTGCAGTTCACCCGTTTGAATTTAGATCAACACTCTTTTATGGAAAGCCGTGGTGGCCGCTAACATATGGGTACGACATATCTTCCACTAAAAAGGAAGGATACGCCGAAGCTCATTCTTATCAAGATGGTACAAAAAGAAAACTAGGATTCTACGTGCGGGCTAAGAAAAAACCGTTTCGGCAATGGCATCTGTATACCTCTTTCGGACATATACTAGATAATAGAGTGAAGGCTACATCTCAAGGAATGTATCATAACGTTATTGCAACTGTAGCTCGAGACAAGATATTTAATCTAGACCATTCTATTGTTGAAGAAACAGTAAAAGCGAATGCTGATAAGGATATTTATCCACATATCCAAAGAACCACATCAATTGTTTCCGAACTATATGCAAGGAAGCCTTTTGCGTTCTTATCGTTTATTTCTGGAATTTATGAATGGTGTCAAATGCAATTAGGCACTTTGAAAACAGCGCAGTTCCTTGCCATGAGCACTGTCAGAGATTATATGAAAGACATGTATCAAGGGGATCTTGTCATTATGGGTGATCCTAGCGTCAAACCCCACGACGGAATGTATATCGGGGATGCTTATAACGAGATGTTCGGTGCCGCATTTGTAAAGCAAGTTGTTCATCAATTTTCATTAGATACAGGCTTCATCTCTAGTGTTTCCCCAGATTGTGCTGCAGGAGTAATGGAATCAGAATTTTCTGATCGGCTCGTATGGGCAGCTTCAGTAGCATCGGGAACATTACTCAGTTGGGGATTGACTTGCCAAGGAGCAGGGTCGCTTAGAGGAGCAATGTTGTTAAGGCTAGGACAGATGATGGGCAGGGGAGCCCAAAGTGCTACATGGTTAATGGACAGATACGGAACAGGAGTAGTTACCAAAGGGTTGTGGCAGGCCAGTGCAGGTTTAGGCCAAACCCAAAACGCTTTAACTCAAGCAGGCAACTTTGTTAAAGCTGCTGCCGTGCCTGGTTGGGCTATGCTTGCTGTCACGGCTTCGCTGATATTAGCATCTAAGATTATTTCTAACATGGTAGAGCGTAAACTAAGCGAGGCTCAGTGTGTTGTTATGAGCCTACTGCAAGTTAAAGGTCAAGAATTCTCTGCAGGGATAACTGGTCACAAGGGAATAACTGTCTGTTCAGTTGGTGGCAAGAGTAAGATCAGCTGGTGGGATAAGATAATTCAAACCTTGCCAGGGTGGGTTCAAACAATGTTTAATACTGAAGACCCAGACCTCAGTCCTAGGATACTGTTCGGAAGCAGCAGCGTTGAAGTTGGCGATGCACTCTTTGGTGCAAATACAGTCAACTATGACGATGAGTTTAAGAAAAAAATCTTAATGATGACAGGCACGTTTGAAACGAGTATTGCTCCTCCTGGTTCATTTGCTGTTGTCTCTGGTAACTTTGATGGAGCAGGGCTAAGTTTTGGAACTTTACAATTCAACTTAAAATCTGGAACTTTGCAAGCACTGCTCAAGAGGATGGTTGCTAGTCATTCATCAACAGTTCAGTCAATCTTTGGAAAAGACTACGGAGAATTGCAGCGGATGCTTAGGATGACACCCTCTCAGGCTATCGCTTGGGGAGACAAGCTTTCTTACACCAAAGGAAAGGACTACAAGAGATATGTCCGTGAGCCATGGAACACTTACTTTCATAGGCTAGGTGCAGATCCTAACTGTCAGCGATACCAAATGGAAGCAGCCGAAGAGTATTTTAATAAAGCTTTAAGCTACTTTAAATACTTAGGATTGCAAACCGAAAGAGGATTTGCTTTGTGTTTCGACATTGCTGTTCAGGCAGGAAGTATAAGCATCGCCAACATGGATGCCATGAAAAGAAAATTTGAAACATTCAGCCAATCTCTTGGAGCCCAGGAGCTAGAGTATTCTAAGATGCATGCAATTGCTCATCTTAAACATGGCGCAATCAAAATAAAAGCAAATCCTGGTGAGAGTGAAAAATCAAGGGCCAACCGAGAAAAAATGATTAAAGACGATTTCATAAAAAGAAAATTGGTCATTGTAAACGGAGAAGGCACTTGTCATGGAGTTGCATTCGACTTGTATACCATGTTTGACATAAGCATCGACAGGAGGCTTAATGCAGGATAATGGCTAACCCACTACACGAAAAAATATATGAGATAGTTAAAGAATCCCCAGAGGTAAGAAGATTGACGAATCAAATACTCCCAACTCTGGGGAGTATCACCTATTACAATGAGGACACTAGACGAGTGTCTATTCAGTATGTTGATCCTACCAATGGAAACGTTGTTGATCTAGACGAAGTTGATGTTAGTAAAATGGGGAATGTCCATGGCACTGTTAGCATTGGAGACTTCGTGTTAATATGTTTTCTAAATGGAAGCTCAAACGCTCCAGTGGTTGCGTGTACCATTCCTAAGCAAAATTATGTCGAACGAATCGCTGGGACTTACACGACAAAGATATCAGGAGGTATATAAATGGCCACAGCAAGCAATTGGAAAGTAAGACTACGCGAGATGGATCGCAACTCTTGTAAAGATGTAGATAAAGCTCTAGATAGACAGGTGACAGCTCATAATACAGAACCAGGTCTCGTTGGAGCAAATGGTGGCAGTGTGTTTGTTAGGGACAACGGAGGTATCGACATCTTTAGCAAAGAAGGTTTGGGTATTAAAATTGATCCAGATACAGATTCAATCTCTTTCTATTGTTCAAAATTTAATGTGTATACAAAACAATTCGATATGTATACAGATACACTAGGGCTAAAGTGGAATAAGTTCCCCTTAAACCTTGCGTTTATACTAACTGGCGGTTGCGCTGTTGGCCCAGTCGTAGTGCAGCCTGGAACTCTAATGCCGTACAATACTGCTTTTCAAGATGCTTCTAGTTATGTATCGAATGCAGTAGGTGCACTAATGAAGGTAGGAGGTTAAAGGATGGAATATAATAAAACAGATCTTGCCCTAGACAATGACGGGGATTTTGTTTTAGACGAAACTGGTGATCTTGCTTTAGCCGAAGGCTTTGATTGCACTAAAGACGATATCTCTCTTGCTGTCAAAACTCAGAAAAACGATTCTGATGTTTATCCAGATTTCGGAGCTGATCTTGAAGAACTGATTGGGTTTCCTAATTCTAGAGAAATCGGAGAAGAGGGAGCGGCACGGATATTCAGTACTCTTGTAGCGAATGGATTGGTTGGATCTGAAGACCTTACTGTTATTCCCCTCCCAGCTGGAGATGAAATAAAATATTACATCGTTGTGCAGCGTGAGGATGGAGAACAAGATATTATTCAATACCCAATAAAGCTTTCAGGATTTGGAGGTTAAGAAATGATTTTATATAACAAATCAGAGCAAGAACTCAATGCCATGGCAGAAGGCCTGCTCGAGAATACTGACATAAGCAACACAAGTCCTGGAGCGAGAGCCCAAGCTCTCTTATTAATTTTTAACAAGATATTGGCTACATATTATCAAGCACTGGACTTTAATGTTGTAATGGCATTTGTCAGTAGAGCAACTGGCGCTTTCCTAGATGAAATAGGTGTGTTGCTCAACTGTTCACGTACACCTGGAGAGAGCGATGACAACTACCGATACCGTATTAGCAATCACGTATACGTTGTAGAGGGTGCTAACAAAACGGCTATTAGACTGGCAGCACTTAGTGTAGATCACGTCGTTAATGTTGAACTAACTCCGTTTGTGTTCGGTACGGGTTCATTCACAGTTCATGTAATAGTTGACAACATGGAAAATCTAGACAATGCCGTATTTAAGGTTCAAGAAGAACTAGATAGGGTAGAAGCTTTTGGAGTTAAAGGAGTTGCTGTTGCTCCTAAAAAAGTTCCTGTGTTCTTCGACGTTGTGTTGGCCTTCTTTGGAAACATATCTGATGAAATCAGAGCAATGACTAGCAATGATATCAAGGCCGCGCTAATTAATCACATTAATAAACTCACTATGGGGCAACAACTAGTGTATAGCGACCTTATCTATGTTGCAAAAGAAGTAGGTAAAGGAATTATAGAAGACGTAGAAATACGCAGGATGGAAGTAAACCGCAGACAAATTCTTATAGGGAACTATAAACCATATTGGGATGAACAACTATATATAGATAGCCAATACGATATAGTTGTAAACTAAAGGAGGGCTTTAATTGTTTAACGGATATACGGCTGATTTTCCCTACTCATATGTTACGGCCAAACTAGTTAGGGCCTTTCCGACGTGGACAAAAATAAGAAAAGATCCGAATGCACTTGGAGCTCAATTCCTAAATGTATTTGGTCTTGAAGTACAAGAAGTAGATGGATTTCTACAAGCTGCCTTAGACAATCAATACATAGGTACAGCGAATATTGGAGAAGTGGCCTGGATTTATAAGACAAGGTTCAAAACAGATGATGCAGACTCTGTGACAATTGTGCAAGGGTTTGACTTTAGTGCAACACCAAATCCGACCGATATGCAAGAGTGCGTTACTTTGTTTGAGTTTTATGGTTCTAATATAGACGATCATCCTTTCATTATTGATTTCGGGGCCAAGACTCTTTATTTCAAACAAAACTACAGCTGGATAAAATTTGGTTCTGAAAGTCTTACAGACATATTGGCTCATCATGTATGGAATGTATTTGATGAGTTTGCCCTTCTATTAGGCATCAGAAGAAGGTTTATGGAAACGAATTCAGAACTAAAAGAGAGAGTCTTAGATGTATTCAGATTTCCTGGCAATTCTACCAAGCTAGGTCTTCAAAGAGCTGTTGGCAGAGAGTTAGGATTGGTATTTTCCACAACTTGGCCAGAAGATTCAACTTCATTTGTAATTAACGAGGAAATCGAGGGGATATCAATTATTCCAGAAACCTTTATCGTTAATGGTCAAGTTCTGCAAGATGGTCAATATGAGTATGACTACGCTACAAAAGAATATACAATATACCCCAAGTATCGTGTTTTTTATGATAAGAATTTATCATATCAATTTAGCAACACTGTGTTGTCTCCGACAAAAACTGTCAAACTTGTTAGCGGAGTAAAACAAGGCCACATAATAACGCCTGTTATTAATCCATCCAATCTAAAAGAATGGAGCACAATAGTGATAGATGGAGATGGCGACATCAAAGTCGATATAGTTAGATATGATTTTGATAAGTACGTCGATCAAAGCAAAGCTTACATTGTTAAAGGAATAACAGGAGTCACAAATTTATTGGGCACAACGCCTATTCGTATTGAAGAACCTATCAGACTTATTATAACTCTGTCGCGTCCTCTTAGAACAGACACAGTAGAACTTAGAAACATCACGCTTGAGTACGTGCCAAAAGAGGCTGTAGTTTCGTGTATTCACGATGTCCAAATGGAAGCTCTACACGACGATGCTTTCAGAAATAGTTTGTTTGAAGTAGATGGAAGCCCTTCCCAGAAACTAAAGAATTATGTAGACGAACTTAATACATTTGTGCCTATTATGTGGGGCAAATGGAAATGGGACGAAAGTTACTGGGATGTTGTAGGTAAAAACCTCATGGGTCTTCATGTGTTGCCTAACAAGTGGGATCCGCGGCTAGGAGAAATAGCAAACGCATATCTCCAAACAGGTATCGGTGATGGGTATGATTGCAAGATCAAATTTGAAGACGTCTCGTGGTCTCCATTAATCCATTCAGGATTTTATTATCTTTCGGTAAAAGAAACACATACTGCCGATGGAACGAATATAATATATACTAGATACAAAAATCCTCAGTTTGTGACAATAACTGGAACTGACCCAAGCGGTAACAAAATAAGTCCTACTGTTATCGGTGTCAAAAAGAACAGAATTCAAACATCACCAGTCGCTGCAGGGTCTATGCTAATTGTAAGCTTTTGTGCTGAACACTATGTTTACGCAAAGAGTGCTATAGAAAACTTCATCGGCCCCACCTCAGAGGTGACACTCGAGAACTTTCCAATGCAAGGAGCTCCTATAATTGTTAATGCAACACGCGATAGCGAACAAATAACACTTTCACAGGTGAGTTTCGTTGTAGGTGGAGAGCCTTCTATTGTAAATGTAGAGGAGATATACGGGAACGGAACAAACCAGATTGCTCTAAATTATGCTGACCCTATCGGGGTTGTTGTTAGCGGGTGCGAAGTGTTAGCTACGGATGAGAACATCATTATGCTAGATCGTACGATAGAGTCGGACGAATTGCTTTCGGTGTTGTATCGCCAACAAGATTCGTTTGTTTTAACTGTAGAAGACGGAACAGCCAAGTTGATTTTCTCTGATGAATATGCTGATATAGAAGTTGTCTTAGAGTCACAAGATCAAACGGCCTATCGTGAATATGATTTGCTGAGTTTCGATCCTATGTTTTCTCATATCACAGACGGATTTGTGTACATTACTGGAGCTGTTCCTGAGTTGAATGATTTTGATATCAAGGTTCATCCTGACGTAATTTGTGCAGATGCCGTGGATTCATGTACTATAATAGTAGATTGCATAGACAGATATGGTAATCCTGTTTTAAATGTCGAACCCAACTATTCCGTAGAAATGACCAGGGATGATACAGGATCTGTTGTTGCAGTAAACGGAACCCTTGAATTAGTTGGGACTTTCTATAACCGAAAAGTTTATAGATATATTGCTCCTGATAGCGACGACATGCCGTTAGACGTGAATGACAATATTATTCCTTGTTCGACCAAGATAACTTTCACTAGCGGAATCGCCAGTGAAATAGCAGAGATTAAAGTGAGGTAAAACAGATGCATAGATTCAAAGATAACATAGACGACGCAAACACAGAACCCTCAGTAAGAGTTGGAGCTGTTTTACCAGACAACACAGTTAATCTTGCGTATGTAAATAGCCCAGAACTCATTTCTGAAGATGTGGTAGAACTGTACGACTACAGCAATAATATTCCTGAAAATACTACTGTTGTAGAAGAGTTTGAAAAAACATTTTGGGCTGGAAGTGGAAGACTTGTAAAAGATAGCTCTGGAACTTCCTATGTACCAATAGATAACGTTCTTTTTACCAACTATTATAAGGAACTATCTGACGGAAAACTAATACCGATGTATTATCACTACGTCACAAGATTTAAGCATTATGAAAAAAATCCTCCTCTGACGACAGATGGAGCTCCAAATGATCTTCAGAGAATTTATCTTGGTCACAATATTAGATTGCATGATAACGATACTCCGCCAGAAGGCAACTATATCGTATGTCTAGAATCTATCGGCTCTGAAGAAATCTATAAAGTGCACATCTATTCTGACTTTACTTCTTCTGTGGACAAATACTATGTTGTCGAATATTCCAAGTGGAACGCAACTAATCAGATTGCCGAGCACGGTTTTGAAGAAATTTATAACTCGGAGCCCTTATTTGTTAAGGCCGAAAAAAACGAAGTGTTGGCTGCAGAAGATGGCTCAAACATATTTGCTCTTGAAAAAGTCGTTACCGATGAAGGGTACAAAGTCTATACTGCTGAAGATATAGATATGCTGATTCGTAATGAGGTCTTATTTAGGTGGAGGCTCAGAGAAGGAAACGACAAGAGGTCAACCTGGAAAAGTGAATATCTACTTAGTCTAGGCTCTTTATACGAAGAAGATTTTACATTTGGCGGTAAAACTGTTTACACAGAAGAAGACGGTGTGGCCAAAAAAACATTAAGTGAAAATATTGCAGATGAAATTGCAGGAGCAGTCCCGAGCTATTCTGTGGAATACGAGATATGGGATCCTGATTCGTCTTCGTGGGTTCAAGATTCTAGCAATACAGTTTACTTTGAGTTCAATGGAAATCAATTGCTTGCTTGGACTATGAACGATACTGGCGGAAAAATAGACCAGCCAGGAAATATAGACAAAGCATATGAACAAGTTCCAGTAGACATAACAATTGAAAGATGGCTAGATCCTCCTGACGTGACAGTTATCCCTGTTGTTAAAACTAATGTATCGAAAACTTCAGTTGGGGCTACTGCTACATCTAATCTCAATAGTAGTCAATACCCTTACTCTACAAGTCCAGCGTGTGCTATAGACGGTAGAAGCCCAGGCGACCGCTGGTGGGGGCAGGATTACGTGGGTGCTTTTTATGTCAGAAGTGATGAGGATACCAGCCCTCCAACTGCTGCTGTAACTGTTACTGTTAACTTACAACGATCAACCGATCTTCACAAGATTCAAGTGGTTATGGGTCTTAGAGGCAACCTTGCCCAGGTACGAGCTAGGCAATCTAATGGAACATTGGTCACCCTTACTTTAAACGAGACTGAGACAGTGTTCTATGGATACGGCAGATACTACACTGCAGAAAATACAAGCGGTCTTGTTTCAGATGTAACACAACTACTTATCACGATTACTCCTAGTGTTTGGTATACAAGAAGTTACGTGTATAAAAGAAAATTGTGGAAGAAATATTACAGGGATCTTTACCAATCGGGGTTCGAACTGTTCGAGGTAAATGCATATAATTATTACGATCCACCAGATATAGAACACAACTGTGATACCAAGATCAGTTTAGGGTTCTCGGTAAGCAAAGCTTCTCCTTATAAGATTGATCTTTACCAGTTGTTACTTGAGAACGACATGATTCCAGAAGAGTATACTAAGGATAATCTAAAGTATAGAATTACTTTGGGAGATACAACTGCTACTACTCCAATACCAGCAAACCCTTATGCATCTCTTTCTGCGATCAAAAAAAGCTCGGGCAATCTATGGAATTGGAGATATCCCCTTGGAAGATTACCAGATGACCAAGATGGGATCTACTTTACTTATCCAGACATAACCGACTATAGCATAGTAATGTCTATAAACAGCGAAGCAGAAGAGGCATATTACTCTAGAATGTTTAGTGCCAAGAACGACGAGAGCGGTAAGATCTTTATGTTCCCCTTTGAGAGCATGGATAAAGACGAAATGTGGCTCCCGAAAGTTAATAACGGGCGGATGACTAGAGAGAAAAAAGATGCAACCCAGGATTTGTTCTTGGATTATCACTTACCCGAATATGCTAGCCAGGCTTTTCATCCAGAGGTTCCTTACAGCTACGTTGTAAAGGAACAGGCAGAAATATATGATGCTGTTACTATTACAGTTAAGCATACTCCACTACACGTAGTGTGTGATGAAGACGGTAATCCGACTAATATTAAGGTGTACTTGGATATCGAAGATGTTATAACTGAGATTCCTATTATAAATTGGAACATGTATACTGGAGAAATAAGACTTGATCGACAGCTCTCGTATACAGATAAAATTTATGTTGATTACTATTTCCACCAAAAGCACCTTGTCTACAAAGGGTATGGAGATGTCAATACTTCTAAGTTCTATTACTTAGATTTAAATCCAATGCCTGGGCATGTATACACCAATGACGCTGGGGAGTTAGCTCCTAGTTTGGAGTTGCTTAATAAATCGATATACTTCTATCTTGTTCCTACGTATATTTATAATCGAAATACAGGTGAAACTACAGACCCTGTTGTGTTTTCTTTGCGTCATAAGATAATTGATAAAACAAAGACAGAATCAGAGGCTGTAGCAGAAATTATTGACAGTCTTACTTACGAGCCAACAACTCCATCAGATACCACACCTGTTGAAGAATATGCTGGAGGAGTAATCGTCATTGCTAAAGTGCATCTTAAACGGCCCGCGGTACCCTCTATGGTTCAATCAACCGATGCTAGAAGACGCGGGGGCGGGTTTAAAGATAAGCTTTCTCCCGAAGCAGTCAAGGCAGTCAAAGATCCAGAATCCTCATACATTTGGGATGTAGGATCATGGGATGGACTGCCTTATCCAAGCAACGGAGTTATCGAAATAACATTGCCTCAGTCGTTGCTCAAAAAGCACGGAGGTAAGTTTACCGAAGAAGATATTCTTGAAATTATTAATCAGCACGTTGCCTACGGCATTTATGTGTTTGTTCAATATGACCCTAACAAATAGGAGGCTTAACTCATGGCCGAACTTGGAAATCTCCAGAACCAATTAAGCGTTCTGGCTCAGAGAAACAAGATAACAATATCGAATCTACAAGCCACAAACATGGGAGATGGGCAGAATGTAGGATTGTCCTGGTCTGTTCCTGACGTGTCGGCTGTAAAATATTTCATAGTTGAGCTGTGGGATATCAACACTAAATCATGGAAGCCATATGACGGCTTCCATGGTATTTTATCATCTAAGGATAACACCAAAGATATTGGGCCGCCCCAGAAGGTAATTTTTGAAACAGATTATCTTGACAGAACACTTTCTTTGCGCGTTAAGTCCATTAGTAAGACAGAGGGCATTGAAAGTGAATGGTCTCTTACTTCGTGTGACGTAAAAATTACTGGATCGGAATATGCTGAAACCAATCAGTTCTTTGTCAAGGACGGTTTAGTTGTAGAAAAAGGACAAGGTGCCAACGTTACAGTTCAGCCTGGAACTGCGTATCTTGGAGGCAAACGAATTCTTATTGCCAAAGAGGTAGGTCTTCGTTTGCCAGATACTACCAACGTTACTTATGCTGTCTATGTTAACCCAGATGGCGTAATAGGTTACTGTACTTGGGATACGAATTTGTATGCGGCCAACGCCATAAGGCTTGCCAAAATTGTTATTGATCTAAACGGAGATATAACAGTTGTCGATACAAGATTTCTATGGGCTCCGCTAGACTTGTTTGTAAGTTATGATCAAAGTGTTGAAATTTTGCAGTATGCTATTGCATGGACTCCGTATAAAGAGATCAACCTCAAACAATGGAGAATCTACCGAGCTGCTGGTTCTCCTTTAATTGAGCCACCAGTAGAAGATTTTAAACCCATCGGTAACGTTGAAAGAGATTCTTCTGAGTACGTCGATACGGCAGTAATAGCTGGCCAAACGTACTACTATAGAGTTATAGCCGTCGATTGGGGTAGCAACGAGTCTTCTTTTGGCCCAACAACTAGGCTTGACGTTCCAGCTGATGATTATACAATTCCTGCAATTCCGACAGGTCTTACAGGAGCGGGTGGCGGAGCAGGATCAGATTTCTATATTGATTTGTCATGGTCACCAAACACAGAACAAAACTTTGGCGGGTATCGGCTATGGTACAAAACAGCGCTAATGGACAATTGGCAGCTGCTGTCTTTCGTGCCAAAGGGATTTAACACATATCGTCATCGCAACTTACATAACGGGGCGACAGTCCAATACTGTATTAGTGCTGAGAACAAACTTAAAGCGCAATCTCCAAGAAGTGACTCAATCACAGTTTCTGCTGGAGACTTAACAATTCCTTCTTCTCCCGAGTGGGCATTTGTCAATCCCATAACCACCGACTTCCTTGGTTATGGAGATCACGGTACACAAACATGTTGGATTAAAATTAAATGGGATCAGGTTACTACCAATACTGACGGATCGACAATTTTAGATCTAGATCATTACAGGATCTATGACAATTCAACTGACCCTGCTACTTTGTTGGCTGTAGTACAAGCTAACCAAATCAGGGAGTGGACAGGAAACACATTCTTAGCAGGATCACTTTACAGATTTGTTGTGACGGCAGTAGACAGATCTTTAAATGAATCATCTTATTCTAGCGAGATAAACATTGTCGCAGGAGGAGATATCCCAAAGTCTCCCACAAACATCGTAGTCATGCCAAATGGAAGTAATGAAGTAAATATAACTTTCGATAAGGTAACTCAATATACAGATGATTCCGAAATATCACTACCTGGCGGACTTACTGGATACGTTGTCTATAGAGGCTTGGATGCTTTTACGCTTTTCGAGATTGGTAAAGTTCCAGTTCAAAACCCACAATCTGATACTTATACTTACCAAGACAGATCTGTTTCTGCAAATGTAACATATTACTATGCAGTTGTTGCTTATCGTAACAATGCAATATCAGATATGTCTGCAGTTGTTTCAGTAGAAGCAGGAGATTCTGTTCCTCCTAACGTTCCAACTTGGCTAAGCCTTACAGCCAGAATCAACGAAGATTCTTCTATTGACAATATCTTATCTTGGACTACTGACCAAGAGTCTGATCTGAAAGGGACTTGGATATATGTCATGAGATCTGACATAGGATCCTATGAGCCACTGCAGTTTGTGCCTAAACGGGAAGATGGAGAATATAAATATATCCATGCAAGAGTGCTTGGCCAGATTGCCTACACCTATCAGCTCAGAGCTGAAGACGAGTCAGGCAACTTATCCAATGTAACAATTAGATCTATCAGTAGCGATATCGCGTTTAAACCAAGCCCTCCACTAGTGACAGCAGAAGGGCTATTTAATGGTACTTCTGGTGTTGTACTCGAGTGGAGTGAAGTAACTACTAACGATGAAGCTACGCCGACGCCTGTCGTTGCACTTAAAGGTTATAGAATCTATAGATCGTCTCAAGGTCTTCCGTTCAAAATGATTGCCGACATTCCTTCTGGGTCTGCAACATATGAGTACCCAGATATGGAACTCGTTAATGGTAGAGAATACCTATACAGGATAATTGCGTATAACGGAGTCGGAGCAGAGAGCTATCCGTGTGAAGTTGGGCCAGTAACAGCTGGAGATACAACTCAGCCACCTCAACCATCTGTAATTCTAACTCCTTATTTTTCTCCCACAAGTACTGAGATTGCAACTATAGGATTTGATATTTCTTGTACGCAAGAGGTAGGACATTATAATGTATATCTGTCAAACGACGGAATACGATGGGCAGCTCCTCAAGCTGTTCCTTACGAAGCAGGAGGCTCATATTATTCGTTTACAGTACCCTATGGATCATACGTGTATTATAGGATATCCGCGGTATCAATTCCTGGCACAGAAAGCACATATGTAGAAGATGTTTTCCAGGCTACATACAATATAGCTCCAAGCGACATTGATCAATATGATATCTCTATTAGATATGAACCAAAAGGAAATAACTTCTTTGATGCTATAATCTCATGGCAATATTACCCTGTAGGCAATGAGCTAGATTACTTTGATAGCTACAATGTGTTATACGGTGGCGCAGCAACCCCTGTTGTACTTACTGCGATAAGGGACAAAAATACTAAGACTTTTAGGGTATCAGGACTTGAAGGTGGAGTAATTCATGACTTTGCGGTTGTTGTGGAAAATAAATACCACATATGGTCTACTCCATACTGGGTTTCTGGTGCTCCAGACGACGATACTATTCCAAATGCTCCATCAGAAATAAGAGTTAACTCTAAGGTACTTGCAATCGGAGTGGAGTGGGAGCCTGTAACCACAAATACAGATGAGTCTACTTGTATTGATTTGTCGTATTATGCTCTTGATATTGCCGACAATCCTGAATTTAATCCTATATCAAGAACAGTTAATATCCCTTCTGTTATTACTAATTACCTATACGACACGTCTGATCATAATCTGTGGTATTTCAGAGTCAGAGCTGTAGACAGTTTTGGCAACCATTCAGCAATGGTGATTAGCGATGGTATAAGATCTATCGACATCACTGACTTTGTTGGCGGAGGAATAGTTCCAGGAGAAGTAACAATTGATTTGCCTCTAGATACAGGTGTCATATGGCAAACAGATAATGCAGTAACTCCCAACATTCTGTACGGAGATGAACCAGACGTCTGGATCAAGCTTAGATGGTTACAGGTTGACTATGCCGATCATTACAAAATCTACATGAGCGAAGACAACCAGGTTTACTACCAAGTAGGAACAGTAAGAGATCCTGGGACAACCATTACTCCTATTTACGTTGATTTCGTAGCTCATAATTTATTTCCGAACACCATCTATTATTTTAAAGTAACAGCGTCAAACAAGTTCAACGATGAAGGCCCATTTAGCGGAGTTGCATCTGGATTGTCTTCCAGTGTCGTACGTCCAATAGATGCTCCAACTAACTTCGGAGTGAACATCGGTAAAAACCTTATTGCCTTGCATTGGGACGTTCCTATTTCGATGAGTAAGGTTGTTGGAAATGTTTTAGAGAGAAGATCAACAACCGACCCTCATGATGCACAGAACAGAACATGGACAAACTGGGAAGTCATATACGTCGGAAGAGGATCATACCATATTGATACTCCTCTAGAGTACACTAGGTTCTACCAATATAGAGTGGCTACCGCAGACTCTGCTGGCAATGTTTCTAACTATTCTCCGTCTGATTATGAGTCTCGCGACTATGTCCCTGGCCAAGTCGGAAACGAAGACATAGCAGTAGACGCCATCCACGGCAATCAAATTTATGCTAATACTATCAATGCTATCAATATTGCAGCCGAAGCAATTGAAGCAAGGCATATTAAATCTGAAATTATAACTTCAGAAAAGATTGCAGCCAAAGCGATCAGAGCCCAAAATCTTGATTTGACAATGGGTGGTTACAACTACATCCTTAACTCTGCCTTTGGTATGCAAGATTTTAGCGGTAACCTAGGACTTAACTGGAACATCAGCGGTAGCGTTGCTTCAATCGAAGAAGATGCAGTGTTGCCAGAGAGTATGCCGTATTGTTTAAGACTATATAAACAGTACGAGATCAGTGGCCCGATATCGGTAACACAAAATATTCCCACTGTGGGCATGGATGGAAAGGTTGTTACTCTGTCTTATGACAGATGGACACAAAACATAACAGGAACACAAGCAAGGATTCGTCTTGTTGTGAACACCGCTACTGGATATGTTAACTTAGCAGATGAGCCTATAATGGGAACCACTGACGGATGGGTAAGATCTACTCACACTGTTACAATGCCTTCTGGTATCATCTCGATTGCTCTTGAAATTACCATGTATGGTACAAGCACAGGGACTTTGAAGATAACAAAGGTACAGCTTGAAGACGGAGACCTTGCGACTCAATGGAATCCAAATGGAGATGAAGTATATGGAGCCAACGGCAAGGTTCAAATCAACAGCGCAGGAATTAAAGTTCTTGGTGGTGCTATTGATGTTGAATCTGCATATGGCAAAGTAAAGATTACCTCTCAAGGAATTACAGCTATCAAAACAACTGACGCATATGGAGATCCTTTAAAATTCGCTAAACTAGACGGAGACGGTCTCACCATTATGGGTGGAGCTTTCTCGATTAGTACTGCTTGGCAACAAGGCACCACTCCTGTTACGATGGCGAGAGTTGAGATTGACGAGCACGGCATCAAGGCTTATAACAACAGCAGTCAGACATTAGACATTGGAAGCGACGGGCAAGTAAGGATCTGGAACGGAGAACTTAGTCTTCTTCCTTTGGCTCCTAATACTGGAAAGCTCATCATTAACAGCGATGGTCTTACTGGATACAAAAACGATATCACCAAGACAGTAAGAATAGACTCAGCAACAGGCAAGTTTTCGCTATACGGTGGAGAGTTTGAAATTAAAACTGCTGCCGAGAGTTCCATCAACCAAGGCCTTGTTTTAAACCAAAACGGCTTGAGTGCATATAGAGCGGATAGCTCTAGATTTTTCAACTTAGACATTCCGAATAATAAACTATTTTTATACGGCGGGGGTTTTGATATTTCAACTGCTCCCGAAGGTCAGCTTGGAAACAAAGTAAGTATCGACGGCTCAGGAATCAGTATTCTCAACGAGATCGGCGAAAAAATAATTCAAATGTCTGGCACTGATATTCCTGGTGAGGGAGTAAAAATGCTCATCAGCGGAAGTTTCAAGATCAGATCTGCTTCGCTCGATAGCAGTGTTATTATAGACGAAAACGGAATCCTAGGAACATTTGCCGACTCTAGCTTTGAGCTAACAAAAGGCCACGACAGCGTTTCTCCAGGACTACATATTAGAAATGGAAACATTAACTGTGGAGACGTACACATTGGGGCCGAAGGGATAACAGTCAGCGGTACTGCAGGTATTTCTATTAAGTCAAATGATGCTACGCCGTTAACGTTTGTCAAGATGGATCATGAAGGGATTAAGATTCTAGAAGATGGCGGCATCAAGATCATTGGAACCATGAACCCTGATAGCGACGGAGGAAGTATTTCGTTTTATCCAGAGGGTATGCTCCCAGGAGTTCAGCCGACAGTTGCTATCTCTGGCAAATATGGAATACATGCCAATGCAATCACAACAGGGGTTCTTACGATTGATGGAACTTCTGGGGATATCAGACCTAGAATTGAAGTAAGAGACAACAATATCCTGAAAGTCGAAATAAACAAGCTAGGCATTCATGTCTTCGATGGATCTCTAAGTATTACAGGCCCAGACGGCAACATTTATATGGAAAATGGCCAAATTGTAGCAACAGGACTTCGAATAGGTCTTGGTGGATCTAACCTAATCAGGAACGGTAGAGGAGGAAAACTCAATACTATTCCTTGGGAAGGAACGGCACAAATCACAACGGGTCTTGATGTTATAATCCCTGGTTCAAGTCCAGAGCTTAAAGCAGGGGTTTCTGGTAGAACAGCGTTTCAATTTAATGGAGACACTGGAGACGATTTCTACCAAACTGTAGATGACGTTGCTGTTGGCAATAAGTATATCTTTACTTGCTGGGTTTACTTAATAAGTGGAGCATTAAATATAACTATAGAGCGACCGACTGGAGCTACACCTGCAACTACTCCTGATGATAATACTATTGTAGCAACTGTATACGATCCAGGTATCAACCAACAATATGGTTACTCAGCTTACAAATATGTTCTGCTAAGGCTTCCTGTAATGCAGGAGCATGATATTCCTCCTGTTGTTAGATTTACAGCAATACAAGATGGGACATACGCATTTATCACTGACATTATGCTAAGCATCGGAGACGTACCTCACGGTTTTGTAAATCACTCAAACGAAATTGATTCTTGTGATAGTAATGTAGTAATAGATGATACAGGGATCAAAGTAACCAATGGTAAGTTTTCAATGCAAACAGTTTTAGGTTCAGGTGAAGAATACGGTCTTGTTCTGGACGGACTCGGTCTTAGTCTTACCAAGGGATTTCATCAGATATTTGCTTTAAACGAAAACGGGTTCGGATTAAATCTTCCAAGCAAAAGCGTTGTTATCAATGACACATACGGCATTAAAGTAGCATCTTCAACCGATGTTAACAAATACGTAACACTGGATGAAAACGGACTGAGTGTGCATGGTGGATTCTTAAACATCGTATCTGAAGACGGCAGCCTTAAGATCAATCCTAATTCGATAACAGTATCGCATGGGCTAACAGAAAAAGTAAGACTTGATACTAATGGCCTTACGATTAACGATGGAGCTTTTAATCTTTCGTCATCTGCAGAAAATGCCGCCTTGCAGATTACCAATGACAGAATAACTGTTAAAAACTCATCTGGTAAAGAAATAGTAAATATCGGCAATACCGAGGGTAAACCTGGTGCAGGCTTGATGACTCAGGGGATTTTGGTCAACGGTGCAGGATTTAAGTTAACCAATACCGATGGCGGTGGTACTGTATCTATTTCAGATCAAGAGATTAGAATCAACCATCCTGCGAATGGAACCTGTTCTGTATTAACAGCAAGCGGTCTTGAGGTTCATAACTCTACGACTGGTGCGCATATTTCTAACTACGCCAAGAATGTCGTCGTAGGAGGCCCTGTTTATTCAGGTACTACAGTAACCCTTGGGGCGTTGGCTAACCCTAAAGTTATTATTGTTCCTGCGCTTTTCCAAACTTATCATGCAGAAAGCGCTTATCGTGATTGTCATCAATATGCTAAGTTTCATGTAGTTACAGGAAGAGATGCCCAGAACAACTTCAAATTTACTCCTTATGTTACATATCCAATATATTCTACCTCACAAACAGAAAGCGCTATTAGTTGGACTTCGAAAAGAATGAATGTTGACATTTTGGCAGGCCAGCATTCATCTGGATCGACGATATATGATACAGCTACGCAGCTTGGAGTTTATTGTGAATGGCACGGACGTCACCGAGGGCACCACTATGTTCGTTTCTATGTAAGGATATATTGGAATGACATATTGGTAAATGAATGGTATAAAAGTACTTATTATAGCAGTACTAGTACTGCCTGGTTCTGGAGTGACGTTCATCCTCCCGGAAAAATGAGATTCGATATCTATGTTACAACAAACCAGAAAGACTGCCGGATGTATCATCGTGGAGTTCTTTATTATGCAGACCTTGAAGTAAATCCCTCTGGGATACACCCTCAAGTAAATTATCTTGTTATCGATGGCTAAGGAGAAGTTAACATGTCTATGTATGTTGTGGTTCAAGACAACAAAATAATTAAGGCTTTTGATGGTAATACTCATACACTTTCTGAAATTGAAAGTCAATATCCAGGGTTGGAAATCAAAAAAAGTAGCCTCGTCGTGCCACCAGACGAGGCTCCAACCCTTCTCCGTCTTTTTAAGAAAAGAGTTGTCTCTAAAGTTTCTGCGGTCATTGACATTGATAAAAATGAAGTCTTTGCCGATGGAAACAGTGAGGTTTTAGTGACGGTCACCTTATTTGGTTTGCAACCAGAAGAGAGGATTAAAACAGTAGTTGTAGACATCGATGGAGCGGAAATCATTACTGATATTGACCAAAACAACAAAGGACAATTAATTTTTGCCACCAAAATAAAAGGATTGCATATAATAACTGTAGAAGATGATAATGTCCATTGTTGTCCAAAGGCGGTTATTGCAAAATGAGTATCAAGAAAAAAGCAATTAAAGTTGGTAATAAGTTTATTCTAGATGCGGCTTCGGAAAGCTTTGAAGACCTTGTAGTCAAAGCTATTAATAATATTGAGGCTCATCTTAAATTACCACTAACTAATTTTAGCGATGCATTTAAAAATAGGAGGAATTAATCAATGGCTGGAAGTTTAACAAACTATGGCGAGAAACTTGCAATGAATATCTTATTTAGAAAGGGAATGGCCGCACCTGGCGGATCGCCAACATCTGCTCCAGACGGAGCATCTGGTCTTTACATAGGTCTTGCAAAAGGAACTATTACAGAGACCAATATTTTAACGACACAGGTTACTGAAGTTACAGACGCAAACTACCACAGACAGCACTTTACCTTTACAGAACCCGTTGAAGATGTAACTGGATATGCTGTTGTCAAGAATGCTGCGGATATTCAGTTTGGCCCATGGGCTGCTGGAGAAGGCACTGCAATCACTTATTGTTTCATTACTGATGCTCAAAACGGTTCAGGGAACATTCTTGCTTATATGTCTTTAGATGCATCAAAAACACCTGCTTCTGGAGATATGTTAGTATTCTATGCTGATGGTCTTGCATTCTCGATTGACTAATAGATTGGGGGAAGAACTATGCGTTACAAAAGAATAAGCCCTATAATGACAAGTAACACAACTCCAGAACCATACGTTGTGGCGCGTAGTTCTGCCTATGCAGCAGACCATGAAGCATGGTGCGCGTTTAACTATGCAATTGACGGGGTTGATGCTAATTCTAGATGGGCAACTATTTCTAATCAAGCAACTCCTAGTTGGTTGTCTGTTGATTTGTCAACGCCACAGCTGGTTAACGCTTATAAAGTAGTTGCTCGAAGTAGCGTTTGGGAAGCATCTACAGGTCTTGCTCAAAGTCCAAAAACATGGACATTCGAGGGAAGTCATGATAATATTTCATGGGATGTACTTGACACACAAACAGTTGTATGGAGTCATGGTAACGAACCAAAAGTTTTTTCAATCCCCAACGAAACGGCTTACAGATATTATAGGATATATATAACTGCAAACCAGGGCGGGGTAGCAAACACTGGACTTGACGAATTTAGCCTTTGGCAGGCAATCCCTGGAGATAGTATTTATTATGTAAGTCAACAGAATGGAGACGACAACAACGACGGGCTAAGCCCTACAACAGCATGGGCTACAATTTCTAAAGCAGCCAATGAGGTCTTGAGCACATTAGACGGAGATACTTATGTTTATATAGGCCCAGGAACATATAGAGAATATGTCTCATTTGTTAATGGTGGAACTGATAGTGAGCACAGAATTATATTTGCTGGAGACCCTAATTGTTTATATTTAACAAACGACCATCCTGGAATTGTAAGGATAACTGGTTGCGATGTTAATGAAGTACCAAACACAGCTGCAACTCCGTTAATAAAATGGTTTGGTGCATACGTGGAGCTTTGGGATGTTTGGGTTGATGGTGGAGTCTATAACCAATATTTACTTTATGGAACTGTACAGTATGGCGGCAATGGACAAATATGCAGAAGAGTTAGAGCCAATGGATATAATGGATTTGGTTATCTTATTTGCTATGATTGTTTCGCAGGCGGGTATATGGGATATTCATACTGCGAATGTTACAACTGCACAGGAATGGGTGGAGCCAATACTAATGCTGGAGTATTTCACGGCAGTAGAAGTTTTAACTGCCTAGCAATGGGCGGATACTATGGCTACTACGGAGGATGGAGCTATAACTCTATTTCTATGTATAATGTCTATGGTTACTATGGAGGCTACAGTAACAATTGTGCAACGTTTTGGACTACTGGAGCTGCATACAACACAGGAACACATCTTAATATTAAGTCGTACCAGTCTAGCTCTACTTCTAATATTGCACCGCTTTTATTAGACATCAATATAGACATATTAATGAGGAAAGGCATTGCAGACGGCGGTCTAGCTTTTATCCCTGCAACCAGAGTAATGACATCGAACTCAGCTCCTGCTCCTTATGTTGTTTCGCGGAGCTCTGTGTATAATTCTACCTACGAAGGCTGGAAAGCATTTAATCAAACTAACACTGATAACACTGATTGCTGGGCTACAGTCAACGGAACAACTACTGGTTGGTTAGCATATGATACTGGCAGAAATACCAGGGTAGATTATTACAGGTTAGCTAGCAGAAACCACACCGATGGCATTACATCATCACCTAGAGATTGGACATTTGAAGGAAGCAATAATAACGTTGACTGGGAAGTTATTGATACGCAAACAGAACAAACATTTGACAACGCCGAAGAAAAAACATATTATTTGTCTAGCCCTGTCTGGTATCGTTATTTTAGGATTAACGTTACAGCAAACAATGGACATTCATACCTGTGTATTGCAGAGTTTAGTTTCGGCGAAACCATGAGACTAGCCTTACCAAAAGATATTGTGGGTAATGAGCGAGTTGGAGGAAATGGTGTTGTTGATCTGGGTCCTTTTGAAACTCCTGACTATTCTGTTGATTGGGAAAATTATTTTGAAAAACCCCCTGCGTTAAAATTACAAGGAGTTGGCCAGATAGTATTTAAGTTTCCAGTTGAAGCAAACCGAGACGTTATAAAACTAGTAAGAGTAAAGCACATCAATACTGCCGTGGACAAAAAGCCTCAATTGGTTTGCAGAGGATTGGGCATGGAATTTTCTTCAACTGCAACTGCCGAAAGTGACACTTGGGAACAGCTTACTGTTTATTTTACTCCTACCAAAACAGGTATTATGGAGTTTGTGCTTACGACGAACGATACAGAAGCTACTTCGTATTCTTTATTTTCAGATATAATCTAAGGGGAGAGTTGCTATGCCGCAGATAAATCCAATAATGGTTGCAAACGATGCGCCCGTTCCACATTTCGTAGTATACAGTTCTGTTAATCCTAGTTATGTTGTCGCCAGAGCACCATGGCGTGTATTTGATGGTATTCTAGGAGATTATTGGCAATCTGCTAATGAAGGTGGAAAATCGTGGTTAGGTATATACTTAGGAAAAGCAGAAATATGTGACCGTTACACTGTCATGTGTGACAGTCTTTCTCATGCGCCAACAAGCTGGAGCTTTGAAGGAAGTAGAGATGGACAAAACTGGGAAGTTATAGATACACAATCAAATGTAAGTTGGTCTGCTGTAGGAGAATTAAAGCAATTCCCTGTTAGTAATACAAAACCCTATCTGTACTATAGAATAAATGTCATGTCTGTAGTTGGGAATGCTCACGTAAGTATTAGACAATTTTATCTGTATAGAGATGCAGACATATTTACAGAATACGGCACAGCAACATCTTATTATGTTGATCAACAAAACGGAAATGACAACAATGATGGTCTTACTCCAAGCACAGCATGGGCCACATTAAATAAAGCTGTCATAACCGTTAAACCAAAATTAAACGATACAGTATTCGTATATATAGCCCCAGGTATTTACAGAGAATCGCTTTCGTTTACTGGCTCGGAGTTGCCAGATGACAAAGTTGTATTCTATGGAGATTCGGAATGTCTCTATTTTACTGATGGACGCCCAGGAGCTGTTATAATAAGCGGATATAATGCAGATGAACAAACTCCGATAGGGATTACTTTTGTGTCTTATGGATCGGTTATTTTGAAAAATATTGAAATACATAGCCCATATGAAGGAGTGGTCGGCCCTTACTTAGAAAATTGTAAAATATGGGCAGGATTAAATGGAATTATCGGCTCTCCATATATAAAAAATTGTGAAGTATATGCAGGCAATTGTGGGCTAATAGGTGTTCCAGCAGCAACAAACTTAGCTTATAATTGCATTGTGTTTGGGAGAATAGGTTTTCAATATGCAACGTGCTATCATTGTTATAGTATGGCTAATAACATAGCATTCAGTAGTTGCAGTTCATATAATTGTGCAGCCCAATACTCTATGACTGGATTTAGTTCTGGCTCTTGTTATAACTGCATAGCCTCAAATTGTCAAAACGGGTTTACTTCTACTGCTGGTAGCAACAGAAAAAGTATCGGTTGTTCTGCCAATACAGGAGACTCAGCAGGAAGTGCTTTCTATTTCTTGCCAGAAATAAAGACACTAGTCAATAATGGGCTTTTAAATAAAGGAGTCCCAGTTATTAATAACCCAACAGATATTATTGGATTAGAAAGAAATACTGGCAACGGCTTACCAGACATAGGCCCAATAGAAAATTGCGATTATTCTTTAAATTATGATGACTTCTATATATCAGCACCTTCTGTTCAAATAAACAGAAGCGGGCAGTTAAGTTTTACATTTAGGGTTAACGAAGAAAGTACTGTCATTAAACAGATCACAGTCAAACATTTTAATACCGCAAACGATTTAAAACCGCAGGTTATTATAAGAGGATTAGGTATAGAACTAATCAAAACCGCCAGTTGTGAAAGTAACGAGTGGGAACAATTGACAGTAAGTTTTATATCGCCAGCTAACGGTGTTATGGAAATGATACTATCCGCTCGTGATCCAAATCCAAATGCGTATTGCTTATTTAGCAACATATTATAGGAGAAATTACAATGGATTTGCTAAACATTAGAATGACCAGCAATACTACTCCTGCACCATTCGTTGTGTCTTCAAGCCATGCAAATGGATGGAGAGTATTTGATGGAACTACAAGTACTTACATTAATTCTACTACTGAGCCTGCTCCGTGGGTGATATTATATTTAGGCGAATTATACGATATTAATCGTTGGGGATGTTTTTGTGCAGGGCGAAGTGGAAGTACGTATTATTCCGTAAATGCCTATCTAGATGTAAGTACAGATGGTACAAATTGGACAAACGTAGGCACTGTCGTATCAAATCGCACGTGGGCATATGCGAACATAGATATTGTTTCTTGTAGCTGGATTCGAGTGCGGGTTCCAAGTGGAGCAAGCGGCAGGTATTTGTGGGAAGTACAATTATATGGATTACCAAGGAACGTCATTCCAATGCCTGAAGATATCATTGGCAACTTCGAGACTTACTATGTAAGTCAGCAGAATGGCAATGATAATAATGACGGGGTTACTCCTGAAACACCCTGGTCAACTTTGGACAAAGCTATGCAAAATGCCAAGGCTAATACGACCACAGACACTCAGATTTTCATTGGGCCTGGGACATATTCTTTAGATGATTCCACAAGCAATATCGCTTACCCAGGACTAGACAGTCAGCATCGTATTATTTACGCTGGGGATCAAGATTGTTTACATTTAGTTAATGATAGTCCTGGTAATGTTGTTATAACTAGATCAGACGCACAAAGATTTCGTGCTATTTTTGATATGTATAATAGACCTTTCGTCGAGCTTAGAAACGTAGACATTGCTTGCTCTAATTTCACTTCAGTAGCGATTTATGGAGAAAATGTTGGCAATCAAATTGCAAGAGACGTTAAAATTTTTGCATCACATCCTGAAACAATCGGATGTTATAATATTGATGCATACAATACAACAGCTATGTGCAACTATATGGGTTTTGGCAAGGTAAATGCTTTCAACTGTATTGCTATTGGTAGCACAAATAGCGGCTATTATAGCTGTAAATCATATAATAGTCTTGCCTTTATGTGTAGCCTTGGATATTCCAATAGTGAAGTATATAACAGTGAGGCCTGGTTATGTAGTTCTGTTGCCAATGGAGGTTCTGCTGCTAATTGCTTGGCAAGTCAATGTTATGTAACATCTCTTCCTACTGGCTGGACAGGAACTATGTGTGGGCAAACATCTGCTTCTATAATAAATACTTCTCCTATTGCAATTCAAAAACTTAATTTGACAAACACCTTAAGAACAGGATTGGCTGATTGGGGATATGACCTTAGCGCTATTGCAGAAGCAATGACAGATATTGACGGCATCGCAAGAAATTCTAGCACAGCAGATATAGGCCCATGGGAGCTTGCCGACCATAGTTTAGAGCATGATGATTTTTATTTAAATAAACCAGCACTAAAAATTAATGGGCACAATCAGATTATTTTTGACTTGCCAGTAAAAGAAGGACAAGAAATCACAAAGAGTGTTTATGTAAAGTGGTTTGAGCCAGACACCCAAAATATAAAACTCAATGCCAGTATGACTTCAAACGCCGAACCTGCAGGGTATACAGTCGATAGCAGCACTAACGTAGTTGGATACGAACCATGGAGAGTTTTTGATTCTTCTGGAACTACAACATATTGGAGTGCTTCTGGAGAACTTCCACAATGGATAAGCTATGAATTTCCAAGCGATGCAATAGTGAATAAATATGTTCTTAGTATTCCTACTAATGCTCAGAATTTTTCTCCTAAAGATTTCGTACTTGAGGCGTGGGATGGCAGCCAGTGGGTTACTCTCGACACTCAAAGCAATGTTGTATGGACTAGTGGACAAACTAAAACATTTACTTTTTCTAATGAGACAGTATATAGAAAATATCGCCTTGTTATATCTAGCGTTCAATCTGGTTCTGTACTAAATATCTACAACTTTGAAATTTGGGGCACCTTAATTAGAGAACAGATAGATAATGATTTAAAGCCTCAATTAAAAGTTGAAGGCTTTGGAGTAGACCAAATAGATTCTTGTACTGCTGATAGAGACATATGGCAGAAGTTGTCCGTTACTTTTACTCCAAGTAAATCTGGTGTGATGGTAGTTCGCCTTATTTCGCGCAATCCAGTAAGCGGGAGCTATGCGATATTCAGTGACCCGCAATAGGGGGCCTTACATTGTTTAAATTTAACAAGGGTTATTTAGAAAAAGTTTGGCCAACTAGGATCGATTCGTTTTCTACCAAACAAGGTTATTTATGGCAGAAACACGAACATCTTGGTTCTAACAATATTGCTATAACCGCAAGCGCCAACAGTGTAACTCAAGGATTGGCGTTTTCTAATCAAGTATCAATTGTTCACAACAAAATACCTATAGTTGCTAGCGGGAACGCTTCTGTTTTTTTGGAATATGTTCCTCATTTAAGAGGGATACAGCGCCTAGGTTTTAAGTTCAGTGGGGGTATTTTAGAAAAAACCTGGAGCAATATCACCACAGGTTTTTCAGTCAAGCAAGGATACCTTTGGCAGAAAGTCGGATCTGTCAGACCAGAAATAGTACTTGCTCAAAGCTCAGGAGTATTTGTAGTTAGTGGAACTCTTTCTGGTAGCTGTCATCCCTTCGAAGGAACAAAGCATATCTGTTCTGCCAGAGGAGCAAGCGTAACATATGGAAATGCAGAGACCTATAAGTATATAAGTGTCTTTACTCCTCCAGGGAAACTGTTTTTTAAAGACGGTCTACTGCATAAATACACCTCTGGCTCTCCTCATTATTATGAAAGAAGCTTTGCTTTTGACAACGGCATCCTTTATAAGAGTGAACTACTTAAAAAAGAACACCCAATAAGAGTTGTCTCTCTCGGAGCTTCTGGTGGAGCTACAACTAGTGGTGTAGCCGATCTCTCTTATTATGAAATACCGAAGATTATTGCCACAGCTTCTGGACACATAACAACTGATTGTGCGCCAATAGATGCGCATATCCCTTATTGGGCTACCGCTACTGGACACGCATTAACCTCTGTTGCCGTATCTGAGCCACAGATAATTGGCTATACCAAGGCACAAGGTTTAATTGTTTCATCAGGTAGTGCTAATCTTAATGCTATATACAATATTAAAGCAGCTGGTCATATATTCCCTGGCACCATAGAACGCGGAAAAGATGACCAAAATTATCCTACTACATGGAACTATGTAAGTACTGCAGGTAATGACTCCACTGGAGATGGCACTTCAGAGAAACCTTATAAAACTGTCGCAAAGGCTCTTCAATCTGCATCTAGTGGACACGGAATTAGAATACTCCCTGGAAACTATAGATTAAGTCCAATCGTGTTAAGTACTCTTGCGGTCGTAGGTTTATATGATTATGGGAAAAAGTTGTATATTGAGGGCTATGACAATGAAACAGTATTAAGTTTTTACGGTTCTGATTCTAGCGAACGTGATGCAAACTTAATGCAAATAAATAACAGTGGAACTATAGTTTCAAATATCACTTTCCACTACTACCCAAACAGAGGTACGAATTATAGCAATGCTGTTTTTAGATGGGTGTATGGACGAGTTCGCAACTGTTGGATTGAAAATAAATCTTCATCCACAAGTATATCGATGCATTATCACAATGACAGCGCCGATGGAACACTTAAAGTATATAACTGTATTGTTAAATCAAATGGTCGAATTTCTGATGACTATTATGACCAAACAGGATCTCCTCTGTATGTAAACTGTTTATTTGATTTTACGCCCAGTATGGGCACAAGACAGTATTGCGTTATTAGAGCAATAACAGCAAACGATTGGAATCTTGCCGAGCTCCCATCAGACATTAGGAATATGGGAGACCAAAGTATATCAAATCCTAATTTAACTCGTTCTCACATCGGAGTTTGCGGTGGCCCTTATGGATGGGGATATTATTCTAGGTCTATAGCGCTATTAAATATTAAACATGAAGTAACTTCTTTAAGCGGTAAAGCAACTACTTCTAGCAATAAAGCCGAGACTGCAATTGTACAAAACCAGCTTATCTCTATTCGTGCCAGTGCATATTCTATTACTACTGGGAGAGCAGTTGCTCCAAATACCAAGTATAGAATTAAGTCTACGACAGGCCGAGCAAGACTTATAAAAAAGAAAGCTTCTGTATTCAGAAAGCACAGACTTACTGCTGGTGGCCATATTCATGTTTATAACTGGTGGACTCATGTCGCAACTGCTAGTGGACACGCTACAACAATAGGAATAAATACTGGCGGCCAATTGCATTTTTGCCATATTGTATCTGCTGATGGCCATATTTCCATTGCGGTAGGTTCTCTTGATAGTCAGATTACGTTCCCGTGTAAGTCTACAGCGTTATCGCGGTTTATTCCTAGGGCACACAATAACTATTTTTATAGCGTACAAAGTACGACTGGTAAAACACAAACTTCTACAAAAAAAGTCGATGCTACAAAGATACATATGTATCCAATAACATCGATTACTGGACATGCTAGAACAAACGGCAGAGCTAGGATACCTCCTGCTAATGAACACATCATAAGAGGGACAGCCCGTATTCGTACGTATCCATACTGTTCGGTAGACATGGACTATTACCTATACATCATAGGCTTTAGAAGAGTCCACTGGATTCCGACTTCTGGCACTGCTTATTACAATGTGTACCGCTCTGACTTACCTGGTCAGGCATATTATAAAATGGGAACAGCTCCGCATCAAAGACGACCACATTACAAAGTTATGATGGATCTCAAGCCTAGGAACCTTACTGCTACACGCACAACAAACGGAGTACAATTGCAATGGGACAATCCTTTAATAGATGGATATCCTATAACAATTAAACCCGTACCTGTTGGAAGCGACCAACAAGAAAAATATGCTCCGTCACCTGACGTGGCATGGCTAAATGACTACTTACCCGACGGATCTTCTTGGATAGATCAACAAGGGATGGAAGTTTCCGACTTCAGGTACCATGGAGATACCAGTATAAAAATAACATCAACCAATGGCACTGTTGAGCCATCATTTTCTGGAGCTACAACGACAATGCCCGAAGGCTATATAGTAGCATGGATATACTTAGACAAAGACAATGTTCCAGACAGCTTTTGGTTTTCTTTCTACGATAATGGTTGGGAACATTCACATTATTGGAGCAAAGACAGGAAACCAGATGGAGAAATCGGAAGTGAATCAAGGTTATTTATAGAGGAACTTCCTACGCCAGGACTGTGGACTCCTGTTGTGATAGATACAAGAAATATTAATGCCAAGACGATCTCTGGTATGAAAATTGGTGTCAATAAAAAAGAAGGTACAGGAATATTATATCTAGACAGTGTATACTACACAACTCAGTATGTAACTAAAATGGACTTTCCGCACATAGGTATAGATTTTAAAGAGCCGTACATTGTTAAAAAATTTGGCACCACTGTTAAAACTACAGACCAAAAAGAGTTCATTGATAACGATGTTATCAATGTTTACGGTTTCACCAACACTGGCGGAGTTCCAAAATACTCTTTCACAAGAGATCCAATATTAAATAACGTAACAATCATATGGGGTATTCCGTTACAATCAGGAACTGAGTATGAATATTCAGTTGCAACTAGAGATATGTGTGGCGTGCGGTCAGAGTTTGCAGAAACCTCTGTCGTTATCAGCGATGTTTATGATCATACAGATATCACGATATCTTCTCCGACAACTTCGCAGTTTACTGTAACAGTTACAGATTCTGTCTACGAACATCAAAATGTAACTCCTGGAGAAACATATCATTACAAGTTCGAAACCAAAGGCTCGAACAATAACACGATAGCCGTAGTAGAAACAGATTACCAGATTCCTTACGGATCTGTTCTAGGTAATTTCAGACTAGGCAAAAGTGTCTTAGCTTAAGGAGATGAATGAACCAGAATGGCTACTAATTTTCAGCTAAAGAATTATCTAGATACATTAATCCATACAGAGATAAATAGTATATATGCGGCTATCAACAATATTGAATCTGCTATTGATATTGATTCAGGGACAGGAAAGATAATACTTTCAGATAGCAGTATATCTTCGTTGGACGCGTCTAAGTTAATTTCAACATCAGACGCGTCCATCAGAGATATATCTCTTTCTGGAACTTTTGGCGTAGCAGGAAATGCCGCAATAGATGGAATTTTAACATTTGGCTCAAGTGGAGGAATTAAAATCCGTGGAGTCAATGATATAGAAATTATCAAACTAGGCGAGTACAACACAGGATTGCACGGGCTGTTATGCACTGATGGAACCAATGTTAATTTGTTAGTAGATAATAACGGCCATGTGACAGTAAGGGGCAATGTCAACGCTTTAACTGGTAGCCAATTTACTGGCACAGTTACGGTTGAAAGTGGCAACATCCTCGGGGATGTAAACGTCGGTGGGTCAACAGGTATAGTGCTTAAAGGTGGAACCAAAGAACTTGTAATCGGATCATTAGGAAAGATTGTTGCTGGTACAAATGAGCTGACAAGTTCATCATTTAGTTTTAATCAAGGAACTATCAACATAGGTACAAAGTTTTCTGTAGACTATACAGGAAAGCTAACAGCTACAGATGTTGATATAACTGGTAAAGTCACAGTAAGCTCTGGAGATTTCGAGCTTTACGCAGGTATCGTAGGCGGGGCCCAGATCAGCCTTAATGGTATATATGTAAACGGTTTCGGATCATCAACAACTGGATGGAGCTTAAACAGAGATGGGTTTCTTTATGCCAAGAAAGCAAGTGTTACTGGAGAAGTTAACATCACCAGCGGTACAATAACTGGTATCGTTGAAATGTCTGGACAAGGGCAGCTTGTCTTGCCAGGAGTTACATTCACTCCAACGGGGCCTAGTTTTAGTATCCTGAACTTGTCTCTTGGTGGGGGCAAATTCAATCTCAACAATGGCAATCTTCAATGTACAAATGCTATTGTTACTGGCCAAATAAATATGACCTCTGGTAACGTTGTTGGAACAGTGACAATAGGTGGGGATCCCAACTTAAAGTTTAATGGGTCACTAAGACAGATAACAGCTGGCAATTCAGTTATAAGTTCTAGCGGAATCAGTTTTAAACACGGCAGCATATGTTTGGGATCGGGTATCTTCGGGCCAGTTAGTGATGAAGCATATCGCCTCTATTTATCTAATGATGGATACTTAGCTGCAAAAGACGTATATCTTGAGGGTGAGTTTGTAGGCTCGCTTACAGGAACCAGTGGTAGTCTGGGTGGATGGCTAATAGACTCTAGCAGTATCTTTGCCGAGAACACATTGGATAGTTATCCATCTGGCGCTGCGGGCGAGATTAATAGATCGTTATTCATCTTAAGCGGCGGAGTTCTTACTACCTATGCTGATAGGCTAGCTCTTGGCGGAGGTCACGCTGACACTCTTGCTTTAAGAATCGACAAAGACGGATTATATATCCCCAATGGAAAGATTGACATCGCAACTGGATTCAGTGAAGGCAAGAAAGTTGTAATAAATTCAACAGGGATTAGAGCACAAGAAACTATTTCTGATGAAGTAGTGATCGACGGTAGCGGGATTAGAACTTTTTCGAATGGTGCGGATCTTGGTTATATAATTACTCCTACTGGACTTGAACCTTCGGCGTTAAAAGATAACTCACTTACTGCGGTTAAGTTTAATAACACTGCGCCAAAGTCTCCGACGAACCTAATCCATTCTGTCGAACTGAAGCAGACTCATGGCCATGATACTGCAGAGGCCGTAGTCAGCTGGACTATTCCAACCGAAAAAGAAGATGATTCTCCTTATACAGACCCAGCATGTTTTAGAATCTATATTAAAGACGTAGAAGTGGACGCAGGGTTCCCTTGTGTTTTTACCACAGATTATAATCCTGACTTCCCAGAAATTGTTGATCCAGAGGATCCTAATTACAATGTCAAGTCTTTTAGAATTTCCAATCTAAGAACTGGAACGGTATATTCTATATCTGTTAGCGCTATTGACAGGTTAGGAAACGAAAGCATAAAACAAGAGACAGCCATATCGACTCCAAAAGATCAGTCTATCCCGTCTCCGAATGCCACATTTGTTGTTACTCCTTTGGTAAGGATGATTGTTGGTGTATGGAACAGAGCCCAAGAAAAAGATTTTCTATATTATGAAATAGAAAGAGCCGAATCTTTTGACGATATTACTTACACCAATTGGCAACCGTTAACCACTGTCAAAGCTGAAGTTCTTGTAGATTTACAAGTATACGTGACCAGCTGGTACAAGTACCGAATAAGGACAGTCGATAGAGATTTACATGAAAGTCCATGGATGGAAATGTCTTACGGGATACAGCCTCTTGAGGTAACTGGAGATTTGTTGGCCGATGACATCACTATTAGTGGGCATCTTAAGCTAAACACACCAGGCATCGATCTTAACATGTGGGACGACTTCCTTGCCGTTTATGGTGTAGAGGAAATTGCTGTGACTCCTTACGAACCTGCAACTCCTTACGAACCTGCAACTCCTTATGAGCCCACAACTCCTGTAGACGAATCAGCTACACCTGATGAAGATTCAACTACTCCAGAGGAAGATTCTACTCCAACCACGCCTACAACACCGACGACTCCTTTAGAACCTATTATCGAAACCATTAGGGTTCCAAAAGGATTGGCGGCAAAGAACTTATATGTAGGCGGGAATTATAATGACTGGCATATTCTATTTGCCAGCTCTTCAACGCCAATGTTTTTAGATAGTGAACCTGGCAATGCATATTTTGCCAAAAACGTCTGGATTTATGGATCTCTTGAAGTATCTTCGATTCAAGCTGTGAGTGTTTGTGGAATAGACATCCCACTGCTCAGGTTAGATGCAAACAATTCAATGTACAATATCGGCGTTCTGCAGTCGGATGTGGCTGAGTTACAATTGGATTCAACAGCAGTTCATTTGAACTTGGGTACCATAGAAAGTCACATAGATGATCTTCAGGGAGATATCGGAACCGATCAGACAAACATACTTGACCTGCAGTTAAGAATGTCTTCTACTGAAAGTGATATCGATACTTTACAACAAGATGTTACAACCATTACAGTAGATGTTTCAAATCTTCAATACGACATGAGTCAGATCCAATCAACAGTCAATGATCTAGTTGAACAAGCAGCCACGCCGTATGAGTCTGCAACTCCTACCACTCCTTATGTTATTTCAATAAGTAGATATGAAGAAGCAGTCATGGAAGAAATAACGAGTGGAACTTACCATGTTATCCCTGGAGGGCTAGTGTACGTTCCTGGTTCTAATAATCTTCAAGTATTCTTAGATGGTAAGCTGATGTCAAATTCTAGCTATTCAGAGATAGACGCTACAACTATTTCGTTTGCTGCGAATATTGTTCAGGGTTCGCAAATTATATATACGGTGTTTAACATTTAAACGAATATAATATTAAGTAGTTAACAAAAAGGAAGTGTGTCCGTGAAAAACTATATCGAAAACTACGAGGCACTTTTACCAGAATCCCAGAAAGAGCGACTTCAGGGTTTTCTAAATGTAGGGGCTGTTCCCGTAACCCAAGGCACAGACCTAACAGCCGAGGGTCAACTCGAAGAACAAATTCGTGAAATGATGGCTCAGCTTGGTCAAGGCAGAATGACAATGAAGCTAAGGCTTCAAGAGGAAGGCGGACAAACCAACTCCGATAGTTATAACTTAACCATGTCTGAAGTTATCGAAGACTTAAAAACCTTATACGAAGAATCCAATTTGCTTGATGCGTTGATCACTAATCATCAACAACTAAACAAGTCAATCGTGGCCAATTTGGAAAAAGATATAAAGAGACTAGAAGCAAGGATAGACTCAATGAATTTGCTGGCAGACAACGTAGAAGGCTACGGAACTGCCAGCAAAGAAAACTTTGCTGACGAATCCTTATTTGAAGCAGACCGTGAGACATTTGGGTCGTTGTTCGTAGACAGGGATGGAACTCCTATTTCATCTTCATTTAATTGTGTCGTTGATAAACTCGAAGGCACATTGAAGCTTGGTACAACAAGTAATTATGACAGACTCCACACCAGTACGGGAGCCACCTTAGCTGAGATCTCTATAGTCGAACAAGTAGGTGAGGGCTTTTCTGATAAAGACCCAAGGTATATTCCAGATCGAGCCATAGACGGAAGACATGATACATTCTGGGGAGAAGTTATTTTAGCCGACGGAGTTTTACAAGTCCCTATGGTTGTCAATGATAGTGTTACTCTCACTGGTGGCGCTCTATGCAAGCTAAAGATTACATTCCCAACACCATCCACTGTCAGCAGTTTCGGTTTTAAACCTTACTGCGAATTCCCTATCGAGATAGTCACGGTAGCCTATTCTGTCGATGATAGTGATTATATTTCTGGATATCCAATTCCGTATGATCCCGATAATCCAATTATTACCGACAAAGGAATCACAATAGATTTCCCTGGTGTAACAGCAAAGTCTCTATTTGTTATAATCAGACAGACGAGTGCTCATAAGAACTACTATACCGTGACCCAAGAACAACGCAACGACAGAGCTATGTGGAACAAAATTGCGGCTGCCGAAAAAAGCACAACACTAGGTACTGTTTGGGTTGACGAAGATCCAATTACGATAAACCCTACATTGTCACAAGATAAGGTTGATGAATTTGACATTCGATGGCAACAATACTTGGTAGAAGTTAAGAAAGCAGAATTTAAAGCTGATTCCTATTTCTATGATCTAATAGCGTCCAGGGCCAAACCAAAGCGTGTTCAAGTAGAAAAGTACGAATACGTACTTGGAGCATATGAGATCGAAGTAAGAGGCCAAGAATACAATTCGACAGGAATTTATGTATCCAAACCTCATAGCGTAAATGGCAACATTCAAAAAGTTGCTCTTGAAGTAGAAGAATGGCATCCGACTTTTACATTGGCTAGTGGAAATAATCTTAAGAAAAAAGCCTATAACTCTTCAGGAACATTAATAACTACTGGTGAAGATCTGCGACGCACAAGTATTGAATATTATATCTGTTCTAATGACTCAGATGGATGGACTCCTATATTGCCGACAACTCAAGTGTCTGTAAACAATGAGATGTTGTTGTTCCCAGACAAAGCAATAGGCGAAGCAGACTTAAGGTTTATGGCAGATGATAGCAAAGATATAAAGGTATACAAAGACGAGTTTCCGTTGCTCCCTGGTTACTGGGAACTAATGACAGGAAACAAACGGATTAAAATATACCCTCCTTATTGGGATCCCTCATCTATATACACAATAGACTATACTCCAGATGAATCCACAGGCAGCGTTCACGAAATTGATTTTACTCCGCCCGATGATGGATCAAGGCCTCCAAAGGTTATTACCGAATACTTCAACGGCGAAGGTGAGAACATAATCGATAAAAACTGTTCTGCCAAGTTGACCTATTATCCATACGTGAACAGATCTAAACTTGCTACAAGAACAGGAAATGGTTCGCTTACCCAAGACTATTCTTATAACCCTATTAAGATAGTGCTTAATCCAGCAGAGCATGAATTAAATTCTAGCATTCACAGGATTGAAGGCTCAACAAAAATTATTACTTCTCCAATTGCGTCCTATCGAGATCCTAGTACAGATATAGAGAACAAGCCTCTTGCTAGATGCCTTAACGTTACCGATTATTTTTCAAGTGATATCCCCATATTGAATCCTTATATCAAAACAGACGTTATTCCTACTTTTGAGTATTATCATATCGGCAAAAGAGTTTATCTGCCAGAGACTTTCAGGCACGATGGGCCTATCGACAATTATTCTGACAGTCATGGAAATGCAATTGTTAAAGTTGAATATGAGTATCTTGTTTCAGGTGTCAGAGTTAAAATTATTATGCGTAGAACATATCGAACAGAAGCTACTTACAGTCCAAAAGTTGACTGGTATAGTCTTAAGTTTAAAGTTCTTGTGTGAGGAGGAATTTAGGTGAATAAAGATTTATTACGGAGTCCTAGTAAATTTCTAACAATCAGAGCACAACAGTTTGCCACTAAAACACAAGAAAAAATTTTAGAAGATTCAGTCACTAAAGATCAAGCAACGATAATGCGAGAGTGGCTCGCTTCGATTAAGAATTTTTTTCTTACGCTTGGAAGACCGACTTTCAAAAAGAGGCATGTCTACGACGGGTCGCCTCCATGTTCCGCTGACATAAACAATTCTTTTATTGAACTGTATAACGACTTAAGATTAATGGACGATGAACAAAAGCTGCTTGGGGATTCGTTTGTGCAGAATTTCAACTGGTCTACGACTGAAAGGATTCGTCTTAGGAATCGGATAAAATATATTGGAGAAAAGGTCAATGACTACGTAGTAACAGCCAAGAATGCCCTAAGTAGAAACTATGTAATCCAAGACAGTTTTATTGATGCTAATAAGGCAGACCTAGATCTTATTGGTAATCCTGCAAATCTAGATATCAGATCTGGCGTTGTAACATTAAAGGTTAATGGCCAGATAAACAGAAGTAAGTCAGCCAAGGTAATCAGTGTAAGATCTACTCCAGAGGCGGCAATGCCTGGTAATTTTCTATGTTTGGAAAAGAAGGGCACTCAGCAAAATATCGAAATAGGTACTTTCATGAGTGGAACTACAAGCGGGCCAAAAGAAGAATGGGAGCTTTTGTATTCCAAAGATCCCCACGATGATCCTTCTACAATGCTTGACGGCAAAGCCCAAACGTGGTATGAGCATCAACTTATCAATGTTCGTGAAGATCTCAAAAAGCCTGGCGCTGATCCTGATACGCTTGGATATGGATGGAAATGGCAAGACGGATCTCCTTTGTACCAAGGAGATAAAAACCGCGACTATATGAATGTAGACATAATTGTAAAACTAGAGGAAAAGTGTAAAATAAACTGGATTGATTTCTTTCCTTATTTTCCCGATTCAAGATGCTACATAAAAGTTAACGACATCAAGACTTCTTTAAACAATGCTGGAGATTACGTAACCGTTCTTGATCCTGGAGACCGCGGTACTCGTATTGGCGCAGAAACTATGCCTGGGGTTGATTTTAAAGATCGAGAAAAATTCAAGGGACATGGGACTTGGACATTTCCAGATCGTGATGCCGAGTATGTTCGCTTTGAATTCACAGTTGAGCGGCCTTACTTTCCTGCCATTGGACACATCTTCTTCGAGATTGAATACGATATTAAAACTACCAAGAAACGACTCTGGAAAAAATCTTCATCAGAAAAACATTACGTTGAGCGCGTTGAAGGACAGATCGATAAAACAGGACTATTAAGCTATAAAGATAAGTCTACGCTAGGAGCAATTCTTGGGGCGGGTGGCGGTATCTTAGGAGCAGCCCTAGGAAGTGTTCTCGGCGGACTATGGAGCACCAAAAAAGAAATAGTCAATCAAAAAAGTAGAGTCGGCATAGATGGGTATGAAGGCGACGACAAAGCATGGAGATGGCTTTTTGGTTGCAGAAACCTTGACATAAATACGAATACCTATGAAGAAAATAACGTATTTGTCTCGACGAATTTCCAGGTACAAAAAGGCGTTAAAGAAGTAAGTCTATCAGTATCAGAGCTTATACCTGATGAGTTCTTTAAAGATAATCTGACTAAGAAAAATACTTTTATTCGATATTATTTGTCACATGATAACGGCACAACCTGGACTGCTATATCCCCACTTGAAAGATCTCCAGTTTATGGAGAGACAAACTTTCCATCTAAAGTAATATCTTTTGTTACTACTGACATGGAAGATCAGGTTGCTAGAAAAACATTCATAAAGGTCGATCAAATACCAACAAGCATCAAGCTAATGGCCGAGATCTCAAGACCGCGAAGCCTTGACACTATGACACCTGTCATTTATGATTATCAGATTAGAATTGTTACCAAGGAGGTTGACGCTACAGAATGAGTATTCCTAAAAAGCAGATAGAGACAATTACAAATAAGATTCTTGAAGAGGCATATCGAGAGGGCGTTATCCTTACAGTAGATCAATTGATGACAATGGTGGCCGAAATTATAGTTGATGGGAGCATGATTGGTAAGCCAATTACTAAGTTTAGGCCTGCTCCATATCGAGGACGATCTGTTCCTCAAGATTGGAATGATACAGTTGAAGAACTAGATACAGACATTACTGTTCTTTATGAAGAAAATTCAGAGCAAGTAGAACGCATTATCAATGATTTTGACTATTTTGAGACAGAGAAAAGAAGACTCGAAAGAAATCTTGGAGAGCTTGAAGACAAGATCGAAGAACTGCTTCTGTTAAATGAAAACGCAGATGGTTATTTGTATTCTGTATATGACAACTTCCGCAACCTAAATCAGATCGACACTGGTCAAACCACTGCTTGGGTTGATCTTAAGCTCGGTCACGTCAGTTTGCCACATGCCAAAACTGGCAATGTCAAGATAGATCTTAGCCAGAGCGAAATCTCTGGGGATCCTCTTGTTGCTGACAATGTTATATCAATTACAGAGATGCAACCCTTGGCTAATATTCTAGACGACACAACAAATACAGCCTGGGTGTTGCGTGTTGTCACAGACAAAGAGATTGAATTCAAGTACTCTGTTAGGATTGTTCTTGATGGAAGTGAAGTAACCCGTCTTGTTGTCAATCCTCATGTGACAGAAAAGACACATTTTACTATTAGGTATACAGAGGACAACTTAAACTGGAGAGAACTCGGCAATTCTTTTGCTCAAGAAACGATGGCATACGATTTCTCTAGGGCATGGTTTAAAGGATTAGAAATAGTTCTTACCAAAGCCAAATTCGACGAAACAGAGTCTGGGCCAAATGGAGAACAATACTACGTTTATTATGTTGGTATTACTAATATCAGTTTACTCAAGATAGGATTTGAAGACGTTGCTGAGTTTGTGTCAAAAGAATTAACAATTAAAGATCGCCAAGGTAATCCTGTGTCGATTGATCAACTAAGTATAGAAGTGACAGATGATGTTCCTCAAGGAACTGAGATTAATTACTATGTTGCTCTTCAAAAGAGCTCAGGAGAAACTCTTAACTGGCAACCTATAACTCCAATCGATAGAGACACAGGAGTGTTCCCTAAGATTGTGGATTTAAAGTCAATGTCTAGTACTCATCCAATCGATAATCTGCTTGCTGTAAATGCAGTTCAGTACTATGATGGTGACAAAGAAACATTTAATGGTTTAAAGTTTTACCATTTTGAAACTGGAACCGCCATTCCTCAAGGCACTCAAATAATATACGGAAGTAATACTCCTTCATTGTATAAGGGGATTAAGCAGTTCCGAATAGAGTCTTTTATCAATGATCCTAGCGACGAAGAACAACATATACCTGGCGGAGCTGATTGGATTGATCTTCCAGTTGATCCCAACACTAAGCAAAAGGGAGTTATCACTACAAGATACGCAGATGCCAATAATACCATTGTATTTTCCAGTGCAGAATCTAAGTACAACTACAGGATTACTACTTCAATCTTTATGGAAAATGCCAGAAAGCCTCTTGCCTCTGTTATAAGAGCGACGTCAAATCTGCAAGATTTTAAACTAAATATACACATCCTAGTAAACGGAATGCCAATAACAACTGATCATTACTTAACTCCTAGTAAAACTATCACAGTTAACTGGCCGTTTACAGATGGATGGAACACGATTACAATACTTGCCTATAAGCCCGACAATAGTCAGACCACATTAAACTTAGGAATATATCCACTATCTCTTAGTAAGATAGTAAGAGTAGATCAAGAACCTATGACTTATGTGCCATTATTTGATTATCTGTACAATGTATATGAAAAGGATACAGAGAAATACACAGTTACCCCTGACAATCTAATCTTAATTGGCGAGTATCAAAAATCACAAGGTGCGAGGTATTCATTCTCATACAACTTCACAATAGATCAGGGCTACTCTAATATTGTTCGTTTTAAAGCAGAGCTATCTAGAAGTTCGGATCCAAGTCTTACTCCGAAGCTAAACTATTACAAGGTAAGGGTGACCTAAATGGAGAGACCTATTATAATTAAGCCCAGAATGGTATGGCGCGGAGATCATAGTTCAGAGAAGTTTAATCTGTATGCCAATCAGTTTTTAGTGGAAATTACAAGGATGGCGGCAATTCTTACCGAACAAGCAGATGCATTACAACAAGATTTAGATAAGATCATAGACAGCGATCTTCCTTATCCAGATAATTCGTATCATCCATTTGCTGCCGACGAAAATGGCAACATAGTTTTAGAAACCGATTCTCCTATAATTCCCACTACGCCTGGAGGCAATGAAGGTTCTTATAACTTCATTTCTATTCATAGAATAAATAATGAGTATCAAAGTGCAAAAGATAGAGCGCTTAATATTTTGAGGAGGCTTAGTTAATGCAACCTATATCTGAAAAAAGAGAAGCCCAATTCAGAGGGCCTTCCTCAAGTGAGGATTTCAATAAGTGGATGGATGACAGCTATTATGATCTAATTCAGCTGTTCAACTTCGCCACAGAATATGGGATCAAGATCCCAAGAAATATGGAAATGCTTGTTGTTGAAAATGTATGTTTACAAAAAAAGATTAACTCCTTGCAGAGTCTAATAGACAACATAGAACTCATCTATGCCGAGCAGGGTATAAACATACACACTACTCCAGTAGAGGAACATACAACACCCATAACTTTCAAAGTGCTTTACAAATCTTTTGCATCCAGTACTACTTTTGATGACCCCACAGACGGTATTAATCTTGAGCACGACACAGACTTTGGGCTTTTAAAAATCCCTCATGTTCAAGAGATTTCTAAGATCTACTTGGTAGATTTAAACAAACAGAATTTTATACCGAAAACATTCGGCGCAAAAGTGTACGAATCAGTAGAACCTATAGACATCAGCGTAGCAACAATAGAACCAGGCGATGGACTAATCAAAGTAGCTGACGGAGATAGTGATCTACTAAATGCTTTTGATGGAGATAAGTCTTCATTCTGGCTCAGAAAGTCGCAGTACGATTCAAGCATAACAGACATATATTTCTGCATAGAGCTAGAATTGCCTATTAACATCATTAATCACACGAGGGCTAACATTCTGACTATTGATCCAACTCCATTATCGTCTATGACGCTACTGGATATTCAGTACAGAACGGTCAACGACTGGCAGAGGCTCCCATCGTATCCTGTCCAAGAAGTCGGTGGAGAAATCGAACCTGTTTCGATTAGCGAACTTGGAAGGATCAAGTTTTGTTTTCCAACAAGAGATGTTGTTGGCGTCCGTATTTACTGTAAACAACCCAACTGGTTCCTAGAGAACGAGACAAGAAATTTTTACTATGGCTTCAGAAACATTGATGTAAACTACATGGCCTTTAAGACAGAACCTTCCAAAGTCAGAGTAGCCTTTGATATTCCAGATCCAACCAAGATGTTCACTTCGATTCTAAGTGTCAATCCTGTTTTCTCTAATGGAAGTGTTAGTGGCTCCGATTTATTCTCAGTCTACAAAATTCATTACAACTTAGCGGGCATAGACAGAGAAGCAAACCTAGGTGAGGCTCTGCCAGCAGGCGTTCATAGAGTTTATGTCGAGATAGGTCTGTCATTGTCAAGTCAAACTTCTCCTCTTCTTAGTGGGCTAGTTATGGAGTACGAATCAACATAAGAGAAAGCAGGGATGTTATTTGAGAGCGCCGATTGAAATCGACATCGGAAATATGTTACAAACTGCAATACATGTTGTAACTGTCTGTCTTGTTTTCTTGCTAGGTACTCTTAATCAACAGATACAATATTTTTATTTAGGTCTGTTAATAGACACATGTCTAGGAGTATGGCTGTCTTGTAAGACAGGAAATTTCTCAAGAAAATACCTCATAGCAAAAACTATCGAGAAATTTGTAATATACACTTTATTAATTGCCGCAGGGCACATTGGAGATATGGTAGGAGGCCTGAACGATAACCAAGTACGAGGTGCAGTAATCCTAGGATTGCTTGTTAAAGAAGCCCCTTCTTTCTTGGGTAAATTCAAAACGCTTGGGTACAAAGAAGAAGCGCAAGTTCTTGAGGACACCCTACTCAAAAATACTGAGGAAAGGGGCGGAACGAACGAAGATGGGAAATAATCTACTCCGAGAAAAAACTAGTTGTCTTGAATTTGTAGTAGCAACATGTGCAGCAACAGCTCTATTGTTTTTTACCAATCTTACCACAATCAGTATAGGGCAATATTCATTAGATGGTCTGGTAGGATGGGCATTGCTAATGTCATTTGCAGGTATATCGACCTACAAGAGTGCACTCCCAGGACTTTTAATTGCTCTCATATGGGGTCTTCTTGCTGGATGTAGTATGCATATGGCAATCAATATTGCCACAGTATTCTTTGGAATGTATGCATACGCGATGTTTAGCCATCTGAGACCGCAGTCGCCACTGAATGTGTACGAGGGAGCGCTAGCAGGATCTGTTCTCCATTCAGGGTTAACTTACTTGCTTAAGATCCATCCATGCCCAAGCTTCATTGTCTTCATGTTGCTAGAATTGCTTATATCGCTTGGCACATTCAAGGCCGCAGTTAACAAAGTAAGAGAACTAGGTTTTATTAACCACGAAGACCCAGTGCTAGTTGCTAAGATTGAACGCGACTGGGTTCAGGATTTATTTTATAATACAATAAACAAAATTTTCAAGACCAATTTTTGTAGGCCTAAAAAGCCTACAAAATAATCAGTAAAGGAGGGAACAAGGTGATGACTGTATTAGATTGGATCCTTCAGCATTGGAAAGATATCACTGATACGATTGCTTATATTATTGCAGCTGCTTCCATTCTTGTGAACTTGACACCGTCAACTAAAGATAACGAGATCCTAGCTACCATTAAGAAGCTTTTAGGCTTCTTGGCACTGAATCCTCCTGCGCCTACTGAACCAACAGATCAACAGTAATGTTTTAAAAAAGGACTGATCCAAGTGACACTAAAGTCCAAGATTCTTCTTGTAGCATTAGTGACCTGTTTCTTATTTGCAGGTCACATGCTACAACCTAAAACGCCTAGCGGAAGTCATGATGCACCGCCTCATCAAATTATTATTAATCCAGATCCAGATACCGTATCTCCAGGAGACACATCTACAACCATTGTTCATACGGTTGTAATTCCGCCTAACATTACTACTCCCACAACTGTCCCTACTAATATTACTTCACCAGACGGAACAACAACTACTAATGATGGAACAGCTACTGTTACACCAAACGATGATGGAACAATTACGGTAGAAATACCAACAACTGTTGTGGTAAAGGAGCCTGAGTATAAATTCAAACTTGTATGTGATGTCGAAGATATCGGAATAGGATACGAAATATTCCAGTACAAAAAGTTTTCTATTGACGGAGTTATTTATCTGGATAAGGCAGGTCTCGGTATATCGTACAATGTCTACCGAGGAATCCACGTTGGGATAGAAGAAACAGTTAGTTTCAAGTCTGGCGAATTTGAAACTAGAGTATATGCTTCAATCCCATTGGCAATCAGATAATCTTTGAGGGGAACTTTATGTTCCCCTCTTTTTATTAAAAGGAGGATAGGCTATGTCTATTAAAGAACAAGAACTTAAGCTCAGGGTTTTAGCTTTGACTGGAACCTACGAGACCAGTGAATTACCTCCAGAATGTTTTGCAGGTGTTACTGGGAACTTTGACGGAGCGGGCATGAGCTTTGGAGTTTTGCAGTTCAATATGAAGAGTGGAACTTTGCAACCTATGTTGCGAAAAATGTTTACTAGCCACGACAGTCTCATGAAAGACATATTTGGTGATAACTACCAAGAACTAAAAGACATTTCAAGACCAATATCTACTGCTCGTCAGATTGCTTGGGCTGATTCTATATCGGTTGGTACATCTAAGAGATCTCTAAAAAAAGAGTGGCAAACTCAATTTAAAGAACTCGGTCGCACAACAGAATGTCAACAATACCAAATGGAAGCAAGCAAACCTTATTTTGATAATGCTCTAAGATATTTTAAGCAATTTAATTTCTGGTCAGAGAGGGCTTTTGCTTTATGTTTCGATATCTGTGTGCAATGTGGAACCATTTACCATTCAGTTATTGATAGATACAACGACGATCTATCCAAACTCGAACCACGGATATCTTGTAATCAACTAGAGATAGAGAAGATGAAGATCCTCGCTGTCAGACGTGCCGAAGCGTCCAATCCAAAATTTGTGGCTGATGTCAAATCGAGGAAGATTTGTATTGCCAATGGTAGTGGCAGAGTTCACGGCCTAGATATCGATTTGGAAAAAGATTTCAATATCGGCTTAGTCCATGCACAAATTGATGCATAATTTTTTAAAAAATGGGCACAGGGGTATTGCCTTTTTGTCTCTGGGATGGTATAATATACCCATCAGAGGCAAGGAGGTTCTATAATGGAAGCAAATGTCCCAGCAACCCATAATGTGTTGGCCCAATCTGCATGGAATAGAAAAGACGGTCTAACTCTAAAAGCGTTGCGGCTGTGGGCGGGGCTTACCCCAAGCGATTGCGACTCATATGTAGACGCATGGTCACATGGAGTATGGAAAAGTCACAAGTCAATAACCCAAGATAATATCAAAGCATTTACACGATATCTAAGAACTAAACTTGTAGAAGAATACGGTGAAGAAGGCCTAGACGAATTCATTCAAACGATGTTAACGGAGGCGGGTCTTGAATAGTGGAACTGATAGAACGAGGTAAATTTTACTATCACAATGCGCTGCGCATTCTTCCGCCGCCTCCTGTGTCTTACATAGCAGATGACGGAACAGTAGTTTGGCTGAGAGCTCCATCGTTCTCTATCAGCATTAGGGAATCCTTCACAGATAAAGATCTTCTTAGGTATTACGAAGAAGCGTTCAACGTTAAGATGTCGCACCCAGATGACGTAAAACGTTTTACCAACGCTCTTTCTTATATGGTTAATCGTTATGGGTTGGATAGTGTGCTATTCACAATAGATTATCATAGAGATCTTATGCAGATTGAAAACATAATGCCTCCCAGTGTACCATTTGATATCCAACGTTATTTGCCCTATGGCCAGGAAACGCTAGAAACAAAGAAGGCTAGAGAGGAAGGGGAGGGCATACGAGGTGTCAGCGAACCTAGCTGAATTTAATTTTGTAGAAGCAGGAGTCAATCTACCCGATAATTTGTTTCGAAGAAACATAATTATTCCTATTAATAAGGTAGATGACTTTCGTAAGCGATACAACAATACAGGCGTATACATAACAGCATATCGATACGACAGTGAAAAAATCAGAGATAGTAAAGCATACTCTGACCTTTACTTCGATTTTGACAAAGAAGATGATTTCGAAGCTGTAAGGAAAGACGCCTTAACCGCATTAAGTTATATCAAAACAGTTTTCGGAATTGATTACAATATTCCCAACATTTACTTCTCAGGACATAAAGGTGTACATATCACTGTCCCTGCGGAGTGTTTGGGAGCAGAGCCATCCGAAAATCTCAACGAAATTTATAAACTTATAGCCACAGATGTTAATGCAGCATTAGCCAATAACACCCTTGATACAGTAATATATGACAAGGTAAGATTATTCAGGCTTGTTAATAGTGTTCATCAGAAGACTGGTCTTTATAAGATTCCACTGACATATGAAGAGTTAAAGAATCTTGAATATGAAGCCATTCTGGATCTTGCTACAAGTCATAGAAAATTAACAACCAAAGAAAGCCCTATCAGGATTGAACAAGCGGCATCCATTTTTAGAAACTATATAACAAAGTATGAATCTTCTAAAAATAGAATTAGAGAGCGCAGCGGAAAGATAATTAGGTTAGAATCTACTCCTCCTTGCATCGAATGGATTCTATACTACGGGGCAGGCAAGGGTAAAAGAAATGATACGGCGATTGTATTAGCAAGTCATTACAGACAAAAAGGATTTAGTTACGAAGAGGTATTGGACAGTATTCTAAACTGGAACGCGCAAGTGTTAGAAAATCCTCTTCCAGAGAATGAAATCGAACGAACAGTCAAACAGGTTTTTGATAACAAGTATAGTTACGGTTGTCAGACCATTAAAGATTTAGCAACATGCGAACCAACTAAATGTGAATTGGCAAGGAGAGAACAGATGCAATCGGCTACGCCGTGTCTTAAACTTGTAACACCAGAAAATATTGAACAGATTCAAAGTGCATCCAAACTATTGCTTGGTCGTGAATGCTACGATTATGAACAAGAAATGATGGCAATCATTGATAAAGTAGAAGAGTACAATTGGAGTCGTGGGGCACTTGGAGGTCTTAGTTTTGGAGATAAGGAATTTGATGAAGCTTTTAATGGACTACAGCCAGCTCTTTATGTTCTTGCTGGGCAACCTAATATCGGCAAATCCATGCTTGCTTTACAACTCGCTTGGAATGTTATTCAAAACAACGAGAACGCGTATGTAATATACTTTGCCATAGACGATCCTGATGTCGCGATTCTACCCAGACTTATGGCGATTGACCAGCGCATACCGATTAATGTGGCAAAGATTCCAGCTAAGTATGCAGATAATCCAATCCTAATGGAGAAGCGCGACAAAGGACTTACAGCATTAAGGAGAACCGTTAACCGATTTAAGTTATTGGATAAAAAATTTGGCTATAGTGCCGAATATATGATACAAGTTGCTAGGGCTCACAAAGCTAAGTTTGAGGCTATATCCCAAGAAACTGGGGAGCCTCCAAAACAACTAGCAATATTTATAGATAATCTTTATGATGTCAGAACAGAAGAAAAAGCAAAAGACCCTCAGCTTAATCTTCAGATAGTATCCGAAAAGCTAGATGAGTTTTGTGAAACAGATTTAGTTCCAGTCTTCTGTACTGGAGAACTAAAGAAATTAAATGGCGTCCGCCGTCCGATACTGGACGATCTCAAGGATACCATTGAATTACAGTATGATGCTTCTGCTGTCATGCTGTGTTATAACGAAGTTCAAGTGAAAGGGGAACGAGCTGACGTATATCACCAGATACTAGGAAAAGACGGGAAACAACCAGTTCTAGAAGTGCACGTAGCTAAGAATAAGCTTGGAGAGCATCACGGAAGAATGTTCTATCACATGTATCCAGGATATTCTTATATCGACCCAGTAGGTACTGAAGGAGCTAAGTTTTACAACGGAAAAATGCAAAACTAAATACTCAGGGGGAATATATGTGGCAACTGTCGTTCTTGACACCAATGTCTTTCTACACAGCCCCAACGCGCTAAGCGCGTTCAAGAGATGTGATATTGTTATTCCTATTTGTGTTATTGAAGAATTAGATAACCAAAAGAAGAGGCAAGATGACGCTGGTAGAAATGCAAGAAAAGCCATTAAGACAATAGACAAGCTCCAAGAGTCTGGCGAAATGAAACTCAAAGGCGGAGTTAGAGTCAGAATTGAATCTCGCACACCTGATTCGGCGCATATACTAAAATTAGATGGTAATAAAGTTGATAACCAAATTATTGCCGTGTGCTATCATCTGATGTACGAGGGTGAAGATGTTAAGCTCATCAGTAATGATGGAGCCTGCAGAGTTAAAGCTAGGGCTTTTGGGATCCCCTCAGAAGCTTTTGACCAGGACAGAATTGAAGTAGAAGTAGAAGATATCTACTCAGGAGTAAAAGAAGTTCTTGTACCTGGCATGGCTGTAGACCTCTTCTATCAAGATAAGAAACTACCTTGTCTTGAAGATGAGGAGTTCTATGAGAATGAATTCATAGTCTTAAAGGATGAATGTAACAAAAAACATACTGCGCTTGCCAAATATTGCAATGGAAACTTTATAGCATTGCAATATACAGATTATAAACCGTGGGATGTTAGCCCAAGAAATCTCGAGCAAATCTTCTTCATGGAAGCATTGCTTGACCCAAAGATTCAGTTGGTTACAGGAATAGGAAGCGCAGGAACAGGTAAGACACTTTTGGCTTTGGCAGCTGGCGGTGCTCAAGCAGTAGACAACAATGTATACAACAAAGTGATTTACTACAAATCTATCGTGCCAATCGGCAAAGACATGGGGGCACTGCCTGGAGAACTAGACGAGAAGCTAGCTCCATGGATGGGAAGCGCCTATGACGCTTTCGAGTATATGCTTGGCTCAGAAGATGCCCTGCAGGAACTCATTGAGAAAAAGCAAGTCGAGCTTTCATCGTTAACTTACATCAGAGGAAGAAGTTTGCCGCAATTATTTATTATAGTAGATGAAGTGCAAAATCTTACTCCGAATGAAGTTAAAACTCTGATATCTAGAGCAGGGGAAGGAACAAAAGTTATATTAATTGGTGATCCCCATCAAATTGACCATCCGTACTTGGACAGTCAAAACAATGGTCTCGTTTATACAGTTGAGAGGTTTAAAGGCCAAAAAGAATTCGCTCATGTAACACTAAAGAAAGCAGAGCGATCAAGACTCTCAGGTTTGGCAGCACAATTGTTGTAAAAGCAACTAATTAAGGTGTAGGAGGATACATATTGAGTACAGTAAGTAGAGCAACAAAGAGGGCTATGGCTCATCAAGTATTTCGCGAGCTAATGGAAGACGAGTTTTCTCACGAAAGGTCCGCATTGTCACGTCACAATCGGCGGAAAATCGCATGGATTAAAGCAAAGCTTATCGCCAATGGATTTGTAAAATATGCCGATAGTAAAGCGGAAGAAAGAAGCAAGGCTACTGCAGAGTTAGTTAGAGCCGAAGATTTCAATAACAATGAAGAAATAGTATTAGAAAGTGCTGAAGCCGATGCCGATAATTGAATTTGAGTGCGAATGGCTTGAGCAGTGTCCGTTATGCAACAAATGTCGTGCTGCTGCGCCTCATCGTTATCAGCGTTGTCTAAGGTGTATCTACAGCGTAGATAAATGCACGCATAAAGAATCAGACATTGCCTTAATGATCCGTCGTGAAAACTTTGAAATGAAACTTCCCGACGATATTAAACAACAACTAAAGGAGCTTTTCCATGAGAACGCCAGTAGAGGACAAACCAGAGATCCACAAGAAAAATAATGGACTTACGCCATGGAAGGCGCATATGGTTAAGCTGTTCTATGGCAACAATATCACCGATGTCTATGACTATTGGTGGCACTATACAAGACCAAGTGAGGAGCAATTAAACAAATGGCACGAAATTTTAATAACCCAAAAACCAACTACACAGAACATGAACGGATAATGATTGATCAGTTCATGAAACAAGAGAGCATTCCAGTATATTGTAAGATTTGCGGCAAAGAGATTCTTGATCTATCAACTGCCAATAACGACGATACAATGCCTGGAGACAGAGAACGCCGCGAGCATACTGGATGTCGCAGAACCAAGAATATTGAGCTTGCAGAGCAAGCTAGCAAAGAGGCAGCTGCACGTGCTGAGGCTCAACGAAAAGCACTAGAAGAACTAGAGAGAAAACAACGTGTGGAGGGCAAACAGTAATGATTCAACTTAAAGGTGCGCAGGTTATTGTTGAGGTTCAAGAAGCAGAGGAAAAAATCGGATCATTCTATATTCCAGAAGAGTTTAGAAAAAAGCAGCAATTAACTGGTATCTTTGGTAAAGTAGTAGGGGTCGGTGACGGTGTCTATACTGAAAGGTATAAACTTGAGGGCGATAATGTTGTCAGGACATTCGTTAAACGGCCAGTAAACCCAGAGATCTCGGTAGGAAAAACAGTAGTGTTCCCAAGGTATGCAGGTTTTGATATCACAATAGATGGCACTAAGTATCTTGTGCTACATGAAAAGGATATTATTGCGACCGTAGAAGGCTAAGGAGGAGTAAGCTATGAAGGTAGCTATATTTGGTGGAGCTGGCAATGTTGGCAGCGAAGTATCTAAGTTCATACTAGATGAATTCCCAGATGCGCACGTCACAGCTATAGACAATCTGTCTACAGGCTCTATGGAAAAACTTAGGTATCTTCATAGCAATTCCCGCTTCAACTTCTACTTGGGTAGCGTCGAAGACATTTACTTTGTCGAGCTAGCAGTAGCTGACGCTACCCACATTATCAACTGTATCGATACATATGACAAAGACCGTTTAATATCTACTGTAATTCAGGGAACCCAGAACATCCTTGACTGTATTTCGCCTGAACAAAGGTATATACATTTCAATTTTGCAAGCGATAGTCATTATACAGATCTACATAACGCTTGTCATCATAGCGCACAGCTATTAGTTTGGGCTTACGACACAGATCGACAAAATACAAATATTCATCCTAGAAACACTGCAGTAGAATATGCATACGGCGATTTCAATCAGGAATTTATCAATGACACTATCAAAAAACGGATAATTGTTTTTAATCCAATTGCAATAGTGTAATAGCATATAATATTTATAGGTGAAATAAACAGTGAAGATAAGTGTTGCGGAGATACACAGCTATCGCAAATGTCCTCTCTACTATCAGTTCAAATACACTGATGGTATTCCTGAAGATGCAGGTGTCAACCAAGAGCTAAATGACAAAATACATCGACTGATCTACTACTTCTACTATCGGATTATGAATAAAGATATTCCTCATCTTGATTCCATTAAGAAAAAATGGAACAGCTTGTGGTATGGTGAAATGGATCCTATGGAGTACATACTCACTCCAAAAAACGATAGAGCAGAGGCAGGACACAAAGCATTACCGATGGTAGATAACTTCTATAAATCCAGTTGCACTGCCCCAGGAATGCCGCTTGCCATTGAACAGGAGTTTGTAGTTAATATCGGAGACCACGAAGTTTCTGGTATTATCGAATTAGTTAGAGAGTTACAAGATGGGCCACGAAGAGTAATAGAAATTGTCAACTACAAGACAGGAAGCCAGTTGCCTACGCAATGGAACGTCGATTATGACCTGAACCTGTCATTGACCTCATATGCTTTCCGAACATTGTTCGGAGCAAAGGAGCAGAGAATTGCTGCTCACTACTTAAGAAGCAATCGTATTTTCGTGACTCACAGATTGCCAGAGCACTATGATAGAATGGCCACTACAGTGGATCAGGTTGTAAAGTCTATTTCCCGTGGACTGTTTTATCCAAAAGAGAGTTACCTTTGTAACTCATGTTATTACAAAAATTATTGTACTGTATGGAAATAAGGAGAAGACAATGGAGAAAAAATCAATCGACAAAACCCTAGAAGAACTTGATGCACTAAGAGGCGCTTTATTAAAACAAAAAGAAGAAGCTTCTGATTCTGATGTAATCGATATCGAAGCAGAGAAAGTTGAAGAAGTGCCAGCGGAACAACAAATTAATGCTATCTGTATCATTGAAGCTGCCATTACCAACAATGGCCCAATGGTTAATCTCCAAGGAGATCTTATAGCTGCTCACGGATTGCTTACTTATGTCAGTGAGTACATCAAAATGTTGATGCAGAAACACATAGTCCAGTCAACAAACAATAGTGGGGAGGCACCCAAATGAAGATAATGAAAATTATCGAAGACATCGGCGCTGAGTTTCAGGTTGTAGAAGATAACAACAAACCAGAAGTTCAAGAAGAAACACCTGGAGACGGCAAAGATGACAAGGAAGAAGAGTAAGGTATCAGGAATATATTGTATTGAAAATACTCTTAACGGCAAAGTTTATATTGGAAGTGCTTCAGACATCAGGCATCGGTGGAAAAATCATCGGTCTGATCTAAATACTGGAAAGCACCATTCTCTACATTTACAACGTAGCTGGAACAAAAATCCAGCTGCGTTTGTATTCAGTATACTTGAAGTTGTATGTAATGAGAGCGTACTTTTGACGAGAGAGCAGTGGTGGATCGATATGCTAGATTGTTGTAATCTAACCCGAGGTTATAACATTAATCCTGTAGCTGCAAAACCACCAAGTCCGAAGGGCAGGAAATATCCGCCACTCTCTGAGCTAACTAAACAAAGATTGTCGGAATCTCATAAAGGTAAGGCTACGCACTGGAGTAGTTATCACGGATTTCGAGATCCTAGTGGCGATCCTATTGTAATTACAAACATTGCTAGGTTTTGTAGAGAAAACAAAATAGACAGAGGCTGTCTGTATCGGCTTATTTCTGGCAAATACAAATCGTACAAAGGATGGACTTACAATGCCGAAGAAGAGATTGCCTAAAATCATAAACACTATACTTGCGCTAGATGCAGCAACCGTAAACACAGGTTTCGCAGTAGTAACACGCGATCTTAAAGTTTTGTCGCGTGGCCTTATCCATTCTCCTGCTTCAAGACCAACATCGCGTCGCCTCAAGGATCTATACGATGCGCTAATAGATATTATGGAGGCAAATGAAGTTGATGCTGTTGCAGTTGAGGATCAGTTTTTGGGATCTAATGTAAATACAATCAAGGCTTTGTCTTGGGCACGGGGCGTTATTATGCTTCTTGCCGAACAGAGGAAAAAGGAACTAATTGTTATCAACAATAAGACGGCAAAGAAGAAAGCAAAAAAGGGCAACGCATCTAAGTCAGAAGTTAAAGCAGCCATAAAAGAAAGACTCAATCTGGAGGGCGATCTTCCAGAAGATGTGTCGGATGCAATATCTATAGGCTTAGCCTTCTTCTTTCAAGAGGAGGAAGCATCATGATTGAGTTCCATATTCATAACGTAGGTTTCAGGGTAGATAGCGTCGAAGACCTAAAGAGGCTAGTAGATGAACAACTCCTTGAAAAAGTAGTGGGCACCTTATATTCGGTCTATGTGAGCAATACAGAAAACGACAGAAATAGATTTAGAGAAAAGAATCTTGGGTTTGTTGTAGAAGACGAGATTTGTGACGACGATGAAGAGTTGGATATCGAAGGTTTACTTGAGGGTTTACAGTTACTGGAAGATGATGAAGAGTTTATCGACGAAGACGACGAAGAGGATGACGAGTCATGATCTTTTCAGAAGAGCGCTATGAACAAATTGAAAACCTAGTGAAGCGATATCAGGGCGGAGAATGTGAAGAAGCAGGCAACCAGCTCATAGAAATGTTTGCTCCGTTGTTCAACAAATACATCAAGATCATCAAAAAGGGAGTGCTTGATTTCAGTGACTATGAATCCCGTCATTTTATAAGTTTGTTCATTGCTGACCAAAAAGTCAGAGCGGGTCTCAAAAGACATTTCCAATCAAAGAAAACCAGAGAAGTTGCATATAAGGCATTATACATAATTAACAGTGCACATAATCAAATATTTGAAGAAGATCTATATCATGACTTTATTGTTATATTTCTAAAGTCTGTACATAAGTACAAAGTAGACAAAGGATTTTGCGCATATATTGCGGCTTCGTTTCCTTACGAAGTATCAAGACTTGTTAAGAAAGTATTACAAAACCCTATAAGCACTGCAGTCATCGGAGATTTTGATGATGAACTATTTAAGACGGTAGCAAAATCATCATGTAACGTAGTTAATCTTGATGAAAAATTAGCGTCTAACAACACAGAAGAACTCAGCAATAGTTGGATTTATGGGCTCACTTGTGGCGATCCGTTTGAAGATCTTCTTCCTCTCGAAAGGTTAATACTTAAACTATATTATCTTGACAACATGACCGAAACAGAAATTGCTAACAAGCTAGGCTTTCATAGAAATTCGATATGGCTGAAACGACGAGCTGCTGTAGAGAAGGTAATGATTAAAGCAAGGCAGCTTGGATTGTTGAGTGAAGCCAATGAGCAAAAGAGTTAAACCCGTCAGAGAAGGTAGACTATTCAAAATCTTAGAGAAAATCTATCCTGGAGAATATTATATTAGAAATGGTTACTATTCTTTTCTTGTCAGCCCCAAGAAACAGCCCCTCCAATTAGACATTTACTATCCAGATCTCAAGATTGCCTTTGAGCATCAGGGCAAACAACATAGCAGGTACTCCAAGTTTTTCTTCAAAAACAAAAAACAATTTGAATATCTGAAGACTTGTGACCGTCTCAAAAAAGAACTCTGTAAGAAGCTTGGTATTACTCTTATATGTATCGATTACACCAAAGAGCTTTCTGTTGAGTACATAAAAATGAGGATTGTTAAGTCAGGCAGAAAAGATACACTACGCAGCAAGGAGAAATAATAATGAACATTGTATTGGTGTTTAGCGAAGACTGGGCAAAAGCAGTAGCAGTTGAGTTATACGCGATATTCAAAAACAATCCTGCGCCTGTCAAGGTGTACTTGGTTTCTGATCTCCTCAGTGAATCTACTTTGAATGAATTTTCCAAAGTTCAAAAAACCTTCGGTGAAGGCTATGAGTATATATACTTAAATGTAGAAAAACTGTATAATGAGTTTGTTCCAAGTACCGTTAATGTTGACGGGCGGTTTACAAAATATACCCTATATCGACTAGTACTACCCAAGATAATTACAGACGATAGAATTCTTTATATCGATGCGGATGCAATAGTCAATGGGAATCTGTCCGATTTCTTTAATATGGATCTTGAAGATAACTTGATTGCAGGAGTAATTGATAGTGGAATATATTTACCACAATACAAATATATGTTATACAACATAGGTCTTACAGAAAAAGATCCATACCTCAACGCAGGCGTAATGCTTTTTAACTGGAAAGAGATAAGAAATCTCAGCTTATGTGACACATGGCTAAAAGAAATAAATGCCAAGCTTTATGGCTGTCATGATCAGGACGTCATAAACATGACATGCAAAGGCAGGGTAAAGACAGTAGACCTTGCATATAACGTATCTTTATCTACAGGACTTGGTATCAAGCCAGAGGATATAAAGATAATGCACTTTGCTGGATCTAAAGAAACTAAACCGTGGACTGGTAGCACTAAAGCTCCCTTCTATCAGATCTGGAACAAATGGGCTGATGAATATAGGAGAGTGGTCAGATGATTCCTAAAATCGTTCATACTTGCTGGTTCGGTTCAGCTCCAAAGTCTCCATTGATACAGAGATGCATAAGTAGCTGGTCAAGACACCTCCGCGGGTATGTATTTAAAGAGTGGAACGAAAAGAACTTTGATCTTAGTGCTCATCCATATGCTAAAAAAGCATACGATGCCAAGAAGTTTGCATTTGTAACTGATTATCTAAGAATGTGGGCGCTGTACAACGAAGGAGGAATCTATCTAGACTCTGACGTAGAAGTGGTTAAACCCTTAGATGGGTTTTTATCGCTTCGGGCATTTACTGGATGTGAGACAGAAAAGCTTTGGGTTACCGCCACCATGGGTAGCGAACTTGGGCACCCATGGGTAAAGACAATGCTTGACTACTATGATAGTACCGATTTTGATCCGCATCGTGTATCGCCAAATACCAAACTGATCACAGACCTTTCTTGGCCTTTAATGATTAAAAAAGAGAACGGTAGAATTTACTTGCAGGACGGAGTTGTCATATTTCCAGTAAGTACCTTTTGCAGTTTTAACCATGCCAAGCTACAACCTATAGTGACTCCAGAAGCTTACACTTATCATATGTTTGCTGGAAGTTGGCTTCCAGGTACACGGATTCAGGAAAGGATAAGGGTTCAATGATAGATATAAATGAGATCTTTACGCAAGATATATTATGGCAGATGAGCTTTGCTGAGAGGATGACAATCTTCTATTTATTTAACAAGATTCCCAGGAAGAAAGTAGCAATAGAAATTGGAAGCTACAAGGGTGGGTTCCTTAGAGTTTTATGCCGAAATTTTGATACAGTGTATTCTTTAGATATAAACCATTCAAACCTTGACAAGTCTTTATATCCAAATGCTAAATGGATTGAAGGCGATTCCAAAGAGACATTGCCAGCTTTGGTATCCGAGTTAAATACCAACGGTGTATGTGTTGATTTCGCAATGGTTGATGGAGATCATTCTTATAAAACAGTATTGGCAGATATTAATAACCTGCTTAAGTTACATGTAAACCATGACATGATAATTATGGGACATGATTCGTGGTATCCAGAAACCAGGCAAGCCTTTGTGGATGCCGACTGGAATGGCAATCCACATGTACATAAAATTGAAACAGACTTTGTAACTGGAGATCTCTTTAGAAATACATACGTAGGGGGTCTTGCTTTAGCTGTCTTATCGCCTGAAAAGAGAGTGGGCAATGTTGTTGTAAGTCAAACAAACAACTACATGCATACTACGGTGACAAACCTAGTGAAGCAAAGTGGACTATGAGGAGTGAGCACTGTGAAAAAAATAAACTTGCTTGCTGTCGGTGGGCCGTATGAAAAGATAATCAAAAGCATGATTAATCCAATCTTAGAACATTTGCCAGAAGCGACCGTGACTACTGTTCCTGAGCCTGATGCAATCAATGTTACTTTCTTTGTAGAAAATTGGTTGTATAGAGAAACTGGAACTATGGTTTTTATGTCTCACGGTATAGCAGATAAGAGATATAGAGATGGACGCAGCGTATCAAGATTTGACTATGTTTGTGTGTCTGGGCCAACATGGGTAGATAAAATGCTGAAAGACGGCATCCCTAGAAACAAAATTCTAGTTAACGGATATGCAAAGCTTGATCCTATATTTCAAAGTAAGATTGTTAAAACACCCTCGGCCAAAAAAAGAATACTGTGGGCACCTACCCACAATTCCAATCCTAAAATGTCTAGTTATCCTCACCTTGCTAGATTTTTTGAGATGCTCACCAAGAAGGGGTATGAGGTTCTTACTTCCCTGCATCCAGCTAACAGCGATAATCATGAACCGACCTTGCAAAAGTTAGTAAATGCCGACGTTGTTGTGGCGGACTCTGGAAGTACATTATATGAAGCATGGGCTTTAGGTAAACAAGTAGTATTCCCTTCATGGCTATTAAGGCCCAGTTTGGTCAGAGGATCCAGCCTTGAATCTCAAGTATTCAATGGCAGGCTCGGCCTGCATGCCAACAACGAAAGCGAACTAATGAGAATGATAACGTACGGCTTAAGAAATTCTCTTTCTCCTGCTGTTACCAAGTTCATGGAAGGTATATTACCTTCTTCTTTGAGAGGCAAATCTGGAGCAGAGACTGCTTCACTTCTAAGGAGTATAGCAAATGTTTGATGTTATTTTACTTGCTGCAGGATTAGGCTTGAGATCGGGGCTATCATATCCAAAACAGTTTTACCTGTTGGGCGGCAAACCTATTGTGGTTTATCCATTAGAATTGTTTGAGTCTATGGAAGAGATATCGCGGATTATTGTTGCGTCTAGGGACAATAGAGTACAGACATATATTGATCAATATAAAATATCAAAGGCAGTCGTTATCGAAGGCGGAGACACCAGACAAGAATCTGTTAAGAATGCTCTTGTTTATTGCCAAACAGACCGAGTCATAATTCACGAAGCTGTTAGACCTTTTATAACAAAGGAACATGTGCGCGAACTATTGTCGATAGACGACACAGCAGTAATTCCAATTGAAAGTTTGAACTTTACATTGTATGATACATCGTCGGAACTGTTCCCTTCGCGGGATACAGTATTTAATGTACAACTTCCACAAGTGTTCGACAGAAGAATATTGTCTGGAGCACACTTTTTAGCTGACAAGACTTATACTGATGATTCAAGTTTACTCAAAGATGTATTCGGGATTTCACCTGCAGTTATAAAAGGACTAGAGCATAACATTAAAATAACAACACCATTGGACTTCAGATTAGCGGAGGCGATTCTTTATGGAGATAGCGGTTGTAACAGGAGGCAGTAGCGGCATAGGTCTTGCTATATCTAAAAAATTGTCAGAGACACATCAAGTGTGGAACTTATCAAGATCAGCTGGGTTTGATGTAACCAGTCCTTGGGATGTAAGTTTCTTATTCAGCGAGATAGTCAAGTTTCACGGAATTCCGTCGGTGCTTGTTAATTGTGCAGGATTCGTAGAGCCAAAAGGGTTGCTTGAAATAACAGACGAGGAATGGTATCAAACCATTAATACCAATCTAAGCGGTACGTTCTTTTGCACGCGTGAATTTGTCAAACATGCTAAGAACGTCGGAGGTAAGATTATCAATATTGCTTCTACCGCAGGAATGAGGGCGCAACCTGGTTGGAGTGCGTATGCTGCAGCCAAGGCAGCCGTGATTAATTTTTCTGCAACAATGTCAGAGGAACTAAGTCCTTATGGTATCAAAGTATATTGTCTTTCTCCTGGAAGGTGTGCTACTGCACTTAGGAAGAAGCTCGCTCCAGATGAAGATCAAACAAGTATCATGCAACCTGAAGATGTAGCAGATATAGTTTCCTTTCTAGTTGACAACGGTGATTTGATTGATGGTCAAAACATCAGAGTAAGAGGTGTATAGCCAGATGAAGCCTATTAATTTCGTTATGAAGAACACAGGCGCATTCTACCTAGGTGTAGTTAGAAGCTTAATTGATCCTATCGAAAAATACCTGCCTGAGTTTTATGAAACGAACGATTGCATGAAGAATGCAATTAATGTGCATTTCTTTTTAGACCCCATAAATTATTTCAAGAAGATCAATGTGACGGGTACAAATGTTTTTATTTCTCATGGGATAGCAGATAAGAATTGGAGAAACGCTAGTAAAGTAAAAGTATTTGACTACGTTTGTGTTTCAGGACCATCGTGGGTAAACAAAATGATCCGCCAAGGGTTAAATAAAAGCAAAATTCTAGTTGTTGGATATACAAAACTAGACCCTATTTTTCAAGGAGAGATTGTTAAGGAAAGCAGCGATAAGCCTGTTGTGTTATATGCACCCACACATAACTTACCAGGATGGACTAGCAGGAAAGGTGCATCAGCTTATCCTAACTTTATGCAACTACTTGGAAATATGCCTAAAGAGTTTAAAACCATAACATCTTTGCATCCAGCTAACGCTAAAGGTGTAGTTACGCTACAAGGATTAGCAAATGCAGATGTTGTAATTAGCGATTGTAGTAGCATCATTTATGAAGCATGGTCTTTAGGCAAGCCTGTTGTTTTTCCAGATTGGCTTGTTAAAGACTACATACAGAAAACTTATAACAATTCTTTCGAAGATTATATATATAAAAATAAAATCGGTTACCATGCAACAAACATGAAGGATCTATGTGAACTTGTTAGGTTGGCATACAAGAAAGGCATAGATAAGACAACACAAGATTTCATAGAAGATATTTTCCCACAAAAATTACGAGGTAAATCTGGAAAAGAAAGTGCCAGCATGCTACTAAAACTAGCGGGAGGAAGCATTTAAGCATGAAGTCTATTAACTTTGTCCGTATTGGCGGACTGTACGGAGAGATTGAGGAAGGTCTGGCGAGAGAACTGCAGAACTTCTTAAACAAGTAGGTAACATATAATGAAAAGAATAATGGCAGTATTTGGCACAAGGCCAGAGGCAATAAAAATGGCGCCTATTATTAAAGAACTAAAGAAACGCAAGATTGGCGTGGTCACAGTATCCACTGGGCAACATTCATCAGAAATGCTTAAGTCTGCTCTTGATGTATTCCATATCAAACCAGATTACGACCTTGATGTATTAGGTACGATGCATGGCCAAAGCCTTGCTATGCTTGGGAGACGACTTATTACTAGATTAGATGACGTTATCGTGACAGAAAAACCTGACTATATTTTGGTACAGGGAGATACTTCTTCAGCATTTTTCGGAGCATTGGCTGGATTTTATAGAAACATTCCGATTGGACATGTTGAAGCCGGTCTTAGGACGTATCGTTATGATCCTTTCCCAGAGGAAGCTCACAGGAGAATGATATCCCCATTAGCAATGCATCATTTTGCTCCAACAATAGAGTCGCGCGACAACCTTATCAAAGAAGGAATTCCCGAAAAAACTATTGTTGTTACTGGCAATACCGGTATAGATGCATTTCTTGATGTTGTCAATACTTCATCTGACTCAGAAGTCTGTCCTGTTGACGGCGTAAAGGGCGACATTGTTTTAGTTACGGCGCACAGGCGCGAAAACTTCAAGTATATAGAACAGATATGTAATGAGATATTAGATTTAGTTAGAAGTACTGGGTGTTATATTGTTTTCCCTGTACATCCGAATCCAAACGTAAAAGAGATGGTATATAGGAAATTATCCAATCACTCTAAGATAATGCTCACTACTCCTATGAATTATCGACAATTAACCCATGTAATGGCGCGATGTAAGTTAGTTATTACTGACTCTGGAGGAATACAAGAAGAGGCTCCTTCGCTTGGAAAACCTGTTATTGTTATACGCGAAAGCACAGAGAGAACAGAGGGAATTAAAGCAGGGGTTGCGAGATTGTGCCACCCTATGGCCTTTGGCCTAACGGCAGCCCGTTTGCTTACTAATACATTTCAGTATGAACAAATGGCTAAGGCAGTAAGTCCCTATGGGGATGGACATGCTAGCGAGAAAATTATAGATTTTGTGCTAGAATATCTTAAAAGTGGAGCTGCTTAAATATGGATAAGACACCTACAGTTATGGTGGGGGCACCCGTCAGAGATAGGGCATGGATACTACCAACTTATCTGGAACACATCTATAATCTTAACTATGATAAAAAAAAGATCATTCTTTGTTTCGTGATTAACGATTCAAGAGATGCTTCAGAAAGCATCATTAATAAATGGCTTGCAGAATATGGAGAAGAATACAGCTCAACAATTGTTGTGCACTGTAACCAAGGACAAATCCCAGATGAGCGTACTCATTACGTTCGAGAAAAAATCTATCATACGCTATCGATTGTTAGGAACAAGTTCTTAGACACCGCGTTGCGTTCACGAGCAGATTACCTGTTTAGTGTTGACTCTGATATATTGGTTCAACCTGAGACTCTTAATGAACTTTTGAAATCAGATAAAGATATTGTTGCAGCACAAATATGGAATGATGCTTCCAAAAGATATCCTAATATACTCATGAAGAACAAAGCTGGTACTATAAGACATTATTTTGATTTTCCAAAGAACTCTCTATTTAAGTGCGATGTTACGGGGGCAGTTTATCTCATATCTAGGAGAGTATTAGAAGCTGGAGTAAGGTATGGATACCATCGTCAAGGTGAAGACATAACATTCTGCGAAGACGCTAAAGCTAAGAGATTTACCATATGGGCAAACACGTCTGTATGTTGTGATCACATTATGAACTTAGCTCAGTTAGCTACATTTAAAAAGCCAGGGTGACCCGACCCTGGCTTTTCTATTGGGCACCTTTGTCTTGGACAAAGGGGATAGTGCCCATATTTATTCTATTCTTTTCTATGAAATTTATTCGTTGACTAACAATGAAACGCATATAATAATATCTATAAGGAGAAGATATTGATTATGATAATTTCACAAAAACTATTAGCTGCTAAAATTGCAAGCCACTTATTAGACAAGGATGCTAAATCTAACGTCGAAAGAGCGAAGAAGACAGAGCTGGAAGGCCCAAGATTCTATCCCTCTAGTGCCAACAAATGTTCACGTTACATAGTGTATGATATGCTTGGATATCCAAAACCTCCAAAAGAGCCGAAACTTATACGGATAATGGAGAACGGCAATTCAATGCATGAAAGGTATCAGACATGGTTTGAAGAAATGGGGATACTTGTAGCAAATGAGTTTCCTATTAAGGTTCCTGAGCTTAGAATATCTGGGAGATTGGATTCTATCATTACGACTAAAGACATTATACCTGGCGTGGATGATGTTGCCATTGTTGAGCTAAAAAGTGCTAATGACAAGAAGTTTGCCCAGATGGTCAAGAGCAATGAACCTAATCCTGATTACTATGCTCAGATTCAGTTATACATGGAACTCCTCAAGATACCTTATGGATTAATATTTATCGAGAATAAAAATAACCAGGAAATTTTAGAGTTCCTGGTTGATTATGATCCCGAGTTTGGAAAACGTCTCCTCGAAAAGGTTGTCATGGTGAACGATTGCGTTACAAAAAAAGAGCTGCCTCGACGTGAATACATCAAGAGCAGCTATGAATGTAAGTGGTGCGATTACCATGATACGTGCTGGTCAGCTAGTTGATACCTTGAGCATCGGATGAAGATCTCCTTCTTTTACTAGGCCCACCACGGTGCCGTATTTATCGACAACTGTTTTGACCCTAGGAAGGAAATCTTTAAGGCTAGCCAGTTTCTCGATGCTAGTCAAGTTAAAGTATTGATTGAGCCAGTAGTCGAGTTCCTTGTAGGTTTTCTGATATGCCTCTCTTTCGCTTTTAAGCGTAGACTGCACTTCATTGAGCTTTGTTTCTAAGCTCGCAACTTTGCTCTTCAGGACTAAGTTCTCCTGTAAAAGAACCTGTATATTAACAGGTTCTTTTTGTTTTATAAGAGTTATAAGATTCTCCAGTTGCAACACAAGAAAATCTTTGTTATCGGCTTTGGAATTCTCTTGGACTCTCTGAATTACACTTTGATCAAGCAGACTTTTCTTGTATTCAGCGGGAGATATCCCACGCTTTCTAAGCATCCTGTAGTATTCAAACGCACAAGTACCTTCTGTACGTTGTAGCTTTTGGCATATCTCTTTTCTGTTCTTGGGATCAAACCAACCTTCCAGTATTGTTTTCCGTTCTTCTTCTGTGAATCGTCTTCCAGGCATATTACATTCCTCCTGGATATAGTATAACCAAGGTGATACATAATATGCAATCTGAATTTATTTTCTGTGTAAATTCCTTTTAGTTGCATACCACATTATAATTGGAGTCTCATAGATCCTAGGCTTTTTACAAGCTTGAGTATTTGCCAGCATCCTGACTAGTTCAGAAGTTTTCTTGGCACATCTATCGCTATCGTTTTCCATGAGGCTCCCTAGTAAAAAGGGCTATATCAACTACAAAATTATTGAGTACAGGTCTTAAGACTTTAATACATATCCCTCCGAAATTGACTCAACTATCGAGTCTTACTTTTGCATTTGCGCTTTGCTCTTGTGATACTTTCAGGCATTGTACCATGTAGCAAGATTTCTTTAATTAATTCGGTAGGTATTTCAAGGCCATCATAGATCTTCCACAGTAACAAAATCAGAAGACGATCATCGTCTGCCGCAGCAGGGAACTTGTCGAGTATTAAACTTACCTTTTCTTCAGTTGGAATCTTCTTCAGTGAAGTACCCCCTATCATATTTATTAAGCAGATCTGTTATCAGTTGCTTTCTAAAATACAGCAGATTGCGGTAAGAGTTAGGCCCTTCTTTCGCTATAAGCGTTAAAGGGTTAAAGTCCCAGCAGAGCACACGTCTTGTATATTCAAGACCCTCTTCAAACTGGCTAAGTTCATTGAGAATCTGGCTAGCTACTATACAATCCTTTGCCTTATCTGTAAACTCTTGAATAGCCTGAGATATTGATTCTATCTCATGTATTCCCATTTGTACTGCAAACTTTTCCTTTTCAGTGTCCTGATCTACTGGAGATACAGGCTGACCAGGTCTCTTTTCTTTCGGCTTGCCCAGTGCTTTTCTTAGTTCATCATCGAAATCCTTTTTAAACAGTTCTCTTTTTTGTTCATACATAAATTGCTAGTTGCACCTCTTATGTTTATTTAGGGGCTGATTATCAGCCCCTTTCGTTATGATGTTGTAGTTTTACCAGCGTCTGGATCTCCAGAAGAACTATCAGGTTGTGGATAGCGTACCACCTTTGGTGGCGCAAAACTATTCCTTGCAGCCTCAGCCTTCTTTGCTGCTGCGTCACGGTTAAGAACTTCGCCGCACTTAGAACACTTGTAGATAAGCTTTCTATTTTCTACAACTAGTTCTGCCCTGTTGTAATCATCAGAGTATCTCACAGGTTCTTTGCGTAAAAGAAGTTCGTGGGCTTCGACGAAATACGGGTGACCACAGCTCAGACATCTAATAAACGTTTCCTCAAGTAATGGCATTATTTCCCTCCATAATTAATATAAAATATGATTGCTGCTTTGCATATTGCCGCGGGGAGAAAAGCATCGTGTTGTTGAACGCTACTGTCTGAACTTCCGTGGACTCTGGAAATTGTGACTTTCCAGTTTCCGTACTTGGTACTTTCAATCGACACACTATCTGCAATCTGCTTAATTCGATTTAATACCAAGATTGCCAAACCTATGTCCGTCGAGTATTTAGGCAAACGATCTATTTCTTGCCAGTCATCGGCTTCGGCACAAGGCCTAGGTTGCCAACCATACCACCCGTGTCGTGGATCAGGTTTAGATCCGAATAAAGTTTCGGCCACCATTATGTCAAGGTCTCGTCCACCCTGCATTTTATTCAGGTCGTTCATATTTATCAAGCTCGCTTTGTAGTAGTTTTATTTGTTGTACTAGGGCTAACCAAAGGTCGTACTTTGCAATGCAATAAACTTCGTCGTCTCCTTTGAAGCCAAAAGCGACTATGCCGTTCTTGGAGCTGCCTGCCTCTTCGTCTATCTTTTCCAAGATAGTTTGGGTAATAGTGAAGCTCTTCTCACCTCTGGCATTAAGTTTTCTTTCTTTGCACTCAACCAGATCTTTTTCAGTAACATAATCTCCAGGATCAGACCAAATAGCTCCAGAGTTAGGTGTCTGCCTTCCTAGTTCTCCAGTAACATCCATGTGTCTCTGTTGGACTTTTGTTTGGAAAGACATACCTTCTTTCTTAGACTTACTCTTAACCTTGGCATCACGCTTAGGTCTGTATAGTGCATACATTCTACATCGACTGCATGCTTTGCCGCTGTTGCGACAACTACAGTACTTGTCGCAGTTGTCCATTCTCTAACATTCGCTCCTTATCAATCTGATCGTTAGGATAGATTGTTACTACTCTAGAACCGTACATGATTGCTGTAAATTTATCTGTAATATGTACTCTGGCTAGAGTTTTTTTATTTACATAGATATTTCTAGTATATCTGTTGATTCTTTTCTTGATGAATTCGCGGGCCTTGTGACCATCCATGGTCTTTGGCACCAGCGCATGATCTTTGAGTCGTCTTATCGCATGTTTAGAAACGATCATGTTGCTCTCTCCTATAACTTTTAGCTCAATTGAGATTCAATTTTTACAGTTCCATAGCTCACAGTTAAGAGGGCACGTTTCTCTTTCATGAGATTGATTACGTTCTCCATGAAAGTTAATTTACGTTCAGCTTCAAGCTTCATTGCAACTAATCCTTCTTCGGCAGCTTGTGCTCTCGAGAAAGCTTTTGCTTTCTCGTCACTCATTCCGCCGCCACCCCGCGCTCCTGGATCAGGAGTATCTTTTCCTTGCAGAAACAATTCTGCGATTCTGGTTTGAAGGATGGAATTAAGTTCTTCGTAATCAGCCTGGACTTCACTGAGGTCAAAGAAAGCCTCGTTAAGTACTTCATCCATGGATGCAACTACTTCACGAATTTCCTGACCATCCATCATAGGGAGGATACGAATTGCCTTAACTTTGTTTTCATAGAGTGCAGCTTTTGCCCCCCAGTCTTCGATAGCCAATTTTTCAAATCTCCTTTCTTAAGTTTAATGAACCAATCTGGCAATGGACGGATGCCTAGTTTTGCTAGTGCTGCTCTAAGACCGTTGTTGGTATTCTCAACAGTACCGCTAGCATCAACCGTAATCAGGAACGGATCATTTCCAAATTGTTTCATTATATCGTCAACGCCTGTCTCAGAAGGGTGATTGACCGTAGCATCATCAAAGGTGCCATCGCGATCAATACATCTTGCTTTGCGAATCTCAAGCGGACAATCTAAGTAAATTAAAACCCATCGATTGCCTAAGAGTGTTTCTGCTTCATTCAAGAATCGAACATCATCACATACAACGCTTTTGTTCTTGAGTCGCCCAGCTCTCTTCATCAGGTGTTTAACCCATACTTTATCGTCGATTGATCGAAACCAATCTGTTCCAATTGTTTGAGCCACCTTACGATATCTTGGATCTGTTTTGTCTTTGATATCTAGGTACTCTTTCATAATCTCTTTAATGGGCGTTGCAAGACTCAATCTTATGTAACCGTAGTTGTCAATTATAAAATTTGCAGCCGTGGTCTTGCCACTTCCCAGTTTGCCAATTACTCCCAAATTCATTACTACTTTGCCTCTTTCCATAAGTATCCATGTGACATTTTTTGTCTACCAGTGATGCAGGCAGAGATGCCGCACTGATTACACCCTATTGATTTTGCTGCATCCTTAATACTGTTATATATTGCAATAACATTATTGTTTAAGTCAAGCTGCGCTACTTTCTTCATGTTCTTTTCGGATGCAACCTTGTCTCGTTGTTCACTAATACCTCATCCTATTGATTCTAGAGTTTTCCAATTACAATCTTCATCGTCTGGATCCCATTCGATGACACGCTTCCAGTAAGACTGACCAGGACTCTTTGGTTTTCCTTCCTTGGCTGCTTCGAACTCTTCTTTAATTATAGACATTTCGAAATCATCACATGACTCGTCTTCTGGTTGCTGACCATCGCATCCCCAGTCGATTAGATAGTCTTCAACCATACTATCTACGTGTCCAGAGTTCCCGCCTTCTCCCCATCTAAAAGTGGGAAGAACCATTATGATTGGCATATCAAATTCCCAGCCAGCTTCCTCGTCGTAATATCCTTCAAAGGTTGTGATTTGTTTCATTGTTTCTCCTCTGTCTTCAGTTTGTTCGACTTGACAGTGTTTTCACATTGTATAATCGCCCATCTTAGTTTATCTGGAGGCATTGTCTCTGGCATTGATATGTATAGCCTTCTAAACAAGTCCTGCTGTGCAGGAGTGCACTGATCTAACAATTCTCTGAGAACAGATCTTGCATAATCATCTACTTTGTTTAGCGCTTCACTCACATTGCATCATCCTTTCAAGTCTTCGGATTATTTCATCCCTGAAGTCTCCTCCATAGATATCAAACAGTGCAGGACTTAGACGGTTGAGGATTGTTTGCCATCGGCGCTTACACCGACTGTATCATAGCCACGTCTTCCCTGCATCGGTGCCCACCGTACATTTTTATATCTTGGATGTTATCAATTTTTTTATTTCTGGAAGAATGGCTCGTGACCAACCTTCCAGGTTTAGCGCTCCCAGCTCTTCTAGACCCATGAACTTCGTTTCTTCAAAAGCCCCTGCTTCGGGTTTGATTTTGGGTATAGATCCCTTTTCGATAACTGCAATATAAATCTTTCCAAGATGCACTTTATCTACTGGAGTTGAGTCTAATGCAACCCATCCTATGTGACTTATAAAGCTAAAGTCTTCAGAATTCAGACCTATTTCTTCTTCGATTTCCCGAAACACAGCGTTCATAACTGTGTCACTTCCATTAAAGACTACATCTCCAGTATTGATGTGTCCTCCTACTCCGAAGGTATATAGATCATGAAGCCTCTCTTCGTTGCCTTGACGTCCACGTTTGTAGGTGAGTACCGTAAGCTTGTTACCCTCATCCTCGTCTAATACTATTATGTAGGGAATAATCTGACGTTTGGTCTCGTCGGTTTCACAGTCGCCACGTCTTTGAAAAGACATGTATTTTGGATCGGCTTCAAACTTATAGTCTTCTACCACGCCTACAAAGGGAGGTACTCCGTCCAAACATAAAACTAATTCGTTTTCTTTACTCATCGTTGTCTCCTTTAGAATGTGGGCTAAGGCATGATCTATTGCTGATCATGCCCTTCCACTTTTTGACTTTCTATTTTTAACACAGAGCCATCAGGCACATTAATCACTTTACGAGATCTTTCTAATTCCGAAATCTTGTTTAATAATTGCTGTACCAACTTGTCTTTCACCTTAAGCTCTGTGGAGATTTCAATCTTTTCTTTGTCAAGCTCAGCGATTTGGGATTTTAGCTGAGCGATTTCCCTTTTGTTATCTTTGATTGTGAGTTGATATTCTCCAATCTCTACCGCAAATTCTTTGCGTATTGTTGCCTTATCTTTAACAGAAAGTAACAGTGTAACAACAGGCCCCACAAAGAGAGCACCAATTAAGACCCATTGAGCCAAACGGATTACCCAAGGCTTAATGCGGAACTCTACTTTTTTATGAGTTTCCTGGTATGCCATTAAAGAAACCTCCTAGTGTTATTTCGTTTTTCGTTTCAAGAATCGATATTAGGTTATTAATACGATCCCATGTTTTTACCCGATCAAGTTCCATGTACCATAGATCTTCTATCAGCTTTGCGACGTAGCAATTTTCCAGCGCATCATTTTTGATACTAAACAACAAGAAGAAAATGTTTGCAACATCAACAAAGATAATTGCTTTATATTTGTTCCAGTCTATCATGGCTGACCAGGCTTGTATAAAAGCAATGACATCGTCGCTAAGATCGTAGTCAGCTACAAACGGAGTCTTTCTGATGATAATGTTTTTATTAGTCAACAGTGTATTCTCTCCTACCTAAAATTTGTATTTGCCCATACAATAAAATCACGTAGATCCATTACTTTTATATTTTTATCAATATCCTTGATAAATAATTTGTTAGCAGCTGCGCTCTTTAGCCAACGAACGGCACCATCTTTGGCTCCACCACCATCCACTAAGATAATTATATTTTTTTCTGGTAGACTTTCTACACAATTTAAATAAACATACGGGAATTTTTCATCTACGCTTCCAGCGACTTGTTGCCATTTGCATTCAATTCTATATTCGCCATATCGGCAAGATTTAATTTTAAATTCCGTACGGCCTTCATGCCCATATATAGACGTATATGGAACGTTCTTTAAAAGAAGTTCTTCGCCATACTTTTGTGGACGTTTAATCCAATCGACATAATTAACTAAAGCAAGGCCTTTACGACACATAGTGTCAATTACAATTCCTTCTAGATTGGCACCTTGCATATTGGCTGTTCGTCCTTGATTCATGTCTTGGCCTCCTGTTTATAAACAGCCAAAATTTCTTCGACCGCTTGTCTGTTATTGGCGTTACAACTAATTGATCTGTTGACTGGGAAAACAATCATTTCTGAATTTTTATACAGCTCTTTAGTTGCTTCATTATAATGATTAGATATGACAACCGTAATTCCTCGTCCACTTACTTCTTCGGCTAAAGTAACTAAGTCCCGTTGGTCTGCAGGGCCAAATATCCCAGGTGCATAGGCAGTGAAATTTGATGTCTTGCTAATAGGAACATATGGCGGGTCACAATATATCACATCACCCTTATCGGCGTTAGACATTACATCTCTAAAGTCACAACAGGTAAACTTTGCGTTTTGTAACTTAGAACGGAATGTTTGTAGCTCCTCTACAGGATAATGAATCGTTTTGTATTTTCCAAATGGCACATTAAATTGACCTTTAAGATTGTAACGACACAGTCCATTAAAACAATGTCTATTTAAATATATAAATAAGGCCGCTTTATCAATAAGATTTTTCTCCTGATTGAATTGATTTCTGGCCTGATAATATGTAGCTGGATTATTTCCATTATTAAACCATCGTTCGATACATTTAATCAAAGAATTAAACCCAGAATCATCTCCCACAATTATTGAATACAAAGATATTAAGTCATTATTAACATCATTAATCCAATATGAGTTATAATTAGTATTTAATGAAACAGCACAGCTGCCAGCGAAAGGTTCTATTAGGCGGTTTCCTTGACCTAAAGATTTTACTATTAGGTCTACTAATCTATATTTTCCTCCAGCCCATTTTAAAAACGGTTTCATGTTTCCCTCCCATCATAGCTATATTATACCATACTACGTAACTTTTCGCAATACTGTAAAGCAGTAAGTATATCATTTATCGACTGCGTCCTACGAAGCTCTGCCTCAGTTGGGTTAATACTTTGGAGCCTTAGTATATATGATGGATGCCATGTGGGAATTACAGGTATTTTAGTTCCTTTGAAATACAACAACTTACCTCTAGTTCCTCCCATGGACGGGATTATATACCCGAGTGCATATTCTGTTGCTTCTTTACCAAGTGTCACAATTGCTTTCGGTTGTATTTCCCCAATGGCTCTTCTGACATGCCTATCGGCACAAGGCCATGACAGATCTCTACTAGTGGCAACGTTACCTCTGGGTCGGCAGCATACTATGTTGGAAATATAAACCTGGTTTTCTGGTATTCCAACCGATGCAAGTATGTCTTGACGAAATACTTGCCCTGCTGGGCCAACAAAAGGTCTAAGGAGCTTAACTTCCACATCGCCTGGATCTCTGCCGATAAACATTAGTTCTGCTTCCGTGTTCCCTTCAAAGGGAACATTTTGTTTGTATGTATCCCATAGACTGCAAGCTCTGCAACTTAAGATGTCTTCTCTTAAACCCATTATAAATCACCTCTATATATAATTGCGGGCAGAGGCTTACACCTCTGCTATTTGCTCAACCAACTCAGTATCGCCGTCAAAGAAATTGACTTCGGTTAGATCGATGTCACATACAGGACAGTAGACTTCATAGTCATTGATGTCGGCATTGCAATTTGGACAGATCATTTGGGATCTCCTTTCAGATAAAGTTACGCAAGTTGTCAACAATCGAATTCACTCGCGGAGATCTCGTGTTGAAAGATCTTGCAGTAATGATAAAAATTGCTTGTATGAAAGATAGCTCTTTCATATCCTCTTCTGATAATGCACCAGAAGATAATGCGCGGTCTATATTAATATAGAACTCATCTTCAAAATCCGCAGTTAACTCTGCACAAAAATCCTTTTGTGATTCAGAAAGATCTTCGTATTTCACTATTTGACCTCCGTAATTTCGTCTATGCCGTATTCGCCATAATCGCTGAAGGTTCTCTTCGGATCGAAATCTCCCGATTGGAATTTACGCATGGCTCTTTCTTGTGCGTCGCGTTTGTCGTTAGCTTCGATGATGAAATCATAGCTGTGTAATTCATACCACCAAATTGGAACTCTAAATTTTGCCATTGTTGTTAGCCTTTCTTACCAGGATGATCGGTATACAAAAGTATCTTCTTCGCTTACTGATCCAAGTGCTTTGTCAATAATATTGATAGTTTCTTTGAGATCATTAAAATACCATTCGTCGTATTCTGTGCCACCAAAGAAGAAGCCAGATAATGTCGGCAAAAGCTCTGGTGCTTTTGAAGGATCTTGTAATACCTGATTGCAAAGATCCCGCAGCTTCTTTAAGTCATCAATAGAAACTAGGTGCGGTCTGCATTCATCTTCGCCACCTTGGACATTATCAACAAACCAATTATGGATTTGATTTGATTTTCTCCAGTATCCAACTTCTTCAAAAATAGATTGCCAGCTAATGTATTGTCCTCTAGTATCAATACATTGCTTAAGCTCGTTAGCTCCTGCGATATTCAATTCTTTCTCAAGGTCAATATCCGTGTCGCTAGTTAGTTTTTGCTTGGATACAAAATCATCAACTGTTTCATACTCTTGGCTTGTCATGTCTTTTATTTTCTTAGTCTTGTACAGATACATATCTAAACCCACTTATAACATCTCCTTTATAGTTTAATGAGCAAGGCTGGAGTTGCCCCCAGCCTATTAATATCCGCCACCGAATTCGATATATAAATCGTCTTTTTCGATTATACGATGTGGCGCATTGCAGATCATTGCCTCGATTTCGCCGCCATCACTCCAAGCGTCTCCCTCAGAGACAATAAATCCTTTATCTAAAAGATCAAGAATTTTGCCCCAATATTGTTCAATTTCTTCTTGTGTACACCCGTATTCTTCCTTAGGGACGCCGAAGCGATCCATAAATTCTGCCTCTGTTAGATTTCCTTTGGTGGCAATAATGAAACTTGACGAGCTAGAATTGGTGACGAAGTCACTTCTTGTCTTCATTTCTCAAATACCTCTTGAAATCAGCGTAAGAGCCGAACATCTCTTTGACTTCTGCCAAAACAGATGCCTTGGAAACATTGTGCTTCTTTGCGAGATATAGAAGCACATCGTCGGACGAGATAGCCTCTAACTGGCACAGTGGACAAAATGCACTTGGACGTTCACAATCCCAGCTATAGCAATCTCGTGCTATTTCCATCATGTCATTTTTGTCCATAGCTGGAAGCTCTTCTAGCAATTTTATATACTCAGCTAGATCTCTTCTTTCATTCTTTTCGCTGAACCAAGAAGGTTTTTCTTCTGGTGGTGAGATTAGTCTGGCTTCACTTTGGGATTTTGAGTTCGTTATTTCCTCTGTAAGAAAGGCACGAAGGCTTTCTGTCTCAACGGGTTTCGCATGTCTGGTACATAGTATATGCCCTTCTTCGCATTCAAACATGCTGCACTCCGAAACACTAATGTCCCATCCAGAATCGGTATGTCCACAGATGTCGCAAGTATAACTTGATGAACTTGAATTTGTTACGAAATCTAAACGGTATTTCAATAGAAACCACGCACCTTAATTTTATCAGTATCGATATATCCACTCTCATAGAAATACGATATATGAGGTTCCCCTTCATTGGAAAATTCTGAGGCAGATACTTTCCAATTTCCCAGATGAATACCATGTTTGGCATCTCTCATAAGCATAGACACAATATCATCTAAAACTTCTTCTGGTGTATAATTTTCTTCATCGTAATAATCCTCAAGGAACTTTTTGATATCTTCTATGTTGAAAAGTTCCCTGATGTCATCTACAGTTACATCTTCGCGAAGTGCAATTACAAAACTAGAACTTGAGCTATTAGTGACAAAGTCCGTTCTAATCTTAGCCATTGTACCATCCTCCAAAGTCAAAGCTTACATCTTTGGTAGAAATTTCCTTACCGTATAGTTCTTTAACTTTATCTACATACATTTGTTTGAGATCATTAATACTGTGACTGTGCATTTGTCTAACCAGATTACTGATCGAGATAGAGTAAGTATCACTATCTCCGTCATAAACTGTCTCGAAGAATTCATCGCTTACTTGTGGACTGTCATAATCTGACTCTTCCTCAAGAGGCAACCCTAATTCTTTCCAGTCGCTAGCATACATTCCTAGAATAATAAAACTAGAGCTGCTAGAATTCGTTACAAAATCAATCCTTACTTTCATTTTTCCTCCTTAACAATAACAGTATAGCACCTGACCACGAAGAGTATACGTCGGATCGTCACTTGAAATGCTTGTGGTATAAATGATATTCCCCTGGGAAATTAACGCTATAGCTTCTTCATAAGCTCTCTTTTCGTACAGCCCCCAGCGATCTTTTGAACCACAAATTTCTTCAAAAAATTCTTCTAGGTCGGCCAGTTCCAGTGCTATTTCGTGTGCTCCCATTGCATAGGCTACCTCTTTAATGAGTTTCTTTGACTCATCAGAAGGTACTTTGAGCTTAGTCGCTACAATAAAACTAGAGCTACTAGAATTAGTAACAAAATCGAGTCTCGTTTTCATTAGTATTCTCCATCAAGAACTTTAAGAAGACCTTCTTTTTCTGCCTTCTCTAGAATCCATGGTCTGTCGCAATCTCCTTGTTCGATCTCTTGTTCTATCAGAACCATGTCTTTATTGATAGCATCAACAAAATTGTTGTATCTGTCAGCAAGACCGTTTTCTTCAATGACTTCTTCAAGTGACTGATCTTTACAACCCCAGTCTTGTAAAAAGAGATTGTCTACTTTTTCCTTATCGGCTATAATAACTGGCTTAATCCCAAATACTGATGCATATAAAGTAACGCATCTGACGAATTCATCTTTGGTAGTTCCAAACTTTGCAGGATCAACTGCTATAATAAAGCTAGAACTGCTAGAGTTTGTCACAAAATCACATCGTATTTTCATTCGCCCCACCTCACGTGTTCTGGCTTAATGCCAATTTTATCAAAGAATTCATTAATGGCATCGTTATCCATCATAGTGAATCCATCGACGTAATTGTCGTCTTGTGTAATTCTCCAGCCATCAGTGTTCTTGTCAGAGCAAGAATATTCAACTAATTGATCAAGTTGATATTCACTCAACAGATATTTGGCTATCACAAAGCTAGAGCTAGATGAGTTTGTTACGAAATCAGAGCGTACTTTCATATGCGATCCTCTCCTCTCGATTGCAATATTTGAATTTCCATCCACTAACAGATGGGCATCTGTTTGTACCATACGGCATAGAGTCTAAGATTGTGTGCCTTAGACTCTATAATTTTGTATCCTATACCACAAACTTTGCGCATCTTTCAGTTCGCTCTTCTCTATTACATAATACTATTTGGGGAACGATTGGACAGCCTGACATACATAGCTGTCTGTCTTTGCAGCCAGAACATGCATTGCGGAAATGACTACGAAAGTTGTCGAACTCTGAGCTTTTCCATGCTTCTTGCACTGTGTAACTATCTAAGCTGACAGCCCAGGCATAACTCTGATTGTCGAACGAACACGGAAGCATCATCATGTCTGGAGTAATGTAAGCAGAATGTCTGCCGCCCTCGCAGGTATCGAAACTATCCTGATTTATTCGTTCGGTGTTGTTAATTAATCCTGGGACAGTACAAGAGTCAAAGCCTATCTTGTGTTTGAAATTGCATGTATCTACGATTTCAAAAAACTTTTTAACTTTTGGGTCGCCAGGTTGTAGAACACTTTCTTGTCTTCCACAGCCTACAGGCTTATGTAAAAGGAAAATGACAGCATTGATTCCTTCAGGGAAAGTACCTTGCTCTAATCTTTCAATGGCTTCATCGATACTGTCATTTCCCAGAACATAGTGGATATTCGTCTTGCATCCTGCTTCGAGGAATCGACGAATGGCATCTAACGTGTAATCTCGACGATACCATGAAACTGCTGTAGCTCCGCAAAAACGTTTAGTTAGTGCAACTTCTTCGTCTGTTAAGTTAAATCCACTTGTAGTGTAGTTAGGGACGATTTCGTTGCTACGAGTATATTCAAGGATCTCCCCAAAGTTCTCATGCTTGTTCGGGTCTCCGTGACCACCCAGAGCTACTTGGAACAAGAATTCTTTAGATTGATCAATGATCTTTCTGTAGTTATCTAGTGTCATGTTGGGTTTGCAGTTACCTGTTCCACCCTGATAACATCCGACTGTACATAAATGGGCATGAGTACAATGACCCATTATCCCTATATCTAATAATCCAGGAGCACATCTCATAAACGGATCAACGCCCGTGTCCTGTTTATTTGCGATAACTCCACTACGGACATAAAATCCTGTGAGCGGATTGAAACGCTCAATGAAATGATTTTCTATGTCAATGAAAACACGGTCGCCTTTGGCGGTCTTAATCAAAGTAAATCACCCTTTCGGAGAATTATATAAAATATAAAGACAGATTAATCATAAGGAACTTCTTCGATATATGCCTCTGGATGTATTGCGCTGATCTCTTTAAGGTGTGCAGTAGCAGACCCGTGAGATCTATGCCGCGGCCTTAAGAACATCCAGCCGCCCTTTGTTTTGATTACTATCCTAAATACAACATTACGAATTCTATACATGGCTTCACTGTAAATGTCCATACAGTCATTGAAAAGATCTTCCATGCTGTAGCTGGATTTATTCTTTTCATAGTATTCAGCTACATCTCTTATATGTGGTATTTCGCATAACTCACAAGCCCAGACAGGTTCAAGTCCTAAGCTTGATCGGTCTAGCCAGTAGCCAGCTACCCCGCGTGGGCGTCTCTCATGCGTAGGTAGCTTCTGGCAATAGTCATAAAAGGGACAGTAACACAGGCGACAGTCTATGTTTTCCAGATCATGACATGGATGATACTGACACTTGCCCATTACTTACCTCCTAGGAACTCCTTGGTTAATTCAATTATGAACGAATTGACTTTGTCTCTATTTGGCTTTTCAGGTAGGTCGGAAGCTTCTTTCCAATACTTCATTTGCTCATAGAGTCTATCGTGTTCTTCTACTATTTCTTGAAGAGTATATTTCCCTCTCTTGATGTCTAGTAACTCTTCTGCGTCAGGCCGATGAACTATTAGATTTCCATCTCTGAGAATCTCAAGGCCCATGCGCATGAGTCGAACCAAATGCATTGCCGCTTTGGTATCGTAGCCAAATTGTTCACGGATCTTTTGACGTTCAGGGTTGCCTTGCCCATGGGTAGGCTTTCCTTCGTTTTGTGTCATTCGATGGAGCTGAGCCAAGGCGTAACCACTAAATGTATTGAAAGTTTTCTTTGATAAAAAATTATATCTGGCACGGCATAGCTCTCTGCCGAAACGATTTAAAATTGTGTAATGTTTCGGATTAGTGAATAACATTTCAAGAACATTAGGATTGTTTTGAAGCGCGAGATTTGCATACTTCTTTATCGAATATACAACAACGTCGTCTTCTGTTCGATCCCCTTCAGGTGAATGATAGCTTTCGAAACTGTCCAATCCGTAATAAAAATCTTGTGGAGGAATTAAAATACCTCTCAGATCAATGTCAGATGTTGGTGTGTTAGTTCCATAAGCTATCGATCCTGCATAGGCCATGAGAATTACTTTCCCTTTAGACCATGGAACGTTAGTGTATAGTGATTCGATAGATTTCATTTTAATTCCTCCTTTTCGTTTATTAGTTAAGTGAAGGTTTATCTTGTCGTACCCACCATTCGTAAGCACCGAAGAGGTCTGTCTTCCTCGGTCTCAGGCCACAAGACTCACGTAATTCTGGACAATATCCAAGGCGAAAACATTTTGGCCCTAAGTACTTTCCAAGGAATGGAGATACTTCTGCTACCTGCCTGTGAATCTCTTTGAATAGAGCTCGGATTTCCCATTGGGCTCTACTACATTCGCGTTCTGCACAGGCATGCATGATCTCTCTAAAATTCATTTTGACATTGATTTTCGAAGTGCATGCATTCGGAAGTACAAATCTTGCGTCTTCATTTGGAATTCCTCTGTTCTGCAAGTCTGTATAACAACTAAGAATTTCGTCCATCATCATTTTGAATTTAACATACGACTCATTATCTTTCTGAACAGATGGTGGTACAACATAATTAAATTCATCCATGCTTACATATCTTTGGGATTCCTGAGCAAATGAAGCCAACCTATGTCGCACTAGCTGATGCGTCAATGCGCGGCTAACGCCGCTAACCAAGAAATGAAAATCCCCAAACTCAGAAATAGCTTCATGTCCAGAAAGAATACAATGTTCTACTACCTTATCTTTTGGAACTGAGCGATAGCATGTACTCGCCGCTATTGCCATCGCTTCTTCTGGTTTAACTGTGTATCTAATTAGCTCTACTTTCAAGCACGTTCCTCCTCGTGATGCTTTCAAAATACGGGTGCAAGTAAACTAGGCGCTCTACTTCTAGCCAGCCTGGGAATTCGCCTATGTTGCGGTCGTCAATATAATAGCCCTCTAAATTCGTTGGGGTATTCAGACCATGGCACCTCTTTATTGACAAAATGAAACGGAATCTTACGATGACCAAGCCACTTGATAGCTTGTTGTAGAAGTGGGCTAGTACGGCAAGTCCAAAGTATTAAGGTACACATTGATAATTCTAATCGTTGAGGTACCTCTTTACAGTTTAGTGCTTCGGGAGTGTACAGCGAAAAGTCATCAAAGTGATTTCCGTCTGTACATGTCCCGTCGAAAATCTACCAACAGAATCGGAGCATTAGTTTCGAAGGTTCTTTGTACCCCGTGGTAATCAGGATACTGAACTTTCATCTAATAGATCTTCCTCTCTTAGTTTATCTGTGAAGAAGTGGAATACAAGCTTCCCTCCCATGATGGAGCAGTTACAAGCATACTCTGCTGTGTCTGGGAGTTCAAGACCTACGCCTAATCCTAGCGTGTAGATAACAAGAGTTTCCATTTCTTCTTCGTCTGGATCAAAGGCAATGAATGCCACCAAGCTCATGCGGGCAGCTTTTTGACCGTTAACCAATTCAAGTCCGCCGCCGATCTGTTCAACTTCTCCAACAACTGAAAGTATTTTAGATCCCTTTGGAACTTCTACCGCTTGAGCATCTGTGTTTTGTAGTTGGCATTTGCCGATAATTATCTTTTTCATTTATTCTCCTTGAACTGTTACTCTAGTCCATTTTCCTACGGACGAGAAAATTATTTTCTGAGGTAGAAGAGATTTCAGCTTGTTGATGTGAGTTACTATTAGCACTTTATCGAAATCTTGAGCTATTTCGTTAATAACTTCAATTACTTTAGGGAAGTTAATATCATCTAGAGTCGATAATCCTTCATCGATTATGAGGATTTTTATTTCTGTTCCAGATCTGTGAGCTAAAAATTTACTAATTGCAACACGTATTGCAAAATCTAAGATAAATCTTTGTGCCCCAGAATAGGTTTGAAAGGCTCTTGCCTCTCCGTCATCCATAACGATTATCTTCAATACGTCTTGGACATTCTTTGTAGTTTTTGATTCCATTTGAGTTTCAAACCTAACAGAAAATCTCTCATTTGATACACGGGCCAACAAGTTATTGGCTAACGCTTCAATCTCTGGAATTGCATTTTCGACAATAAGCGATGGAACTCCTCTTTTTTTGCCCGCAGATTTTTCAATGATCTTATACAGTTCAATCTTATTATTAGTAGAAACTAATTCTCCGAATGAAATGCTTAGAGATTCTTTGGCGTTCTCGGCAGCAGTTAATTGATTTCGAAGAGCTCCAGCTGTGTATCTTTTGTTTTCTATTTGTACCTCAAGGGTTTGTTGTTCTTCAGTGAGTAGACTTATTTGATCTTCTTGGGTCGTCTGCGGAGTCATTATCGCCTGAATTTCTTCTAGTCTATCCTTGATGCGTTGAATCTTAAGTTGATACTGTGCATTATACTCTTCACGTTCTGTTGTTGCTTCGTCAAGGGCTTGTGATTTTTCCTCGAGAAGTTTTTGGTACTCTGTTAGTAAAGTACATGCGTTTCTTTTGTTGTCTAAGGCAGCATTTCCTTTATCGATTGCATCAACAGCATAGCTAAGTTGCTTTACTTTAGATTCATGTTCTACGTAATCATCCAGCATAGGCTTTAGAACTGAAAGTTTCTCTGTTAATGCTTCATGCTTTTTCTTGGTATCAGAACGCTCCTTCAGAAGCGGCTCTATTTTGTTGAAACACTCCCATGCATTCTGCATCAGAGGGCATGAACGTTTAGCTTCCTCTGCACAAGGTACACTTCTGATTAGTTCTGCGTTGTTAGTTTTTTCCTCAAGTTCTTTACTTAGGTATTCTAGCTGTTGAGTAAGAAATTTAATTTGATTCTCGGCCTCGTGATATTCATCAACTTGAGGCTTTATATTTTCTATCACCTGAAGTGAATGTTCATATTCAGCACAATCAAGCACTGCCTGATCGTTACTCTTGATGAATTCACTTAGTTCAGAAATTTTGTTTTCCTGTTCTCTAATTTTGTCGCAGACGCCAGAGATAGCTAACATTTGTTCCGTGACTTTTTTGTTGTAAGTCTCAGACTTGAATACGTTTTCATTTTGTATCTCATTATGCCTATCGATAAGATCAACATACTCTTTATCAAGGTCTACATTTCGGTTGAGATCAGCTTTTGCAACTTCAAGCGCTTCTCTTACTTGTTTCAGTTGGTCTTCGAGATTTCTTAGTTCGCGATTGTTCCATGCAACTTCATTAATAAGATCGTCATGAGTTCCTGCTAATTGCTGATAGTATTCTACATCCCGTTCGTGTTTAGCCTTATCTAGGTTAAGCATTTTAACCTTGTCAGATGCTATCTTGGCGACTCTCTCCCAGGTATCCAAACCGAGAATTGAAGCAAGGATTGCCTTGCGATCAGCATCGCTGCAATCGGTGAACGATTCTGTCTTCTTATCTTGAACTTGAATTACGGTTGCTACGAATGTCTTATAGTCCATCCGCAGAACCTTTTCTATCTCTGCTTGAGATTCTTTAGCATTTTTGCCGCGGGGCTCCCAGTCTTCTTGATAAACAAAGAAACCAAGTCTACCTTTGCGCTCTTTTTTGTTCCAGCTTCGTAGAACCCGATACACATGTCTGCCAATAGAAAAATCAACAACAACAGTACACTCGTCTGTTCCTGTGCGGACAAAATTATCTGCATCTCGTTTGCTACCTTTTGGACTCTCACCATAAAGTGACCACAATATAGATTCTATAAAGCTACTTTTTCCGCTTCCGTTTGGCCCCAGCAGACCTGCTACGTGTATTCCTTGCAGATCTATTTCCTCGTTCTGGTAGCTCGCGAAGTTTTGTAGCTGCAACTTCAGCAGATCCACTATCTATCCCTCCAGGCTTTGATACATACATAGTCTTAACATTTCTTAAATATGAAAACACGTGCCCACATGGGCACTTTACTGTGAACTTTATGTTGCCGTCTCCTGCTGAGTCACAGTCTTGGACTTTAAACTTTCTTTCTTTACAAGCAGGGCAGATCTCTTTTCCTTCAGCGTTGTACTCTGCCACTTTCGGGACAGGCGGAGTCTTTGGTTTCCTAGGAGCTCTAGCCTTCTTTTCTTCCTTTAGTGGTTTAGGTGCCTTGGCCTTTTCGTTTGTCTTGCCCTCTTTTTTCTTAGACAATACCTCTACCTCGCTTCCTCTAGGATCTCTTTGAATAAAGCTGAGACCTGGTCTTTGAGTTCTGGTGCTTCGCCTATTTCGTCATACCATCGCTTAAATGATTCAACCTCATCTGTTTGTTCGTTTATTTCGATGTTGCGTTGTCTATTGTGCTTAATAATATGCGGGTGAATTCCTTCTATGAAGTCGGCTCCTGCTAACTGTAAGGCATCTACGATCTGTTGATTGTTCACAAACCTTAGACGTTCTTCTGAAATCGGATAATTAACAGTAACAATGTGGCCGTTTATTTCGGGAATCTCTTCCATCCACATACAACTCTCGAAGTCCTCCATGGATTCTTTCGAAAGCACAACATTTGTAATAGGTGTAACAGGTAGCGGTTCCTCGAATTTCGTCCACGTGTCAGTATCAAGTATCGTGACACAAGATTGATACAGTCCCTCGTCGGACTTGCCATACGTTAGAACTCCAGTATGGAAAATAGGTGGATTCGCCCACAAATCTTGTGGCTTATGTATGTGCCCTAGAACGCAAGCTTTAAATCCCATGTGGGCAAGATACTCGATTGACAATACAGGTTCTACTTGTTTTTTAGGAACCCATCCATTTGCGAATACAGAAATGTCAGTTCCATAGTGAGCCAGTAAAATTACTTTATCATATTCGCTAGCAATCTTTAGCTCTCTTACTTCTTCTATCAAAGCTTCTGAACAATTTCTAACTGAACCACCAGACAATATTTCGGAGTTTTTCATAAATGGCAAACAAACAATGGCAACGTCTTCGAACTCAACAAATGTGGGCTTTGTTATTCCCCATGTCGAATTCATCTTAGCAATAACATCAACGAATGATGTCTGGTCTACTCCAATGTCGTCGTGATTACCTTTAATTCCTACTACTTTGATACCTTTGGCTTCAAAAGCAGAGAATAAGTCTATCACTTCATCCATAGCTTGCGGCAAAGGAGTAGATTCTATAAAGTAATCGCCAGGAAACAAAGCTAGTTCGCATCCATGAAGCTCTGCAAGATATACCATATAGCTTGAAACATCTCGCCATTCCTGAAGACGAGCTGGCATTTTGTTACCAGGATATTTTTCGTATGTAGTCCACCAACAATGAAGGTCTGGTGCACAAAGAATCTTCACATTACCACCTCTTAGTCATTATAACATATTACGTTTCATTTGGCAAGATAATCTTATCCTGGGTAATAATACCTGCATCGATACCTTTGCGAACAATATCGTCAATGTTTTCGTACCCTACAATTATAAGGGCTTTTGCTATTGATCTGATGTCAAATACATCTTCTGAATATTGATCACTGGCAGGATCTAGACAAAACCAAAATGTGAATGGATCGCTATGCTCATCTCCTTTATAGGCATGATATACTTTAACACCATTGTACTCCATATAGAGTTCGTTATCAAACCATTCTCTTTTCCAGGGCATCTTCTCACCTCTTATGTATAATCAGGTACTGCATCTTCAATCTCGTTACCGTTCTCATCTCGTACCGTGATTTTTTTCTTTCTGCGGATTCCGTCTACTCCTAGTTTTGCTATAGCTTCAGCAAATGATTTTAAATCTTCATTGGATATAGTATATCCTCTGGAGGCAAACTTCACCAATCTCTTGAGTGACGATACATTGAACTCAGTTTTGGAATCTGAATTAAAAGCCATGATCTTCTTTTCGATGTGCTCAAGAACATTATCAAAGTAATATACAGATCTGGTTACGTAATCGAGACCTATCATACACATCTTGAAATCAAAGTCTTTTAGAATTTTTTCTGGGCCGCCAAAATTACTGCGTATTAGTTGAACGCGATTTTCGGGAGTTTCTCTTCGGTCGAATGTAAGAGCTACTTCGGATTCGCATGACATAAAATAGCTTGGATCTGCCTGAACAATCTTTGCTGAAGTATTGAAGCAGTCCTCGTTCCTAAAGAACAAATCCATATCTGACGGTTTCCCTCCAGAAACTATTTCTCTCATAAAACCGCCTGCTACAAATGGCGACGGAAGTTTAATCAATCCTGGATACCATTGTAGGCTTATAGCTAAGAAATCTGTTTCAAATTCCGATAAAGGTTTATTAAGTATCTTAATCAAAGCGTCGCCTCCTACTCGTCATTCCAGCATTGGCAATATGAATCAGTACTACCGCATCTGGTACAGAAATATCTAAATACTTTCAGTCTGTCGTCAGGACTTAGCTCTCTAAGCAACTCTACCACATTCTGCATATTAATCTCTTGTTCAGTGCTATCGTCATAGTTCATTGTGTTCACCTTATAAATAAAAAGCCTGGGATATTTCACCCAGGCTGAAAAAGGAGTTAACCTTTTGCGACTTTCTTTTGGCAATCCATGCAGTAGATATCGCCATGTTTGTTTTTAGAGAAGCTTGCAACTCCAGGTGGCACTGATTTACCACAGGATTTACATGTATCTCCACTTGTAACAGGACTAAATGGAGCAGCAGCGGATGCATGTCCACGGGCATTTTGTGCAGCTACAGTAGAAGTCCTGGCAGGTGGGGTATTAACAGCACCTTCTTTATCTGCATCTTCATCGGTTGCGATTCTGAACAGCTTGATTAAGAAATACTTACCAGCTGAAGTAAAGGCTTTGTTGCCGCCTTTGTCGGCTTTGTCTTGTCCTTGGCCTGCCCAATAGCAGACAAAGTTTTCACCAGTATCGCTGTCAACGATAGTGTACTTCGTTAACACAGTGGTGATATCTCCCTCACGGTAAATCGGAGGCAACTTATCGCTGTGATCCCAATCAAGACTCGGGATAATGTCCAGACCAACTTCATCTAATAGCGGTTTTAATGCGCTAAGAACGTCAGATTCTGTGTGATAAGCGTAATTCTGGAAATCATTCCAGCCTGTTTTAGGAACATCGCCTAGCTTTTTCTTCACCAGGGCCAGTTTCTTGTACAGATTTTCGTTCAACTAAATCATTTCTCCTTTATGTGAGATTCTATCTATATTATAACATATATGATAGCCAAATGCAATACTACCTTAAAAGATTTTTGAAGTTAATGAATAAATCCCAAAAGTTCTCAGGCTTGATTACTTCTACTTCTAATGGTGGTGGAGTATTCATTCTTTCGTAGAATTTTTCTATTACTTTTTCTGGTACGTATCGGAAAGATTCCTCTGGAGTTAGAAGTCGATTACTATTCCTGGTTTTGGCGACCTCAAGAGGTACGTCAGTAAAGTCAAGACAGTAGATCTTATAGTTATAAAACTTTACAGCAGTATAGTGCTTAGTAAAGTCGCTTGGTTTAGAATGACATGCGTCAATAATGGTGAAACAATCATTCATCATCCTAAAGGAGACAACATTTTCAAGTGTTCTCCATACTACTGAATCAAACTCTTGACTAATAGCAAGGCTTCCATCTGTAGTCATGATGGGTGAATGATACATCAAACGGATTGTATCAGATGATACCACAAACGGCATCAGGTTATTATCTTTTAACCATGTTGACTTTCCACAACCAGGTACTCCTCGGGTTAAAACAAGTGCTTTCATATGTACCTCCCAAATACAGAAAGGCTACAGCGTTGTCTAGAGCTACTGTAGCCTCCTGGCTGGATGCGCCTCTTGTCAATAAGAGACGTAACCGTGACTGCTTCCACACATGGTGGATCAGCTATTTTTTGACAGGCCTACCCTACCTGTCAGACCGATGTATCGGGTTGAGTCTCTTCGGTCTCCCTTTCGTAGCTCTATTAACGGCGAGAATGGCCTTACGCCTATAACCTCTTACCCGCAATCATCCGCTTCCACTACGAACACTGTACTCCTGTATAATTTTTACTTGTTTTCTTCGTCGTCTACCGATTTTGTGTTGCCATCATAGAAACTAGCTGATGCGCTAGCATGACCACGATACATGTAGGAACTTAATCCGTGACACATGATTGTGTGAGCACTCTTTGTTCCTGCGGCATCGCTAACATAGGAACGGACATTATCTTTCGGCAGATGGAAGGTTTCCCTAATCTTGGATAAGTCTTGGTTAGACCCCATATAAGTGAATGTCCACTTTTTGGTTCCTTGTCGCTCTTGGATTCTCTCGGCAACTGAAGTCCATGTCTGAACTTTAGAGTTGTTCTCTTCGCCGTCACTCATGATGACAAACAAAACACAGTCTTCGGTGTTACCATCGAGATATGATTTCATGTTGTCAATGGCAAGGCCTACTGCATCAAGCATTGCTGTCATCCCTGCAGGAACATAATCATCTCGGGTTAACTCTTCGACTTCGCCAATAGGTTTCTCTTCAAAGAGTTTTGTTACAGCATGATTGAAAGCGTACATTGTAAGCAAGATATTCTTTTCTTCTGCTGCTGATTTCAGAGTTTGGATTTGTTCATTGAAGCCACTAATTGTTACGTCACGAACTGTTCCCATTGAGCCACTCTTGTCTAAGATAATGACAACGTGTTCAGTCGGAAGCGTTTTCTTTTTCTTTGGCATGTATTTTCTCCTTATATAATGGAGCGCCTAGGAGGATTCGAACCCGCCGTTGCTGGTTCCGTAAACCAGTGCCTGTTCCGCTAGGCTATAGCGCTTTATACCAAAACTAGCATGATAGCCGCTGTTGGTGTCAACTCAACTATCGCAATTGCTGTTACGTATTCTGTTTCTTCTGGTACAAATCCCCTGAACTGAGGAAAGCACCACAAGAATAATTGGGCATTTAACTCTGGAAGAGTGTCAAGGTGTAGCTCAGCTAGCCCACGCACGTCGGCTGATGAGTCAATAATGATTGTGTTTACTTTATACAACAACAAGACCTCCTACTTGTAGGCTAGAGACTTCTCTTTCGCCCACTCTGTAATGAATTTATCCTCTTCTTCGTTAACCCCACGATTTGCAAACCCTCGGGCTTGTGTGATCCCGTCATCCTTGACCTCAATGGTAACTAACGATTTATCTGGTGTCTCTTTATTTCTCAAGAAAACAATTAGAGTTTCACCGCGGGCCACTTTATCAACATATGAAGCAACACAATGACTTTGGTTTACTCCTTCATCGACTATGTCAGCAGATGTTTTTGGAAGTAAAATGCAATAGTCGCCCTTCTTGTATTCAAGGTTCTTGAATAGATCTGAATTGTTAAACACCAACAAATCCTTCTTATGTTTCTCATACGTCGATATCTTTAGGGCCATAATATCATGTTCGGTCTTAAGATAGGCTGGATACTTATCTTTAATCTTGCCGTACATGTTGTTTTGCATCCTCAGATAATCAATGTAGTCATTGAGAACAGCAGTGTTCAGTATCAAGATACCTTGAGTGTACAGATCAAAGAGTAAATATTCAATACATCTGCTGAAGTCAAGGTTATATGTATCTATGGCTCCAATTAAGTTCTTCTGGTCGTCACGGTAGTATACAGTTCCTAGGCTAAACCTAATTGAGGATTCTCCTACTGAATCTATAAAATGCTTTGCATTATTGAAGTTGATTTTCTGTTCAATCTTGGTTGCAAAAGCCATAATGTTCTCAAATTCGAATCTGTTAACATCAGACTTATTACATACATCGTAACAATATTGAAACAGTTTTGTGTTGTTCTCAAAGTTTTCTTTCCAATTAGCTGCTTGATGGCTTTCAACGTATAGCCCGTGCTGGTACATCTTCTGCATAGATTGATCGCCGATGATCTTTATTGCTTTGGACTCCATTCGGCGGGGCGAGTGACTCCACCACTTAACTTCTGTTAGATAACTTAACTGATGATCATATACAGGAGCGAAGAACATTTTATAGTTCCTCAGCGATAACGGTTCTACCTTCTGAGTTTTATTATCTCGGACATAAAATAAGCCTTGGCTTATTAAGTAAGCTAAGGTTCTATCGGTTGTTTTGGTTTTTCTATTTATTACAAAGTCAGTGTTGTTCTGCAGCACTAACGAGTACTCTGGATCTTTCTTCGGAGCGGCTCTTCTTTTGGTAGTTGCTTGAACAGCAGGAATATCAATTAAAAAATCTTTTACGCTTACACCAGGAATTTTAATCACCCTCAATCTTTATGTAACTTATGACGAGCCCAGCATACAAAAACTTCAGCCCAATCGATAAGCTTTAATAGTATTACAAAACAAAGTCCTCCTAGAACGCTTGCTACTACTGTATTTATAAGTTCGTTCATTGTAATACCCTCTCTTTATATAGAGTTAGTTTCGTATAACTTCTTGTATATTTGGCACACCTTGTTTTCTATTGAATATTTGTATCCACGAATCACCAAGTAGGGATGAATGATATCCCATAGCCTTTTATTTTTGTCTTTAGCCCAGTCACTTCCTATAGGACGATATAGATTGCTAAGATCATCTACAAGATCATCATACAGATTTCTAAGCGATTCCACATCATCTACATCAAACAGAAAGTTTATGTCTGGTTTAAGATTCAAATAAATCACCTTTAAAAAAAGAAATGCTGGCCCACGGCTTGCTCTTTAGGGTTCCATCATCACCGCGGCACTTTGTGGTCTACTATAGCTAACCGCTCCCTTTGTGTGTTTTGCCAGCAAAATTATAAGCTTGGGGTGAGGATTTTCACCTCACATGACAGGCATTTCAACCGTGCAAGCTACTATGCTGCTACTCTTGCGAGGAGTGTGTGGTACTCAAAAGCGCACGGTTATCGTTTCTCGGCAATTATGGAGCTTGCACCACGCTCCCACCTAATTAGAGGGCAACTTCCCCTATCCTGTCTACCGTTTAAGCGTCTACTGGCATTACAAGCCTAGCTATTTGCACGCATGCGCCTAGCTATTTATTCCGCCACCCAAGCTATTTAACTATTTAATAGAACATCGTCTTGAAACATTATTTGATATTTTGACTATCATGTTCAAGTAACCACCATATAATAACAGTGAGGTGGTTATAATGTTAATAGGAAAATCTAAAAGTGGGCATTTTGGAGGTAAAGCTAAAGCAAAGAAGATAAGAGACGCTTACCTGCAAAATCCCAAATTGTGTAAAAACTGTGGTAAACCTATGATACCAAAGGAAGGTCAAAAACTTGCTGCAGTAAAGAGAAAAAATTTTTGTTCTCAGAGTTGTGCTGCGTCTTTTAATAACGCTGGGGTATCAAGAAACAAAGTTAAAAAATATTGTAGTACTTGTAGTAAAGAAATACAATACTCTGGAACATATAAATACAAAAAGTGTGACGATTGTTTGTTGCATAGCACAATGCCGTATAGAACAAAAGGCGATATGCTAAATAAACACAAATACGAACGGGCTAGAAAGATAATTAGAGCACATGCATATAGAATATATAAAGCAAGCGGCAAGCCTTTAGTGTGTATAAGATGCGGCTACTCACATTTCGCTGAAGTATGTCATATTAAACCTGTATCTTTATTCAGTAACGATGCTCTAATTGTTGAAATAAACGATATAAACAATTTAATGGCACTATGTCCTAATTGTCACTGGGAATACGACAATGGAATATTTCAACTGAACTAGTCTGCCGCTCTTACCGACTGAGCTACTCTGACATGTTTTGGTGGTCAAGGTGGGGATTGAACCCACGACATGAAGTTTTAGAGGCTTCCGTTCTACCACTGAACTACTTGACCTTAAAAGATATCATCAAAATGATAATCATCGTTGTAATCATTAAAACAACCATCGTCACTAGGATCTTCTGCAATATCGAATGTGCTCACTCGATTCAGACGACAGCTTGGTGACTTCTTATTCTTTTTATATGCTGTATAGGCTCCTTCGTGTTTTTTAATAAAGAGCCATGCTTCCTTGCTTGTAGTGCCTTCAAATTCATCTCCAGTAATCTCTTCAATTACCTCGATGGCGTACCGTTGCTTGTCACTTACCCCAGTGGGCTTTGTCCTCTTTGTGAAATCACATGGACAGTGAAAGGTTTCTTCCTTTCTTGGAATCAGTGTATCTATTTGTTTTAACAACATCTCTTCGTATGCTGTACTGCCACCCTCACGTTGGGCGTAGTCTATAGATTCTACAACAATAGGTCTTAATTGTTTTAACAGCGCCAGAGGATCTGGTTTTGCACGACTAGGCTCTTCTCTGGTAGAGAAAGGGAATGACCGCGAGGGATCTCTTGGGCAAGGGCCTGACGAACCAGCATATGGAGGCTCATCGTAGATACTTTCATCTTCACTTGATAAATAATAATCAGCCATCTCGCCCATTTCAATCACTCCTTTTTGTTATCGGTAATGAGGATCTCTTTGTGGCCCACCACTGGTAGCGCTACTATCTTTGCTGACAGTCGGAGCCAATTCTTTAATTACCTCAACGCGCTGTTCATCAAACCATTGGGCTTCGATGGGTTTACCGTCTTTTAGCTCAGTCGGCTCGATTGAAATTCTAGCACACCCATAGAGCCACTCTGTTCTTGCTGTTGCAATACCAGAGAATCCAGTTAGTGTGTCTTTCACTTTACTTCCTAAGATAACCATTTACTTTCCTCCATAATATAAATATTGGCGGGTCAGCTTCGATTCTGGCTAAGGGATTCCAACCTTTTATTGACGAGTTTGCCCACATTACGTAGTGATCAACGCTATTAAGCTGATTGCAGCCCCCTTACGGGCTAGGTAGCCATCGTCTTTTAGGAGTTGACAGTCTTGACCACAGGGGAATTCGGGCTGTTCTCCTTGCGTGTCCAATCCACGCCGCCGCCATAAACTGTATCACATTAATCGTGTTACTTACCTAAAAATGTTGCCATGACGAATGGCAAGATCAAGATAAGTGCTACAAATATCACTCCTATTAATGGAGATATATAATCTTTTTCGCTACTTAGATATGTTTTATGATGTTTTCTTAATGTTATCCAGTGTCCTGACATTAATTTAGTTTTACCTTTCTAAAAATCTACCCGTCATCAAGACAAGCGATGGCGGTAATTTTGTAACCAACATCTGGCTCTACAAACGATGTAAAATCTTTATCGCTTTCACGAAGACGATCTGTCCATCTTTCAAGACACGGAGTCTTTAGAAAAACCAGTGTGTGATTTTGCCAGGAAGACCCAGGATTGCGGAGCAAATACTCCGCAACCGCATGGGCACCCTGTACTGCACGATAGCTGGCATCATACTGCTCATCGATTAGTACATATAACTTCATTGGTTGATTACCTCCGAAGCCATAGAAGGTACAAAGCTTTTCTTGGCATCAGTAATGATGTCATTAGCTCTGTTGAAGATTGAGCGATAGAGCGGGTGGCAGCATCCATCACCAATCTCTGTGTTTGGCTTTTGTTCAATGAAGATAACCTTGCCTTCTTTTACAAGATAGTTTGAAGGTTGACCTTGTTTGTCATCACAATGAAATCCATAGGATGATCTATTGATCGCAGCCCGACACATCGATTCGATGCGGGCAGCATTGGCTCTAACGAACCAGGAATTGTTTGACTTAATTTGTTCAGATACGTAGTTTTTGAATTCTTTCTTTATAGACATAATTCATTTCTCCCTTTAGTTTTAATTTTTTGTTTAACACAGCAAATTAAAATCACTAGGGAGGTGGTCTACATACCTAAGTATAGCCAATCTACAATTTCATGGCATTCTCCTCCTCTGATTTAATTAGGAGTTTGCTCCTAAACTTTTATATGGTCGGGTAGGTGGGACTTGAACCCACACGTCCTTGCGAACACAGCGCCCTCAACGCTGCGAGTCTGCCAATTCCACCACTACCCGTCTTATTACACCTTGCTTAATTTTATTGCGCCGATTACTAATAGTATGACTCCAAGTGTCATAGTTGATATACCTATTATTTTTAATAATGCTATACTCATGTTTCTCCTAAGCTTAGATCTATTAGTTTAGAATAGAGATTTGCGGTGGCCACAACATCATTCAAAGCCGAATGCCTATCTTCTTCTGTAAGTAGACCGAAGTAGTCCAGGGCATCTCAAGCTGGCGCATATGCCGTTCTGCTATACTCCCATATATGTTACCATCTTATACTGCCACTGAATGCCTTAACAATGACAATTGCAACTGCCAACAGAGCGACTATAATTCCTATAACTAAACCTATCCAGAACATTATCGCATTCTCCTTAGTATAAACCCCATATAGTATCCCACAGAACTTTTGCGGCAATTTCTTTTAGTTTTAGAGCATCTTCACTGTCGCCATCATAGGAGTGTATTTTCTTAAGCGCAATTATAAACTGATCGTCCTGATATTTTAGTTGATCGTGCCAGAATTTATATTCGGCACGTTCTTTCTCTACTTGAAGATATTTTTGATATTCTTCTGGTGTGATATGCAAAACATCAATTGTTTTCATGTACGTCTCCGTAGTTGTTATTACCAAGAACTCTTTCAATCTCATCCATATAGTAGTCATGGTGAGCTCGTAGTACTTTATGTACAGTCGTAGTGTCTACTCCTGTACGTTTGGATAAGATTTCCAATACTTTTGTTTGTCTGTTATCGGGATTGTCCCAGCAATTATAACGTTTTGTGCTCATTGCGCCACACCTCGTGTATCTACTGGATTCCATATAAAGAGGGCCTTCTTTGATTTGCCTATGCCACGGAACTCATTGTAGCCTGGAGTTATTTCTTTCCCAGTACGTTTCCAGTTCTTCCGCGCTTCGCCTTTAGACGGGAAGACCCCTAGCATGATTAAACAATCATACATATCAGCTTTCTCATCAAGAAAAACCACGGGCTCATCGCCAAACAAATGATGTATAAGATCCATTTCTTGTGGTGTGAACTCATTTCTTATGATTATATTCAGCTCTTGCATGATTGTCACCTCTTTGGTTTATAATTATCCTCGGGGTATTCTTTTAATTCTAAAGCTTTTAGCCAACACGGAATACATTTTCCCATACATGTACTCGGGTTTCCCATGAGTCCAAAATCTTTAGGACAGTATTCTGTTTCAAGATACTTAAATACTGCGGTCTCTACGAGTCCTTTATTTTGCATGATAGTTTCCAGGTTGGTCATAACAATCTCCCAATGTTTAACTGGCTTTTTATTGGCTTTTCCAGAATAATTGTTTGTCAGTCCGTGGTAATTCAAGCAAAGAAGTTGTAAATTATCAATACAATTATTTTTTCTATCTCCATCAATGTGGTGAAGTTCTAGAGGTATAGGTTTGCCTAACCAATCAGACAAGTTGCAAGACTCGCATTTGTGTTCTTTCAATCCGTCTCTTATAAGATATTATTTAATCCTGGATGACTTTACTTCCTTACCGTAAATTAAATAATCAGAAGGTTTACCCTTCTTACCAGGCAATCCTTTAGCCCAAGACTGTCCTTTAAAATGTGATATATCTACATTGAAATGGGCTAATCTCTTTTTAAGATGAGAGTAGTTTCCACCAGTGAATGCAAGACCTAGTTTTGTTAATAGTTGTCTCATAGACGTACATTCAGCTGCTAGTCTATCTAATATATCTTTTGTATATTTTATTCTCGTTGTAATCACCTTTAGATGATATAATGGTGGGAGCGGCGAGATTCGAACTCACCCTGAAATGCTTCTAAGACATTTGCCTCCTGCCTCTGGGCTACGCTCCCATTATTTTATTTGAAACTTTCTATAATCTATCTTCGGTTGAGGAATTAAAATTTCATCGATAATTCCGTACTCTTTTGCTTCCTCTGGTGTTAACCAGTAGTCTCTCTCAACGTCGCGCTCTATTTGTCCAAGTGGTTGATTTGTATAATCTGATAATAGTTTGTTCAGCTTTTCTTTGTTTTGAAGAATGTGCTTGGCTGAAATGAGAATGTCAGATGCTTGGCCCTCAGCGCCACCACTTGGTTGATGTATCATTATTTCTGCATTGGGAGTTGCAAATCTTTTGTCGCCTGAAGCTAAAAGAAATGCGCCCATGGATGCAGCTAGTCCTAGGCAGGTTGTATGAACTGGCGACTTTACCAGTTTCATTGTGTCATGAATCGCCATGCCACCTACAATCTCCCCGCCTGGGGAGTTAATGTATACATTAATAGGCTTCCCTTGTTCTTCCGAATCAAGAAATAATAACTGAGCTACAATTAAGTCGCTCATTTGGATAGAGATTGGGCCGTTAATAAATACAATTCGATCTTTTAATAACCTGGAGAAGATATCATAGGCACGTTCTCCTTGACCTTTCTGTTCAACTACCATCGGGACTAAGTTCATAAGAGCGGTAAACCTCCTGTTATTTCATCTACTCGTTCATTATAGTCTGGGCCTACTGCGATACAAGTATAAGTAGGAACTCCTCCAAATTCGGTAAGACCTGCGTCTTGAATTAAAGAACAAGGAATTCCTGATTCTTTGGCTTTGTTATAAAGATTCAATAGTTCTTCTTCTGATTCTACATAAACGCAAATCTTAGTGAATAATCCATTTATCCATTCTGCCATTGCTTCGGTAACTACTGTTAGATAGCAAGGCTCGGGAAAAACCCAAGGAGCTTTTTCCATTCTATCAAAGAAAACTTTGATAGAAGCATGTGCTGCCTGAGATGCGATTTTGCCCTTACGCATATTTAAATCTTTTCTAATAACAATAACTTGTTTTGTTGGCATTTTTTTCTCCTTAAATCCAGGACATTTAGAACCATCGTACCAATGGTCAAAACGAAAATCAAATTGCACAAATAATAATAAATCATCTCCATAGATGGTGGGCCAAGTCGGAATTGAACCGACCTCTCCTGCTCTTCAGGCAGGCGCTAATCCATCTCAGCTATCGGCCCATGGTAGGCGGAGTGAGATTTGAACTCACGCTTGCCTAAATATTATGGTCGGAATAGTGAGATTCGAACTCACACTTTTAGAGGCTTAAGCTCTATGCCTCTGCCGTTGGGCTACATTCCGATTTGTTCCTATAATAAGGGTTTGGAGTTTCTGCTCTTCCAACCTTTGTATTCTCCGTTGAGTTTTCAAAAATTTTATATCTGGCATTATCTGGATCGCCTTCAACTGCTCTACTGATGTCTTCAAATGTGGGGTTGTCTGGAAGAGTGAGAGTTAAAGATATAGTTATAGTATATTCGTACATATTGAACTCCTATTATTTGGTGGAGTAGTGGGGAGTCGAACCCCAGTCTAAAGTCCAGCTACATGGCTACTATCGATGTTTTCTCCAAGGGCATTTTTCATCTACACGCAGTCACCGAACCCCATCGAATCCTAGATCTACCCCATTATTTGAATGCTTTCTCACAAACCAAATACAGTTTGTGAAATTCAGAAAACTTATCACAGATAGTGTCGAATATTCTCTGTAGTGTTAAGGCTGTGGTTGGAAGCCTAGCTCCTTCTTCTGTTATGTTAGACACCCCTACATACACTCGTCGGATATCATTCACAAACCACGATAGCTCATGTTCGTTTACCATTCCATTGAGTTTTCTTGGAAGTGTATCAAAATCATAAATAGGATTAACGATTGTTGCTACAAGTTTCCACGGAATATCTTTTGGAATATCCAGTAGATATGTAGCATTTACAAAAGTATCATCTCTGTATTCTATTCTTGCAAGCTTGGCCATTAGACCGCTTCCTTTCTAACGGAACGCCAAAACGCGTTACCGTGTTCATCGAACTCAACAAATCTTTTCATAACAAATGGACTGTGCCTGTTAATTGCATAGGTCATGTTGTCTCTTCCAACAGGGTTAGCAGTATGTATCCTAATCTCATCGGCAGGCCACCAATTATTATCGATCATCCATAACAAAATGTCATAGCCTGTTTTCTTTTCGCCCAGATCGTGATCAAGAGATAAGACTGATACATTGCCTTTAGTTCTCATCATAAACTTTATAGTCATATTGTAATTAGGTAGATGTATCCACCCAAATGGTGCTAGTCTGCAATCGTCAACCCATGCTTTGAACATCTTAATCACTTCCCGTTCGAATCTACAAATGCCTTGTTCTCAAATGCTAGGCTATTTATTAACCTTCTCCCATTTCTTGTGTACTCTTCTTTGGTACACACCACTTTCATTGGTCTTGGATCCTGTCTGAGTTGCACAATAAGCTGCATAAAATGTGATTGGGCAAACACTGTAGGCATTTCTATTTGTTGTGTTATTGTGTTGCCAATCTGCAAACTGATTATGCACATCTCAGTATCTAATTGATTAAAGTCGAATATCATGTTACTGCTGCTTTCCGAATTCGCACTGAATATTGTTCTTCCGCAAGATTCTTGCCAGCAATCTTGCTTCTTCTATCTCCATATCTTTGATGGTAGTGTCTCCTATTGTAACAGATACCAACACTGGAGGATTGTCTTTTTCTTTTAGAAACTTTTCGCGGAATGCCCTAACTGCGTCTAGCAGATCTTCTCCTTCAGCCGCAATTTTACCGTCTGTGATTCTCCATCCATCTGAGAATGTTTCATAATTATGATAGTGGGTTGTGTTGAATAGCTCAAACCCATTGATTAATTCTACATAAAGTTTAGTACCTTCGAGCATAGTTACAGGCTTTAGTAAGCGCAACTCTCTATCAATTACGTCTAAGCAATTAAGCGGTAGTCTTGACATTTGAATTAACCTCCTTTGCGCATATGGAGCAATAGAAAGTTCCTTGGTTGTCTACAAAAGTTTGGTGTAGGGCAGAAAACCGTCCACACCTTGAACATATTGCCATAGTTTGAGGATCAGTAACATCGATACTCTCTATGTTATTCTCTTTAATGTATTGGATTGCTGTTCTCACAGCAGTCACTTCCTTTGTCCCACTCTGCGAGCTTGCCTTCAATTTTATAAATCATCTTCATTGCGAAGGCATACATATCTTGCTGATTATTATTTAGAGCTTGTTCTGCAGCCCGAAACAGGAATTCTATTTGGCATTGCTTGCAATTACGATGAATACCTATAGCAATCACCTTCTTTTAGACATGTTTATAAAGTATGCCCCTTTTAATTTGAGATATAAGTGTATGGTGTACGTTATATTCTCTTGCCAAGGCTCGAACTCCTTCTCCGTTGCTTATTCTTCGTTTAATGTATGCAACTTGTTGCTCGCTTAGCTTGGCATTGCATTTTTCTGATCCTTTTGGATCATTTGCTTTCGCCCTGTCTTCTTTGGTGAGTCTATGCAAATCGCCCTTATCGTAATGAAATTTGGTGTGTTTAATTTTTATCTCCAGATTATCTGGATCGTTGTTGAGCTTGTCTTCGTCCTTGTGGTGTACAATTTCCCAGCGCTCTAGCTTTCTTCCGAGCTTCTGTTCCATTACATAACAATGCTCATCAACCTTACGTCCATTAACGCTTATCTTTTTATACTTATACGACAAGGATTACCACCTTATTCTTAATTTTGGAAGACGTGATGGGTAACGATCCCATTTAATTAGTTTTGCAGACTAACGCCCGTCCTACTGGCTCCACGTCTTATATTCACGCTCTATGTCAAACTTCATCTTTTATATAGTGGCGGAGCAGGTAGGATTCGAACCTACGGAGCTACTTAATTTCACCCTACAGCTTAGCAAACTGTTACCTTCAGCCGAACTCGGTCACTGCTCCATATTAATTTTGTACAGTAACAAGGATTCCATTTTCAAAGTATAAATAATTATACCCGCGATAGCACCATTGTTCATGTACGCCGTATCTCGTTACGGTTTTATTTATATCGTAGGGTATGCCCCAGTTAGACATCAGCACCTCTTCCTTAGTCATGCCGATTCTAACTCCCTCATTGCTACGTTCTTCTTTTCGTACAGATAAAATTTTGTTTTCCAGAGAATTGACTCTACTGTCTCGAACATTGTTTTCCACTAAGAATTCTTTGAGCTGTTCAAGGTCATAGTCAATAGAGTAATCACTTCTGTCGGTTTTTGCAAGTTCTGAATTGATTTCGTCTATCTTATTGGTGATATATTGTTCTCTTAATAAGGATAGTTGTGTTTTAATGTTTGCAATCTGTTCAGAGGACAGCCTTCTAGACCACCAATGTAACAATCGCTTACATGAGTACATCTTATATTCATAATTATGAATTGTTGTAGGCTCAGCAAAGGTAGACAATTCGTCTCTGAAAGTGGAGTCGCACAGTCTATGAATGCCAAGTATTGCAACAAGGACACATACAAATATTAGTATCAAATAAGGTTTTGGTAATCGTTCTTTCACTCTGGCAACCTTCCTCTTAAGATTTAATTTTGCTCATTACTTCGCTTAAATTTTTCTTTCCAAGTTTCATAGGTTTGCTACTATCTTGGGTCTCTTCATAATCAGCTATCTGACTTTTAATAAAGTCAGCAGAAAAGTATTGCCTTTCAGAAAGCGTAGCAACGACTCCTCGTTCTGCTCCGCACTTAGTGCATTTTTCAGTATAGGTTTGTCCTGGAACTCTTTTGACTTGGCCATAGATTCCTACAATAACATTGCCATGATATGTAATACTTGATCTTTCCCAGTCATGGAGTCCTAACATACATGAAAGTTTCATGATTTTGCTCCTTTATATTCATATGGCGGAAGGCCAGAGAATCGAACTCTGTAGCCGACTCCTCGCCGACACGATGGTTTTCAAGACCGCTCGACACCGTTGTCCTGCCTTCCAATTTCAACAATACTATCATATAAAGCATAATGCTTACTATCTATCTGTCTATCTGTGTGGTAGTGGCCAAAGAACCACTGTGAAAAATTAACTGTGTTTGATATATTATCAAAATAATTGCGAAGTTCTTCTTCGTCTTCTGGATCAAACCTTTCCCTTCTCTCGTAGAGAAGGGAAACTAGTTTGCCAGGGCAAGCATGGGTTATTACAAAGTCAACCAGACTATCGTTTTCCTTGAGAGATTGACTTCCTCTTAAGTATTCGTCGTTGGTGGGTAATTCTTCTGCCCACCAGGATTTACCTGGCGTACGCCATGCCTTATCTATGGAATGTCCTCCACCAAAGGTAAAGAATTCTTTGCCTTGTATTGTATAAATATAGCCACGCTTAAGATGGAAGATTGAGTCGGAGATAACTCCTACTGGGGCACCGAACATTTCTTGTTCAGGCATTTCTTTAAGTATATCGAAATTTTCATGATTTCCGTCTACAAATAAGGTAGTCCATGGCTTAGATTCTAACCAGTTAAGCCAATACTGTTGGCTCTTAAACTCTGGATGTTCTGGTGGATACCAGACCAGACCAAAGTCTCCACAGATAATTACGTAGTCACTTTTCGTTAGATCTTTTCCTTCTGGGAAAAATTCTGTAGCGAACTTTCTGATACCTAGCTCACCATGCATATCTCCTGTAACGAATATCATTTCTTCTTCCTTAAAATTTATTATGGCGGAGACTACGGGAGTCGAACCCGTCTCTCTGGATCGACAGTCCAGTATAATGAACCGATATACTAAGCCTCCATTATTCTTTATGCCTGATCTTATTACAGGACGGACATAATTTCTTCTTCGTCGATTTCAAAAGTATTTTCTGCTTCTTCTATCTTTGATAGATGTTGATCGTCTACTGAATAACTAACATGGACTCTGCTACCTAAGAAATGAATGCAAAAGTGCCCATCAAACCAGTTGCCATATATATTTTGTACGCCGTGGGGCATACCATTCATAGAAGCTGCAATTTGAAGAGTACAAAGATTAACTATAATTGCACGACGATCCCAGCTCCAGCGATTGCCAAGAATTTTATACATAGTCTTTGCATCAAGAGACGTGAGTGGCTCAGCATCCGCATGGTAACGACCACCTAGACGTTTTACGGTAAAACTCTCTCCTGTATCTAGATCGGTTAACGTAGCATTTTCGCCAGGCTTCCATAATTTATCTACTATAGACCAGGGTATAGCTTGTGGTTGAGATTTATTCCGACTACGAGAAGTAATCCTGTGACGGTATCTGATACCGATTGGAATTTGTAACACTTGACCTTCTTTTATTTCATTACTATGAAGATCATTTCGTACCATAATTGCAGCAACAGAAGAATTGAAATTTTCGGCAATGTCAAGCAGTGTCTCGTTCGCCTGAACCAAGTATTCGGTATAATTATTTTGATTATCGAATGATTCCTTTAATGCATTAAAAGTTATTTGCTCTACTTCTCCAGTTGCTTTGAGACCGTGCTCCAATTGGAAAGATTTAACCGCCCCCAATGTAATTTTACCATAGATTCCATCGGGGCTATCTTTCATGTAATTCAACTTTTGTAGATAGTCTTGTATCTTGGCGACAGTTTTGCCTCTAGAACCCATTTTAGCAATAGATCCTTCGCTTGCAAGATGTAATGCATCGAAGGTCATTTGTCCTACCTTGCCAGTGGCTTCCAGATTGCTTTCTAGTTGGAAAGTTTTAACTGCGCCTGTAGTGATATTGCCGTAAATTCCGTCTGGTTGTTCTTTTAAGTAGTTTAACTTATGTAAATAATACTGAATCTCTCTTACTTTGCTACCTCTTGACCACATACTTGCGATGGACCCATCGCAAGCAAATGCTATAGGTGTATAGAACAGCAGCAAGAGAGCGCTGCAAAGGGGCACGAATAGTTTTGCTTTAATATTAGTGAACATCGGTTTCCCCCCTATTGTAAACCCACTAATTATTTGTAAATTTATATGGTCGGGTACGACGGATTTGAACCGCCATTATTTCTGCTCCCAAAGCAGATGCCATGACCAAGTTAGGCGAGTACCCGATTAATTTCGTTTTCATAGTGAACTATTTGTGACAACTAGCACACATAATGTCACATCTACAATCTCTTTCTGAGCTACACCACATTATTGATATTGTAATGTCTCCTAACTTTTTCGATAGCTTCTTTAATACTTATTGTATTCATCAAAAGTTGTCGCCCAAGTTTTTCTGCAAAAGCACTTGGTTTTATTCCCTCGACAGCCATCGAGGCTTTAACGTTTGCTAAGATTTTGTTTACATTTTCCATTATATATTATTGGTTGGGACAACAGGAATCGAACCTGTAATAAGGGCTTATAAGGCCCCTAGTATCACCATTTACTTATGTCCCAATATAGAAAGAATTGTGTAGCTCAGATTGAACAATATTTAAAATCTGAGCTACATCCTAATTAAATCAGAATGAACTTAGAAGTTTTTATTCTCTGGCTGACAAATGAGTCACTCCTCTGTGTTACTAATGCACTTAGCAGAACCTTAAAGAGAAGCCTTGCGAATCTCTCGGGTAATCGTCATTTCGGCCTGGAGTACCAGAACCCGTTTTTGAACTGCTATTGCACGTATTAAGTTGTAGTAAACGACTGTTGATACGTAAGTTGTGGAGGCTCACGCAGACACCAACTAATCGTTCGCTAACCGAGATTATTGTACTTAGGGACACGTTGGCTATCGATGAGCATCCCCATCGCAAAGCCCCCTGTTCCTCACTTCAGTATAGCATGTTTTGGATATCGTGTCAATATCTAACTGTCGCGTTTTTTAAACACTCCCACTTGGTAGCGTTCATAAACATTATCGACAGTTGCCTGAATCTCATCCTCTGGCAACCCTCCCTCACAGTCTTCAGCAAATGTTCTTGCGATCTTCCTGGCAGTCTTGATAGGAATGCCGTGGTAACGGAGACCGCACAGCATTTTAAAGAGCAAAGTGTTTCGCTTGCCTATGGGGATGTAGTCAAGCTCGTCAGATGCGTCTGCTCCTGGTTGGTACAGTACATCGGGCCTTAAGATAAGATTGGCTAGCCAGTTAGGAGCGGCAATGATAGCGAAGTTATTTTCCCACAGATACATCCTTCCTTCAGGATTGCAGCTGAAGGGCGCGACCACATAACCTCCTGCACTTCTAACGTCTATGCCAGGGAGAATTCCTGCTCGATTAGTAGAACCTTCGAGATATTTAAAATAGAGATGGCGGCCCCCGCCAGCTGTCTTTACAGACCGTGTAACAATTTTGCCATGCTCTAGTTCTAATCTCTTTAAGGAATCAAAGCCTGAAGTTTCTCCATGGCTATCGATATCTACGACTGTAATATTGCTTTCTGGGCCAGTTCTGATACCGACATTATAGTGTGGATTACTGTAAAACCATTCTCTTATCTGGTGAGGGTCAAGAGATGCATCCAGCAGTCCGCGACTTCCTTTGAGTGGCAGCTTTCCCTGTAGAGGGAACACAGACCATCCGCGTCTTGCATATTGTAAGGCACAGTTGTAATTTATCATCACACCACCACACTACGTTCTTATATTGATAGGACAAGCCATGCAAGATAACTTCTCATCTATACATGGCTTTCCAGTCAATCCGCACTTCTTGTTTTTCATGTAATATCACCGAGACTTGTAGCTCCATCTAGGATATTCTCATGAATTGTATCATTAAGAATATCAACAACCTTGATAAGTCTTTCAAGTTCATTAGCAAACTTAGCCATGTCGATCATCCTTTGGACATTAATTACTGCTGTTAGATCTGTAATAGACTTAGACGTATCATCAAGTCTGTTGAATGTATCTTCTACATCTGTCTTGATACAAGAAACGGTCTCTTTAACATTTGTAAGAATCGTATTAATATCTAAAACAACTTTAGCTAGCTCTTTAAGGTATGTATTATTAAGTTTCGATTCTTCTGCTATCGCGTTAAATGAATTCCTAACCATACTTTCTATCTTTTGAACACTCAGAGTTAGATTTGACAGCTTGGCATTTAACGCGGCTTCTTTCTTCTTGGTATAGAACATTATGACCTCCTATATCTTTTCGATTAAATTACGAGGAAGTTCGTAAAGAAATCTAGACAATCTTGAAATTCTTCCATTTCTGTTGACACATGCAAATATGAAAAGATTATGTTTTGCCCTCGTCATTGCAACATAAAAAAGTCTTCTTTCTTCCTCAATGTCTAGTGCGTCTTTATACGGAAGCACATCTTCCTCAAGGCCAACTACAATAACGTTATCGAATTCTAGTCCTTTTGCGGCATGCATTGTCAATACATAGACATTGACTCCATAGTTTTCTGCATCTTCCTCAACTGATCTGGAACTATCGCTTAAGACCCGATATCTTATTTTAGCTTTATCTAGTACTGATAAGATTGGAGGAAGTTGCCAAGCTGCTCTGACAAGTATAGCTGTGATGCCGCTTAACTGTGGGATAATCTTTCCTAGTTTGTATGCCTCGTCTTCAACAGAGTCAGCAATGCATACCTTTATTCTTTCTCCTGCATCCTCATTGAAAGATTTCATTAAACTAGATGTTCTTCCAACCACTAATGAATTAGATACATCTACTATATTTTTGTTTGAGCGGTAGTTGAGATCAAGGAATACTGGTTTACAGCCACTATACCTGGTTGGAAATGTTCTGAATTCATTTAGGTTAGCCCCCATAAATCCGTAGATTGCCTGAGATGCATCACCAACAGCGAATACGCTTTTACTTTTTTCAGATATAGTACTGAGCAATACCCCTTGTAGCTTATTAACATCTTGATATTCATCTACCATTACATGTTCAAACATTCCTTGGACTTGCTTGCGGTTTTTATAATTGTTAAACAACCGAAGAGTCTCTATAATAATATTGTCAAAATCTAAATAGTTGTTTTCCTGTAGAATATTTTCGTAATTTAGATAAACCTTGGCAAGCTTCTTTTCCACAGGGGTTTTTGCTCTAAGCATTGCCTCGTATGGACTTATCATCCAAGCCTTCAGATATGAAATATCTAACAAGATATCTCGTGTCTTAACGTCTAAGCATTCTTGTGCTAATCCTATGGACACGGCATCTCGCGCCTTGGCTTCAGTAATTACTTGCCAGTCGCGGTCTGAAAAGTTTTTAAGTAGATTCAAGCATATACTATGAAAGGTTCCGCAAGACATTTTTTTCAAGTCGGAACCTACCATTTTGCTTACTCTCTCTTTAAGTTCTGTAGCTGCCTTTCTGGTAAAGGTAGCCACCATTATTTTCTCTGGATCTGAATCTGATTCTATTAGTCTCGCTACTCTGTGTACTATAATTCTTGATTTTCCTGACCCTGGAGGTGCCGATACTAGCACTGGCCCTTCTTTTATGTTAACAGCTGCTTCTTGTGTTGAATTAAGATTCTGCGTCATCTTTACTCTCCGTTTTAGAAAGGTCTAGGCTATCTATTACAGATAGAATATCTAGTAGGCACTGCTTCAGAAGAATTGCGTAACACATATCTGATGGACTATTGTCTTCGGCGTCCATAGCATCGGTTACCATATCCAACACGTATACAGTAGCAGCGCGGAAGAGAGCTTTTTCCCGATTGGTTGCTTTTGATCTTTTTGCGGCTTCCTGCCACATTATCCAAGATCTTTCTACGTAGCCTATTGAGAATTTAATAACAGCAGAAATATCTTGCCCTTTTAACAAAGGATTTCGTATCATTCTGCCAAAGTTAGAGGGAAGATATCCTGCTGTTTTTTCTAAAAACTCAAGTCTCTTCTGAATCAAACTCTGAATCATCAGCCACCGTTTCGTCTGATTCAATCTGGCTGCCTCCAATATCTTTAATTGTGGCAAGAGTTTGCTCTTTAATTTCTTCAAACAAGTTTTCGCGGTATATTGCGTCAACGATTTTAGTAATTCCTTGTTCTTTAAGTTTCCCGTAAGAGTACCATCCTCCAGCTCTGTTGATTACTCCTAGCTGTGTAGCTACATTGAGTAGATCTGCATCAAGGTCAATCCCTACTCCGTAGATCAGATTGAACTCAGCTTCTTTGAATGGCGGAGAGTACTTGTTCTTGATCACTCTTACTTTTATTCTGTGACCAATTGCCCCTTCTTGGGTTTTAATCTCAACCCCAAGGGCGTTGATATATGACGCAACTCTAACACTGAGTCTAACTGCTGAATAGAAAGGCAATGCTCTTCCTCCTGCAGTTATCTCGGGATTCCCCATCATAACAATCTTTTCACGAATTTGGTTGATGAAGAATGTAGTGCATTTATTCTTAGCCAGCACAGGATTTAGCCGTCGCAAACACTGGCTCATCATTCTTGCTTGTAATCCCATAGAGGGGGCACCCATTTCTCCAGCTGCATCCTGCGCAGGTTCAGCTGCAGCTACACTATCAAAGAGTATGCCGCCAAATGAACCAGAATTTGCTAATGCTTCTGTGATTGAAAATGCTTGTTCTCCTGTCTCTGGGTTTGCAATAAACAGATTGTCAATATCCATTCCGTTTCTTGCTGCCACTGGAGGATTGAATGTGTTTTCTAAATCACAAAGACCTACCATCTTACCTGTCTTCTGGATTTCAATACATCCATAAGTACCTATTACGGTTTTTCCTCCCATTTGTGGGCCAAATATTTCTACAATACTACCTCTGGGATAACCTCCACCTAAAGCTAGGTCTAAAGAGAGAATGCCCGAGGAGGTACGTTCAATTTGTGTTGGGCAATCCCCATATCTACGAACTGCTCCTACTCCGTATTTCGATTCTAGCTCCTTGAGTGCAGCTTTAAGTTTATCATTGCCATTTATGGCAGTATTTGTTTTTGCTGGTGACTTTTTAGCCAAATAGTTCTTCCACCTTATCCACAATATAGTTCTTAAGTATTAGAGTTCCTTCTTCATAGCTGAAACTGTCTACTAGTTCATCTTTAATTAAGTCAAGTAAGGTGTCGATAATCCTTTTTTTAGCTGCGATATCGTCCGAGTCTGGATGAACAAAATATAGGCTAATAATCAGCTTACGAAATTCGCTTATAATTTCTTCTACTTCATCCAAATTTAACCACCCTTGTTATTGTTTCCTGAATTAAATAATTTCATCAATAATTCCGTAATCTTTTGCTTCTTCGGCCATTAGCCATAAATCCCTTTTTATATCAGCTGCTACTTTTTCTGGCGACTGACCTGTGTGGCTGGCTACGATTAGATTAAGTTTCTCTTGAACTCTATCATTGAAGTTTTGATAGATACGCATGTCGGTAACTTTACCACAGTTGACGTCGGATAATTCATGTAACATTATAAGTGCGTTTGTGTAAGCACAACGCTTACCTGTTCCTGATAATAATAAATACGCCCCTGCTGAGTAAACCTTACCTATACCTATAGTATTGACATCGCATTCAAGATCCTGCATTGTATCGTAGATTGCCAGGAAGCTATCGACGTTGCCACCGTTGCTGTTTATGTACATGTCAATCGGATCTCGTTTTTCGATAGATTCCATTTCTTGCAAGGCCCAAACAATTTCCTTAGTGTTGCGGTCGTTGAAATCTCCCACTAATAAGATTTTTCTTTTCTCTGAATCATAGTAGACTCCAAGGTACTCATGATCTTCTAAAAGCATGCTGTCCTCCTTGCTTAGTTGTCTGCCCACGGACTGAACGGATCTACGTCAGTTTCAGGAGAGCTGTTTGCCATTGCTGGCTCCATATTACTTTCCTTTACTGCTCCTCCTTTGTCTAAGTACTGCAGATCACGTCCGTGTAGAGTCCAGGTTTTCCTGGTAATTCCATCTTTCTCGTACTTATCAGAGAGCCATCTTCCTCCAACATAGATAAGTCGGCCTTTCCGTAGGTACTTTTGTGCAGAGTCTGCGAGGCCTGCCCATAAGATAACGTCCATAAAGTCTGTGACGTCTCTATTCTCGGGACGGTCAACGGCAAGACTGAATTTCAAGAAGCTAGTTCCTGTTTTAGTTTTGCCGAATATAGGATCGTTGGCAACTCTACCAATGAAATTGTTATTATTCATATTTACTTCTCCTTGGATAGATTTCCATCTCTTATTAATTCTATCATTATTTGTTACAAAAGTCAAGAGGGAGATTTCTCCCCCTCTTATTAACTACACTTATTATAACCACATTTTATACACGTTTGACAACCTTGACCGTCAAACACGTGGTCGCATTCCTCTTGATCTAGTTGAGTAGAACAGGCTGCAACTGCTAGCTCTTCATCATTGAAGAACACCACAGACTCTTCAATTTCTGGATCTGGATGTATGTCATACAATAGATTTTCTACTACATCAACTAAATTTTTATCAACAGGAATGATCGTTTCATTGCTATCTAGGAACTCTCTAATCTGTTTGGCTATTACATGTCCACATGATTTCGATCCTACATTATCCATTGATGTTTTACAAAATGCACTTGACAACTGATCAAGGATATGTTTCGGATCTATGCCTGCTCTGAACGCAAGGCTTACGAGTCTGCTCATGCTTTCAATGTTAGCCTTACACCCTCCTCCAGATACCTGAGACCAGATCTCAGCTAGGTTATGTTTTGCATCTACGAAGAAGAACAACCAGAGATGTCCACATCCTGTTTTGACTTTGATGCGCTTGCCGTAGGCTACTTCCATTGCTGGTTCAACACCTACATAACCATCTGTTGTTAGTGTTACCTTTTGATCTTCCTCTTGCTTCTTACTTCCTACGGTGAGGACTTGGTTGTCACGGCAACCATCACGGTAGATTGTAATTCCTTTAATGCCTTGCTTCCAGGCGTCGATGTAAACATCCATTACGTCCTGAACAGTAGCTGAGTTAGGAAGATTGACTGTATTATGAGATACGATCCCATTAACCAAGTAAGAATGAGTATCTTCTACCTCGATATCATATACCTCGGCTACTCCATCTTCAACCGATTTGACAGTTACATAGTAAGCATCTATATCGTATGCGACTTCAAAATCATTAAGAACAGAATCCACAGTTGTAGTGAAACTTCTGCGCCTAAGAGTTCTTAAAGTATTATATTTTGGATGTTTGGCAGATACCTTAATTATCTTAAGTTTCTCTGGAATATCAACGATTCGGTCTTTCGGTTCACATCTACATTGTTTATGAGTCTCAAGTGGTTCAATTAAGCTACAATCAACATGTAAGCCAAAAGTTTTCTTGCTCAATCTACCACTAGGAACTTTTTTGGTACTTTTATATGGAGCCATTCCTAATAAATAGCATAGCGATAAGGCTTGGTCGCATAAGATTTCAGAATATCCCTCGTATATTACAAGTTCATTTCTGTGAGATCTCTTCGCAACGTATCCGTCAAGTGTTAGTCCTCTCAAGAAAGCTTTTTGCTCGGCCACAGATCCATTTAAAATCTGCTCTGGTATATGCTTATCGCGGCAACCTTTTCCTATCAAAGATTGAACAAATCTTACAAGATTTCTAGAAGTTAACTTACAAGCTCTTGTTGTATCAGTTCTCCGATCATACTCGACACTTGTCAGTTGCCCAAATAATTTATATGTTAATGACGAAAAGAGCTTTTCTACCTCATCATTAGCACAAGTAAGAACTACTGCTCCAGAACTTTCGGTACTCGAACCGTCTGCTGCCAACATTCCCAGCCACAACGCTAAAGATTCACTCATTGCAGTTGGGAACTTTATATCTTTAGCACTAGTGTTTAGTTCATGTTCAAACTGAATTAATAAGCTTCCTTTTCTATCGCCGAGACTATAATCAGCAAAACGACATTTGATCAAATCTCCCTGGGCTAGATCGGAAAGTTTCTTCCATCCAGAACGAGTCATGATCCTGTGAACATGAGTTCCTTCTAACACCTGTCCGTTATCGAGATAAACTTTCTTGGTTGGTTTAATGCCACCAGAATAATGGTTTAATACTTTTTTCCAATCGCCATTTTGATCTCGAACCATTAGATCTGAAAGAGCTTCACCAAAAACATCTTCTCCTTGAGCAGCGCCAAGCTTTTCAATTGGGAAAACTCCTTTGTTCGTTTGGATTAATGTTCCTTTGGCAACGCACTTAGAAGCAGACAAGTCTACGTGTTTCTGAATCACAGACAACATCTTAACGTGCTCTGCTGGAGACACATCATAGGCTGTTACAAATACTTTCTGTATGTCTTCAGGTATCTCTGCAATTCCTGTACATCTGCCATAGTTGTCTGCTATCTTCTGCAGTAGAGATTCAGAATATAGTCCACGTTTCTTCAATTCTGATTCCAACACTGGGTCAACCTGGTGATATAGATATCCTTCATTGGTACGTCTGGTCATAACCAAACTAAAAACAGGTTCCATTGCTCCACTGGTATTCACAATAAAACTGATGCTACCAGTTGGGGCAATCGAGAGTCTATTACTGTTACGGATTTTAATCCCGCTCTTGTCATAATTGCTGCCAGTCCATGCGTCGTAGACGCCTTTTTCTTCTGCAAGTTTAATAGATGTCTGTGTTGCTAAATCTTGAATGTATCCAAATAGTCTGTCGGCAAATTCGTATCCTTCTTTGGAGTTATACGGAATTCCTAGATTGTACAACAGGTGAGCAAATCCCATAACCCCCATGCCTACACTTCGTACACTCTTGGTAAACTTGTCGATCTTTGCAAGCGGAAGTTTATTAACTGTAATCATGTTGTCTAAAAATCTTACAGCTTGCGGCACCATTACCTTAAGCCATGCAAGTACTTCGTCCTTGGTCTTGCCAGCTTTGGATAAGTTGATACTTCCCAAGTTACAGCTATTGTAGGGCTGAGATGTAAATTCAGCACAAGGATTAGTACCTTTTATTTTGCCAAGATGTGGGTTTGGATTATCCCTATCCATGGCATCTCTAAAAGAAACCCCTGGTTCCCCAGTTTTCCAAGCGCTTTCCATGATCTCCAAATAGAGATTGCGAGCTAGAACGGTTTTGTATACCCTGACAGGGTATCCTTTGGCTTCCCAAAGATCAAGGTCGCCGCACCATTCGTTATCATAAATCTCTTTATTCCAGGAGTAGTCAGGGAACTTGAGATCCCAGGTTTGATTACCAAGGACTGCTTGCATGAATTTATCAGATAAGCTTACTGAGATATTCATGCATTTAAACTTAGTAATATCATCCTTAGCATGAATGAACTCATAGATATCAGGGTGCCAGTCGTTTAGATCAACTTTCATTGCACCCTTGCGGGTATTGTTCCTGGTTACAATGTCTGCTGTAAGATCATATTCTTCCATGAATCCTACTACTCCACAGCTATAACCTTTAGAGGTTTCAACCTGCGAACCAGACGGTCGGAGCGCTGACATGTTTAGGCCTGCTCCGCCATTCTTTTGGAATATCTTGGCGCACTCGCCTTTAACGGCGTAGATACTTTCAATATTATCTTTGACATCCAAGATAAAGCATGAACTTAACTGCCCTGGAGATTCTTTATAGGCGTTCATCAGACATGGAGTACTGGGCAGGAACTCCAGGTTGTAAATCATGTTGTAGAATTTTTCGCTCCAATATTTCTTAAGTTGTTCATCTGTTTCCGCATCGGCGACGGCAGTTGCTACTCTATCAGCAAGCTGACACCATGTTGTTTCATTAAGATCCTTCCTAAAGTAACGCTTGCGAAGCAGATCAAGAGCGTTTTCAGTTAACACACTGTTCAATTAAATAGTTACCCCACATTTTTATCGTAGATTTGTTTTGGTTTTTCGAATCCAGGGATCCTTGGTAAGGTTACCTCAGAGGCGATTACTTGTCTCTCGCCATTCCTCTCATCTAGTTTGCCTTTAACTTTAATGATATAGTTCTTACGGATTTTTCCCTTAAACTTTTCAAACTGGTCTGGAAACAACACAATAGTCAGCTGGCCCTCCTTGGTATCGATATTGACAATAGCCATTTCTCTACCAATGCTTTTGCCTTTCTTGATTTCGACCTTGCGGTGGCTATAGATTTTACCAGCCACAGTAACCGTTGCTCCTTTCATCTTATATTTCCAGCTGTCTAGTTGCAAACAATCGAGGGGATGACCAGAGATATAAGCACCTAGGATAACCCTTTCCCATTCAAGTCGCTCAGTGAAGTTGTACTCTTTAGGAACTCTGAGTTGAGTGTTTCGGTCTACCTTGACTACAGGATCGAAATCCTCTTTACGAAGTTCAAAGAAGTGCTCCATGAGCTTTACTCTATCTGGAAACAAAGAATCGAATGCTCCCGCTAATACCATAATCTGTACTACTTTTTTGTTGCAGTTTCGCTTTGGAACCCTTGCAAAGAAGTCGTCAAACGAGTCATATGGAGCGTTTTCCATTATTGCAACCATAGCAGACTCGCCTACTCCTTTGGCTCCATTGAGAGGGAACCTAATCGTTTTGTTATCAACGGTCAGGAATCGATCCTTGGATTCGTTTATGTTTGGAGGAAGCACTTTGATATCCATATTTCTACATTCAAACATTGCTTCCAAAATCTTTTCTTCTCTATCGTTGCCGCTACCTCGGAACTCATTTGTCAAAGTAGCAGCCATAAATTCTACTGGATAATACGTTTTTAACCATGCAGTCCAGTACGTTATATAAGCATATGAGACAGAGTGGGACTCATTAAAGCAATAGCCGCCATAACGTTCCATTTGGTTCCATAGTTCTTCTGCGACCTCAGTACTGAGCGTTTTAAGTTCATCGCAACCATGGAGAAACTTTTCCTTCAAAGGGATCATTAAATCAGCTTTTTTCTTGGCTACTGCTTTTCTATATTTGTCTGCACCCATATGATCGAATCCCGCCATCGCACGGGTAATTGACATGAGTTGCTCTTGGTAAAGCATAACCCCATAACTTTTCTTCAAGATAGGCTCAAGTAGAGGATTGATATATGCAACCTCTTGGATCCCTATCTTTCTCATAACGTAATCTCTGTCCTGCCCTGATTTCATTGGGCCTGGGCGAGCTAGTGCTAAAATGTCAACTAGCTCATTAAAGTTGGACGGCTGAACTTGCGAGACCATTCCTTTACCAACGTTTGTTGATATCTGGAATACCCCAAAGTTTTTAAGCTCGCATATATTTCGATAGACTTTTGGATCCTCAAGGTCTATCTTAGTAAGATCGATGCTTGTTCCGTGATTGGACTTAACATCCATTACTGTGTCCCAGATAACTCGTAAGGCGTCAACACCAAGTAAATCCATCTTTACGAATCCGAGTTCCTCTACATCTCCCATGTCGAACATCGACACAGGAAGCGGATCATCGGCTGCCTTGTTTCTCATAAGAGGCATTACACCAAACAACTGGATAGGGGCTATGATGATGCCTGCGGCGTGTACCGACGTATGTCTAGGCAGCCTTTCAAGTTTGCGAGCTACTGTAAATAAGTATGGATATTTATCTGCCCAAGCAGCTAGTTCTTCAGACTCCTCGAGAGCATTATCAATAGTGATGTTGATTTTGTCTCCAGTATCACTGTCGGTTATCATCTCTGGAATAGATTTGGCAATTGCGTCTGCTTCTTCTAGAGAGATCTCCAAAGCTCTACAGATGTCACGCACTAACATTCTTGGATGCAGCGTTCCAAAAGTAGCTATATGGGCGCAGCGATCAATACCGTATTTATCTATAATATACTGAAACAAATCTTTCCTGCGGTCTGGTGCAAAGTCACAGTCGATATCGGGTAATCCTACCCGACCAGGACACCAGAACCTTTCGAATGAAAGGTTATGTTTGATCGGATCAACAGAAGTAATCCCAATACAATATGAGATTAAGCATCCAGCAGCTGAACCACGACCTGGCCCATAAGGAATATTAGTTTCCTTAGCATGGCGATAAATATCCTGAACCATTAGGAAGTAGCTTGATAGGCCTGCGTTTAATACAACGTCAAGTTCGTAGTTTAGCCTTGCCTCATACGTGTCACGATCTAACCCGAATTCGGCTATCTTGTCTTCAAGACCAGCAATTGATTCTAGTTTTAAATATTCTTCGTAAGTGAAGCCCTCTGGAATATCGACTTTCGGGAACAATGGAGTACCAAGATTTAGTTCAACATTGCACTGTTCTGCTATCTTGAGAGTATTAGCTATCGCTGTATCAATATCATTTTCCTTCATCGACATTGCAAGATATGCACGAGTTTCTTCTTCGCTTTTAAACCAATAGCAATCGCTATCTAGCTTAAATCTATTAGGGTCGCTCATTTTACCGTTGGTCTGGATAGCTAATAAAACTTCATGAATCTCAGCATCATCTTTTGTAAGATAGTGCGAATCATTAGTTGCTACGATTGGAATTCCCGTAGTCTCGGATAGAGCTACAATTGATTTGTTAAGACTAAGTTGCTCTGGGGTATCCGACGCTTCAACTTCTAGATAAAATTCATCAAATGCTCTAGAGTAGTTATACGTTAATAGAACTGCGTCATTCCATCTTCCTTCTTCTAGTGCTACAGGTATTTCGCCAGATCTACAGGCTGACAGAGCAATTATTCCTTCTGCGTGCTGTTTCATGAAAGCGAAATCAGTTCTAGGTTTCTGGTAGAACCCTGTCAGACTTGCATCTGATACGATTTTTATTAAGTTCTCTAATCCTTTTTCGTTCTTGGCCAGTAGTACCAAATGAAAGTACTGGTTAAGAACATCTCTTTCTTTATATGTTCTGTCTTCACAGACATATACTTCACAACCCAGGATAGGTTTGATTTCTGTTTCTTTGCATGCCTTGTAAAACTTAAGCATGCTATATAAACTTCCATGTTCTGTCAGCGCGACAGCTGGTTGACCAAGCTCTTTAGCTCGGCTTGCCAGTTCTTTAACACGGCTTAATCCATCTAATAAACTTCCTTGGGCACTGTGGTTATGCAGGTTAATAAACATCTGACCACCCTAATTGTTTAAGTAATTCATTGACTTGATCCTTGAGATCGTCTATCCCATTTTCGTTGGTTATAGTCCTTGTTGCAAGGTTTAAATAATCTTCAGCAACTCCTAGAGAGTTAACTATCGCGATTGCTTCTTTCTCTGATATCTTCTCGTCTTTCATAACTCTCTCGACCTGTCTTGTTGTTACAACCAGTACTATCTCGTCAAATAGTGAACTGAGTTCTGTCAGATACGTAAGTGGAACTTCCACAAACACGTATTGATAATTGCGTGAACGGCATTGTTCTATTTCATTGGATACGATCTCAAACAAACTCGGCATTATTATCCTCTTAATTCTATTAAAGCCGTTTGTTTTAAAAAGCACTTGGCCTAATCGGCATTTGTCTATCTTGTTATTATTTAGAATCTCTTTGCCGAATTCTTTGACCACTTGATCAAAACAAGAAGGACTCGAATGGGGATCCATAAGATTTTTGGACAACCCATCAACACCAACGAAATAGCCGCCTAGTTGTTCGATAGTGCTGCACACCATGGATTTGCCAGAGGATATCCCGCCTGCTATGGCTACTACTTTCATTGAAGATCACCTCTAGATATATGAAAATATAACTAGGTCTACCCAATACACAAGAGCACCAAGTATTGCCTGTGTTACAATCATCTTAACTTTGAATGACTGTTTACTAAGCCATTTCCATTTGGTATCTAGGAACTCAATAAGCTTAGCTCCAGGATATGCCAACAGTGCCCATCTTAGGATGTATAATATGTACTGAATATTGGATCCTTCTTTCTTTCTATATGGCAGGAGAGTTCGGACTCGAACCGAAGTCAAAGGCTTTGGAGACCCTTATCCTAGCCGCTAGACGACCCTCCTGTTTACTTCCTCCATGTATTATACATTATAACAAATCATGGTGAAAATGTCAATGGGTTTGACCCATTGTAACAAACCAAACTAAGGCAAGTGCGTCAGCTAATATTCCTAACGCTGCTCCGATTCCAGTCAGTACATTATCCGATAATATACATATAATTGATTCGAAGGCCAGGGGTGTAGCGAATAGTACAAATATGGCTATGGAAATGTTAAATAACATTTTTAAAAACTTAACTAATGTTTTATCCATTACATATCATCCTTACTTCTCTTTCCTTCAAATGAAGGGAATCTTGGCAGGTCTTTCATCCCTGCCAGCTGATATGAATATTTGATTATCTGATGTGACCACTCATCTCGATGATCCCAAATTTCTTTGGCAAGCTTTGCATCAAAACCTGTTCCAATGCCTAGTACCCATTCTGGATGGTGTATATCGCGGACTATTAGTTTGCCTAATGTACCAGCAGGAACCAAGTTTTCTTTGTGGGAGCTTCGTTTGGTATGACCAAGTTCATCGACTTTAGCTTCGTTTAGATTGTGCATCTTTTCTTCAAAGCCGATGATTTCTGCTTCGCTGTCTTCAAATCTTTTGAGTTTAACAAGATAGAATTGTTTTACTGTGCTACGCCCGCATTTGTATGGCCCATATGGATCACGAAGCATAACTCCTTCATATCCCACATCCAAACAACGCTCTTCGTATTCAAGAAGCTGAGTTTCGTTTTCGATCAACGTTGGCAAGAGCAAGCTTATTTTTGGCAACTCTGATAAAGTCTGTAGATCTTCCATACGTTGGCTATAGGGCTTTTTTAGAGAGTCTCTAACCCAATCAAACACACAGAAATAGAAATCTGGTTGACCATCACGACTCATGATGGCAGATGAAGTTTGGCTAAATGTTGCACCATGCACCATTAGCTCGCCATCTACATTATCTGGGTAGTATTGTTCTATGAACTTTCTTACATAGACATTAGGAATAGGTTTAAACTTACGCGATACACATCGTCCGTTAATTTTTAAACATCTAATGCCGTCAAGTTTTGGAGTTGCCAGTAAAGGATAACGGATGGCGTTCCATAAGATAACGCCATCCTTGGTTAGTTTATCAGCCAACATCGGCTTTAAAATTGATTCCAACTATAAACACCTCAGTGATTTTCAGTACCGTCTTTACGTAATAGGTAATCTTCGCTAATTGATTTAAGTATCTTACGACCCAGTCTTGGATGACTGGTCTCCAGTGGATCCTTAACAACAGCTCCCTCACGAATTTGTTTAGCGCCATTAATGTTGGCCAGCACTGATTCGCCTGCAGTACAGGCTTCTATGATACCTTGGGTCAAAATCCCTCTGAATAGCAGTGGCACAGTGGGTAAGCTGTATCGATTGCAGAAGTTCATGAACTCATCGAATGGCACATACTGTCCATCCTTGATAAGATCAAAAAATACAACGTCAAGTTCGGGTTTTCCGTATGTAAGGTCTTGGATCTTAGCCCCTGTATCGCTGTCAACTCCGTAGATTTCACCGAAGAGTTCACAGCCAGGGTTTTCTTTCATGACGTCGTACAGCTTATACCGCTTAGCAATTTTGCTATACACGTCAGCGCCATAAAATGCACATTCACGACCTTCTCCGATCTGAACATTGTGTGAACCTACTAGGAATTGGTATTTTCCTAGGAGCCAAGATATAATCTTGCTCCATACCCCTTTGGTATATCTTTTTATGTACGCTACTCTGAAATTCGTACCGTGTATCTTTTCTGTGACTACAACTTCGTCACCTTCATTGAAAATACCTGGATAGTTTTTGATATTGTCAATATCTGTGTATTTACGAAAGTCTGGATTGGGATTGTTCTTCATGCTCCGTGTGCGCTTACCCTTAGCTGCTGGCTGTTGCCAAGCAGCACTGGGTGGTTCCCATTTCTTAATACCAAGAACTTCAGCTACATCGTCGCCCTCTTTCCAGTCTCCATCGGGGAGACAATCAATAGGAAGAACAAGTCCCTGACTTATGTAGCCTCTGAGCTTGACTGTACGAACTCGACTGCCATTTTTAAGGTATTCGAGATTGTACTTGTCAGCTAATTCGTTAGGGACGATTGAATCGATAGGTATGTATACTGCAAGATCCCCATCCTTAATTGTACCATCATCTTTGAGGATACAATACCAGCCTTTTACTTGAGTAATTAAAAGAGTATCAGCAGTAGGAATCTTTTCCATAGATTTCATTCTGACAATTTCAACAATTAGTTTTGACATTCTTCAGTATCTTCTCCTTCCATATAATGCAAATCCCCGTGGCAATTTTTACACATCCACTGAAGGTTATCTAATTTATTAGCACCTTCCATGCAAACAAATTGCTTATGGTGTACTTGTAGATTCCATATATGATCATGTCCGCAAATAACACATGCAGGTTGGATTCCTGATTGGAGCATTTTTATTCTTAAATGACTTCTAGAAACTTGTGTTATGTCTTTTCGCCTAAAAATACCTAGACAACTGTTACTACATACATGGTGTTTGGCACGATCCCATTGGCTTTTAGATCTTTCTATTTTAGTGCCGCATACTTCACAGAATCCTACTATTTTTTCTCGTGAAAACTGTTGAGAAAGTTTTGCATATTGACACTTCTTGCAATAGTTAAATTTTGAACTTGGATATGAATATCCTTGTTTTTCTCCACATATATCACATATAACTCTGTAGAGTTTTCTTTTGCTACCTGGGAATTCTCTAATAATAAAATCATCTTTATCATACATTGTTGTATCACCTAATACTATTATATTAGGTACACAACAACCGATTGCAGACTAGTTAAAAGAAATTAGGATGCTTCGAGAGATTCTGAATCTTGCAGATCTCCACAATAAGCTGTGACACTTAGTATCTCCTCCTCCAACACATTTCCTTTGGCGGAGTTACATCTTTCGCACATAGGTTGTAGGTTTGAAAGATGATCGCTGCCGCCTCGGGATCTTGGAATTATGTGATCCCGAGTCATCATTAATTCTCTGCCATTTTCGTCAAAGCCGTAGAGGTTGAAGTGATATGATTTGTCTCTAGGACTACGCTCTTTGGCAAAGAATTTTCCTTCTACTCCACATCGAACACATTTAGTACCATGAACAAGAAAGTTCTGGTACATCGTCGATGTCATTCTTACAAGGTCGCCATCGAAGTTAACCTTGGTGCTTGCACCCTTGGGAAGCTTAGATTTAAATAAAACTTTACTCAATACAGCTTCAACGGTGTATATTTCTTTGCGTTCGTATCTGAATTTCTTTGGCTTAGGCACCAAGGCCACCTCCGTGGATTTATTTCACTGTAATTATATTTGTAAATACGTAGTTGTAATCTTCCATGATCATTTCATCTATGATCGAAAACACTTTGTCTTGGGTTGTGGTTTCAATTCTTCTTATTCTGTTAGTAAGCCACTCAGCCCACTTCAGTGTTGATCCACCATATATTGATGTTAGATGAGAAGCAGCAAGGGTTACTATGAGTGTAAATTCTTTTTCAACATATCCATTGTGTCCGTACTTAGAAACAGATCCGCTATATACTCTAGAACCTTCAACTTCTAATTCGGGTTCTTCTGGTAGATCAATGAAATTGTCTTCATAGTATTCTCTACAGCCGTAGTGGGGACTGTCTGGATCGTTGTTATACTTGTACTTCGGCACTGGCCCAGCCTTCGCAAGAGCAGTAGATTTTCCTCCACTTGCTGTTGCCTCGGTCTTAGGCTTTACTGCGTATTCACCACACGCTCTCAAGAGCTTCTCTCGGTCTGCACTGCTTAACCCAGAAGATCCATACGTTTGTGGGTTAGACTTATTGAACTGAGTATTGGCAGTAGTAATTGGTTGGCAATGACTATAGTGATCATCATAGTAATCGTTATATCTATGAAACTGACCATTCTGCCAGTAACCATAGTTGTTATAACCATAGTCGTAATCGTATTTGCCCCAGCGTTTTGCAGTATACTTATAAACATGCTGCGGTGGTCTCTTTAAGATTTTTTCTACCTTGTTTACAGTATCCAACCATTCATTGAGTCGCACAAACTCCTCATTAGTATGAGGGTTGTAATATCCAATAGATAGATTAACACCTGCAATACCCCAGGTCGGACAGATCTCGCAAATGTCCGTGTAGATGCCCCATTCGTACTTGAATCCAAAACTCTCAACATACTTTTCAAATTTTTTATTATCGAGATCGTAGAAGCAAGCATCAACATGACCTTTTCTGTCAAGTTCAATTAAGCAGTTTACTTCGGGAGCCTTTAGTTCTTTAGCTGCGTCCATAGCTCCGACGCAACCAGTTTCCTCATAGTCCAAGAACAGTACGTGAGGTTTATAGCCTCGATTAAGTAGCTCCATAATCCCTGCTACTCCTGCTCGGTCGTCTCCTCCTATGCCGTCAGGGCTCCATAGAACTCCTTTCTTACTATCAAAGAAAATCTCTGGCTCGACACGTTTATGCACTACATCGACATGAGCTAGTAGACATACTGGAATTTCACCAGGGGCATACAAATATGTCTGCCCCTCGTGTATCTTATATCCCAGCTCCATCAGATGTAGTGGTAGTGTCAAGTATAGAAGATTCTCTGCTGTCTCGCGGAAAATATTCATATACCTAAACTTCAATTGTAATCACACCTATCTCTTCTTTATTTGCTTTCTCTGTGATACACACCCCACACATTCCGTCAATCATTGCATAGTCATAACGGAATGCCAGGTTGCACTCACTACATTTGGAAATTCTCGATTCACAAGATGAGCAGTAGGTGTAGCAATCGGATGTAACATTTTTCTGTTCAGTCTCAGGATAATATTCGTTACAGACTTCACAGTAGAACGCATGTTTATCAATACAATGCTCACAATACTTGTATCCGTTTACTAATGTTGCTACGTCGGAATTCCGATAGTAATCTCCGCAACAGTCACATTGTGTGAAGAACTTGGCAACACAAGATAGACATACATTTTCTGATCTATCTGTGATGTGAATTGATTCGTCTTTGCGACGGTACTGACCGCAACAGCTACATTGGAAAAAATGTCTATCCCAACAGTCCATGCAGTAGTATAGACCTTCGTTATCGGAGCGACAATCTGATTCGTCAACTGGCTCTCCGCAGTAATAGCAATGTAATCTTGGATTACAATCTTCACAAACTAATTCGCTTGTAACTGTTTCATCGCGGATCAATCCACAAGCACAGCAGGGCAGTTCTTCTATGCCTGGCTGTACTCTGGGGTATTTTCCATCTGGCAACATCCTAATAGCGCTTGTGGGTCTATCTCGATAGTGCCATGGGCTTTCTCCAAGCCACATGTCGTGCATACCGCTATCGTTAGGATCATCAAAATCACAATCGTCTCTTCCTATACATTTGTATTTCCATTTATATTCGGTGTTGCCATGTTTGGATAGCAACATTGCACCAAGGCCTCTAACGGCGCGGGCATAGGCTCCACTAGCGTTAGGATATTCTCTGCTAAAGAAGGCACTAAGTCCTATCTTGTCTAGGAATATCATTTGTCTCCACAATTTGCGTGGCCATACAGCATCAAGACAATCTATTTTATCAATTGTGCGATACGCAAAAGCAATAAGCGATACCTCGTCACAAAGATATGCAAGCGGGCCTGTACGATACTCACCGCCGAATATTCTATGGCAACTTCTCCAGTTGTGAGTATGACTGCTAGCAAGAATAATATCTACAGGGTTAGCTGAAATAGCCACAGTGTCATTGCCCTTGCGCAGGATAGAAATAACCTGGGAATAAAGATCTACCATAAAATCGATCACTATTCCAGCATTGGCGATTCCATATATCGAGAGTATTTCTCCTCGATTAAACAGTTTGGGAGTATTAACTATGTACGAAGCAAGATACTTCGATACTTTGGTGCCAGCTGGTAAGAACTTGCCTTCGCGATTGGGATCGTCTTTCTTATCGATGAGCTTGTTATCAAGCACTTCGTCTTGACTAAGCCTTTCATTTAAGAAGTGTCTTAAAAATCTTACTGCGTTCTCGCCATGGTCTTGTAATAATACAGTATAATACCGCTCTTTTTGTGACAATCTGTAGGCCATGCGCATTGCTTCTGACATTGCAGATTCTAAATCTTCTTTATTGAAGCTGCCCTGAATATCAATAGTCATTCGATAATTGCTATCGAGATATGGAAACATCCAGTTCTTGTTATTAAACCAGAGGTCTCGCAATGCTTGTATTCCTTTGTCAGTGTTGCGTATATTGGGCTCTGCCTTGCGAAGAATTTTGGTTGCAAGATCCCAAATTTGTTCCATAATGCTTTAAACCCCCTTTAGAAAACATTGTATAACATTGAATATTATATCATAACTAGAAAGTAATTGCAACTTAAAATGAATTTTCATCCTCTGTTTCAAGAACGTTTGGCGGTACTACTTCTGCTATATCTAGATGATTGAATACTGGTGCTGCGGCTCTTCCGATCAAATGATCTCCGAAATAAGCCTCGAACACGCGTCTTATATCAGGATTCGGAACATAGGTAGTATGGTTGGCGGTGTATTGATCCCAATTAACAGTATCAAAACTAATAGAGTATTTTGATGGTACAACGGGGGTATCTTTTGGTTCCTCGCCGTAAGCATCGTTCTTATTAAAACATACCTTAACTCCTATGATTTCAGACCGATTATACTTTGGTATTAGATGATCGTCGGCATGCTTTAATATTAGTTCCGCTATCTTGTTAGCGATATGGCGAAGACCGATTGGGCCTATGCCGTCGAATATAAGACTAAGATCCATCTTGACATGGATAGCTGAGTCGATATCTGTTTCGCCTAATGTCTGTAAAACTCCGTCTTCCATTTCTTTGGTTTCAGCCATCATAATCACCTCCATAAGATCACAAAAACAGCCAAGAATTTATCTTGGCCGTAGATCAGCTCAGTGAGCTTTGTTTAATTTTGTGTATCAGAAGATGTATGCGAAAACTTAAAGCATACTCTTGGTCAGCTTTATCTTTTTTTGATATTCCTAGATTGTCGAGTAGTTTGTGAGCGTCTGCTGCTTCTTTCTGTAACACTTCCATAGTTTTCATGTCAACACCTCCTATAAATTTAAAACCCTCCATGGGGAGGGTAAATTTAAATACTCTTGGGTTCACTTACGTTGTCAGTATTAAAGTGTAAAGGCTTGCTATAGAATCCTCCGCACTTATAGATTACTCCTGTTCCACCTGTGATAATGCGCCTGACTGGTGATCCGCACACTGGACACACAGAGAAAGCTGGATCTTTAATGCTTTGATGAGCTTCAAACTTGCCACACTTTTCACAATCGTAGATGTATGTCATTAATTTAATTCTCCTTAAATATCAGTTGCTTCTCTATGATGGCGATAGAATTGGCTGGCAGCTATAACTTCCGTCTCTAATCTTTTACCGAATGTTGCTGTTACTTGCCATCCATCTTCCCACTCATCTTTGCTATTTTTAATTTTAAGAAATTTTCCTATTACTGCGTATCGTTCGGGAATCCAGCTTACTTCTGTAACATTCCCTTTCTGCAGATTGCATTGTACAAACATGTCAAACTCCTTATTTATTGGCTGGGGAGGGAGGATTCGAACCTCCGTGGAAGCTTATCGCAACACTTGTCGGGGTCAAAGTCCGATGCCTTGCCAGCTTGGCGACTCCCCAGTTAATTTAATTCCAAGAAAGTGCTCCGCGAGGGCAATACTCTATCATATATCCAATGGCGTCGTCGTCTTCCCTTGTAAGCTGTTCTTCAGGCTTAGCTAATATTAGAGTATCGTTTTCCCACTTGAATGTTTTCGGAAACATTAATGAGCACAAATGGCATGCATTACATTTATCGTGTGCGATCCTGGTTTGTCCCATTATTATCCCTCCAGAAATATAGTGGAGCTGGTGAAAGGAATCGAACCCTCAACCGTCGGTTTACAATACCGCTGCTCTGCCTGTTGAGCTACACCAGCTTAAGATGGAGCTAAGCGTAATACTTATCCTTATTCATTTTCCAGTTCTCAAATCTAGCAGTGCAACCTTTGCAAGGCTTCCATAATAACTTACAATTGGCACAGCTCTTCCGTCTCAGTATAGGTCTTCCTGTTCTTTGGATATGTTTGGTTATTAAATTATCCGTAAGACAAAAAACTACTCCGTAGAGAAAACCTATAATTGTACTAACAAAAGGCTTGGTGTTGAGAAGGCTGGTGGTTGCAATACCGAGATACATAATTATTAAGTTGAGACAAAATGTCAACCAGCCCATTTTCTCACGCCCTTATTTATAAATATGTTAGAACTTCTTTAGCTATCTGACTAGCCGTTTTCATATCAGCAGGAAGATTGTTGGCCTTGATGTATTTCATTATGTCTCCAACGTTCTTTGCTCCTCCGTTGATAGCTGCCATAACAGAACTCTCTGTAGTTTCCCTGGAGATCTCAGCAGGCATGTATGGTTTTAGGCAAGATAAAGTAAAGTCATAACTATCAATCTGCTCGGGCGTTGCATTGGCTTGAGTTGCTTTCTCCTTAGCTTCTGTGACTCCTCGGTAGCTTTGTTTGACTACTTTAAGTACGTCTTCATCAGAGGCTTCCTGTTTTGAATTTTTTGCAGATAAGTTAATATCAGAAATAATTCCACCTAAAATAATTCCCTTGCGCAGAGAAAGAGAACAGCCTGCTGCGCCAGCTTTCCTGGCCTCAATCCAATCAGATTTTAATTTCTCAAGTAATATTGTTGGCACCTGAGTCACCTCATTATTATATATTTTGGAGCGGGTAATGGGGCTTGAACCCACAACTTCTGCCTTGGCAAGGCAGCACTCTAGTCCAGTTGAGCTACACCCGCAATTCAAACAGGGTTCCTATATCCCATTTTCCTATAGTATAGTAATCCCAGTCGTTATCTGGTATCCTATACTCCGCAGGTTTATTATCAGAGATACGTATGTACGGAGTCATCACGGGATATTCGCGTCCCTTGGTGAAATTTCCGTATTTGTCGGAGATACAGATTAAATATTTGCCTTGAAGATCGCCATCTTCAAATGTATGTGGGGTATCTATTTTCATCTGTTCCTCCTACCTAGTATAGCTCCGTGAGTATTCGTTGTCATCGAACCAGTATTCATGTGTAGTTTCATGACCTGACGCTGTTACTCGTCCACGTTTTGCATTCAAATTAATGTATTGCAACTCGTAAACATGGAAGATTAAAGTTGGCTCTTCGTCTTTGAAGCAAATAACGAATCCTGTATCACAACTATACAATATCGCAAAGCTTCCTTCTTCCTCTAGCTTCCAGCGCACATATGGCCCTTTTTCGTTATCAGAAAGATCCACTTTGTTTATATCAAAACCCTCTCTAAATTTGTCGCCAATTATAGTATTGTCGGTTCTGATATCTTTGATAGTCTTGCCAATAAAATCTTCTCTGGTCATGTGTCTCACCCCCATAGTAAATTGGAGCACCTGATAGTTTCTCTGGTCATACCTTTACTGATATAACCATTTTTGATTCGTGGTATAGAGAATAAAACTTCAAGAAAATCATAAATATGATAGTCCTTGAGTTCAGTATTCCAGTAGAAATGAGCTCGATCATCAAGCTGATCTACACATGTCACTGCGAGACTGGGACTAATAAAATTATTATATGCACTTGCAAGTAACAAATCGTTAGAAATTGTTTGTTCCAAGATATCAATATCTAATAGACCGAATCTCAGAGTGCCTTGATATGGATTTGGAACATTGGTTAGATCAATGATTCTTTTATATGGCTTGACAGGAATTTCGGTTAGAAATGGGCCAGCTCCATGCCGAGTAAGATATGCACGTGTAACGTAACATACCTCCATCGGTTGGATTAAGCTTGCCTCTTCGAGAACTTCTATTACGTTTTCAATTCCCGTGTTTGATCTTGTAACATAAGGGAAGAATCCATGTCTCTGATGAAGCATTAATCCTTGAGCTCCTTCGAACACTATATCGTCAAAGTTCTTAAGAATATCCTGGTCTCCTAGTTGGGTGAACTCAAACATCCTTTCGATGTCCTGAATGTAGCGAATAGCTACATTATCATTACCGATAAGTGTTTCAAACTCTGACGGAATAGACTTAATTCCTAATTGTTGTAGCCGTATCGGTAAATAGTGGTTCCTTATTATGTTCAGTGTTTGTACTAAATTTTTAAAGTCGCACAGATCTCTGACTGTTAAAGGAACCCAGTCCTGGCGGACTATTGTCTCATTAAAGCCGAGACCACAACTACCATGTTTGTTATTGCCGCGCAATTTTTCAACCATTTGATTTAACATTATGTCATATGGTGTAGTTACTGCAGACCTTAGATCAATATAGACATTAGGTAGCACACTCATCTTTGTTTGTAGCCTATCAAGTTCCTTACAAAAAATCATAGGATTAACTACAAAATGTTTGCTAAGATAGGTAGGCAATCCCTGCAGGGTTCCAGATCCAAAGTGTCCAAAGACATGTCGATGTCCATCTGGCAATACTACAGTGTGTCCTGCTTGGGCACCACCATTGAAACGTACGACTATCCCTTTATTGGTACGTGATGCAAAATAATCAGTCATCAAACCTTTTCCTTCGTCACCGAAGTTTGCTCCGATTACAACTTTAATACTCATGGTGTGCCCTCCTTTATTTCACAAAATAAGGGCGGGGTTTAGCCGCCCTTCAAATTATAATACAACTATTCCGTTGTCATCAACAGCTGTTTTAGCAAGACCATTGATAGCTTTCGCTACTACAAGGCCAGTGCTTCCGTCCCAGCTGGCCGATACATCTTTATTGTCGGCTCCTTCTGCGACCTGGATAATTGATACAATAACCTCGGCCACTTTTGTATGATCGGCAAGCCTGATAGCGTTTTGACCTAAGACGTCTGTCCAAGCACGGACAACACCGTCTGGATCAGTTCTGAAATGGCTGCCTTCTTCGACCATTAAGTGGTAAACATTGTAGTATCGAGACGCCATTGTATATAGATCTTGAGTTGAAAACCTGTCTTGCTGTGGTTTATAGCCAAGGACTCTCTCGATGTCGGCAGCTGACAGATACGGCGTCGGTTCCTCATCACCAATGGTGAATAAATAACCTTTCTTTTGACGTTTCTCAAAGCAGTCAATCCGTGTATGCATTGCAGCAAAGTACCAAGCAAGCGCATAAGACTCATAGTCATTGCCCCCGCCGCCCCGTTCCAAGTATAGTTTTGTTAACTGCTCGGCGATACGAATATCTGCTTCAAATTGGGTTATCTGAAGCGGAGCTCTGTCGTGTGCGTGGCAGTCGCCAATGCCCATAAACATAATGTGCGGATCCGTAATCGGTTTACGATCATAGATCTCAGTAGCTAGAGTTGACAGGCCTTCACGGGCTACAGTATCCAATACCATACCCATTGATCCAGTTACATCAAGAGCTACAATGATTGCGTTCGAATTTGGATTGTCTTCTGAATCGCAAGATTCACGAATCTTGACACCTGATGGATCTAGTTCTGTCGCAAGGCCACGTGATTTATAAATGTCGTCAACCGTTCTAGCGCTTTTAACGTGTGTAGTTGAATAGCTGGCCCAGTCTGAATCTGACCATCGTCCTGAACCCAAAGTAATCCCTCCTTATCCTTCTTTTTTGTCTTCAGTTGCCTCAACAGTTTCAGTAGCTTCAGCAACAACTTCCTCGGACTTTGTAGCAGTGTTCTCAGCTGTGTAATCAGCCCAATTAACTTGATCTCCACCTAAACCCATTCTTAACAACCTCCTTTCGTATATAGCATGTCGGCTGTTAGTTTCATCTCAACGAATTTCCTTGATCCGAAACTGTCATCAAGTACTTTGCGCCATGTAGTATAATCAGATACAGCTTTGTCTGAAGTAGCCCCTCTTAACCAGTTTATCATAGGCTCTGGTGCTGCTTTTATATCTGAAAGGCGAGTCCCATTACGGTCGCCAAGGAGCTCGCGTCCTAGTGCGCGGATAAGTTCCATATCGGTTTGGATACTGCCAATTTTATCGCGTTTAATACTTGGCGGCATCACAGCATAAGTGGCCGAAGGAACAGAAATCATTTTGTTGCCCTGTGGTACGCAATACCACCATCCACCTAGCAGTAATCCACTATGGTGCTCAGGCGAAATAAAATAAGTATCAGCAGATATTGCATTGTGTGATAGCTTTACATAGTCTATATAGCATGCTAGATTGTGTAAAGTACTTTGGATCCACGCTACATGTCTATCCGATAGCTGTCCTTTATGCCATTTTAGTACATCTTTAAGCAGTAAGACATCTGCCGTCTTTCCAATGACCATTACTAGTTTTCCTTCATTAGTTTCGAAGGAATCAATTATGCTAGGTAAGTATTTGGACACTTCTTGTTTCATTTTGTCGTTAGCATATCTAAAATTACTGATAATTTTCTTAGCATTATCAAAAAGGCTTTTATGCTTAGACTCGACAAAATAAGCAACGATTCTGTTAGAGATATACATCATACCGAGTTCAAATGGATAGCATGCTTGGTAATGAATCTCCCGTACCTTACCATCTTTACAACGGACTCTGATAAGATTAGGAGTGACCCAGTTGCCAGAATCTATCATTGTTAACCCTTTTTGATAGAGTTTATTTATGTGAGTCATCACTTCCTGAGCTTCTTTAGATCCGCTGTTTAGATCTGGGTGATATGATCTAGCTAAATCTCTATATTCACTACGAATATCATCAGGATTTGAGAACAGTTCTCCTGGTTCTGTTATCTTCAGAATTTCAGTAGCTGATTTCATTTGTGTCCTCCTCCCTTATCGTAGCATATTTAGTATAATTTTGCAACAACAATATAGACCCCCATAACGGGGGCCTATACTTTTAGAATGGAATTTCTTCTTCTTCCTCTTCTAGCTCTGACATTTTCTCGTGGAAACAATCAGGACAATATTCATTACCCTCAAGGCATTTAACGTCGCTTTTGTAGATATAGTCACCGCAGTCGTTACATCTAGTTAGCTCGTGCTTCTTGCAGTGTTCGCAAACTAACAGTCCTAACCGTCTGCCACAATCGTACACAGTTAGTTCATCAAGCTCGTCTATCGCAATATCTGTGGTGTCGCAGACTTCGCATGATGCAAACTTATCTTCGTAGCAGCACGAACAATAGTATCTGCCATCTACTAAGCACCAATCCTCGATGCGGTCATCACAGCAACAACAATGATAGCCCTCACAATCATCACAAACCAACGTTGGTGATTCGTAGTCATATCTTGATTGCCCACATTTTGCACAAGGTATTTCATTAGATGATACTTCAAGATACCTTGTCGGATATCGTCCACCATCTTTAAGTCTTAAAATAAGACATGGCGAATCACAAGACATCCATTCGGTTCCTTCGACTCCACGGATATAGCTACGGTCTACATCTTTCTCCGCACCATAAGATGCAAATTCATCGCTTCCATCCCTTCTAGTGTCGTAACTAATAAAATGGAAATCAGATGAGGTAGCACCGCAGATCTTAGCTAACACATCTGCGATCTCAGGACGAATGGCTTCCGAGTAACCCCATATGCGGTTTGGGTATTCTTTTCCTTGGAAGGCAGCCATGAAATCTTTGTCAAAGTAGACCATTTGACGCCAATTCTTTTTGGGCCATAAGAAATTCACGTCGTCTACTCTAGAAGGCTCTTGTTGTGTAGCATACGCAATAGCTGATACTGAATCACAAATGAAAGAGAACGAAGCAGTTCTCCAATCGCCATCGTAGAGGTTGTGGCAACTCGACCAGCTGCTATGCAAGCTAGTCATGAGAAAATCTACAGGATTGATCGATAAGATGACCCTATCGTTGCCAACCCGAAGAATCCCCATGATCTGGGAACTAACATCTAGTGCAAAGCTCGTGAGTAATTCAGCATCCGTGACGCTGTATTGGCTTAGCCTGCCATAGCCATTGTATTTGCTATCGTTATATGCAAGGTCAGCAGCTATGAATTTTGTAACTTTTGTACCTTCTTGGAAATACTTTGGTTGCCCAGGTATCCTGTGTCCACAGCCAAGAGTATTTTTCATAAACTCTTTTGGGCTTATCTGATTAGTGGTAAGCAGTGTAGCAAGATAGTTGGCTATACAGCGACCATCGCTGTAGATCTTTCCTTGGTACTTGGGATTATTGTTAGCGATAACTGCAGCGATCCTTTGCATCTCATTAATAGCTTGTTCAAGACAGTGAGGGGATATTTCTCCCTCCTCCATGATAACAACTCTTTGTCCGTTGTCATCAAAGAATGGTTCAAGATATCCTTTGTTTAATTTCCACCGCTTTTTCAGTTCGTCGACTGCCTTGTCAACGCTCCTCAATCCTGTTGCTGCTCTAATGAGTTCTGCTGCATATTCCCAGTACTTTTTATCCATTCTATTCAACACCTCCAAATCTTAATGAAAATAAAAAGAGAGCTAGTTAAGCTCTCTTTTTAAGCTCTCTTATTGATTGTCAAGGGTAACTGCCTTTAACCATGGATAATTGACTTCCATAATTAATTTTTTGAAGGCGTCAACGGCGTTTTGCCTTCTTTCCGTACTTCCATAACGATACCGTGGTTCATCTCGATCTCGTCTTCTGTCGTCACCACGGACGTATAGTGTATTTCCTCCATTAATTTCTGGAGTGCTACATGAAGTTAATAGATAACCATTGTATTCTATTTCAAGATTATTCCGTAGATCATTATCTTGCTCATTGATAGTAACAACTAAGATTTCGTCGTTGTCGGAATACCTAAATGTAACTCTTAGTTTAGGGCCACCGACCTCAACTGTAGTCATGTCTTTAATCTTAGTAACAATAGGTGCCGCACAGACATTCATAGCTTTAACCATATTAACAAATGCATTGAGAGCAATATTCCTTTTTTCAATGTTTGCATATGTAAAGCTTACACAGTTATCATCCCATTCTTTGTTTCTACCTGGCAAGAATAGTTCTTTATCTCGTAGCTCGGGACTTGCATTAGAAGCAATACAATACGTTTCATCACGTTCAGAGTGCATAAGTAACCTTCCTGCTCCCCGTAGGTTTTCATCCATGTTAATAACTTGCACTCTAAGATATGGCGTTTCTCCATAGGAGAACGAAAACCTTACTTTTAATATATCTCCACCTACGATAAATTCTTTGCCCACTATTTGAAAAGTTTTTTCAGTTTCCAAGTGTAATTCCCTCCTTTATGTTGGCAGAAAATGGCTTTGATTGAAATTAATTATTCGTGATTTTACTTCGTCACCATCTCTGACCTTTGCTTTGGCAACAGCAAGCTGGATGTCATTAATGGCTTGATTAAGTTCATATGAAGCCAAGTCCACTAGCTTAGGTTCATTAGGAATAGAATTAAAATGATTAATAGCAATATTATACCGTTTAATTGCAGCGTCAAGTACCTCATCGGCAGACCTTATATGAGGTTCTAGTGTAACTATAGCTTGATTTTTCTTTTTGCTCATTTGCACACCTCCTACTGTTATTGTGTTGAACTTACTACACGTACCACATCTATAGAGTTAACCGCAACATGACGTGAAACAGTTTTGGTTCCCTCAATTCTTTTTTCAATTACATACCCTTTTGCTAAAATAATGTTGCCTTTAACTAATATGTCACTGTATTCATCACAAATTCTCTTTATGACATAAAGACTTGTTGTGGAAATGTCGTCGTCAATCTGAATAAAGTTATGGCCTAGTTCCATATGTAAAAAGTCTGGAACTATGTCTGTTATTTTTCCTCCGACAACAATCTCTTCGAAGATTTTTTTCTCTGCAACTTTTGGGCTTACGGTAAATTCTAATCCGTGTTCTTCAACATACTTCTGTAGCTGCTGAAAAATATACATTAGGTCTCCTCCTACTTAAGTCTTCTGATGATGTTCCAAATTATGCTGCTAAGAGCAACATTCTTAATGTATTTTCCTATCTTTTTAGGATCGCCTGTGGAGATGACTTCTGCAGCTCTAGTACCACGAGCAATCTTGTATAGGATTCTACTAATATTTTTTTGGTAGGTCATACACATACACCTCGATACACTTAGCTACTAAAGTGCTATTGATAATCTCTTCAACACGTTTCCAGTCGTCGCCAGCCAACCCACATCCGATACGAGGCATATGTACTGTTGTATCTGGAAAACGACCACATTTAGGCATGCTTCTAAGGCAACATATCTAATTGGTGGTAGGTCTTTGTATGTATAAATACCGTGCTGAGCAAACATATTCCATACAATTATATCAGTACCAGGAATAGAAACAGGCTGTACTTGACCGAGACTATACGACTTCCAGTCACGTCGGTAGGCTTGTTCTGGGTTAGCCCATCTTTTTGAAAGGGCGAGAACAAAACCTTTGCCTCATGCGCCGATGTCATTGACAATATGTACTATGTATTTATGCTCAGCTCCAATGGGTTGGGTAGTATCACCAATTAGATAGTGAATCATAGTGTCGTTCAACCTCCTGTTTATATTCTTTTATTACCAAATATGCCTTGCAAAATAAAAGAGTGCCCATGATGATAGTTACTAGTACACCAATCATAATTATACAATTACGAAAACGCAACTGTACTAGCGATATCATGTCAAGGCACCCTTTCTTATTCAAATGAATTAAGTAGTCCAAATAGGTTAGCTTCTACTTGTTCGGGAGTCAATTCTTCTCCCTCATTAGCAGTGATCATAGGAGTATTCTTAGCTGCTACAATGTTATTAGCAACTGATATCATTTTGTTTGGATCGCTAACTGGTGGTAGCCACCGTTCTCTTATGAGTGGTGCTCCTGGCATTGGCATTAATCCCATTTGTACCTTAGTATACATTCTTAAAGCCTCTCTGATCTTGTAGCTCTTTTCGTTTCTTCCAACCTCAGAGAAGTATTCTAGGATGTCGTCATCCCTACCTGGAAGTAGACGACATCCTATTTTTAGATCTGATTCACGCCATTTGCGCTTTGCCACATTAATCCCTCCAAGTGAAACGAGCACACTTGTAGTAGCCATTCACGTTGGAGTAAAGGGGATCATTGGAGATTTCACTTTGTGCAAACGACGGACATATGAAACTACCAAGATGAACTGCTCCGCCACCAGTGATAATAATCTTATCCAGCTCCCAGTTATCAGGCCAGTAAGATTGAATGCGGCTTGCAATTACATTTGCTACAGTTTCAAAAGCTTGTTGTTTTAAATCATTAATAGGCTGTGTTCTTCCAGCAATATTAACTGTACCACGCTGAACAATTTGTTCGAGTTTCTCTGGAGGAATCTCTACATGGTATCTGTCTTGGATTAACGAAGACAGTTCACGATAAACTGCAAACATTCCATAGTCAGAGAAGGATGTACTTCGTTTGTTAATATACTGTAATGAATCAGCACGTAACAAATCTAAGGTATTATATCCAATATCAACAACGCCTATCTTGCCAGTGGCTGCTTTAGGATCTTTAACTTTGCCATTTTCATCTAAGATAATATCAAACACGGTTCCAAATGGCTGTGGTAGCACCTTCAAGTTTTTTACAGTAATAACTTTCTTGCTTTTAACCTCTCCAGTCATAGTGAGATAGCTAAATACATGAGTGCCAGATGCCTGTACTATGTACCGATCTTTGAGATCGGAATATTGTTTGACTGGCAATCCTACAACGAGATTAGTTTGCGTTTCATTTCCAGCTAAGATCCCTAGCGCAGAAAGCATTAGGATTTGACCTTCCTCGGTTACGGTACGTGTATGTTCGATTGTATTCTGAGGAACTGCCTGTCTTACAGCAGACGGGCCTACGAACCAGCGCTTACCATTGTATTCTATTACCATATTTAGCGTTGGATCCGTGGCTTCCTCCATTCCTGATGAAAACTTAACTGGAGAGAATTCTCCGATTTGTGAGCAGAAATCGATCTTACAAAGATCTGATTCTCCTTTGACGTTGCCAAATCCGACGTCAATACCTATGTTTAGACTCAATTAAAAATCTTTCCTTTCATGATAGTTTACACACTTAACAGTTTCCAAATAACATAGCCAGCCACAAGGATAAGTATCAGGGGCCACACATAGAAGACTAGGCAGAGGGCTCCCACAATTACAAGAAAAGTGAGAAATCTCTCCGCCTTAGCTTTGATCTCAGGATCAGAAGAATGTAATGCCCTGGCTACTCTACCGCCATGGTTGCAGGCTCTTATCCTTGCAACTAAAAGTAAAACAATACCTAAAACGACTAGAGCACCCATGATAACCATCCTTTTTATGTATTTCTCTGGCCTACATACCACACTTTAGCATTCTTCAGGATCGATGTTAACAGATACGCTTGTTGCTTAGTGGCAACAAGTATGTCTATCCTGTTTCTGCCTTGGACACCCCAAGGAGCTTTTACTCCTGTGTCGTCCATGCGGATGTATCCAAACCCATCGACATATACCCAGTCTCCGCGCTTGATATGTTGACCCCAGAAGGTATCATCAAACGCTCCACTAATAGCGAGTACGCCTTTACGGCCTGACCAGGTGATACCATCGTCTTTGCCACATTCTTCTACACATACAGTGTATGCAGTTATATGACAACTGCCAATTAGATTCTCAGGACGCCGCCACCTTACTGTAGCACCACGGGAGTTTTGCCCAAATAGGGGCGGCTTGGGGAGTTTTTTGTATCACCAGAGCTGAATGCTCTCTTGACGGTATTAAGCAGAGAAAGATTGTCACTCTTAAGAATTTCCATATCTTTTTTCATCTGATTAATTACCATGTCCTTGTCATGGTCGGATTGCTTTAAAGACTCAATCTCGTCTTCCTGCCGATCCAGTCGAGAAATATATCTATCCTCGATGGTCTTTAGTTTGGCGTCAAAGTTAGCTACTATGTCGCAAGTATTGATAATGCTTTTGGTTACAACCACGGAACCCACAGAGAAGTTTACTAAAATTATAAAGACAAACAAATGAGTTAAGGTTCCTTTAAGTTGAGGCGGCATGAAGTATTTGGAAATTATATTCCATACGACTAAGATGTCGTTTTTAAAACCTTCAAGCGCGTCGGTCACTGTCTCACGGTGTTTTACAAAATAATTATAACATAGATTAGATAAGATTGCAAGCAAAATTGTTCCGATAAATGCAGAACCTACTATTATCCAGTTCGTTTCTGCAAGCCATACAAATAGTTGTTTACTTCCATGAAAACTGACTATAGATAACAACAAGGTTAGCATAAATACTGCAATAGCTGTATACACTTTCTTAAACAAGTAAATCGCCTCCTTATGAAATATAAATGATTTCAAAAACAAAGAAGGCTGAAAGCAATCGCCCTCAGCCTCATTTCCAGATGAAATTGTAAAATCGGAAAATCTGTTACAAAAATTTTTCAAATTTTGGCCTCTTTTTACGACAGTAGTTCCAGAAGCACGCTTTGCGTAAGATTGATGTCTGCAATATTACCTTCAATGACACTGTCAATAATAGATTGTTTATCATAGATTATTTTGAGGATTCGCTCATCTATAGAATCTTTTGAAATAAGATTAATAATCCTAACATGTGAAAACTCAGATTGATCTCGTTTAATGCGGCCAATTCTCTGTGCAAGTCTTGACGGAGTAGGCGGAAGATCAATGTTGATTTCCACGTTGGCACATTGGAGGTTAAGCCCTTCCGAACCAGCATCAGTTGATATAAAGATCTTTCCGTCTTTCCAAAATCTTGCCTTTGCTGTATCCCGCTGTTTCTCGGACATGCCTCCTACAAACAAGATGATATCGTTGTCTTTGTAAGTACCTTGAAGTAATGATTCGCGTGTAAGATGTGCCATATCATCACTTCTGGTAAATATAATGGTCTTTGCATCAGGTTCAAATTGTTTGCGTGCTTCTAAGTAATCGCATATCCATTCTATTTTAGGGCATTCATGCCCAGGAGTTTTTAAATGTTTCTTAGCTAGACTTCTAGCCAGGTCACTTTCAGATGTAAATAGCAAATCAGGATTATCTGCAACTCTTAGCAACAAACTAAATATCCCGATTGGTGAATAATCATCGTTTCCTATTTCAGGGTGTTTTACACCATCTATAAGATCCCTAGTAATTTCTTTAAGAATATCATGTAAGATAATTTGATCATTTGTCATGTCTAGAAGCATTTCATCAATACGGACTTTAGGAAACGCTCGTTTGACATTTTCTTGGGTTCTCCGTAACATATACGGTGCGATCCTCATACTGAGGTCTTTAAGCATGTCTTTTCTTACTTTTTCGTGGTACCTTCCTTCATAATAACGGTATTTGAAGGTATTTGGATTATGTCCAAGTACGGACTGGTTTACAAACTTAAATAAGTTATAAATATCTTCAGGTTCATTCTCAATTGGGGTTCCTGTTAGTAGCCAGCGGTATTCTGGCGGTATCGATGGATATGTTTTCGTGCCATATACCATTTTAAACAGATTCTTATGAATTTGAGATGAATCATTCTTTACTTTTTGGGCCTCGTCCATTACAAGGACTTGACACTGCCTCATTAGATATTCTAGATTCTCGAAATCGTCAAAGCCCTTCGCGGCTCTTTTAGTTTTCTTACCTGCCGCTTTTAGCTTTTCATTTTCTTTGGTCTTGCGTTCGCACTCTTTAACATATTTTTTGTCATGAATCAGGAATTCGTAGTTAACAAATATAAACTGATATTCAGGTTTTGCTGCCTCCTCGTACAAAGCAAGCCTTTGTTCTGGTGTTCCTTTGATTTTGATTCCTTTGTAAGAAGTAAATTTCTCTAACTCTGACAACCACTGCGATTTCAGGTTTGCTTTGCAAAAGACAAGGCACTTTTGGGCTAAGCCTCGCTCACACAGTGAAGCAAAGCCCAAAAATGTCTGAATTGTATTATGAACACACATTCCTTCTGCAATAAAGTTGTGAGTATTTTCTATTTCCAAATCATATACCCAGCCAGAATATTGTTCATAGCTTATTGAGTCTATTCGTACATATGCTACGTCACTGTGCAAAAAATGATTTATTTTATCTTTTACGTTGGCAATTTGTAAGTAATCTGCGTTTTTGAAAGATTCCAAGGTCTTGACTGTCCATTTACTAGGCTTTAGCTTCTTATAGTCTGATTCAGCTTCTCCAGACAATACATAATCAAAACCTTTTGACATCTTTCTTAAGCCATCTATACTAGGTAGTTTATTTGTAGTCAAGTAATCTTTCCTGTACTTGAAATATCTTGGAGGAATCTTCACAGAATCTGTGAAGTTCTCAAATGCTTTTTTAATTGGATATACATATATGTTGCTATTATGTTTTTTATTGGCTACCTTTGACAATGCAGACATTTTATATTCGTAGCAATAGCCTATAGTATGATAAAATCTCACAAGGTCTTCTCCAGAGACATATCCTCTGTAATATTTTCTTTTAATTCTTGTTCCGTTAGTGGCACATTTCATGTATTCTGCAGTATTCATTTTAATGCCAAAACGAAGCAAGAGTTGTTTAATACCAAATATTATTTCAGAAGAAGCACTTGTTATTTCCATGTTGCTAGTTGACACATTAACATTTGATTCTGCGTCAAAAAAGACCGAAAGAAAAGTCCGTAGCAGTTTGTCAGGCAAATTAAAAATAAAGCTAGGAATTCTTTTGTCTTTAGACTTGGCTCCCCAGGCGTAGTCATAACTAGTCATTATATTATGATATTCTTTACTACGGCCTCTTATATATGGACATTTCCCAGGTTCATGCTTTATATCAAATTGAATATTCAAATAGGATAATAAACTTGCTATATGGTTCAATACATCAATATTATCTTGATATATCCTGAAACTGTGGCCATGGGAAGCTTCGTGTCCCTCAGCTAGTTGCCATGCAATTAGTTTCACGATTTGCGACTGCGCATTAATATTGTGTTTGAAATCAGGCAATACATTTGGAATAGCTACACAATCTCCAGGTTGCAAATTATTGCTCCAGCTATAGCCATCGAATAATTTTTCAGTTAATGTTGCTCTCAAAACAGAACCATTTGTGAGTTTTATGACTTTGATGGGTGCATCTATCCATTGTCGATATATTCGTTTAACCTTAGAATATATTAACTTGCCATTGTCCAACGATGGAACATACAGGTCTTTTGACGGAGAAGACCAATATCCTTCTCCGTCAAAAGACAATTCTCGTACATAGCTATCCCATATTTGCTGAAGTGTAGTATTAGCACCATTCATGTAAATGCGAGAGTCAGGCGTTAGGCACTTACCTAACCCTGGCACATCTGCCAGTATTCCACATTTAATATTAGGAAGAAACGCCGCTCCTCCTATAATTTGATAGTCATAGGGTTTTAGTTTTAAAACTTGAGCTGCTTGCATATCAACAGTACCAACTACTGGGGCAATACTATCTATAGCCTCCACTATTTCTTTAAATGGCACAGTTAATTCAATCATTGCTCCAAACTCTTGAACAAGATCGTCAAAGCTTGCTAATGGCAACACCCAGCATTTTAGATCTCCATCATATGCACGCCCATAAACTCGGTTCTTGAGCCGAGTAATGATGGCAGGATTGTAATCAAAGCTGAGTGTTAATGCTGTCCTTTGGGGGGTTAAACCCACAAGTAGTTTCATCTAGTGTTCTTCCTTCTTTGCTACTTACCATGGCTGTAAATAATTCGGGGTTAGTTTGTACTCCCTTGAGTTGTTTGATTAGCTCTTCGGTGGAAGCACTCATTACTCGACTGTGAGTAATATTCCTTAAAAAGTCAACCTTATCACATACTACGTTGACTCCAAAGGCAACTCCTGCCATGACCAATAGAGTTATGGGATCCATTTAATCCTCTCCTTAATATATTATGCTATCTTGTTTCTTTGATAGTCTTCTGTCAACTAAAAAAGGGACAAGATATTTCACTTGTCCCTTGAGTTGGGCTTCTATTTAATTAGAAGCAGCACCCGCTGGAACATTATCCTTAACAGTAATAGTTAAGGGCATGTCTTCGGGCAAGGTCGGTTGCGCATTCCACAAAGCCTCTTGAGCTTTAAATCTCTCAAGTAAGTATGCAGTCTGAAGTGCGCCAAGGCGGTTGATCGGATAGAACGGGGGTCGAGTTTTATCATATTGGAAGTTTGGGCCAATCAAGAATAACTGACCAAAGGTTTCTTCTTTGGTGCTGCGGGTAATTTTGAATCCTTGAACATCCAAGATCATGTCTTCGGTCTTGGCATCAGGATCAGTCACATTCAAAATGAGACTGAATTTTAATTGGGCAGCGATGTGCGGGAAAACCCTTTTTTGATCTTTGCTCGGTTGTTCAAACACAATGTTACACAATCCGAGAGATCGGGGATCGACCTGTTTTTGACGTTCAACAGCCAAGTTCTGGTCACTCATTACTACTACACCTCACAGTTTACACTATATTGCTAACGGCACATGCCGTAATAGCCTATATATGATAAAGACTGACTCTCGGTTTTACCCCTTCCGAGTCCCTATTCCTGTCCAGGAGCTACCCAGACTCTGTTTCAGCATCTACTAACTAGTCACTTGTCATAGCAAAGACAGGTTTATCATAAATGCTATGCCCAAAGTGCTGAACGCTTTCCGCCTCACTGTCGTTGGCAGTCAGTCTTTATAACAAAGTGAAAGAGGGCCACTATTGGCCCTCAATTTTCTTAAGTTTTTAATCCTTTGCTAATCCTAGCTCTTTAAGACAGGCCTCCCACTGATGTTCGTTTTTAACGAATCGTTTACCCATCTCTTCAAGTGTTAGGATCGCACTTATTCGACATTGGTTTTTCTTTTCTGGATTGTGAAAAATGAATTTTAGATACGTTGTAACAACTTTTTCCATTAGGGTTAGACCAACGCCTTCATTGTTCCAATTGAAACTTTTTAATGAATTTACTATAACAGAAAGAAACTGGACATCGTCCAGCTCTAAGATATCCAATTCTTTTTTTCCCAAGCCTAAAAAGCCTTTGTTGATAATAATCTTAATGCCACTATTCATTATAAGTCCACCCTTTGTGACTTCTGCGTTTTCCTGTGATTAATTGATGCATATTTGTAGGTTAAGTCTATTACGATACCATCTATGTTCTATGTCTATAGTACTGCCGATATAGATCTTCCCAGTATTTTTGTTTTTGATATAATAGATGCCTGTCATTCTGCTTGTTCCCTGGCACGCATACGGATTTTTCGTTGATTCCACTTGCTAGTATCACGAAGTTGTTCGACTTCGGATTCAGTAAAATATTTCTTCATATCAAGAATTATTTTTTCTTCGGTCTCAAGATCTAAGTTTTCGGTGTCTATAAGTCCTATCAGACTATCTTCGAAAGATTCAACGCGTGGCGCGAAGTAGTATGGGTTGAGACCTTCGTCACATGACTCACACAAACCTTCTAGTGATAGAACTTCTACTTTTTTCCTGCCTTTGCCTGCATGTTTTCGGTAAGCCATAAGTAGTTCATTTGTAATGCATGTTACTGCCCATGTAGAAAACCTGCCTCGCTTTTCGTCATACTTCTGGCATGCTCGCCAGAGACCCATCTTTGCCGTTTGAAATAAATCTTCTTGTGCAAATCCTGGTATTGAAATCTTCATTCTATGTACAACATCATAAGCAAGTTTCTCATTGTTCTCAAAAAGTTGTTCTGCTGTTAACATCCATCTGAATAAAAAATCATATGTTGCTACACTTCCTCTGTATAATATAGTGTTTTAGCAGGAGCTTCCCTGCTCTCAATTTCATTATATCACAGAGAGAAATAAAATGCAACACTGGATGAAAATGTTATTTAACACGATCCACTCAGAGCGAGGAGAGAGGCGGTGTAGTCCTCTCACTCCTCTAGCCCCTTGTCACAGCGGGAGTCACTGTAGGGCTGTGTGTCTATACCTTATTTCGGACACCACCCCGAAACGTTTCCCCGTTCTGAATAGATCATAATACAACATGTTTCCATGTTTTGCCTGTTTTAATATCGGAAATTATTTTATGGTCTATGTTTAACGTTCTTGCTAATGATCTAACGCCCATTCCTTCTCCAAGATCTTTTTTAATTCTAATGACTTGTTCTTCGGTGAGAATTGCTCTTGGATTTTTGGAACCTTGTTTGGAAATACTTATTTTCTGTTTTACTTCTTCAGTCATAACTATAGGTTTTGGTAGATGATCAATTATATGGGTCGATCTTGTTCTTAGTTCCAAATTGTTTGCTTCATCATTGGATTTATCTTCGTCTTTGTGATGGACTATTTCCCATGATTCTAATTTTCGACCTAGTTTTTCTTCCATCACTAGCCTATGCCTATCAATGCATTTACCTTTTATTTTGAGGCGTTTGTATGGATATGCCATATTTCTTCCTTTGATATTTAAAGTTGGGGTGAAGGACGAGATTCGAACTCGCACTCTCCAGATTCACAGTCTGGGGCTCTAGCCAATTAAGCTACCATCACCGTGTTTTATACTTTTTAGATAGCAATACCTACTACAAAAAACGACGACCATGAGAAGCATCGTGTTTCATTAATGAGAATATTTTATGACAAAATTCACATATATAATCAATAGGAACATAGCCGCATTCTCTGGCTGTTTTTTCTTTGTGGTGAGTCGGGCATAATAACTGACACTTATCCAGTTATGCTATGAACTTCTCCTCAGATGCAGTCCACAGGCAACTTATGTTACATATTTTGGTAGCAGGATCTATATGGTCAAATTCTAAGTCTTCTGCTAGTCCACAAACGGCACACTTTCCACCAAGATAGCTATAGGCAAATTGCCTTCTTGTTGCCCGTTTTTGTGATGCCCATTCTTTCTTTTGTTCATTAGTATATGCCATTAATTAGTTTCGCCACCATTTTTAAGCTAATGAAAAATAAATATTATATTCGTTAAGTTTCCTAGTTTGTAAGTCAGAAAGAGTTGTACCAAAAATATAAGGACGAATTCCATTAAAGTCCAACATATTCTGGTCTAGATCCTCAAATTGTAAACTATCAATTATTGGATCTAACTTATCATCCAGGAAATAAACAAATGTTTCAGAGTTGCTGTTTTTCCAGGCAAGCCATGCGTTTTCCGAACGATATAGGGCATCTACAATATGTGGCTCAAAGAATCTTCCGAATAAAAGTTTATACCGTTGCGGAGTATCGAATGAAACATATACCCGATATTCTGTTCTTCCATCCAGAAATAAATCAAATCCCACAGTGGCTTCTCCAAACGGTAAGAAATTAAACGATTTAGGATTAGAGCAGGGATTGTTCAATATAACATCCACGATTCGAGGATGTTTGTAATACTGAATGTGAACTTTATATCGTGTCTTGCTGGCAGAGGCTCCCAGCTCTAGACCAAAAACTATCAGTTGGATTTGTGATTGATCTGATTGAAGTAAAAATTCCAACATAGGATCTAAGTTTACTCCCTCGATACCCGAGAGAAACTTGATTACTCTAAATAGACTTTCTAAAGTATTGTGGCAGAATCCAACAGATAGACGCGCTTGGTTATATTGGCTTCCTTTAACCTTTCTAGACACCTCGGCGTTTCCTTGAGGTTGCCTATAGATAAAGTCTACAAATTTTGACACATGGTCTATCTTCTGCTGCTCTGGAGTAAAGATGTCGTTGAGATATTTATCTATAAGTTTAGTGAACATTGCCAAATTTCCTTTTCCACCATCGAAGTAACTTTATCTTAAACGGTACAGGAGGTTTCTTTTTAACAAACGCAGTGCACGTTCCTAGCCTGTTGTGATCTAAACAATCATCATAGAAAGCTTGATCAGTTATATTATCAATGTGGTAAAAATGTTTACACAGATAAGTAAGATAACAGCATTGGGCTATAACTTTATCTTTATGTTGCGATTTTAGTGTCATTTTAGTTTCACTTTTATGCTGTTCATAACAATGATAGCACTTGTGAACTAGATTGTTTTGCATTTCATATATCCAATTACTATCCAATGTTCTCACCTCGGGAACAAAAAAAGGCGATCATTTCTGATCGCCTCCTAATTGTTACTTTCTTTTGGCTTTGATCGCATCAACGATAGTTCCAAAGCCTTTGGAGGCCATTGAAATATAGTTGAGGACTTGATCCGACCATCCGTAGATGTAGAAAGTATTCGGATCGCCTTGAGGAACCATGGCTTGCCGATAACCAGAGATATCAATAATGAATGTTTTTACATTCGGGTTAATGTGTCTCCGATATTCAGCTAACTCACCATAAAACGGATTCCCAGTGTTTTGCTGTTCATCAGTAATCATGATGATGTTGTCTACTTTTTCACGGTCTTGCCATAATTTTCGCATCGGAGCACCTGTATTGGTGCCGCCTCTGGTGTGGATTTTGTTTGCTTGGGTTAAGATCGAATCATGCAATGAAGGTTGTCCATCAAATACACGAGTATCGAACAACCAGAACAAACCGTTGCCACGAGTCTTTTTGTAGAGAGCTATTGCGAAGACCGAACCGATCTTCAAATATTCTCCGCTCATCGACCCAGAGACGTCCAAGAAGATCGCAGTTTTGCCAGAGATCTCAGGTAGGTTATTGAAGGTAGCTTCAACCGCCGACCGTAGAGCATCTTTGACCCACGCCTTGGATACGTTGTCGAAGGCATTTAGGAACCTGAACGGCAGAATCTTGGACTTAGCCAGTATTTCAGGATTGGTGAGTCTCTCTTCGATAATCTTACGATTTTTGTCGAGGACACCAACCCTATCCAGGGCATTCAGGTTACGTAAGGTAGCAAAGACAGGCATATCTTGGACAAGAGCGTCCCAAAGGTCGGGACTCATTTTGGTTACGCCAGTCACGACTTCGTGGGGAAGTCTGCCTTCGCGCACCAGACGAATCTGTTCCTTCGGATCGGTCGTCTTCTTCAGAGCCTGATAAGCAGTTAACTGCTTGTACTCTGCAAGATTAACCTTTTCTGAGCCGATTAAGTAACCATAAAGACCAGAGACAAAGCTGTTCTTAGGTTTCGGATGAATGGTCTGAACCAAATCACCGAGAGAATAGCCACGAGCGTCACCGTCGTATTTAATCGCCCAGTATTCGGACATCTTTTCATTCATCCAGTTGGCAACTGTTCGCTTTACAGCGCGGCCACCTTGTCCACGACCAGCACTATCAAGGATAGTCATGAAGTCTTGGAGATCGGATGGGATCAATACCACTCCAGGGAATGTTTTTTCAAACAAGCCTGGGTCGGTTGCAGCTAACAAAGACAGAGCATAGACAGGTTGAAGTTTCATGCACCCTTCTTGGCGTGCTACGGGTAGCGCGTCAGCAAAGAAGAACTTGTCTTCCTTCAGCATGTCTTGGTGCACTTTGCTGGCTTCTTTGAGCATTTCTTTGCTGTCTGCATAGTAGGTATTACCCAGTGTATTGCAGAACAGAGTTTGAACGAATTGCTCGTAGATGCTTCGGGTGTAAGCATCATACCCATCACGATTCGTGGTGTCCGCAACAGGAATTTGCGGAGTGCCAAACATTTGTTTTACTCTTGCCATTCGAACGCCTCCTTATTGGAAGTAATAAAAAACGTGAGCAATCTACCTTTAGATAGACCACTCCCGTTAAAGTTAGCTTAAATTTAGATGAGGAAAATGGTTGTAAAGGCCTCTTTATTGTCGGTTGCTCTGCCAACTGAGCTACCCCCTGATTAGTCAGGGGAGTGGGACTTGAACCCACGACACGCTGATTTCCTTTGAAGTATCCCTTACTGTCGCCTCATCTGAATTTTTTTAATCGAGGGAAAAGGTCGAGAACGTACGTTTACGTTGCTCTATCCACTGAGCTACACCCCCATATAATTTGACGGGGGCGGGAGGATTCGAACCTACGACCTACGGCTTAACAGGCGAAGTAACGCTCTCTGTCGCCTCGATTGTTGAACTTTATCGAGAGAGGAAAAAGTTTGCCAAGGCCCTTTTTAGATAATTAACAGTTATCGAAGTATCCCTGACTGACGCCTCTCTAGTTGTATAATTTAGTGGACAAACTTTTATTTTAAAGCGAGGTAAAATCTCACTTTGATTACGTAACTAAACGAGGGAAATGGCTGTAAAGGCTCGTTTTTTTACCAAGCTCTAGGCCAGGTTCTTGTGCGAAGTATCCCTTACTGTCGCCTCGTTTAGTTATGAAGGAGTGATGCTTATAATGGAAACCCATCAAGGGAAACTTAAATAAGCGAAGAAATTAGTGAAGAGGGAACCCACCCATTATCCTCGAAAGGGGCCTTAACTTGGGAAAGGAGGCCATTAGGGTGAAAGCGCTCTTGGCTCACGCAGCCATGCCGTTATATCGGGGTGGCACCCGCCCGTCGTGCTTGAGATAGAAGTTTCCTTCTAAACCAATTCATCTTTTAGAATTAAGAAGTAACCCCTTCAAGCGCTTCGCTTACTATTAAACTTTATAAAAACTTGGGCTTGCTGACTTTCACAGCGTCTACCTACAGCACTAGAAGCAGTAGAACGGGTAATGGTAGGTTATTAGGGGCGGCACGTCCCTATCTAGTTTCCCTGTCGGTATGTAACCGACACCCAAGTTTAAAATTTACAGTGAGGTAAATGGGCGACAAAGTTCCTATTAAGACGGACTTGAACCGAATTCTCCAGGTTTCCCTGGTGTTTTAACCAGTGTTAAACTATATCGCAATTTTTGGCTGCAACGAAGTAACTCTATCTGACGCCTCACTGTTATTGAGCTTATTTAAATGGGGTAAATATAGGCTAGGTGCATGTATGTCGGCTGCCGCCCTGGTGAAGATTTGATAATCCTCGAAGTATCCCAATCAAGCGCCCCATTTGTTAAACTTAACTGAGGAAAATAGCGAAAAAGTAACGTTTACGTGCTCTGCCAGTTAAGCTATCCCCTGATATAAAATTGGTCAGGGGAGAAGGACTTGAACCTCCACAGCCGCGCTCCTAATGCGAAGTAACTCTTTCTAACGCCTCAGTTGTAATCTTATTTAAATCAAATGAGGAAAAAGGTAGTGACGCGTCCTTTTACGTGCTCCCGTTACACCACATGCAGGTTTCCCTGTAAGCTGGGATTCGAACCCAGACCCCTCTTTAGCTAAAAAAGTCGAAGTATCGCCACAAAACGCCTCATTTGATCTTATATACTTATTATACGTGAGGAAAATTGCTAGAAAAGCCGTGTTTCGTCCAAATCGAAGTAGCTCTTCTTAAACGCCTCACATTTCCTATTCTACCATGCTTTGTTACTTTTGTCAATACATAAATTTGTGTGGGGCGAGGGGCAAATAATACCCCTCGTATTATGCCGTTTTTTTCTTGTTCCTAGTCTTCGATCCTTCGTAGCAATCAATTCTGACTGCTTTATAGGCTGCGAAGAGTTGGATGTTCCTAGCAGTAGTGTGTTTATCAACGACTATTTTAAAGTCATTAAATGCACGACGCATAGGAACATAGGCTTCTTGCCTGATCTTAGTGATCATAAAGCCACCCCACATATAATGAAATAATTCTGGGTTCATCCCAGAAACTCATTTGCCTTACGTGGATGGTTTTTTGGTGTCCCACGTAGCAGCGTCTCATCCGCGATTACCCGCCGACTATTGCCACATGTGGCTCAGGGGCACTGACGTGGAACGTTTGCCCTACTGTTGCCCCTTGTTCGGGCGTTCTCTACGTACTTGCACTCCGTAGATAATATATGGTGGGCATAGAGGGAATCGAACCCACTCGGATCCTTTCGGATAGCTGATTTACAGTCAGCGCCCCCTCCTTAGAGGTCTACACGCCCGTATTAAATTAAACCTAGCGACTTGTTAGTTACTGCATTTTCGTTGAACGTAGCTACCGCTACTTCGTCATATGCTTTCGCTGCTTCTATTGGTGTATCGAAGTATCCTATAACTTTCATTTTGTCTTTAATAGAGATCATTGCTTTAAATCTCTTATTACGCTTCCTATCTTTCTGATAGTATACCCCTTTGTAGCCAGTAGAGCTTTTTGGCTTAAACGATCCGCGATTAAGGCCGTAATTACATTTTGAATGGCTAAAAGCAATATTGTTTATGTCAAAGAAACTTTCTGCTGGATTTTCGCTATGTAGCCACGGCATTATATGATCGATTGTTAGATCCTGAGAACATAATATTTTGGTTCCACATCTACAGCATATATCCATCTCACATTTTTGTACGAGATGAAACATTACTTCTTTACGAAGTCTCCCACATGCAGTTGAAAAGGATATACCTAATTGGTTGGATTTTTCGTTGTTCAAGTTGTATCACCATGGTTATTATACCATAGGATGCAACATATATCAATGTGTTAACGAATTATTCGGTCGAGCTGGCGCTGACATAGGTCAAGTACGGTATTTCTTTCTTCAGCATGGTTTAGTTCCAAAGCCCATTTTTCAATCATGCATGGGATGTGGCCAAACTTATCCTCATATTGTATTGGTAGCCCTTGCTGGATTCGAACCAACGTCTTCTCCCTGAGAGAGGAGATGTCCTTAAAAGAGAATGCGTTACCTACTACAGTAACATGCTTACTCACCACTAGACGAAAGGGCCATGTTGATTATATTGGTAGGGGTTGTAAGATTCGAACTCACATCTTTCACCCGAGAAGGTGAATGTCCTATGACCTTGTCTCTGCAGACATAGTCTCCGCTAGACGAAACCCCCATATTAGCTAAGCTATTTTTACTATTCCTGATGTGAACTGAACATCGCCATTGTTGACAATAATTGCTTCACCTTCTGGAATTCCGTAAATTAATGAATTGGAAAGTAAGGAATAGTCGAGAAATACTTGTTTCTTATTTTTCCACTGATTCCAATGAGGTTTGACTTCAAAGTCAACCAAACCAAGAGCTCTAAGGTCATCAAGTTCGCTTTCGTTGTCGTCAGCAAACTGAGCTATTTTGATAGTTGGAGTCATAATAATAGAACCTGCTGATTTTCCAATAAGTATTTTATTTTGATCATCAGCAAATGTTTTCAATTTAAAAAAGAATTTGCTATTTTTAAGATAGCTTAGTATCTCGAAAGTATTTCCTCCTGGAAGGAAGATACCGTCATACAGGCCCAAGTCTTCATCAATATCTAAGATAGGTTTAACTGTTCCAATACCTAGAGACTCAAGGTAACAATTAAGCATAACTGATTCTGTTAATTGATCTAAGTAGACTTCATCTGTACATGGCAGATAACCAATTGACAAGTAGCCTGTCCCTGATATTTCAGGAAGCATCCTAATGACTTTATTAGCTTCTTGTCTTGCAAAAGGTGTTAAGCTACTGAACATAATTAGCTTTGCCATTATTGTGCCTCCTTTTGTATATTGGTAGCCCCTGCACGGCTCAAACGCACATCTCCGCCTTGAGGGGCGGCGTCCTTAGTTCTGTTAGACGAAGGGGCCAGATTAACTAATTATTTGGTAGCCCCAGTGGGATTCGAACCCGCGTACCCTGACTGAGAACCAGGAGTCCTAACCACTAGACGATGGGGCCATAATTAACTTGTTTTAGGTTTTAATCCGTGCTGCTTTAGAAATTCTTCTCCTCTTTTCTCAAGTATTAACATTTTGGAGAAGGGCATTTTGTGCCCAACATGCCAATTTCCGCAGAACACGCATGGATAGTGTACCATTTGCGCCTTATATAGTAAAGTGGATTTTAGAGCCACTTTTCTAGCATATGATTCACTTGTAAGCTGTTTCTTTCCATCGCAGACATTCTCCTTACCACTCGCCATGCCGACTTTAATATAAAAGTTATATAGACTTTTATCCATAGCATTGTCTGCCTTTCTTTATCGGAAGTCAAATAATATCGGTTTATTATATGTGTCTACTGTATAACAGGTGAATCTTTCTATTATTTTTTCGTGAATAGTTGATACAATTTGTTCAGCCTCTTTTTCGTCGCTACCAAGGTATTTAATTATAGTAATATTGCCAGTAGATGAATCAGTGGCATATAATACAAATTCGTCTTCTTCATTAAGGTGAACCTCTAGGGTTGTAGCAAGTACAGCGCCACTTTGATATAATATTACAAATATCATATTATTCACTCCTTGGGGATATATACCCATATAGTTTTCCCTAAGGTCGGGTGTTACACTTGTCACATAAATGGTAGATAGGACAATTATTAACATTAATCTCCATGTTGTCCTCTTGATATATTTGGTAGCCCCATGAGAATTCGAATCTCAGTCTTATCTCCGAGAAGAGATATGTCCTAAGCCACTAGACGATAGGGCCATATTAACTTAAATATTTCCAATCTTTATAGTCTCTGATTCTTATAATTGTTACATGGCTAACGCCGTATTCTCTTGCAGTTTTTTACACCTTGCTTTTTTGTTATCTTTAACCATATCTTTAAGAGTTAATATACTCATCTTTTGCAATATAATAGATAGAGAGACAACAGTGGATTGCGGCAGCATCTGCGGCCCCACCACTATCTCCTGCTATTGAAAGCAGGCGCTTTACTTTTTAAGCTAGAAGTCTCTCTACTACGAAGTTCTGGCAGGATTTGCATCTGCATACGCCGTATGGCCCTTATGCTAGGGCAAGCGCGTCCTCCTAGAATTAAAATCCTCAATAGCATGCGAGGATTTCTTGGGGCTGAACGACAGAACTTCTTTAATAGTACCAGACTGCGTCACTCCAGGTTTGTCCATGGCCTACTACTGGAGCCGTTGGAACACTTTCTAATCGCACCACCAGATTTTGTGCGGCAAGGATTACTTCTTCTGGCCTAGAATTTTCACCTGTCTGGTACTAAACTTAACTCTGTTTTTGGATATCTATGTCTCAGTTTCGCAGCACCACATGGGTTTATTCGTTCCCATGTGGTTTTTTCGCAACGCAAAGATCGGCGCTGCAATGCGGACAATATACCTTTTGGTATTTAGTGTCCTTGTTGCAATCTGGACATTTCATTAAGATATCCCTCCTATATTGAAAATATGGTACATTAATGTACCAAATATTTAAATCTAGCATAGTAATCGCGTAGTCGTATTTTTTGGTTCCAAAGAAACTGCCTGATAGGCCGATAATATGCCTTACAAATAGTAAATATGAGTGAGTATTCGAACGTGTGTTCATGTTTAAATTCATTAAAAAGTTCTTCTTTTGACATGAACACACGAGCCATGCTAAATAAATGAGCTGCGCATGTTATTTTGTTGATCTTCCTAGTCAAAATAGGGTTTTCGTTTCTAACGGTTTCACATAGAAATAATTTGCATCCAAGAGATTGAACAGAACAACCATTTTTAGTCAAATGTGAACATTTGCCACAACATCCGTTATATTTATAAATATTTGCTTCATAAAAGTAATCTCTGCCACGTTTGAGTTTGCATAAGCTTCCTTCAAATCTGCACGGATCATATTCCTTGATAAGTTTTGAAGCTTTAGCAAAGAGCCTATCGTACCTTTTAGATAAAAATTTTTCGACAGACGGTCTCATAATAAAGCCTCCTATTTCGACTACTTAAAATCTTTAATCCATATTGTAAATAGAGATACCATTGCAAATAGTTTCCACCAATTAAAACCGTGCGCTCCCATTTGGGCTATCAATATAGATACCCCAATAAGACACAGGATTGTCATGATAAGCTGATATATTCCTCTTACATATATTTTTTTCATAGTATTACTCCTGATATTTAGTTTGGTAGCCGCGAGTGGATTTGAACCACTGATTGCCGTTGTATCAGAACGGAGCCTTACCAGACTTGGCCACACGGCTATTTATAATTGGCTGACATGAGAGGGATCTAACCTCCAGCCTATCGGTTAACAGCCGATTGCTCCACCTGTTGAGCTACCCGTCAATGTAATCTAGTGACTTACCAGCTTGTCTACTCCCCTGATTTATAGATTTCAACTGCTCGTTGGAGCAGATAATCTCTTGTGTTTTTAGATGGATCGTTTAATACTTCATCCATCATTATTGATAGAACAGTACCAATCCACTTGCCAGGTTTGACACCGATAGCTGCTATGATGTCATCACCATTGACAGCCAAATGTCTTAATGAGGTTGGCGGATTTGATTCCGTAACTTGGTTCACTTTAGCTAAGAGACTATCGATAAATTGATCGATTTCTGCATCGTTCTCAGTTCCGCTTCCTTTAAAGTCAGCTCGCTTGAGTTCAACAAGATTTATAAGCATATCATATCCAACTTTGTTAAGTCGTTTACGAATAGCCTTTGGTGACAAGCCGTCTTTATTTATATTCATATGATTTCTTACAAGAGTGCAAACATCTTTAATAGTTTGTTTGTCATAGCGAAGCTCGCTTAACCTTTTATAAGTAATGTTTGCTCCTGCATCCCAATGCGTTGGGATATCAGATCGATTTCCATAGAAATGCCGCTTACCTTCCTCATCAATAGTAAGACTTGCTGGTTTTCCAATATCGTGGAATAAAGCGGCTAGTCTCATCGTAAGAGAATCAGATCTTTCAGCGGTATATGACAATACTTTTAAGATGTGAGTGAACACATCATAGCGGTGCCATCCGTTTTGAGGAAAACCATAACATGACTGCATTTCAGGAATGACATATTCTAAAAGATGCGTATGCCTCATTACATCAATACCCTTCACAGGATTCTGTGAAAGAAGAGTTTTATTTAGCTCTTCTTGGATTCGTTCTGCGGATATATTCTGCAAAAGCTTTGCATTGTATATCATTGCATAATACGTGCGATCGTCAATCTCGAATCCTTTAAGTTTAGCAGTAAACCTTGCTGCTCTCATCATCCTCAAGGCATCCTCTTTGAATCTTTCGTTGGCATTCCCAACAGCAGAGATTATACCCGCATTAAGATCTTTAAGTGCAGATTCTGGGAAAACCTGACAGAATGGATCTGTAGAGCTATCTCGTCCAATAGCAATAGCATTGATCGTGAAGTCTCTACGTTCAAGATCTTCTTCAAGGGTTCCTACGAATCTAACTTCATCAGGATGTCTATTGTCAGAATAGCCTTCTTCTTGACGGAATTTGGCTATTTGGATACCTTTCCATAACACTACACCAAAAGAGGCTCCTACAAGTTCAGATCCTAGAAAGATCTCTAACATAAGATCAACAGGGGCATTAGTGGCCACGTCCCAGTCTTTGGGCTCAAGGCCTAACAGAAGGTCTCGAACTGCGCCTCCGACAAGATAGGCCGCATATCCAGCTTTATTAAGTTCTTGTGTTATAAACTTAACATCATCTGGCACCTTCATAAGAATTAAGGGTGCCCATGATTCAGGTAAGGGCTCTCTTCTGATCATCAGTATCAGTCCTTTTTAAGTAATTTGGTGGGCCTAGAGGGAGTTGAACCCGCGCATGGATGATTAACAGTCATCTGCCTTATCAGCTTGGCTACAACCCTGTGGTGGGAGCGGGCGGCCCTTTCGGACACTACCCATATGCGCGATTCCCTTTTTAAAGGGGCACTCCCATGTAAACTAATTTAATTAAAATGGCGTGATTCTGACGTTATACCTTGGCATATATCATCAAGAGAAAATATTACGCAAATATGATAACCTGATGCCATCCATTGTAATAGTTTTGTGTCTCCACTTACAAAAGCCCAACTATTTGGTGGCCCAACAACTTCTTCTATTTCTTCAAGAGTTTTTCCTTTAACATTCCCAAGAGAAATAAATTTCTTACATAGTTGTATTCCTGGTTGAACAACTTCAGCATTAATTTGCTCAAATGATTTTTGAGAACAAGCAGAAATTATTGCCCATATAATACCAACACAGGTAAACAACGGTATAAATATACTCATGAACATTCCTAAAAAATCTTCCATTTTAAATCTCCTACTTATTTGGTGGGCTTGGAGAGGCTCGAACTCTCAACACCACGATTAAGAGTCGTGTGAGCTACCATTGCGCCACAAGCCCATATCGATTAAACCTGTCTCGATCTCTCGATGGCAGTTGGCACAAACTAAAATACATTTCCAAGAAAGATCGCTAAAGAAGGAATACACTAATTTTTTCATTCTTTCAGGTGTAAACATTTAAAACACCTCTTAGTTTTCAACATATATTCGGAGTTTATCTTCATCAAACAACGATAATTCTTCTTCTGTTAGTTCCCAGAGTTGGTCAAAGTGCGCACCGTAGACAAAGATTTTTTTACCTGGGTACTTTTGTTGGAGTTCATCAGTGGTAAGAGCTTTAATCTCAGGTCGCGCGCTTCTACATTTAGTTTCTTCAAAACTTGAGGCATGTGCCCAATAACGATATGTTTCGTTATATATAATTTCTGTACCACAATTTCTACATATAGAAATTTCTTTATCTTTGTAAGCCATAAGAGGAATCCTCCTAACAGAAAAAGTAAACTACGGGCCATAACGAAACTAGGTGGAATGATTGATCGAGTCCGACCCAGAACCAGTCTGGTTCATCTCTAGTTAACATGAGTACGTTCTCTACCCACCACTTTTTAATAGCAGGCGTATCGAAAATAAAGTGAGTTACTAATATATAAGGCAATATGCAACCAACATATTGTTGGTTTTTAACGGCAACAAATGACATCACAAAGCCGACTCCGAAGGTATAACACAGGCAATGCATAAGTCTTACCCATACATGGGTTAGTTTTAGTCTTGCTGCTGCTCTTCCTTGGAGTAGCCAGTCAAAAACACAATGAGTACACAGAAGTGTAAAGATAACCACAATTACCACTTCCTTCTATTATATTAAGTATTATTTTAAATGTCAAGAATTATTCTATAATTTCAACCTCGACTATTTTTACTTCAATATCAGAGGAGTCATCGAGATATTTCATATCGTGGTCATTGATTGGAGTACAACAACGCTTAATAAACCCGTCGATCTCTTCTTGAGATGGTGGGTTTAAGTAAATTTTTCTACTGTGATGAGTGAGTTTATTGTTAAATAGAGCCATGATACCACTACAAGCTATTTGGTATCCTTTCATGCTGATTCCACCTTTATATATTTGGTAGGCCAGGTGGGACTCGAACCCACGACTCCTTTTATACTTGGTGGGATAGATAGGAATTGAACCTATGACCTCGGAGTTAAAAGCTCCTTGCTCTACCGACTGAGCTACTATCCCATTACATTTGGATGCCATGTAATAGGGCGACCTTTTCCTCTGTTTGCGCCTCTATAAGTAGAAGTCAAAGAATGGCAGTTTGGGCATAACAAAGTCAGGTTTTCCTCATAATTATTCTGATAATTGCCGTCAATATGTTCAATTTCTAATGGTATACTATTGGTGTAAATATTTATTTCTCCCCATTGACATTTTGAACATTTGTTTTCATGCTTTTCAAACAAATATCGGCTCACATATTTTGAGACTCCTCCCCATAAACTGGGTTGAGTCCCCGACTCCAGTCTCTGTTTCCATCTGGAAATATATGTATCGTAATCATAATCTCTTTTGCATTGACTGCTACAGAATTTGTATTGCCCAGATTTTAGTTCTAGCCCGCACTTTAAGCAGTATTTAATCTTTTTATGAATGCTCCTAATACGATTGTTATAGGAAGCAGCACAATGACTGTTACAAAACTTATTTCTGGGTTTAATAGGTTTATTACAATTTAAGCATAATTTCAATTTAAATACCTCTGTACTCTAAACCAACTGAGTTACTGGCCTGTATTGGGTTATGGAAGAATTATTAATGCACAAATACCGATTGATAAAATCAAAGAACTCTTTCATTGTGCTCCTCCTATATGTGTCCAAATAGAACAAGAATCATCGTTCCGATTCCGTATAAAACAAGACAAGATAGTAGAAACACTACACAGCCAAGCAAAAACCACCAGAGTTTAGCAATTATAAAGATTGCTGCTGCTATTATCGAAATAGCTGTGAGCCCTACAAAAATTGTAGCCATGACGTTGTTAAGAGATTCCATGGCTTTCACTCCTCTCTGCAAAAAATAAAGAGTGGACGGTAGGTGCCCACTCTCGTTTTTAGAACCGATAGTCGAGAACTAATGAAATTTTACCTGTTTCTTCATCAAAGTCTGCTCCGCTTAGCTCGTAACGAGCAAAGGTTTTGGAGTAGATAGCTTTAAGGTCTACACCTTTGACGAAGTGAGCGGTGAAAATAAGATCAACCATGGTTATGTCGGGACGATCATCTTCGAGGCTCGAAGAGAATCCAGGGCCACTGACGGTGTTTTCAACGCTTCCATAAACAACATGTCGGCAGGCCAGTTCCATGTCCAAGTTTTTAATTACATCATAAGTCATGGACAAGCCTAGGTAGGTTCCTTCCACCTCTTGCTCCTGACGGATTGAGGTGTTTTGGGAACCACTAATACCTGTTGGATCCATAGGAACTATGATTGAGATACCAGAATCTGACACGATATAAATATCTTCATCGGATATTTCTCCACTGTATAACTTATCAACGAATTCCTGTTTAAGTATGTCGGTAAGCGCTACTTCCTTGAACAATCCTATTCCATAACCACCTCCAAAAGCAAAAGGAGTTTTCTTATAGTATTTTTGTGTTTGTGTACTAGGATCATAACCTACTATAACGTCTTCTACCTCTACGGTGTATGGATGTGATTCATTTTTAGTGGTTGTCTTATCATAAGCGCCAACGATAATAATATCGCCGCCACTTGCTGATCCAGATCCCTTGACTTCAAAGTCAGTGGTCATTATTCCATTGGATTTCATGTAGCCCAAGAACCCTTTGAATCGGACAACATCTTTTTTTGGCCAGCTAGATGGGAAATTGTAAACAAACTCAGTGCTTCCACCACTAGTGCGGTATTTCACTTTGGTGGCCCCAGATAGGTTGCCACTCACAAGTACAGGATTGTCCCTCCACCCAAAGCTACTTATGGAAAAGTATGGACTTTCGTCATACGGAATACCAATTGGTAAACCGATGGGGGTCATTGCACCGTAGAAGGACTGACTATATATGGTTGACTCAGCTGACCTGTATAGGGAAAATTCCATACCCAGGTTTTTGGTTATGTCAAATCCAAAGTCAATCCTGCCGCTTTCGATTGGAGAATTAAACACGGCAACACTTTCATAGGTAAAACCTAAGTTGTTTTCCGATTCAACGGTAAATTCTTTGTCCTCGATTTGGTAACCAAGGCCAAAATGAAAATCTGCACTTGCAGACATTGGTACGATCATTATAGCGATGAGTGCTACGATAATTGCAACGAACAGTTTATGCAAAATCTTTTCACGCTCCTTTTGATTTAGAGATTTGATATATGATTTCCTACCTAAATCATCACAATAGGAGAAGGGAAGCCTTTGGGCTTCCCTTATCTTGTTACTGCACTACTTTGAAATAGACGTCGGTGCGCCTGTTTTGAGCCCGACCTGTTTCGGTGCAGAGCTTTATTCATGTTATAATCACCAACATTGTCGGTATTACCTTCAAAAGGGGCAGAACCCCTGCCCCTACGGGATAAAGACGTGTCCTCTATTTCCGAGAGGTCTTGCGGGAAGCGCTTTTCGAAGCGGTTTTCTTGCTGGCAACTTTTTTGGAAGTAGCTTTAGCAACCACTTTGGAAGCCTTCTTCGGAGTGGAAGCCACAGTAACCATCCGCGCTCTGCGCTTCCAGTTAATACCTTGAGACTCAAGGTTGGCTACCAACTGACGAGCAGTCGGGTTATTGCCCATGATCGCGCCACTTTTAGTGACTGAAAAATGGACATTGCCGATTTTCATCCTGACAGTCGGTACTGTGAACTTCTTTCCTGCAGTTTTGGACATATACAATCCACTCCCTTATATGTGTTTTTTGACAGTTAACTGTCAAAACTTTAATACAGAATTTTACCTTTTGAGTTATTGATTGTGTCCAAAATATTAACTTGTTCTTGTAAAAAACTATAAGAACATTCGTAAGCGTCAACTACTTTAAATCCAAATACATACATTACGTGCTTGTTGTTATCTTTATAGAAGTCTTGGAATATCGGAACCAAAGAATAGCTATTGTGGTAAGCTTTGAATAATATATAATAAGGAATAGATAATACCAATTCGTCTTTAGCATTGCACACTAGCTTTGAGTCTAATGATATCCGAGTTTTCAGAACTCTATCGAGCATTTTCTTATCACAGCCACGAGAATTCCTATTAAAAGTAAAGTACAGTAAGGAGTCGCGTCTAATAAGTGGCCCATTAACAGTAAATATAAGATCTAGTAGCTTTTCTTTGTCTTTGCCATAACATCCAACAAAGTCAAGCCACATGAAGTCAAAGTATGTACGCTGTAGTCCATACAAGAAGTAGTTAAGAGCTTTATAGGCATCTGTTGTACATAACATAATACCTGGGTTATTTCTCTCGGCTTCTTCTTTGTAAACAGATTCAGCTCCTAGTATTCTACTGAGCCTTTCTTCTTTAGTTTCTCCTTGCATTAACCTTTCAAGATACTTTGTATATTCATACTTAGTTCCTGGCAGTTCAAATGCATATCTGAAACATCTTCGCTTGTGACGTTTGGCATTGGCATAAATCCGTAGCCTGTTTTTCTCCTTCTCTGGACGTTGCTTCCAATTAGGTGATCTTCTGTGGCAAGTATTAACTGCCACATTGTTCACCCCCCGCTGATCTCACGAGCAAATTTCCAAGGAAATGCTTTCCTAATGATTTTCCTGCCTATTACATCGAATACAACGCTAATAGCGATGATTACAAATACGGCAGCAAATACTAAGTCCGTACGTCCGCGGGATGTGCCAAGATTAATAATATGGCCTAGTCCTGAAACGGAATTAATGACTTCAACGATGATAACATAAGTCCATCCTACTCCATAAGCCAGCAAAAAGTCAACAAACGGAGTGATCAATCGATCCCAGACTTTGTAGTTAGCTGTTAAAAGACCTATCGGGATACTGACAAGACATGCCAGCGACACGGCTAGTGTGATACGATAGAAGCTAATCCATGCAGACTTTGCAAGCATTCCGTTTTGAGTAAGCTCAACCAGGTCTTGCCAAACTTTCTCAGGTTTGGGCAAAAACAATGGATTGGTATGCCTGCTGGCTATGTACCACAATCCTAGGACAACGAGAGCCACAAAAAGGGTTTTAATAAACCTCATCTTACTCTCACTCCTTTTTAGTAAATTCACCAAAAATAAAAAGCCTGCATTGTTTTTCAACACAGGCTTGATTTATACCACATTATGCAATACGTGTCAATTAAGTATAACCTTTTTTAACTTGAAGTCCACAGCGGTCTCGTTTGCCACATAAACCGCAAGGATTATGGAGATCTAAGCCTTGGGTGTAAAGGTGTTCCTTCACTTGAAAAGCAGTAGTACCTTCTTCCAAGCCCTCGGGTAGCTTTTCCTTTGGCAATGGATCGCACATAGTGCAACATTCGCGATCTCGCACGGCGATCCTATCTAATTGGTTACCATAAAACCTCTTAGACGTTGGAACATTGGGGTTATACCCTTTAAAACATACTGCACAGTGGTCATTGAGTTGGGTGCACATGTCAGCACCTCCTAACGGTAGAACATAGTGTACATTCGTGCCTGGCGTTCGGCTTCGCGTTTAAAAGACTTAGCCATACGTTTGCCAGCTTCCTTTTGAGTTTTACTCCTGCGGCTAGCCTTGTCACGGGTTTTATCGCCAGCACGAGATTGGTAACTCATTAAGTAACACCTCCACCTACATATATGACTACGTAGTCAAGTTACTAGACTTTAGTTAGATGATGATATTTACCATTTAACTTCTGTTGAACTTACGTAGAAGAATCTATCTTCTATAGATAGAAGTATGTGACTAACATATGAGTCATTGTGAAAAATTTTGAGAAATTTTTTCCAAGATATCCACAAGTTTTTCAGAACCAAGTGAAAATGGACTTGAGCAGTCTTCCATAATTATGAACTCACATTTTGGAACATTTTCCATAACCATGTTAAAGCCTGTCAATAAAGCTATCTCAAAGAGAGCTTCAATGAGTGATTTGCCATCAACAGGCTTAATAATAAAGGTCAGTGGTTTGCCGTTCTTATCATGGACAGTCATTTGATCTCGGTTAAGCGTCACAGTATTGGGATTGTATTCACAAACTGAAGTACAGTCACCTTTGAAGTGAGAAACAATGACACCATTGGATGTAACTTTGACAGTATCGGCAAGTACCGTAGCGACATTGTCACCGTTCTTGATACCAAAACTTGTGACTTTAAGTGAAAAATTCATTTTCATATCACAGATACCTCCCTAGATATTGCTAGTCTAGCTAGCTCATCTGCCCTGTTGTTCAGGTTGTTGTCGGCATGACCTTTAACATGAAACCACTTTACTTCGTGATCTTTGATTACCTCATAAAGAGCAGACCACATCAGTTTGTTCTGTATAGGTTTTGCGTTAAAATTCCTCCAGTTGAACATAATCCATATATCAAGGCGATTAGTTCCATTGATAACATACAAGGAATCAGTATACACCTCAACTTTAGACCTAAGAGGAATGAGCTTGAATGCTTCGATTATTGCAGTTAATTCAGCCTTCTGGTTTGTCGTGTAACTGATAAATCCATTGGCTTCGCGGTATGTTCCTTTGTAGTATATAACGGCACCCCAGCCACCAGGGCCAGGGTTGCCGCTGCAAGCTCCGTCTGAGTAAATTGTTACTTTCCCATGTTCGTCCCCCTTCCTTTGTTGTTGAATCTCATGGGAGAGCTTCCCATTAAGTCTTCCTATAGCAGTAGAGGCAGTTGTGGAAACACTTATCAGCATAAGTAAGTAGTTGTCTGTATTTTGGACAGTTACACCCCTGACGGGCAGCTGACCTGGGAAGCGCAAGAAGCTCTTCTTTAGTGAATAGTAGCTCTGGCCAGTCACAGCCAAAGCTTCCATTAGACCATCCATGTTCACAGCATATACGAGTTTCCATGTTAGCTCTCTGAGCTAACACACAAAATACTTGGATTAACTCATTACAGCGTTCGTAGGTAAAGTTTTTGAACGGAAGAGTTATCCCTTCGGCCTGAATTCTTTCAGCTGCATGACGATACATATCAATTACAGAAGCTGTAACTTGACGTATACCCAAAGAACTGGCAAGTTGCAAAACTTTATTTATCGCTGTAGCTGATGAGTTAACTTCAGGAATTATTGGATCATAACGTAATACGGTTTTGATGCCTTCAACCTGAAGAGCACCAATACCTCCCATGGCATCCTCATAATCGGGAACATGTGGTTCCCAGATTGTTCCACCAAGCCCAGTTATAGTAGCCTCTACCAGTATGTTGTCAAGCAGAGATTTGTCTTTGACTGAGTCCATCAGAATTTCATGTAATTGGCTTGGGTCTTTGGTAATGAGAATCCCCTTTTCGCCAGAATTAATTGCATCCACGACTTTTTTTGGATGAAATACTGGATCAGATAAATCTGTAATGAAAGGCATTTTCTTACTCCTCCTTAAAAATAATAGTGCAAAGCAAAGCAGCTATTGCAAGGCTTATTCCTAATGCCTTGAGGTCAGCTGCAGGATTGTGTTGTTTCATAAGAATAATAAATGTCATAGCAAAAGTATATGGATGCCATATATCAATCTTTTTCATTTCTTCATCAGCTCCTCACGGACAAACATCAAAATTTTGCCTAGTTGGTTACGGCCAGGAATATTTTTGCATTCCTCGCAATGACAGTCGCCCCAGTAATTATCATGCCAAGTATTGCCTTCTACAAGAAGGGCATCTCCTGTGGCAATGAGTTTCTTAGCTAAATCGGGATTATGCTGAAATTTTAGCCGTACATGTTCAAGCATGACGGCATCTTTTTTAGCATCCCATTCGGCTTTACTGAATAGTTTACATCGGCGACCTTCGCGTTTAGCCTTTCCAGGCCCTAGCGGAGTAAGAGGATTTCCTTTTTCGTCTACAGGATAGACAGATAAAAGATTGCGTAATTTTTCAGGGTTCTTTTCAGACTGAAAGCCGTTTTCGACGTAGTTAAAGCAAGTGTCGTTATGCCGATAAGGACTGTAAAAGAAGTTCGACATGAACTTAAAAGGTTCCTCTTCAAAGTTATCAATTATCTGTTTCACGATTACTATCCTCCTCTGTAGTTTTGTATCAAATAAAAAGCCAGGACGAATAATCCTGGCTTTTTATTAATTACAAAACCGCTTTTATATCCAAAGTCTCTCACCTTCTTTTAGTCTGCCCAATAATAAATAGGTGGATCTTCTGTGTTGGAGAATAACTCGATCAGACGATTGTAAATATACGGGGTCAGTAAAACTCTATCGGTTTGTCCCGTGAAATCTTTACAAGGAATTGAGTCTTTAAAGTATTCCCGATAGCCTTTCTTGAATCGTTTGTCGGGTTTCTTAATCGGTGTGTAGCTTTTTAAATAATCTACTATTCGGTTACATTCATCTGGAGTAAACTTATGGCAACATTGTACGCCATGACTACATTTTTTAACTGGACGGATATTGAACTTCTTCAGATTTAGAGCATGCCAAGGATGCCAGAAGCACCACGTCCCAAATTCGGCTCCTCCGTTGTCGTAAGGAGAACTCGTGATAGGATTGTCAGGCCCATCTTTGACTTTAGAAGCGGGCAATAGTCCTTGAGTGAGTTTCATTAAAATCCTCCTCTTCTCTCTGTTGTAGCAAAAATAGGCGGGGATTACCCGCCTATTTCTTACTAAAATGAGTTTCTGTGGCCTTGCAAAAGCTTTCCATATTCATATTTCACCGACGTATTGAGCTCCCATTTGCTCAAGAATTTTAGCAAGTAAAATTCTATGGCAAAACTCACCAGGTTTACAAAAGCAAGCAAGGATTGCTTTTTCTCTGTTCAGCAGATCTTTCCATAACTGTGGGTTTTGTTCTTGGCTTAACTGCATAATATTGCTATATCTGCGCGAGTATTCGGCTTCAGTCATAGTGCCATTCTTAATGCCCATCACCATGGGCCAAGTTGGCGCAAAAGCTGTATTTCCGCTCTTTACTGTAATGTTCATAAAATATATGTTCTCACAAGCAGGATTTCCTCTTCTGATAACTGTTGTGTATACTTGTAGCGGCATAACAATTCCTCCTCACAGATTATAACACATGATAACCGCTCATTTTGTCTGGTCTGTGGCCTGTAAAGAATACAATCATTTTTACAGCTCCCTTCTAAAGATTGCACTTATAATGTATCTAACAATACACTCTAAGTCAATCATAAAATTATCTACTGCAATAATTGCTTTGTCTAAAAGCCTCGAATATTTGTGCAACCTCAATCACCTCCTAGCAGCATTAAAAAAGGCTGTACTTGAGTACAGCCAATTAGAGAGGGGAAGTTTATCCTCTAAAGCCCCTGGTACAACGAATGTTGATAATACCAAGGTCTTTAATAAAGGCAGCAGTACCGTTGGAAACTATGGTGTCGGTGATTTTATCAAAGTCATCAAGCGCTTTGCTATGGGTATCATACACTATAGCTTCTTCTTGCGATTCTGTCTTAACATGCAATGTGTTGTCTACAACTGATACTTTTGTTACAGGTTCGATTCGATTGTGTTGACAATCAATCAAATACATCATACTGTTGTTCCTCCTCATTATTTTGTATTGCTTAGAATCCGACCCTCAGATTCAGAACTCGCCAACTCTCACTAGAGTTGTTTAACCTCTCGGGCAAGTGTATAGTCGGCTTTGATCGTTCAGCTTAGGTTGCGGCCTAGCCCTACCAAGCAATAAAGGTAATTGTGTGACATTGTAGCCCAGTGTCTAACAAATGGTCACAATCCTTACAGTACCAACAGATTGATTATATTTGTCCGACAACGTCTAAACTGATGTCCGACAGTGTCTCCAAAAAAACAGGAAAGCCCTATCTGGAGCCTTCCTTTGGTACGACTAAGATGAAGCTATTATGACATTACAAGCTCAGCTTTGTCGGCTACTTCCATAAATAAATGAAGCTTATTTTTCTTCATGTCCTTGATAGCGCGAGCATAAGCTCGTTTGTATCCTTCTTTACGATTCGGGATGTCGCCATCATCTTCGTTACGCTTGGACATACCAACGCCTGTCACCGTGGCTTGCAGCGGCGGAAAATCCACCTTGCCAGCTTTGAAGCCGACAACAACGTCGTGTTCAACCCTAACCATGGTAAACGGATCGTTATACACATGTTCTACTACACGGACGTCTTTAGCTTGTGTCTTGTTTTTAGCCATTTAAGTCACTCCCTCTGTATTTACTTGCGCGATTTGCAAATACAGTAAGGGAACCGTTGTCATCAACAGTTCCCTTACCTGATTCCTCGTATTGTGTTGCGGGTGGTTTCATTATAGGAATGGTAGTCAAATACTACTATCATAACAATAATCATCCCTATCACTAATCCGCTTAACACTGATACGAGCTTTTGGTATCCTGCGGGTACATAGGTTATCAATGTACTTCCTACAAGACAACCAAAAAGTGCCCAAATAACATTTGAGTTCATGTTGTACCACCTTGAGAAAACTATCTATGTAAAAGGCAAGTACCAGAGCAAGGACTCGCCTGAATACTAGTGGTTCCGCCTCATCCGTACAAGTTGTTCTTGTGTCTGAAGCTCATCAAGAATGCCTCTCATAGTACCAGTAGCAGAGTCTAGCTGGATGATTATAGTATCAGTAAGGCACTCATGATACTCCAGTTTTTCAATAAGTTTCTTGGTCTCAACGTAGCACCTCCAAAATTTTATTAATTTGATTGTGCAAATCATTGAAATAAGATGCTAATGAGTACAAAGTATTTAGAAATGCCTCAATAGTGACCATTTGTTAGTCTAAAATAAAGAGGCATTCAGGAGTCCAAAAATTATAAAAGCCCTGCTATAGCAGGAAACCTATCTCGTAAAATTGATATTTTTCCTTACTAGATGCTAAGCGAGAATTAGTACTTCGTTATCAGTATAATCATTTTTGACATAATATTGCGACTGTGGCGATAGATAGTATATTATTTGGAGCCTTTAATAAACATTTTTATCCTCCACAGGGCTCTTCTTATTTTAACATCAATATAATACAAGTAATATTTGAGACCAGTGCGTTTTAAGAATCTACGGATACGCCGTCTTATTTTCTTAACCATTTGATTCACCTCATAAAAATGGCTGCGATTTCTCGCAGCCTAGAAAGGAAAGGAGGCAATTTAAATTGGCGAATTAATTAGCTTGAGACCTTGTGCGGTGTCACGCGCCAATTCATCGACAAAGTTATTATTTTTGTCGTCGGCATGACCGCGGGTTTCAATCCAGTCGATCTTGAATTGAGAAGATAACAGCTTAAGCTTAAGCCATAAATCCTGGTTCTCAATGGGTTTCTTTTTAGAATTTCTCCACCCGTTTTTCATCCAGGTTGCAATCCAACTGTTCATTCCCTCAACCAAGTAGTGGCTATCGGAATACACAGTTATGGATTCAGATTTCTCGTCCATGTTGGATGCTTCGATTAAACTTTCAATTGCTGCTGTAAGCTCCATTCGTTGATTGGTAGTAGTCTCGGGAAAAGGATGAACTTGTTCAATCTTAATCTCACCGTCTACTTTAATCCTGTAAGCAACAGCACCAGGGCCAGGATTGCCTGGGCATGCACCGTCACAGTAGATAACTACATGTTTCATAATGGCTCACTCCTTCAGTGATTTGTTCTATAAAAAAGACGGGAACTTAATGTCCCGTCCCGTTACAGTTATTGTCCGAATATAAAGCGTATCGGTTTTGGGTCAACAAGATTAAGAAGACTCTTGTCTTTGAATACTCTAATAATGACCCAACCTCGACGAATAATTCTCATGCGGACAGGATTTCCAATCTCAGATGAGAATAGTGTGCTATTTGGAATAATAGCAATATCCCAGTTGCGCCTCAATAATTTCTTTAATTTCTCGAACATCAGAGAAGCCTCCTTATTTATATCTGTCAATCTTTTTGCGCTGTGCTTCCTCCGCAATCGGAGCAACCATATCATGGAGTACTCTGACTTCGTTTAGCTCGAGGTCTTTAAGAGAACGGCCTTTCTCTTGAAGAGTTTTTTCTATTAGTACTAACTCTTCGAGAACGAATAGTATAGTGTTGTTGTGACTATACCTGGTTGCGAATTTTTCCCATGCTTTGTGAAGTAAAGCTTCGAGGCCAGTAAGACCCATAACAACACCTACGCTGCCAGTTGATATGGCACTGGATATTAATCCTGCTCCGCCTATGGCCCCAAGGCCTAGAGTCGTTTTATAGGCTGCATTCTTAACTCCCCGCTGTAATGTGCCATTGGTAACCATGGCATGGAACTTCTCACCAACATTCTTAATCTGCTTGTTAACTTCGTCTCGCATTTGGTCAACAGTCTGACCTGCTGCTGTGCTATTGTTAAACATGAGAATTCCTCCTATCCTTAACAGGTAATATTTGTGTAGAAGAAGGGGAGACTGAGCTCCCCTCATTTGTTCCTAATCGAAAAGGGAACATTGTGTAGTTCAAACTCCGTTATAACTTGTTCACGCTCTCCCGCTGTTTCATAATCGTCAACAATTAAAGTATCGTTGACTCCTTTGGCAATGAAGTTGCAATATCTCCATGGTGACGAACTGTCGCTCCACTTAGCGGTTACTGTTTCATCGCCTTCACAGACTGAAGCGGGCACATCCCACCAATGAACGGTTTTGTGGAATGCATCGAGAAGGATAATTATACAACCTTCTTGTGTATTCACTTGGGCGGCGGTGGGTTCAGAAGCTACTGTGGTTTCTTCGATACGCCCTTCAATAAAGAGTGTTATAGCGAAAGCCAAAGTAACTATCAGTAATACACCTATGAAGCCAAAAACTTTTCTTTGGTACTCATCATAGGTCACCGTCCTGCTGGCTAAATCGATACCACATCAGTACAAACAGGCCTATTATTATCACTAATAACAACCCAGGTTTGGTTACTCCTAGTACTGCCAGGAGAAAATATATTGCGCCCAAAATTAGGCCGACTATGATAATAAGAGAAGAGAATATAATTGCATCTCGTGCGCCGTCTGAAGTGAAATTGATTTTGAGCCATGTAATAATGACATGCAGATAGGCTTTAACAACATTAACTATCTTGTCCATTTCATGACTTCACCTCCTCATAAAATAAGGTAAGCTATTCTAGCTTACCTTAGAGGCTTGGACTGCTTTACATTTCTTGCAAAGCGAAATACCAGTTTCACATTCCATGCAGCGCTTACACATGTTGTTAAAACATTTGACGTTGTGCTCTTTTCCGCAAACGGGGCAAGTAGCTTTGAATTGGTTAGTGCACGACACGAGCATCTACCTCCGCTGATTGTTTTTTAGCAACTAGTTTATTAACATGCTCATAAAGTAGTTTACGAGCATCTGTTTTTTGCTTGGAATAGATTATTAAAGCAGCAATTTTTTTACCGCTTACTACTGTTTTAAGTGTTGATTGCCTGAGTTCGTTGTTCTTATATTCACCTAGATTGCGGATTTTCTTCCAAGCTTTATCAATCAACAGAATTTCCTGTCGGTATTCAAGCCATAACATAAACTTAAATACTTGCCATGCTATCCATTTTCGTATTCTCAATGGCGATACACTCCCTTCTAAAATTAAGTGGGACTCATCTTAGGTGCATTCTTGCATTAGATGGTCGCCAAGAACAGAGTTGCCCTCGGCAATGGCGCGTCCAACACACAAGTTGGTGTTGTTCTTTTGATTATATTCACGACATACACGCTCGTAATTACATTCGCTGCAACCGTTGCAGTCTGGGCACCACTGACGAGGATTATTTTTTTGAGCTTCAAAAGGAATGGGGTTACCACATCGTTTACAGTTCATGTCTTTGCACCTCCAGAGGTAAATTTTGGACAAGTGTCACATGCTATCTTCCCTGAACATTCAGGGCATGATGGAACATGCCAGCCTGCGATATCGTGCTCCTTAGTAGGCTTAACATCTGGACAACGCTCTGTAACAAATCCTTGTCCAATAATATCTTCTAGTTCATCAGACATAGCACTCACCTCAATGATAACTTATTTATACAAAAAAACGAGACTGAAGTCTCGTGACATTTGGTGGAAAAAAAGAGTACATCGCACTTAACATATGTCTCATGCAAATCGCTCCACCTCTATATAAAATCTCCTCCTCATCCGAGAAGGAGAGTACCTTTCAACGCTATACCCCCGAAGGGGGGAGGCTACCTTACGGCAGCCTCCTTGATAAGACTTTGGGCGAGGAACTTAGCCTCGTCACCATTTCCGACCCTTACCAAGCCAACATTTTGGTAGTAAAGGTCACTAACCGCTTTCCGAATGGCAATCTTAACCGCTATCGGATAAGAGTCCTCGTTAACTACGGAGATGTAATCTTTGTACGGCGGATACTTACTAATGTTGATATGACTATTTGTAACAATTTTCTTGTCGGGTTGAACCACCAAGAAGTTACATTTAGTCACAGAGGGAGATTGATTCCCAAACCTGGAATACAACATAATTTTGTATCCAGTTTCGCCAACATCACGTAAGTACGGCTCGACGAAATTGTCGTCAGCGGGAGCTATAGGCGGTTGTTCAGCCACAACAGTGGACTGAGTCCGCTGAGCAATCTGTGGTTGGTAAGATTTGCTCTGCTCCTCCACAGTAAATCCAAGATGTTTCTCCGTTGGTTCGGCAGCGGCTTCTCGCTCGCGACGTTCGCGAGCTTCTCTCGCCAGTTTCTCGAAGTCGATATCCGCCTTCTTCGGCTCGAAGGATTCATCGTCTCCCCAGTTAAATTTAACTCCACACTGGGCAGGGTCAGCCTTCGGGGTAGCAGCTACCACTACTATACATTCAGAGGCGGTTGGGTTGACTTCCTCATTGGCTTTCTTGTCAAGCTCTTCGAGGAGCTTAACTGCCTTTTCGGGGCTTTCTTCGTAAGTCTTTTTCAATAACTCACGCTCCTCTTCTGTAAAGGTACTTTTCTCGAACGGGATATTGTCAACAGTATAGAGTTTTCCGTCAGAGAGATAAATACCTTGTTTTTCAGCAGGTATAAGGACATCATCTTTAAAGTCCTTAACTATCTGCTTGAGCATTTTCAATGCATGCTTTGCATTTACCTCATGCTCTTTGGTAATTGCCGCAACTTGTTCAAGAGTCAGCGGCACAATCTGGTCTTCACCATAACTGTAGGTAAAGCCTTGTTTGAGCGTACGAACACGGAGTGGAAGTTGGTCAAGCTTTCTAACTTCCATTATCTGCTCAATTGAACCAAGGCAGTCAAGCACAGTTCTAGCAGACTTCAGATTGTCTCTGATTACTACAAAAGTACCGTACTCAAGCATGATTTGTTCCGACATTAGTATCGACCTCCAATTTATTTTTTAGAATAAAAAAAGGAGACAACCCGCAAAGGCTGTCTCCTTCTTCTGACTTACCTCAAACTCATCTCAACTGGTTATACCAAAACATACTGATTTGCCCATTCGAAGAACTCGGCAGGCATAATATCATTGATAACTACGACACCAGGCATTCTGGTTACGATTGTGTTGTCAACGAAATCAGCGGTTCTTGAAGCAGGAATCCATGCTCTGAAGAAACCAACCGATTCAGGATTGCGGTCAGCGTCAAACTTATTCCGACCACTGAATCTGATATCCCACATGTAGCGTTCACATGCTTGGGAACCTTCAGCCTTCCAGATAACTGAACGAGCGATATCGCCAGTTAAACCAGCTTGGTTACATTCATTCTGAGCCAACCAAGCGGCTTCGTTCCATTCACCAGTAAGCACACATCCGCATACTGGGTCAAGACCGTCGGTCTTCATTTGAGCAATTGAGCTCTGACCCATTTCGGCCTCTTCATCGTTGGAACGACCAACGATTTTGCGCATGATACAAGATGTACATTTGGCTCTTTGGTCGGATTTGTTCCGATATTTCGGTTGAATTCCGCGAGCCGAATACACACCAGGTTTGAACATCGCGGGGTCTTTCATCAGAGCAACCATGCCAGCCACGGACGCTGCCAAATACCGAGTTGCACCTGTCGTCGCCTTCTCGACTTCTTGACCGAGATACGGAATATGCAACGACGGGAAGTATTTGTACTTCATTTTTTGGTTGCAAGCCGCATGGTGCTGACAAGCGGGCACAGTAAACAGGACTTTAATCCTGCCTGATTTGGTGAAGCTATGTTCGATTACTTCCCAGCCAGCGATGGTTGTCGCTGCGAGAATATCCTCCATAAACTTTTCACTGAAAATCAGGCTGCGCTTTCTGATACCGCAATCGTCGTCACGGTGAATGATGTACGCATCATTACCAAGTTCGGCTAGGAGTTCTTCTGGCAACTCAATGGCTTTGCCTTCGTTGTCCCAGCCAAGATTAAGTTTAGCTGCCATGCAGCCGAGGTCACGATTCGGTTGACGACTCATGCCAGGTCTGGTAAACTTCTGAGGTTCTTCATCTTCTTCAGGTGCGAATTCATACTCGATGTCGTCAATGGTCGCGTACCAACCATGGTAGTCACCGAAATCGTTTCTCCGAAGCAGCGCTTCAGTCGGGCTTAGGTATTCACACGTAATTCTGACAAGTCCTACAGGAATCATGTGCTCCGTCCGAGTGCCGTCGGTGCGGTCAAAGTGGGTGTGCTTAATCCAGGCATTTTTGTCCGTTAAATCAACGGTCACCTGAATTTTGCGTCCAGCGATAATCTCCTGGATATCGACTACTTTGAATTCCGCCATTAGATTTTCGAACTTCGGTTGTCTTTGTAACAATTCGTTCATTTAGCACCAATCCTTTCTTTGATTTAAGATTAACTGAACCAATATAGATTTTGATTCAGTTCACCAACTACTGGAAAAAGATTCTCCTAGTAACCTCAAAGGTTTTTAACCTCAACTAAAAAGGAGACATCCATATTAGAAATGGAGTCTCCTTAATTAGAATATAAGTTTGTAGTTTTCGTACTCAATCACATATAGAATCATGTTTATCTTCTTTCTTGGGATATTGACTCCAAGGCTTATAAGAAGGAAACAGCAGCTTCAACAGACAGGTAGTTATTCTTAACCATTTCGGCTAAGTCAGTTCTACCTGAACTGTTTACTTGCTTGGCTAATCTGAACTTTCTCGGATTTAAATCGAAAGTATAACAGATTTCTTCATCAGTAAAGTGCTCGGTTTTCTCAACGACAACTTTGTATGCTTTTTCAGGATACTTCGCACACAACAAGGCTGTCATTGATTTCTCATCAACAAGAAACCAAGCTGGGTCGATGTTTGCTATGGCTAGAATAACATCGGTAACTGCCTTGTCTCCATGCCGTATAATATAATCGACATCAAGAGGACGGTTACCTTCCTTGGCCATAGTTTCACTAGCAGTTTTAAGACCTTCACACAAGCAGGCGAAAACAGTTTTATCCATATGTACATTCCTCCTATTTATTTATTTGCATAAAAAGAGGCAGAAATCATATTCTGCCTAGTACTAGGTCTGGTTAATACACCAACTGTATGAGTCTCTCTCGAAATAACCTTACCTACATTATACATCTCTAAATCTTGATTAGCTTCAACGATAGGATGTGTCATAGTTATCAAACCTCCATTTTTATAATTTATCATGATATAGTATCTAACTACGAAGTTATGAGTTTTACATAGAGAGAATTTCCTCATCAGATATAGTTGGTCTCTAACTGATGATTGAACTACAAGGTCAAGTAGTGGTACTCAAGATGTTGATTCATTAGAATTCATATCTCAGAATTAGTCCACTAGGTCAAATCGGCTATCTCCCACCCCGCTCGATATTAAAATTCTCGCTGTGACAGAATCAGGGTCGGGAGACTAACTGACCTATAATGTAGAATACCACGGTTAAGATACAACAAGCCCAGAGTATCTTCTTGTTTGTTTCTTCTATCGGTGAGTTCATGTCTTCACCTCCTTCGAATAATTATACTTTCTTCATGAATATTATTTCATCAAAGTGACATTTTTCCCTAGAGGGTAATATCACTAAAATAACAATTCATGAAGACTACTGTTATAATTATACAAAATCGTAGTTAGCCTCAAAGAGACTAACACACTACCTAGTCAGACCTCAAAGAGGTTGACCCACTCAGGTAAGATTGATAACCTCAACTTACCTGAGCCCCCTCCCAGATCCCTCCCCTCGGGGAGGGATCTTTTTATGACAATCGCTACATAATTGTGTTTATAGAATGCCTCAAATGGCAGCATTTCCCCGCATTTCGTACATTTTCTTTCCATAATAATCCTCCTGATATCATATTATTTGGGGGAGAAGCCTTCCTGTGGAAAGCCTCTCCATTACCACAAACCTCAAGAGACTTGTGGCAGTGACCCAAGGGCCGTAGGCCCCTTTGTTAAAGACAATCTAGCTAGGAGGTAAAGGCCGTAGGCCTTATCTGTTATAGTAATCATGAGATGTTTCGTAGACTGTGTTGCCACATCTGCAATCGCCTTCTGGGTAGCCACAGCCCTTACAGATAAGGGAACAGCCTTCACAGGACTCTTTGTTGCATAACCTTCCATCGATACTGCACTTGGGACTTTCAAAGTGCGGACTCCTTTCACATTTAACAGAGTCACATTTGGTACAATCATTAACGTCCCAGCAATTTAGCTCAGGATGTTCCGTCATTTGATGTTTGAAACAATTATCACAATGACTGTAATCGGTGTGTCCGTCCATACATGCAGAATCATCAAAGCATATTGCAAGTTTGCCGTAGCATGTTTCATCGCACTCCTTGCAGTCTTGAGAACAAGGTTCAACTTTGGATTCTTCTAAGATAGAGGTATCAATACCATTACCACATTCATGTTCTTTCATGATGTTATCAGCCAAGGGATCGAACTCATCATCGACGTATGCACCTGGATTGATAACACCAAGTAAGTCTTCCTCATACCCACAGGTATCACAGCATAAATGGTTTGTTACCTCATCTAGGATTTCAAGATGTCCTCCACAACTAGAGCAAGTAGGTTCTCCATGAACTTGTAATTTCTCTCTTTTCATAATACTACCTCCTATTTTTTATTATACTCCAAAATACCATCGGTAAGCAATCTGATCATATGAATAATCATGCATACCATGGATCTTGCCAAACAGATAGAGAACCTGAATCTCACATAGTTCTCTATTACGTTCATCAGACATACAGCGATACCTCCTCATACATTTGATTGAACTTCTTAACATAGTTCTTGGTCTCTCTGAAGTTCGGAATGCCACCATACCTGACTACATGTCCAGGGCCAGCATTATAGCCAGCCAGAGCAAGGTCTATCGAGCCAAACCTTAAGTGTAACTCTCTCAGGTATCTGGTGCCAAACTCAATATTCGAGCGTGCATCGTAAGGATTCTTGAGTTTATGTACTGTATGAATCTGCATCAATCCTTCGCAGCCAGAATATCTATTGCGGGCATTCCTTCTGAAACCAGACTCAATACCAATCACTATAGCTGTTACTACAGGGTTCATCACCTCCTGTTGATCCATGATGATTTCGAGAAGTTCCTCATCATCACAGTTGTATCGATTCATAATACTACGTACTGTATTTCTGATCTGTTGTTGTCTTGCTTTCTCTGCCTCCTCGGCTTGTCTCCTTATCTCTTCTAGTTGTTTCTGTCTTTCAAACTCAAGCTGTCTCTCATAGGCACTTGAGATGACAGGAACAATATAGAATACAGAGATAATAAGAACTAATAATAATACAAGATACTTTCTCATCTGTTTGCGCCTCCTTTTTAAAAAAAGTAGAGGCAGCCAATAAAGCTGCCTCTCTCTACACCATTGCTAATTTTAACTGGGGCTCATCTTGTGCCAATGGTGCTCTTCTGTTAGCTGCAATCTGGGCTGCAACAGGACATAGGGTTTCACCCTCAGCGTCCTTGAGATGGGCGCATCTTGAACACCACTTATGTAGGGTTGCGCCGTGTTGCATCCTTGCCTTGGCTTCCTCAGACCACTCGAAGTTACCACATGACTGTTTGCCCCAACTACCAGGGTTAATCAGGGCAATTTCTCTACCAGTTGCGCCCACAACAGGCTCAGTAAACTCCATCTCTTCAGGATTAATCTTGAGGATACAAGGGAGAAGATTTCTTAAGATCTTCTCAAGGATTTCATCAAGGCGTCTATACCATGCTTCATTCAAGTATACGCCATTGATCTTCTGTAGAGTTAGGGCTTGTCTGCCGTCTTTGAGCTCACAAAGATTGCCTATTAGCCCAACGCTAAAGTTGATCTTGTCGCTTTTCCATGTTGCATTACCTGTAATGTATTTCTTGGTGAGATATCCAGTACCAACGGGCACTAATTTGATAGTAAGTATCTCACGACGAATCTTGGTTTTGACCAGAGGATTCTCAAGCATTGCAGTACGTACTTGCTCCACATTAAGCTTTTGGTTCAAACGGTCTAAGATAATCATTGCCATAATAAACGCCTCCTCATATTTTATTGGCACATTCTGGGCATGTGTCGAACCCATTGTCTACATCCACAATGTTCTTGTGGCATACCACACAGTAATATCTTTCGTGTTGTTGCAATTCCTGTACCAGTTTGTTAGCACGGCTAAGTATCTCAGGATGTACGATTCTTTCTCCTGTAGTGCAAGAGAAGATTCCCTTCTTGGTTATGGCATACTTATTACCATTGAAATCAATGGTCGGTACTTCCTTAAGTACTGTTAATTTGTCAGGAAGAGGAGTACCAGTAAACTTGATACCATTCTCGTTGATCAGTTGAGCAAACCCTGCGCTGTTGGTCTTGTACCACAAATAGATCTTGCCTTTGTACTCTACTACTTTTGACATTGCAATCGCCTCCTAATATTTTTATTCATGGATCTAACAAATCTTCAGGACTGTAGCCTAAGTCCCACAACAAACGATCTATTGCTTCAACAGGACACTTACTGGCTTCTGCGTTCATCTTAGCGACCGCACTATATAAAAGCTCCTCTAGTTTCTTGCGATTCGCTTCCTTGCGTTGCTTGTATTGTTCTAAGTTAATTACTTCTGCCATTGGTATTCCTCCTCTCGAGACGATAGGCACCAATGAAGAATAATAATGTTACGCCAACAACGCTGATCGTACTGATAATTGCATTCCAACAAACAGGGTATCCGAATATCTCTACAGTTTTAAACATTGAACAACACTCCTTGTTTTGTTTTTATTTGGCCCAATCCTTTAGTGAAAACTAAGTCGATGTTTCGGGTGCGATTTAGTGGCGATGGGCCGCACCCAAAGCCCTGCCGTTCATCTAGCCTCCGTGCTAGACAGGCATCACCCCTCTCCATCCTGCGATAGGGTGGTTTAAATGGCCCAGTTCGTGCTGTCGCATGGTAGTAATCCTCCTATTCTAGGCGCGGATCTCTATAGATCTCTCCAGCCCATTGCGCACTGGCGCTCCTTATTCTAGGATGCAGTTTAACGTCTTACCCAGGACGTGGTGGGCTACTTACGGGCCGTATCGTGTAGCCTCACTGTCAGTTCACTCCTTCCTTGAGGATTGGCTTCTTAGAAAACGCTGCCCATAAGATGTTATAGCTTTCTTCTTTGGTTTCTTAGGCATCATCATCCTGACACTAACAGTCCGCTCACTAAACCAGACGTAATCATAGAGGTGTTTCACTTCAGTGGAGAAAGCCTTGATGCAATAAATGATACCGCTATCTATCACGGCATCCCCACGTACTTTTTCAGTCTTACGCCATAGCCTGAAGTGGATACCATCCTTGAAATGATCTGTGTGAAAGCGGACTTCCACCTCAAATGTTTTGCGGTCACAAGGGCCGCCGTTTTTATTCAGAGGACAATTCTCACATCCACTGAACACAAACAAGTCTAACTTTGGAGACTTCATGCTGCAACCATCCCCCTTTTTATATATAATTTTTTGTTGCACAAAGTCTCCAACCCTCCTTTCTGCCACTATTGTGGTGGTGTTTACCTAGTCAGTGGTCACTAAGTCGTTCATATAAGCTTGAACCGAGCTATCTCTTTACATTGGTGAGATACAACCAATTCACCGCCTACGAATATCTTACCTAGTTGTTTTTGGTTAACTAGATCGAAATCAAACAACGGGTAGGTAGACTTCATAACGTTGACAGATGGACGGGATCCAATGGTAGTACATGCTAGAAGATATAGTCGAATCTGTTCTATCTGGTCTTCGAATTTCTCGATAATACCTTCTGCAATTTTGATGCCTGGATATTTGCAATCTGCATTCATTGTTCTTCCCTCCTTTCAAATGGTTTTGTTCTAGGCAGTTGCATAGTATGTGGGTCAGGGCTACCTTGTGTCCATTCTACTTTCTCGGTCTCTTGCTCAACCAATTCGCCTTCATAGAAGTAATAATAATAATGGTTCACTGTGGTTGATCTTTTACTGATAGCGATCAATTGGTCAACACGAGCATTCAGAGATTTGAGTTCTTTTCGTAGAAGTTCGTTCTCATCTTCCAGTATAGCAATTTGGGCCTTATCTCGTTCTTGCTGCAGGCGCACTTCTTTATCATGGCGTACTTTATTTGCTGCGCCTATCCAGTTAGAGATAAGAATGCCTACTATGATGAGAAACATCACGGCAATGATACCGTTTGCAGTTCTAAGCTGTCTTTCTGCTGACATTTCACTTTTCATGGTGAGAGGATTTGTGTTTAGTAGGTTCATTAGACACTACTCCTTTATTTCTTAATGTAATCGAGGGACATCGCGAATAGCAAGCCAACGAATAGCGTGCATATTGCGCCTAGCCAGAACCAGAAGCCTCTTCGTTTCAAAACAATCACCTCCTAAGTGTCATTGTAGTGGCATTAAATCAAAGATGATCTCTGCTACTTTAGGCCACACAAATACAGCGTTGTAATATATTCCCAAGATAAGAACAAGTGGCCATGTCGGGATCGTTACAACTTCATATGCGCGTTCGCCTTCTGTTGATTGGATAACAATCATTCTTTTAGGCATAGTGGTCTCACCCCCTTCTGGTTAGATTTTAATTAAGCTTAAGCAAAGTTGTAGTGGTAGACGATAAGGAACTTAATTCCAAATACCGCTACCATGAGTAACCCCATAATGTACATTGGACATTCCTCCTTTCTTGTATTATCTGATGGTCATCATCAGCTAGCGCCTCACGCTAGGACGGGGGCTGCCCCCCGTTTCGACCTTAAGCTTGTTTACAGACAGGACACAGTGCAATACAACCCTTCTCTATTTCCTCAAGGGTCATTGGTACATCAACGTTGCCGCAACAAATACACGGCCTGTTTACAATTGGCGAGTCTTCTACAGTAACGTCTGGTTCTTCTTCCTCTTCAGGAATTATCACATCGGCGGTGTTGCTATCTAAAAACCACTTCTGTGTTAATTTAGATTCGGTATCAATTGCATCTGCCAGGCTCTTGCCGAACATGAAACCGCTGAGGATTATGTTGCCGTAAAGATCTAGATAATCAGATACAAACTCTTCACTAATGTAGATTGTTGCAGTACCAGTTAAAATATTGTAGCGATACGATACTATCTTTCCTGTCTTGCTTTCTTTTTTGCTGAGATCGACCTTTTGATCTGCAAGTAAGGCTATCTTTGCAACAAACGACGTAAGCTTACCTATAAGACTCAGTGGAACTTTAATTTTAATTTCTAACATGATACATTCTCCTTTGAACAGGCTCTGTAGTCCACAATGGGTGTCTACCTGTTTTTTAAATATTCAAGGTATCTTTCGTATGGGGGGCAATCTTCACAATCTGTAGAATTACATCCCTGACAGGGATCTTCCATCCAGGAGGCAGATGCATCTGGATAATCCTCTGTAGCATAACCAGCTCCACATGAAGCGCACCCTTGATTGACGACAATTCCACCACAGTTACAACATAAGTTACAGTCACTCGCTTTTTTCTCTCGTTCATTCGTAACCTTACAATCTTTGCAATGCTTAGATTCATCTCTAAACATAATTAAGCCTCCTTTCTACCTGTTTTTATTAAAGAAGCCAGGTCTGAGATGACACTCATGACAATCATCTCTTTTGCTTGTGCATACTTCGCACTGGTTGTAGTTTTCTACGAAGTGTTGGAACTCATCTAATTCTTGCTTACGATCTTGTTGTATCAATGAATCAACCTCTTCGCCAGTGAGACCTGTTGTTTCCATAATACATGCCTTGCACATGTTGTAAACTACTGCAGCTGAGCATCCGCACATCTCACACGGGATACCATCCATGACTTCTTCTCTTAGCAGCTCTTCATACTCCGCCCTTAATTCTTCATCAGATGGAGTAGGGTCAAAGCCACCACATTCGGTACATAGTTCTGGATCGCAATGTCCGCATCCTTTTGACATCATCTTTACCTCCTTAATAGTTTATGTAAGCACTCTAACAGGTGTTTGACTCTGTCCTCTAAAACAATATTGCCCTGTTCGTCACAGTACGAGGCTGCAAGTTCCAGGGCAATCACTGTTTTATTGAACTCATGGACTGCTGAACCACTACCGAACTTAGCTCTTATGTAGTTAAGCTCGGCTTGTACTTCTGTTGGTTTCATGGTATCACCTTACTTTCTTTTAAATTTGATGAATCCAGGCATAGTCGGATGTCTTTCTATGACGACAATCTTCTCTTTTCTCTCAGGTCTTCTTCGGCGAATATGCACCACCTCCCCTGCTTGGTATGTCATTCTTGTTTCGGCAGTAACAGCGTACTCTTTAATAACTACCTTTCTGGGATTCTCATATTCGCCGCGCTTCAGATCAATAACACATGAGCGGCACGGCAATTGACTCTTACACATAGAACAGGTACGATCAAGTACTGCTATTGCTTGGGCTGCGTCACCAGTGCGCAAGTATACATCTTCAGAGATTGCAATTCCTTTTTCGAAGAAACTATTCATTAACTCCACTCCTCTATAATTTGTTCTAGTTCTTTCTTGACTATTTCCATATGTGTGGCATTTTCGTGTACTCTAACGGTTATGCGGATGTTGCCATTTTCCTCTAAGAAGAAATAGGGAAAAGCGCCTAGCCTGACAAGTCGATTCTTAACCATTGCTTCTAAGAATGTCGGGACAGTTTCAAAGTGGGTATTAAGAATGGCAAAATAAGTTCCGTCTAAATACATCAACATTTAACTCACTCCTTTTTCTTATCTAGTATTTTGTCTGCGCCTTTAGCTAAGACCGTTGCTGTAACAAGTAATGCTTTGGCTGCGCCAGTAGCTACCTTATCTGTTACTTTCTTCACCTTGGGATCTGCTGCGATATCCTGGGCAATACCCTTTACCTCTGTACCTACCGCCTTGCCTGCTGTGGCCAACCTACTACCGATCTTCTTTAATGTACTCATGCTATTCCTTTCTCCTTTCTATATTGTTTTACATGTGCTGTATTGGCAGTTCATA